ATCGTCAAAATAATCACTCTTCTCAATGACTATATTCGATTGTCTATTTGAGTCGTTTATATTGTCTGTATCAGCGCCCTGTAATTCTATATATCGTTTGGTGGCGGATGTAGCAGCAATTCTAGCAACTAATGTTAATCTTTGCCCATTATATCCGGGCTTTATTCTCCATATAGAATGTGGAGTGTTCCCGACAGGAGATCCTGCGGTTGAAGTAGTTAATATTAAGGTACGATATTTAGATACATCGATTACAGTGCCATTACCAGCTTTTAAGTACTCGTCGGTACTGGTACCTTGATCTAAAATGGTACTATCAAACGTATTATCCCGAACAATACCACTATATAACCTCAAGTCACCAGATGTTACATCAATATGACCCCGCTCAATAGAAATTACGGATGATATTAATTGACCGCCGCCGAACACTTCATCCGTCCCGTTACCGTCAATTGAGAGTCGACGCCCAACCCCTTGTGCTCCGATTCGTCTAATTTTAACATCACCATAAAAATTAGATACGTAGTTTGTATCCGGTATACTACTGTTACCGACTGCTAGGGCTTGTGATATAGTTACACTAGTCCAAACTGCCAATGATGATTGTAGTACGGTTTGCCCTAATACAGTTAGGGTAGTTCCGACGCCGGTCCATCCTAGTGTTGTCGCTCCACCTAAATACGTTTTACCACCTATAGCATAAATTACATGGGGATCGTTGGTCGCTACAGAAGTAGACTGTAAACTAGTATTTGCACCAAGATTTATAAATAATCCAACTGTCTTTTTAGTAGTATCGCCCGAAGTTATATCGGTAATTGAAATACCAGCAACATTAGCACCATTTCTAATAGAACCAATGTTTAGACCGATTGTATTTGATGCTGTAGTTGATGGGGCGACCCCGGTGTCATTTGATATGGCATTGATATTAATACCATATGCATTTCGCTTACCTGTAATAGATGTACTGAAATTGAAACCATATGCGTCAATGAACCCAGAAACACCACCAATGTTAACCCCATAAGCGGACCCACCGGCAGTGGTGCTCCCATAACCTGCAACAATTTGATCAAACCGAATCCCAAACGCATTACTACCAGTCTCGTCTCTAGCATTACGAATACTATCGAAATATAGACCACACGCAGTTCTACCTGTAATTGTTGGATCTATTACACGTTCGGTTACAGTTACACTGCCAAATCGTGCACCAATTGTTGTATTGGTTGATGATACATTTCCAAGTCGGAGCATATATGTAGGTTGGCATGGATTTGTGTAGTCTGGAGCGCCGCTTCCGGATGTGTATGTTATATTATCTATTCTCAGACCTGCAACCTCGGCAGTTGCTACGGCGGTGGCGTGGTCTTGTCTAATACTGGTTTCACTTATTAATATACCAGAGTATTCGGGTAATGATGGGCGAGACGCGGAATCAAATACAATTTGCCGGGTGTTGGTTTTACTACCAATTTCAAGATCGGCTGATTTTGCTGGAGTCCCGGAATTTGTTAATGCAAAAAGATTGTCATGTCTAGTTGTCGCTTGAATTCTAACCCCGCCTGTTTTACGAATCCAGAAGTTCGGAACATCTCCAGCATCAGGATTGTTACCAGCATAAAATAGAAATTGGTCGTGGTTACCTTTAATATTAAATACAAACCCACCGTCATTACTTCCGATATAATATTGATTGACCTTTTTAGTAGATCCGGGTAAACACATTTCAACCGTACTTATAACTGTTGAACCGGAATACGCTTTATACGTAGTACCAATCGTTCTACCTGTGAACCCGGTATTTATAATCTCGTGACCATTCCAACCGGCGGCTGAGTCGTTAATACTGTTTACATACGGATTTATAACCCAACGACTAAGTGTAGCATCAAATCGCATTGTATTATTATTTGCAGCCACGGAACCAAGGTCGGGATTAAAATTACCTGTAATTTCAGACCAATCAACAGTACTCCATTCAAGCGCTGTTGAACTAGCTCTTTTAATAACTTTACCGGCAACAGTACCGCTTAAGAAACTTAAAGAGGTCATGTCATTAACCCCGCGAGAATAATATATCAGTGATGCGGAACAACTGTGTGAATCCGATGTCATTTCATGTACAGGAGATCCACCTTCAATATCAGCAGCGAGTAGTCTACGGAATTTTAATACATTGTTTGATAAGCTACTTGTATAATCTACTACAAGGACGTGAGAGCCGCCGCCATCAAATTCCGGATTTGTCATTAACATATCACCGGCATATTCGTAAGACAGAGCTTCAACCCGATAACCAGTTAGGTCTGCGGCACTAGCACCACCAGCGTGACGCATATTACCCATACCAGATCCATTAGATCCCGTACCAACACCGCTAATAGAGGTATTGGTCATAAATAAAGATCTACGGGGACCAGCATGCGTCTTTTCAATCCAGTGCCAACGACTTAATATACCAGTTGTATCAGATACATCTTGCGAAGGGAAGGAAGCATTGGTTGAAGGTAAAACTGCAATATCACCAAGATCGTAGAATCCAAGTCGTTGGAAAGAAGCCTTGGTTGTAGCAGTCCCTTTAAGAACAGAACCATATTTGGTAACTGTTACTGTATGTACATCACCAGACTCACCCGCTGATGTAACAGAATGAGAGGCGGCATCGGAATTAACGGCGGCGAATTGTAAATTCACATCACCATCACCAACCCATAGAATTTGTCTATCAAAATCGATTGCAGGTTCGCCGCGTTGTAGAACTATAGCATCTATAGAGGCGGCGAAGTCTGTACGTTTTAATTTAATTGTAGTATTACTCATATCGTTATTTATAACTCCTATTTATTATATAATATTCTTATACAAAATTTCCACCATCTACTATAAAATTTTTCCAATAGCCAATTTGTTCTACTTTTGGGGTTACACCAACAGTTTCTAATAATAACTGCACATTTGTAACTGTGGATCCTGTTTTAGTTACTTTAATTAACCAAATTGGAGCCATAACACTATAGTCTAAATCACCGACCGTTACATATACTATTCTAGCGCCGGGTTCGGTTGGGTTTATGGTTCCGTCTGGCATATATGGATCGTATAAAACACACATAAATGCTGAGTCGGTGGAATTGTTTGAAAAATTCCAAGTACCATATAAGTTACCCGGTGCCCAGTGTCCAGCTAGTTCGCTAAAGTTTGTAGTAAATCCTTCAAGTTCAATAACAGTATTATTTACTACAACAATCCCACCTCTAAGTGTAACGGTGGACGCTGTTGATGCTGTCATTTCGAAATCGTATCCGGAATTATCATAAACTCTGGCACTTACATTAGGTAATGGAGCGGACAGGTGGTCTAATGTACTAAATCTAATAGAGTTTTGTCCGACATAAGTGTAATTACCTCTTCTAACAAATAGATTATAAACTGAAATCCATTGACCAAGTCCTTCTGGACTATCATCACAAAAAGGTGATAAATACGTATCTTGAATCGGAATGACGCTCATTAGACAATTTCTCCACCATCTACAAGTGGTAATACAAATTTATAATTAGGTCTTGATATAACATCATTATTAATACTTTCATCAATATCAGTTAAATCGATAGTATCAATAGAATATCCAGCACTTGAAATAACATTTGCTGTACCAAGATAAATATACTTATCTCTATTATTTAAAAACTCTAATCTCTGTTTTGCAATTACATATGTAGCTTGAGGTGCTGGAATGGATCTGGAATAAACATAATGTAAAAGAATAAAATATTTACCAGTTGCATTGAATTGATTAAAGCCAACATCAGTTCCAACATAATTATCAGTATCTTCAAAATCAAGATACGCATCATGTCTAATATGAATTAAGGTATCATCTTTAATACACAATCCCGGTCCAATCTTAACAGCTTTATTAGCATTCCAAGTATAAGTTGGATAACCGGACCCACCGGGTGTGGCGGTACCTCCGGAGGTCATTTTAGTTAAGGTGAATTCTTGATCATCAAACGGCATGATAGTATCCAAACCAGCCGTAAAGATTCTATTGAATCTATTTATGGTGTTTGAAAATCTATGATCTGCGTATGGATCAACGGATCTAATTTGGGTTGGGATTGTAATTGCCATTATCTAAATAATCCTAAAAGATGTTTTTTTCTTAATTCTACTAATTTGTCAAAATCGTTTGGAAGGTAACAAACACCATTCTCAGTACAAATATAATTATTTCTATTTTCTGTAATAGTACTTAAGTCGATTGATTCGAAAATCATCTTTGAAATTTGATCTGTAACTTTAATTGGGTCAGCACTTGCATTTTTATCAAAATTGTTATTGTTATAACCAACACCTTCTGAAATTCTAGTCATTCTTGCAGTTGGGTGGGAAGGAAATGAAACACTATCCCAAGTCACTGTATGTAAAGGACCTACAACTTTAAAAGTCTGTTGACCATTTTCTAAGGTAGGACGTAAATCACCCATGCCTCGGTATGAGAATCCAACCGGAATCCCCTGTTCAGCTAATCCTTTTAAAATTTGACCATTTGGTGTGTTTGTAGTTTCCAGCACGCCGATTAGGGAATTGCCGTCCCAACCAAGTTCTGTAATTACGTGTGAACATTCTTTATAAAGAACGGTTAGCTGACGACCGGGGTCTTTACTTACGGGGTGGTCGAGTTCACCTACGAATTCTTTACCTTTAATTCTGGGCATGATTTTATTAATAGATTCTTGTAAGGTCTGTTTATCGTAACTTCTCTTATTTCTATTAAGTTCATTTGCAGTTTGTAAAATACATTCCATTTGAATGTAGGGTTTTGACTTAAATGATTTGATTCGACGTGGAATCGCTCTAATGTTTGTATCATCTTGTAAAATATACATTTATATACTCCTATAAGTATAATATTAAAATTACTTTTTATCTTCCATTTCTTGTTTCTTCAATATATTAATTTGAGTTAAAACCGTAACAATAAATCTCTTGTATTTTGTGATTATATCGTCGATTTGATTTACGTATGAATCTAAGTTTGCAATAATAGTTCTAAAATAATCAATGGCTTCGGTTAATTTTTCTTCTACTGCGTTATATGATTTATCAAGTTCTTTTTCAAGAATTCCTCTAATACGCATTAATTGAGAATTGATTTTTTTAAGTTCTGTTATTTTAGAAATATCTTCAACTGGGATTGGTCTACCTGTTGTAACTTCAGATGAGTTACCGACACGACCGTCGGGTTGCTTTTCGTCAGTCCAAGATGATGTGTACGGGTCGGACGCTGCAGCCATTGGATCCACTGGCATACCAGTCATTGGGTCGATTTGTCCACCAGCGGGGGGAATCGGCTGACCTGTAGCAGGGTCGATTCCACCTTGAGCGGCAGGATCCATAGGCATACCCGTGGCTGGGTCGATTTGAGGAGCCATCGGTTGACCTGTCGCTGGGTCTATTCCGCCTTGGGTTGCAGGATCCATAGGCTGCCCCGTAGCGGGATCAATCTGGGGAGCTACCGGCTGACCTGTAGCAGGGTCTACACCTGATTCTTGGGGAGCTACAGCTTGTCCGGTTGCTGGGTCAATCTGTGGCTCCATTGGTTGTCCGGTGGCGGGATCAATCTGGGGGTCATCCTCGTAATATGGAGTTTGTGCGGGCTGACCTTCTTGAGGCATTTCCGTTTGTTCTTGAGGTGGAGCAAAATCATCATATGTAGCAAATTGAGGTTGAACATTAGGATCAACAGGAACTCCAGCCATCGGATCTGATGGGGGAGTTTCAGCTTGGGCTACTTCTTGAGGTGGTAAAGGTTCTTCATTATATTCTTCAGCATCATCATCGTAATAAGGGAGTTCGTTACCATTTCCATTAGGCAAATCTGTCTGGGGGTTAAATTCTTCATCGTCATAGGGTTGAGGAAATTCTTGTGAAGCTTGGGGATCATATTGTGGTGCCTCGGGCATCTGTTGTGCATCCGGTACAGGCGGGTCGATAGATGGTTGAATTTCATTCTCATCGTCATAATATGGCTGTTGGGGAGCATCAGCAATTCCTTCGGGTGGAACTCCCGTAGGCGGAATAGTTGACACCGTTGGTAACATACCGGGGGCTTGATGAATAACAACAGTCCCACCGGAAGTATTATTTATAACAATAGATTGTGGAACAGAATTCTCTCCCACTAAATCTTCATCTTCATAAATAAGTTTGTCAAATTGCATTATAATTTCCTCATTTATTTGTCCTTGCACATTATATCGTTATTATAATAAAGCCCAAATGTTACATCATTGGTGCACCACCCATACCCATTCCACCCATTCCACCCATCATACCGCCGCCAAATATATCATCGTCTGATTTCTTAGAGGCTTCACCACGCTTATTAAGCTGATCTTTAACCTTAACGTCTTCTTCCTCTTCCCAATCGACGGGGACATAACGCTTACGGAGGGTTTCTTTCTCAATACCAAGAGAAGTAGAAAGTTCCATAATACGAGATACAGTTTCAAGATGTTCTAATTCTGTACTAATTGCTAACATCTTAGGAGGCTGTAATGTAATGTTGATTGTATCGGGGACGGAGCGACCATATAATAATTTATGTAAGTTATTAAAAAATCTAAAAATGTGTATATTAAATACTTTTTGATAACTTAAAATTGTCTCGGCAAATAAAGCGGATTCGTGGGCAAGGGTACTCTTACCATTTACATTTTCTTCAATACCAATAAATGCTGGAGGTACGTCCAAGCTTGATACCAATTCATCACGGAAGAATTTAAGTTCTTCGGCAATATCTCTAATGCTACTTGTAGTTGGAATAGTATCGAATTCAACAGATCTCTTACCATTCTTCTGAGTTAAAATATAATCTTCAAAGTTAGTCATTTGAGATGGGATAGTACTAATATTAGATAAACTGTTCATTGTAAACTTACGCTTACGAAGAGCCTCTCTAAATGAGGTCATAATATTTCTTGAATTTCTCGCCATTGTAGATTCAATATAAATAACTCTCTTATCTACAGCATCTGTAATTCTACGTACTGTTACTGCAGTTTTAAGGGCGATTAATTCCTTGGCGGCGTGCATCGTCTTTTCAAATATACCTTCACCATAAGGAAAGTGGATTCGATCATTAATCATGAAATGCTCCATCCGTTCTGGTGGTACATATCGAATCTTGATTTCAGACTTATCAGAGTCAGTTTCAAGGTCCTTTACAAGACGAGCTAACATTTCCTTCATTTCTTTTTTATTAACTTTAAGGTCATTTGAATTAACGTGGCGCTTAATCATTTTAATAAGATCTACATAAAGACCTTCGACACCCTTAAATACATCATTTTGAAGTCCACTTGCAATTGGAGTCGCACCACCAGAAGAATATCCACCGCCAGCAGTCGAACTCATGCCTACCATACCAAGTCCCGCCATATCCTCGGAACCTTCGGGTAGAATTAAATATCCAAGGTTAACCTTAAATCTTTCGGTCTGGAGTTTTACTACTCTACGGGGATCGTGTTGAATTAGACGTACTTCTTCAATATTCTCGAAAAGCTTTTCTTCTTTAGCCTTTCTATTACGACGAGACCGTTTTTCATGAAGTAAAGACTGTGAGAAATTAAGTTCATTTGGACTACCATCTTCAACAATATTCAAATAAACCTTTTTATTGAATTTATTAAAATACTGTACATCATCTTCATTTAAGAACTGGGTTGGTTCATCATATTGGACGTTATGGATCTTTGTCCTCATTTTTTGAGGCGGCTCCCCTACACGTCCTGTGCTTTCATATATGATTCTTTCTTGAAGGTACATGGATTGTGTGATTGGGATTTCTTTAGACTTATATGAGCAAATTTCGATAAACTTATCACCATACTTTAGAGTTTCGGTAATGGCTGTATCCAAGAAATCTTCAAATTTTATTTCTTTATTAATTAATTTAATATTATTTAAAATTTCTTTGACATTATCCGCATCAGAATCTTCGCTAGCTAGAATACTTAAGCTAGTCTTAGTTACATTGTCAGGAGACAGAATACCGGATGCTAATACCTTTAGGGCGCGGGAACATTGTGGTATATTATAAATAACTTCTTCAGCATTAGAATAACGACCAAAACGAGCTAATGTCTCAGGTGTATTTAAGATATTAGCGGTTACTTCTTTATTGATAGAGTTAGTATCAATACTTTTAGTCATGTACTGCTTCATAGTTTCTGCGTAATTAATAGTATTTACATTTAAGTCACTAACCGTGAGCTTATCGATAGATCTATCAATTTCAGAGTCGATTTTACTATAATCACGACTTGATATTAAGTTTAATCGAATATCAGCTAATGCTTTGCTTATTCTTTTAATACCACTATTGTTAGTTGCCATTTATAAAAGCCTTTATCTTATAAAGATAGTTTGGGGTTTTGAATCCGGATCATCATCGTCTATTAGATCATTTGCGAATTTTTCTTTAAGTTCCATTTCAAAGTTACCAGCTTCAATTGTGATTATCTTTGTGGAATAATACTCACTTAAATCTCGTACGATTGAATTGGTGTCACCATATATATCCCTTAGATCTTCAAATATGGTGGGTCCACATAATTCTCGAACAATATGAATAAAAGTCTTCTCATACTTTAAAATTTGTTCTGATTTATTTGTGGTAGTGTTACTTGTATATAGGACGGAAAGTTTTCTTTTATATAAAGAGTTGAATGCTATATGTCTTTTATTCTCATATATTGTAATTACATATTCTGCACGAGAAAATAATAACTTACGCCTATATTCATTTTTTATATCTTCTATTAAATTTGTTATATATTTAAAAAATATTGCTAAAAAGAATAATATTAATATAACATCAATATTTTCAATAAGTGTATTAAGTTGTAGATTCATCTAAATCTTCTTCATGGGACATCGTTAAAATTGAGTCCAAATCATCATTATCATCAAACTCAATATTTGATACAAGCTCAATGTTATCATTGCTTACGTCGTCATTCTCAACAATAATATCATCTTCATATAGATCTGACGAATCATCCTTAATATCATAAAAAGCATCAGTAGTCGCATCATTTTCAGCATCGTGTTCATTATGATATAAGTGTTCTTCATTCTGGGTGGAATTCTTTTTATTATTTCCATCAGCAGTTGTTACATGAATTGCGCTAATTTGGGAGGGTCTTATCTTCAAAGAATCTGTGGCTGTTGATACCACAATAATATTTTCAGAATTCATTATTTTATCAATGTCATCCGATGATAGCTTAGGTCCACCTTCCTCAGTCAAAACGATTTTAGAGTTGTTATTCAATACAAACGTATACTTAGTCTTCATTATTTATTCCCTTTTATGTTTTGTTGAGGGGCGCACTAACTCCTCAACAACCTTTGTTTCCACGGTTTGGGTCGGTTCAATTACATTCTTAACCAACTTCACTATATTAAAGTCCTTTATACCAGACATGGTTATTTGCATGTCCCAGTATAGTTTATCTCCAGCTTTAATATAGAACTTTATTGGTGTTCGGATGATTTTACCATATTTCGTTTGTAATGTAAAGTTTTTGGATTTTATATCTACTAAATAATCGTTGTCATGGTCAGAGTCCATTTATTTATTTCCTTTAACATCTACCTCATGATTTGAAAAACTTTCCTTATCTATAGATTTGGTAGGTAATGTCTTTTTATCATGGGTGAGTCTTTTCTTGACCGGTTTATATTCAGTTAAATTGTTCTTTAAATTAATCTTTTTACCCTGCTTAGATTCAGGTATTGTACTAAACATAGTACCAGAAAAGTGACTACCCATTACAAATTCTTGTATAAATTGTTTAGCGTTATATAGTAACATAGTAGATCCCTATCTAATAAAAATTCCAGACCATTTTTAAATGATCTGGAATTTCAGGTTTAACGTACAACTTTTTTAAATTAAAGGATATCTTCGTCTAAATACTCGGAGTAGTCGGTACCATCTTCTAACAGGTCTTCCATATCGAAGGATTCATCAAATGTATCTTCAGAAATCATTTCGTTATCGGAATCAAAAACGTCGGAAAAATCAGAATCATTTTCTAAAACGCTGTCATAATTGGATACTTGGTCTAACTCATCTTCAATTAATTGAGTTTGTTCAAGCAGAGTGTCGAGATTTACGATATCAAGTTCGTTGTTTTCAAGTAATGATAAAGGAGCTACATCACCCATATCATAGTCGTTAGCATCTTCATTAAGAGCGTCTTGATAATCGTCTTGATAATCTTCGTCTAAGTTCAGCCCTAAAAAACTTTCATTGAGGGAGTCCTCCTCATCGTCATCGTCATCATCGTCGTCATCTTCATCATAGGATGATTCGTCGTTGGTCTGCTTCAATTTATCCATATCAGCGGAAAATGACTTATCGTCTTTAGAGTCTTCTTCCTTGTCTTCGTCGGCTTCCTCGCGGATGAATTCATGGTAATCGTTATCACGTTGAATAACAGAAGCCATGTCAAAATCATCTTCAAGTACTTCAAAGGGGCGGTAACTCTTTTCACCCTTACCAAAAACTTCATCAAATACAGCTTCGAACACTTCGGTAGCCTTAAGATCTTCACCGTAGGGGGCAGCAATCTTCTTGGCGATATCGTCCATGTCGGCACCCTTGACTGTGGTGGGCATTTCGCCTTCGCCACGCCAAGTGATGATGTCTAGACCGGGGTTACTGTAATTACTGAGACTCTTAAGGTCTACATTATCTTCGGTAAAAATTTCATCTTCGATGAAGGATTCATTCAACTGGCGAAAGAATTCGGTGCGATCTTTCTTACTATTTCTATACATATTAATTCTCCTTAAAATTAATTAAATTTATATGTTGGGGTTGGTATACAAGCCTATGGATGGCTTTACGATTATTTGTCCTAATTATTAAATTAAACATCCATACCATAATCTGCTAATGCTATGTGGTCGGTTTCAGCATCAATTTCTTTATAGTCAGGAACTTCTTTAAACTGGTAATTGAATATATTTTTACCATTTAAGGTCTTTTCTAATAGCAGTTCAGTTGACTTCCCGGTAGGACCACCACGATTTTTTAGGATGGAAAGTCTTACTTTTGTACCAGTTATAATAGCCCCGAACTCATTCATAAATCGGGTTTCATCTTTATCTGTCCGTTGTAAGTATGCCAGAAAGTCCGTGTCGTTTGCCTTCTCCATGGATTCTGACATGCTTGTGAATGATGCCTTGCTGTTATTATACCCTGAGCGATTCAACTGGGTGGCTGTAATCACAGGTACATTATTGAGGATAGCGAACCGTTTAAACCCGGAGGTAACTTCGCCCAGTTCGTGACGGAGTTCAGTTTCAGTGCCGCTACGGATAAGATCTAGATAATCTATGTAAACAGACTTTAATTCATACTTTTGAATAGTCTCATCGATAATAGCTTCAATTTCAGACAACTTAACTAAACGGGCGGGTACATAATAAAATAAGATATTGGAGTTCGTCCGTACTAAATCCTCAGTAATTTCTTTTTTAGGATTGAAGTTAGGTACATTCTTAATATCAAATACGACTTCATTATGGGAGCGACCTGTACTGGCACAATAATACCGGATAAGGCTTTCATCAATTAAGTTTTCTGCGGTTATGTATAAGTGTACTTGTTTCTTCTTGGATTTTAAAGCTTTGATCTCGTCTTCATCAATACAATCCTTGATATATTCCGCATACATTTTAACTGTATTTGCCAGAATATTGAGAAGCATAACGGATTTACCAACACCAGTTTCGCCGCCGAAGATATAAACACGACCAGATTCAAATCCACCGAATGGGAGCGTTTCATCGATAATATCAAACCCGGACTTAATAATATTATTCGTGCACTGCATCCTAAATCGTTCTAAGACGTTATTGTAGTCATCATTCAGTAGATCTAAGCATGATGATTTAGATATTGATTCAATGCGGTTTAATTCTTTTAACCCAACGTGGGTACGAGAGATGATATTCTCGAATGTATCTAATAGATCATTCAAATCTTCAAAAGAATCATTTTCATAATGTTCAATTGCTTGCTTAAGGTCAATTATATTAGACCCAAGGTGGGATCCTTTTCTTTTGGGGATAATAGTTTTTGTCAGAAATTCATCAATTATTTCACTTGATGTATAAGTGGGATTAACCTGAAGCAAGCAAGATAAATCGGAGTATTTACCCTTTGCCGTCATCTCCTTTATCCGTTCAATTGAGAATTGTTCAGGTGTTTTAAACCGGAATCGTGCAATATAATGTACGAACTCAATTTTTATACGGGAGTTGAGAGGACGTTCTTCTACAGGAGTATTTTTAATATAATGATTGAAAATAGAAAATATTGCTGAAAATAATTCACGACATTTTGGGTAATCGGTGGGAGTCGCAACACATACATCAAAGCATGTATTAATAACTTTTTCTGAGAGCATCTTTAAATCTCCGGTGTGTCCATGTTCTTTAGTACTCAAATTATACCACGAGATCCGGGGATATGCAAATCGAATTTCGGACAAACACTATATATATTTAATATTGGTAGGTACACTATAAAGGAAAAATATATCGGGACCTATATAGCATCAAAGATAGTTATAGCCGCATCAACGAAAGGAGGACGAATGTCCGAAGGACGGCAAAAGTTGTACGCATACCGCGTCTCTTCTCTGAGAGACATCCATACAACGAATATTATACTACCCCATTTCCCTGCTACTGATGGTATCTCCCTCTGGGGAGGACTGTCGGTAGCTCTTTTTGGATTTTTTTGTGCTTTATAAATTTGATAAGATCACAGAGAATATAAAATTCAATTATAAAGTTTATGCTGTAAGATCAATATATCTAATATTTAAAATGATTAATACAATTACAATTAGAGGAAGAACTACGTTTGAATACATATCACTTATTAGACATTGTTTTATAGATTCGACGGTTCGATCATATAGGTGTGATCGATTATCAACGGTCCAGCAAATTTTACCGATATACGAACCGAAAGATAGTGATATTGTATATACTCCAAAATTAATCCCAAGTTTTGTAATGATTGGATGTGGTGATATAAATGGAAATGTTTATAATAAAATAATTCCGTACGGTCGATTTAATAGTATTGGGTTATATATTAAAAAAGTAATAATATCCACGGCAAGTTGGAATTGCGTGGAGTCCGCGTGTTTTGTTTATAACCCGACCTATCAAGCGTTCGACTAAAAAATCCCCCACAAACTTAATTGTGGGGGATTTATTTTTTTGTTAAATATTTGTTAAATAAAAATTATACGATTTCGAGCTACCATGTAAGATTCCAGTTTTATGTAAATATTAAGTAGCGCATCTTCTACATCTTGTCGGTACTGGGAATCCTTTGAGTCCCGAATACCATCTTCATAGTGAAAATCGTTGTTAGCGTTCTTTTTAACAAAAATATAATCATATGTTGAAATAAATGACTTCGCGAATTCATACTGATTTTTAGCCAAATCTTTGAATCCAGCTACCATAGTATAAGCAATATTATCAACAATAGTTCGATCTGATATTAATATTTTATACCGAAGTGAATTTTCTAATTCTCTTGAAATTTGATTTACGAATATCCACATCTGACTTTCAACTGTAGTCTCTTTATTAATTTTAAATGGAGATTCACTAGCAACTTCAGTTAATAGATGGATGGATTTACTATGACAATTTAATTTACACTGTGTAGCTAAATTGAAGCACGATGTAGTTTTACCAGTACCATGGGTTCCACTATAAGCTATCTTTTTAATTGAATTATTTTCTTGTTTTAATAGTGGTATAATAAAATCTACATCGGAAGTATTAGTCAACATCGAATAACTCCACAGACTCTTCTTCTAAGGTTTCGGGGTGCATATCAGGACTATCATATTGTATCACAGGTTCGGTTGAATTGCTAATGTCTGAACTAGGATCCCAAGAATCTTTATCCATATTTTCGGCGGAGTGTTCTTTAATAAATTCTTCAAATGCAGATTTAAGGTCAGCGTTAAATGCTTCCTTAAATTCTGGATTTGTATTATAGAGATTTGCGACATTCTTTTGAAAAAATGTTACTGTTGGATATGAATTTAATGAGCATCGGGCACCAGCTTTAATATACTTGCGGGTCTTTAGAAATTCATAATTCGTCCAGAAGTTAGAAAATCCTTTGGTGTGATTAAAATTTAATACTATAGGTACGTTTGATGTGAATGATTTGTTTTTTATCGCTTTTATTGTAACTGGTGCCATTGGGTACCCATAAGGATCATTTTTATGCATAGGACCCTGAGCGATATCTAACATTAAGTATGCATTATATTGGACTGCGTGTCCGCCGGGGGTTGTAACGTCTTGTCCCATGTTTCGCATATCAGCAGCCTGTGGTCCACCGCCGACGTTTGGCTTGTCTCTGTACTGATTTACGGCGGCAAGTGCGATGTTGTACTTGGCTAGGCGGTCGACATACTTTGGTATATATTTGGATAGAATATTTGCGCGGCGCATGCCATCTGTATTCGATAACTCTTCGGAATTCATTAAATCTTCAGTTTGAGTATTTGCAATTGAATCCCAAACAATGATGGATGGGATCTCTAGACTTTCGGGATTGGATTCTTTAAAAGCACATACCGACTCTACACATTTGAATAGCTTTTCTACGGTGAGTCCATTAATAATACTTACTGGGTATATACAACCCAAATCCTTTAGGCGTTGCTGAGACATGGACTCTTCTGAGTCTGCATATACCGCAATAAACTTCTTACCCCATTTCTTCTGACCGGCTTTAATAATACTGGCAAGGAGTGAGCTTTTACCGCCGCCGGGCTTACCCACGAATACTGAGAACTTACAAGGAATACCACCGCCCGTAATGGCATCTAGAAAATCAATACCAGTTGGAATTTTCTTAATATCATCAGTTAGTTTATTTTCAATTCCTTGGGTAGAGGATAGAAAACTCGAAAACGCATTTTGAAACGAATCCGAGTTATCTTCAGTGAGGTCTACAACTTTTTGTTTTTTAAGCTTTGAAGCCATGTTTTATCCTTTGTTAGTGTGCTCTTCATTGGAACGGTACTTCAATATCTGCGCGGCGAGGGCGGCAATATCTATATTTGCTTCTTTTTTATTAGCCGAGTCTTTTTCAAACTTAGATAATAGTTCGTACTCAGTTTTTATTGAACTGTCAATAGATTTTCTAATGTTAAGTTCGGCATTTATTAGTTCCGACTTAGTCTTGGTTAATTCCACCGCCAACGTCATATTACTACGTCGATTCTTAAAGTCATCGTCTGTTACTTTAAATTTTTCTAATGATTTACGATCTGTGATGTTACTATTAAGCAATTCATATAGATTTTCTCTATTGCTTGATAGTTCCTCAATTATTTTACTTTTACGTTCGTTATCCATTGTTATATCCATTATACCATACGATTGTCTTAATCGTCCAGTGATTTGTACTCATTTCCCCAGTATGTTTTACCCGGACTACGAGCATTGTCTAATTTTATATTTTCAACTTTAATTTCATTTATTTGCTGTTCGCATTTTAGTATGAAATTCTTTTTTTCTACAATTTTTTCTAATACTCTTGTACGGCATAATACCGGATTTTCATTTCTCCGACAATTACCCACGGAGTTCTGGAGTTCCTTAATTTGCATATAAGCTATACTTTTCTTACAAACATAATATTGGATGTCGTCTTTTAAATCATTACATTGCTGAGTCTTAGATTTATGCCTCCATAACGCATCATTTATTATATCTTGTATTGATAATTTAATTGCCGTGTAGTCTTGTTTCTTGATAACTTCAACGGTTTTATCCTTCGCCTTACGAGCAGCATCAAGCCCGAGGTCTACAGATTTATCAATTACAAATTCGATTATATCTTCTCGAAGTTGCTTAATATTTTTATTCAATTGGTTCATAATATCAAATCCTAATGTTTATACATATTTGTCGATAATATTATTTTTGTATGGTTGTAGGATATAATTCTGAATTTGAATTAAATTTAGCATCAAACCATACATTAGACTTAGGATTAATATGATAGGGCATTTCCTTAGAGTCTGTGTTGAACATAAATACGTATTCTGGGTTATATTGCTTCTTGAAGAGGTCGTATATTTCTTCAACGCACTGAAGTCGGTTTACATCATTGTAAAAAATACAATCCAAGGTAATACCACGAAATAAACCATTGAGATCGACATCGCGAGAAGACTTTACTGTACAATGTGAATTGTTAGTGAGTGTTATTGATTGGGCGGTCACTTCAAAAAAAGCGTCCCCATAATATTCCTTTTTAATATAATTAAAAGCATTTTGTAAATCCGCAATGTATTTTTTAGCTAATATTTGATTAGGTACAATTACACCAATTTTAGTATTTGGATAGAAAATCATCAACCAAGCTGTGAGGATGATTTGAACCTGCGTCGTGTGGTTATAATTTTTAGCTTTTACAATGATTTTTTGTTTATTCACAAATGCGTCTAAAATCAATAATTGCAGGTGATCCATATCCAAAAGAGAGATATTAATTAATAAGTTATCTTGAAAATATTTCTTCATAAATACAAATGGATCACGAGAACAACTTTCATACAGATCGATATCGCCACAATAATCTCGATAATCCTTGTCATAATTTTTTAGGTCGGTCTTGAATATGAAGTCAATATATTTGCGAATTAACTTGAACATAATAGGTCTCTCCTTGGTTTAAGTTCACATTGATTATACCATTGAAACTGAGTTAAGGCAAATGTATGATAACACTTGAATTTAATAACTTTACGGTAAGTAATAATATCCGGGTAAATTCGCCAGTGTCTTTGGAGTCTTGGTTTTAAGTGTATTTGAAGGACTCCACCCCTCCGACATTAAGGCTGCAGCCGAGAAGATATTGCAGGACATTGTTTCTTGGATCGTAAATTCACACTGTCTTGTATTTAAGGTTGGGTGAGCGGACCAAGATCTCCATAAAGGAACAACGGGCGTCTTGAATTCCACCTGTCCCGTCGGAGAAGGGGATTGCCAGACTGTTGTGCGTAGTGTGTTGTGTGAGCCGCCGGTTTGACCGTACAAGGCAATTCCGGGTACTGGATCATCGATGCCATCAAACTGACTCGTTTCGTGCTGTAAAATTGCAGGATACGACTGCCCTAAACCAGTTGTGTATACCATACCCTGTGGATTTGCGCCGAGCATATAGTCCATGTTTAAAATTGCAGCTTCTAAATACTTGGATTGAGTCGTGAGTTTGTATGAAAGTAGCAGGGATCTGTTCTCATTGGTCATGCAACTCGCTCCCCAATCCAACCAGAAGTCTTTTGTAACTGGCCAAGTACATCTATAAGGCTGGGCTGCAACGTGGGGTAGTAACGCATCAGCATAATTTGTAAACCAAAGTTTAATATAATTAGCTTTGGTAGTTGGATTTGACACGTGATCGAGACAACTATAGTTAATCCATCCGCTGTAATCACGATTTGTATATGGCCATTTAAATGGTGCTCTTAATTTTCCAATTAAAGTATCAAGTCCAGTTAGATAGGTGGAATCGCTTGTTAACTTATACAATCTGGATTTAGCGTGAGCAAGGAGCGGTTCAATATGCGTGTCTTTTTCCGTGAAGGTATAGGTGTAAGATGTACCAAGTCCTCGGTTCGTCTTCGCGGGGATTGTCACAGTTCCTAAGCTATTAGCGGGATTGTTTCCGAAGTTATAACTTTTAATAGCATACCATTTCCAAGTATTCGATTTAGCCATGTCAAATGGCGCGATTAATTCCGCCATCATGGCTGCTGCGGCGGCTAATAGTAGTGAATCCCAGCGAGTTCTAACCGAGTATGCGTAATTGCCGTCAACTCCGCGTGTCGGATGCGTATTCGTCTCGATCATCCCGGAAACTCCGCCCCGCGAGTCCATAGATCTCTTCCAACACTGTAAACCGTATTCCGCCTCTTTCAATATATCTGGGTAAGCGGTTGGTGATTCCGGGATATTTAATTGATTTGAAGTGAATTTATCAGGATCCATTTCATAAGCGTAAAGAAGATCAAAAACACAAGTGTAGTGCTGAGTATTACGATCCCAGTCTGCCGCGTCATGCCAGCCGCCCGCTGCGGTCACGTTGAATGAGCTATGATCTGTGGTCGCACCGTAAACATCAAACCGTTCATAGTTAGCGGGACGATCTGTAAATTGACTTGGGAACGAAACGAATTTAGATTCCTTGACTGGTTTCGTATGGCAGGTTGGGCGTAGCCAATTAGTATAAGGAGCTTTTAGAGGTAATCCACAACGTTGATGATAAAGACCACGGGTTGTAGTGTAGAATACTTCCCCATAAACATCGAGTGTGTGTTTGAAATTCCAAGATCTTCCCACGCCGGGAACTTTAATGTAAAATTCACCAATACCTGAAAAATCCGAGAGGTCCATCTGATAGACGTTTTCACCCGTCAATGGTTTTCCACTTGCAAGAATTGTATTTGAATCTCTTAGTGTGACCGATCCGGTATACACAGTTGCGTTTGAGCTACTATCATGAATAGTAAAACTTGTCGCATCGATGGTAAGCGGACCGTGATCATAAATGTGCGCTCCTATATAGGCATACTTCTTTGGTGATGAGGGCAGATAGCCTACCTGATTTATCTTGATTGCTCTGGAGATTTGGTCATCATTCAGGATTACGGAGGTTGTTTGTCCGAATACGGAGATTGAAGTTGTATCAAGTGGTACCTTCAAGTAACAGTAATGTACGTATTCGACAAGAGGGCCGCCAGTTGTAATATCCTCATTGATTCCAACGAGTACCCGGCCTTGTTCTAGGGGATTTGGTGTGAATGATGTGGCGTCGTCTAATGCTTGTTCACCTACATTGATACGGGCTTGGGCAATGTATTGGTCTCTGACGGTACGGAAGGCGTTACGGGCATTGTAGTTTGGTGTCGCTGTATATCTAGTACTTGCCCATAGATTAACATTATTCAGGTATGTTGAACTACCCGATAATCTACCAATTTCATTAACCACATCCTGCATGGAGTTGATTATCACAACAACCCACTGATTTGTCAATTGCATAGTCTTTACAATTTGCATTTATATTTCCTTTAAGTTATATACATTTATCTTTTCATTGAACCAAGCCATGAACTCTTCTTGGTTGTATTTACCGGCTTTAGATCCATTTTCTTTTTGAGGTATTATTCTTAAGTTTTCTCGTAGGTTACAGATTTCTTTAATTATTTTTAAATCGTATTTAATGTCAAGATCATTATCAATAAAGGCAATTCTTGGTTGTATATGATCGACGGTATAATCAGATATATCCCATCTATTACCCGATGTCTTGGCGACATTTTTGGATTGGACGTGATTTGCATAATTGGGATCGTCATTTAAGATGTGGAGTTTTCTATAATCAAACGATAGTATTTTAGTTCGATCCATTCTAGTTCTATCTTTTTTAAATCTTGGGTGATTCGCGCCAGTCCTTTTTAATAACCCACATTCCTTACACCTATTACCACTCCGAAAATTATTATACGAACTGATGGATTCATTACCACATTCACACCTGTATCTCATTTTAGTAAGTGTATTAATATATTCTGTTTCTAACAATTCACAACCTTGATCTTTGAAGGCTTTGTAGACAGTTTCATATTTTAATTTTTCGTTGCCGCCACATTTTGAGCATTTATGCCCTGAATTAAAATTACCTAATGTTATTGAACTTCCATTCCCGCATTTACATTTGTATTTCATTTTTGTTTGATTATTAATATATTCTGTTTCTAATAATTCACAACCTTTATCTTTGAAGGCTTTGTATACTTCTTCATATGTCCATTTTTCGTTACCAGAACATTCGGAACATCGATCACCACGGTTTTTAAATTTATCAAAACATATTTTAGTTTTATGTCCCTCTTGGCATATCAGGTCATCTTTATTCTTATTTCCATTATATGTGGAATCTAATGTATATCCATGATCTCTATAATAAGAGTTCACAAAGTCATGAGTTAATTTTGCGGGCATAATATTAACTCTTCTTATTTTGAAGCCATTGTGAATAGGTCAAACATCCGACACTGATCGCGCTAAGGGGATCCTTAGCTTGTCGAATTTCACTGATCTCAACTGGAAATTCTTTTAGTTCATTAAACTTCTCAGTAAATGCATCAATAAATCCGGGAATAAGGCTAGTACCACCTGCATGTACAAATGGAATTGGTTCGTCAAGATCAATATTATCAGCGTGAGCTTTAAATTGCTCGTCAATATGTTCTACAACATAAGCAATCAGTTGTTGATAAGCGAATCCAATTGCTTGCCGCGCTACTCTTTCCTTTTTGGGAGTAGCCGCTGTAACTGGATTTTTAATATTCATATCAGGTTTTTCTTTAATCGATGTAATTTTATTTGGGATCAATCCAGTTGCAGATCCAGCATACTCATCGATCCAATCACCGCTACGACCAATACTAAATGAAAACAATAGTGATCCTTTGAATGTGAGTGCTATATTAACCTGCCCTGCGCCCCATGAGGCACTCAATGCAGTGAAATTCTCAGATCCACATTCTGAAAATACCACACTCTGAGCTTCATTAAGCGGAACAACTTCGGTAAATCCAATATTCTTAAAGATCTGTTTAAATACCTCCGTGTGGAAATGCAATGGGGCAACTTCACCGGTATCGCATGGCTGGGAAGGAACACTAAATACAACGTGTCCACCATTAACATCTTCTCCAATAATATTTTTAAGCATGGCTGTAATAATAGGAGACGCATTTACTTCATGTGGACTAAGCATACCCTTGGACATTGGGCGATTAATCTTAGAATTAAAAATATTTGCAAGTTTTAATGCATCGTCCCCAACTACAGCGTGCCATTCTGGATCGCCATTATCATCATTTTGGGTGATATAGTCCAGCTTTGAGCTAGCCATTTCCGAGGAAGAAATGTGATCATCTTCGACGTAAATAAACATATCACGAATTGAATTAACTTCAACTTTATTATCTTTATTTATTTTTGCAAAAACAAGATTCCCGGTACCTACATCGCATCCGGCGATCATATAGCTATTCTCAGTCTTTTCTTTACTCATTATTTAGTATCCTTCAAGTTAAAATATATAATAAATACTACCATATATTCTATAAATTTGTCAACCGTAAATTAATTAAACAAAAAAAAATAAAGGGGGTGTTAGCCCCTATAAGTTGAATTCTAAGTTTTGTAATGATTTGATTAAACCCTTGAGTTCAGCCCTTATGGCTACCTTTCTCGGGTTTAATTCCTTGATATGTTGGGTATACTCATCCACCTGCTCGGTCAGCGATTTAAGAATGTATACCCGTTCCAATATGTGGTCCACTTCTTTTCGCTGTTCCCGCGACAAGTGTCTAGGCATTTACAATTCCTTTGTCGGTGAGGAACCGCTCGTAGCGATTTTTGAGGATTCCCAATTCTTGTTTGTATTCCCCGATGCGATCCGTCTGTTTGACGATGTTTTTAGCATCGACGATTAGGGTGGCGGGATCCGTAACGTTTCCTCCGTTACCTGTAATCTTAACCATGCTAAACGTACGCCGTTCCATAGCGCTTATAATCTCATGGTTAATGGTGTTGAACTCATGCATAAATATGATCAGATCTTGTTCATTCGGTGTTGGCATAATATTGTTTACTCCCGTTCTGGTTGAGGGTTTCGTATACAATATTGAATATATATAATAAAAAATAAACCCCGTTACAAGGTCTGCAGACAGTGGAACGGGGTTTATGAGGCGAAGTCCCATGAGTACTAGGCTCGCGGCTCACTTCGAAAATATAATATCATATTTAAATTATGATGTCAACTAAAATTTTCACCACTTATTTATAGGGCACTTTTCTATTTTTAATACAACTTTAGATTTTAGATAACATCCACAAATACCACATTTAAAATTTCCACGATTTTCTTTCATATGGTCACAATCCGAACATAACTTAAGGCGGCTCGTTGCTACTTCCGGCTCCACTTTATGTTTACCCGGAATATAACTTGAAATTATACCTATAGTTCCTTTGACAATTTGTTCGAATGTGTAAGCCATGATTGAATCCTCGTTACATCAATTGTACCATATCATTATTAATTATACAATTGAATTTGAATATGTACCTGTGTGTCTAAATATTTTTGGAAGAATTGTTAAGTTAATATACAATCTATCCATTTCGTAAAACGAATTTGTTTCATCTGGTACTAAATCTTCGGGATCTATAGAATATGAATAACCCATTAAAGTTAATGATAAATACAATCTATAAGTTCCGGGTTCTAATAACTCCCCACCCAAGACAAATGGTGATATTGTTAATTCAATTAATTCCAAATTGCCAGAACCAAAATAATTATCTTTTGGTCTATTATCGTAAATACCAGATTCAACTTCTCGGGTGGGATCAAGTGAAGTCCAACTTGGGGATATAACAGCATCACTTGTGTCTCTACCAATATCGTAAATATAAGAAAATATATCTACCATATCATGTACACCCGGAGGCAATGAAGCAATATCGTGCTTAATACCAAATGTAATTGTAGTTGAATCGTATGGATACATGCTTATATTAATTTCAGATGTCGAATCCCCAATATAATCTGGCTCAAGTAAAGGACCGTCGGGACCATCAGGATCAACGGGTTCGCCGTCTGGGTACGGATCTGCGCTGTACACATAATATGGATATGCTAATGGAGCGGGACTCGTGTCGATTACATTTAAGTTAAAATACAATACATCATAAATACTTTTTCTTAAAGCTCCAGACGAAGTATCACCACTTGTATCGGTATCATAATAAGTTAGAGCAACACCTCGACGATATACTTCTCCTGCAATTAAACCTGATACGTCATATCCCATAGTATGACTTGTTGTTGTATGACTTTGGTAAACCCCGGAAGTTTGGTCCCATGTTACTCCGGTTAAATCTAAGTAATTGACATTATAAGTACCAATTGTATAACTACCTGTGTAATCAGACGGTGTGTAGACGGATGTTGTATCATTACCTAAAGGTGAAGTATAAAATCCACCTATCTGATAATATATTAAATCGTCTCCATCTGAAGGTTCTACAATATCACCATGATATACTTCAAAGTTAGTTGTTGGTATAGTTGCAGTTGGATTCAAGTCAATTACAATATTTGCATCTAAATTAGTAAACCCATTATAAATAATATAAGGTTCAATTAATTGCGGAACCGTGGTATCAACAAAATCTACATTAAAATACAGAGTGTCATAAATACCAGAATCATACACGACTCCACTTGCATCCGTTGCCTCATACCACAAAACATGTGCGCGTCTATATGTATTTCCCGCTACTAAACTTGATACGTTATACGCCATTGTGTGTGTTGTATCAGTACTTGAACCCCATAATTCACTTACACCTCTAACAATACTAACCTGAGATGTATTTAAGAAGTTGTTTGGATATACACCAATTCCAGAACCAATTGAAGAAGTATCAAAATCATATACCGGTTCCAGTGAAGTCGAATCTACATCAGTATACATACTATATGTTTTATAAGATAATATTAAATCCGGATTACGAGTAATTATGTCGGGATCTGGACCGTGGTGTATTAAAAAGTTTGTAGTTGGATTTGTAGCTCCTACTTTTTTATCTAATGTAACTGTTACTTCAGATGTTGAGTCGCCATTATAAATAAAGTGTGGTAGTTGATCTGCTTCTGGAATTATTTCGATGTTAAAATAAAGTGAATCGTATAATTGACCATAAATTGTTATAATCGGTAATCTAATATTTATCAAATCAAGGGATCTACGATAAGTTTCACCCACAACAAGACCGGCTGTGTCATACGCCATTGTATGGTCTGTTATATTATAACAACAATACTCAGTTGAATCTAAACTTGTTCCATAGGTCGGAACTAAATAGTTGGTATCATAACTACCGTGTCCGGGAATCTGAGTTATAGGTGTGTAACCAACGGCTGGATCATTTGGGTTAGGAGCGGAGAATCCAAATCCCCAGAAGTAGTTATAGTTTGTACCGGGTGATGTGGTGTCTTCCGCGCCATGTAATATTTGAAATACTGTAGTTGATGTGGTATCCGATAATGGTAATTGTATATGAACTTCTGATGTAGAATCCCCTTCATATAAGAATTTCGGACGTTCTTCTGAGTGGAATAATTCTAATGACACAGAGTTTATATAGGCTCTGTAATATTCTATTGTGTTTGTATTTCTAATTTTTAATTTTATACCAAATGTGGAATTTTCAACCAAAGTTAAATTAAGTCCATCTACAATATAATCCCCAACTCCACCACCAACTGACCCATTACCATAACCGAAATCATTTAGATAACCTTCAGTTGCCACCAAGTTTGGTCCGTAATCCGAACCATTGATCTGAAGGTAGAGTTCGGTAGCCGCCACGTTTTCACTATCCGATACTGAATCGAGAGATACATCAAAATTAAATCGAACACCGGTTAATGTCGTACCAGCAGGGATCTCGGATCCAAATCCACTAATAATTAGATAATTGGTCTCAGCGTTCGGTGCTAGTGTGATTGAAGTTTGGGTGTGGCTCCCGGATAAATCATATAAATAAGACAAGTTAGTCCATGATGAATTTGGAGCCGTTACAGAACCCGACACTACGGCACTTGTTGGTGTAAATGTTAATGATGGCATCAAATGTCCTTTATTTCAATTTATCTAAAGCGTTTAAAGTATTTAAAAAGTCATCTCCGGATAATTCGACTGATTTTTTATTTTTATTAACCATTTCAATATTCGATGAATCTATAGTTGGAATAAATATCGCATCTGGCTTGGATTTAGTTTTTGAGCTTGATTTTGGTACCTCAACCATTGGTATATATTGTGGTTGATACTGTGTATTTGTCGTCGTTAAATTGTTTACCGTCACAGTTTGTAGATTTAATTGGGATAATTCATTGACTAATAATGACAATTTATTTGAAATTTCATCTAATTTATCATATACCCGAGTGCTATTATTAAGGTCGCTCATGGTGGCTATACCTTCCATTTTTTCTTCAATGATAGAATTTACGGTTTGTTTTATTTCTGCGTGTAGATCTGCACTCATTATTTAGGTCCTTTTATACATTTGTCCATTATAACACACTGTTCGTAATATAGTAAATTTCATTATATATATAGAGAAGTGTAAACAAACCACTAGCCAATTTCATTGTGAAATGGTGGTGGGATGTGTAACGTGGTAGGGAGAAATACCATGAAAACTGTCGAAGAACTCAAAGCCGCCGCCGCCAGCGTATGGGAAGCCGCGTGCGCACCGAAGACCCGCCGCCTCGGGACTTACCGGCTTGAACAGGGTCGGTGCATCGCTAGCGATCTCTGTGATGAGATCCGCAACCACCCGCTGCGCGAGGAGATGGTGGATGCTCTCCAACTCGCCGCCTTGTCGGATGCTGAGTATGAAGAACTCATCAGCCGCAAGGAGGAGCCTGTTGAGGATGAGTATGAGGAGGAGGCGAGTGTCCTGTTTGACGGGAGTGGGGTCTTGTGACCCTGCTCTCACCAACAAAAACAACAACAACAACAAAAGGAGACGCACCATGTGCGATGTCTGTTCCCAGTCCATGGTGGAGTTTGAGGTGGTGAGTAACGCTACGCAGTTGCTGCGTAGCGTTTTCGCCCCCGTCGCCACCCCCACCCCCGCTCGCAAGCGGGTTTCCCAGCGCGCCGCCGCCATCGCCGCGCTCGCCAAACAGGAGTTCAAAGCCGAGGGCGATGAACTTCCATACGACGTGATTCGCGATCACGTCACCGACCTCAAACGGAGGTGGTCCATCTAGGACCGCCTCCACCACTAGAAAGGAGGTGAATATTATGGACTGCAAAAAATGCAACGGGAAAGGGGATTATCTCCTCGACAACCCGGAGGACCCTTACCGAGTCCGCTGCGAAGAGTGTGACGGGCGCGGTAAGGTTGAAGGGACGCGGTACACTGTACCGCGCCCCAAACCGAAACGCCAACCAAAAGGGGAATGAGACCCCCTTTTTTTGTATATTTTAAATTCCAGAGTTAAGGATCATATCGCAGACAGGTCCGCGTGACTGTTTACCACTAAGTACAATATGAGCATACTTATCATTCGGGAGCATATTTCTAACCAGAGCACTGATCGCATTATTTTGTTTGTTCACTGCTGCATTGTCGATTTGATCTACGTCACCAAGGATGATCGCTTTAGTACCTTCGCCGCATCGTGTAAGGATCGACTTCAGTTCGTGTTTGTTAGCGTTTTGAAACTCATCGCATATAAGAAGTGTCTCGTTTAAATTTTGGCCGCGAATAAAGTTTAGTGGCATAAATTTGAATGCCTTTTCATTAATCTTTTTATAATTCTGTGGATCATCAAATATCTTAGTTGCTTTGCGCTGATCACTCAGGAATAGAAGTAGATCTAACGCATACTCGAAATAGCAACCTATTTTATCATTCACGTCCCCCGGAAGGAATCCCATAGAATTACCAATTTCAAACATAGGTTTAACGAATACGATCTTTTTATACTTATGTTTTTCAAATGTTTCATAAAGAGCACAGGCTAAGGCGATCACAGTGTTGTGTGTAGAAATAAAATCGTCCGTTATATATAAATGATCTTTGTGATCTATTGAAATACATTGTGCCTCTTTTTTACCTATATATTCAATACTTTTTATACCTTTAGAGACGGGATATTTTTTTAAACTCAAAAACCTATCGACCTTTCTCTTTAATTTAAATGGAATTACATCGTTTGAAAAATTTATATTTACATTCCATGCGGGTCTACCCTCTTTCTCATAACCTTTCGTATAACAAAATGTTTTCTTTTGGTTTATAGTGGCTTTTCCACCAAGTGAACGGACTAAATCCATAACACCCAAACACAACTGATAAGATGTACTACAATATGATATTTCTTTTGTCACTTTACCGTCTGACACAAATCCATCGGTGTCCATCAATCCTTGGAGTAGTTCTATTCTATTTTGTTTTGAATTGAATAAATAATCTTTCGGTATGTACTTTTCATATGATTTTTTACCGGCTAAGTCTAAAGACTTTAGTATTTCATTAAAACTATTTTTTACAAAAGATGAACTTCGGATCTTTTTTATAAATGTGTATTCCATATTATTTTCGTCATTTGTTTTTTCAAGTATAATATCATTACCTATAAGTCTTCTACATTCTTCTATTATTTCTGGATCATTTGAAGTTAATTTTGTATAGCTAGAATAAAGAGTTCCGTCACCCAACAGTACACCAATTACATAGGGGTGTATTGGGATTGGTTTTTCATCCATGTAGGCACATTCTAATGGGAAGTTAAAATATTTTATTCGTTGTCCCTTACCTTCGACTTTAGTTTTAACGTATAAGTCATCTTTAAGTTCATTTGTTGTTTTTACTTTGTATTTATGTTTTTCACAATAAGTTCGAACTTTCCACAAATGATCGCCACAACATTCGGTTTTTGTTCCGTCATTAAACGTCACTTGATATATGTCAATTTCACCTTGCGGGTACACCCCAACGACAGATGCTGTGGTGCTATCTGGAGTTGATACCACATCTCCAATTTTTATATCACCCATTCGGATCCACCCATTAGGTGTCAACACTTTCGAATCTAATGGTTGAGCTTTCCCAAACCCGGCCTGCCCCTGCACGCTTAAAAGTTTGATATCGTCATTAAGAATAAGATCAATCATCATTTTTTGGGTATAGTGGCGAGGGCTTAGAGTCCACACCTTTTGTTCCGCGACCGCACGAGACTTCTTTTTATTGTTAAAATTTAATTTACCTTCATTCCAAGTAAAATAATTAGCTACGTTAATAAAGTTATCTTCAACGTTACTACTCTTTAAAAATCCATTGAATAAAACTGGATCTGATATATACTCACCTTTTGTATTATAAGGTTCAACTTTAATCTTTCTCTTCTTAGCAGCAAATATCTGTTCGGATGTCATTGAAAATATATTATCATTAGTCAAAAATATATTGTCGTCTTTAACATTAAGTTTACTTTTTAATATATTATCTAAAATCTTACCATCAGGTGAAGCTAAATAATTATCAATCCAATCACTAGATTCAGAACCAAGTATAGTTACCTTATTTTGTTCTCTGAGTTTTATTAATTCATTTGTGGCTTTTCGCGCTAAATAACCAACTTTAATATCATTTTTAAGTTTATCCAATTCCATCAATACATTAATTGGAACTGTAACTTTATTCGTACCTCCATCCAGTAGATTCGTAATTGCATTTGGGTCTGTAATAAGGATATTTGTATCGATGATATAATGTTTCATAAAACTCGCTTTCGAACGGTTACTTCTAAATTTATTTAACAATGAGACCAAATTTTTTTAGTGGTGATATCGGAAATGGTTCCTCGTTTTATATTAAACATATTTGCTAATTGACGTTGATTAAATATTTTATTTTCATAGTAAAATCTAATCTTATTAACTTGATTTTGATTTAATTTAGCGGCACCATGATTTTCACCCTTGAGTGATATTTGTAGCCCTAATTTAAATGCGTGTTGCATATTATGGAATTGATCGCACCATTCTAGATTATCTAATCTATTATCAGTCTTTATACCATTAATGTGATTAACTTGAGCGCCATCAAAATAAGAATCATTTTTAAAAGTTAACATAACTAATCTATGTACTTTTTTGGTTTTACCTATTTTATTTTTACGTAAACTCAAATGATTATAGCCATAATTATCGAATGATAGTTTTAGTATTTTTTCTTTATTGAATTTTATACTTTTTATTCTACCTAGATTGCTAACTTCATATGAATCTTCATATTCTGGAATAGGTTTCCAAATTTCTTCTTCCATTTTTAATTCCTTGTTAAAACCAATGTTAAAATATCTTCACGGGGAGGGCACTCTGGATATCCTTTGTATTCTATATTCCATCCAGACTCGGTAACTATATCAATTATACCAGCTTCTGTAGCGTAGATGAAATGTTCACCGGGACGGGTATGCTTCCAACCTTCAAGCTCCTCTAAAGTATTAATCGTTGCTGCAGGAAATACAGGAATTGTCATTATCAATCGTTTTTGTGGGATCGTCATTAAAAATGCATGTGGATCGTGCATATGCTCCAATACATCAAACAACAGCAGAGTTATACTTTTCATATATGCTTCACGGTCGAACTTTGTGTGAGGTTCAATATATTTATCCCACATACCGAGACAGTCGGATTCTTTCGTTTTGAGATTAAGATGGAAAGGTCGCATACCGCACCCGTAATCAAACGCAGTTTTAAGATCACATTTAGATCTAACAAAGCTATCTCTAATTTGTAAAACTTCGGGTTTATAATAATTTGTAGTCTCGGCTCTCACTTGATATTCTTCTGTATATCGTTTAGCGGGATTCCAATCCGCCCACGCCATTAACCATAAATCTTTTTTTTGATTGTATATCTTCATTGTTCATATTCCTATTTTGTAATTACGGTATCAACAGCGGGTACCGGTTCGATGAGGGGTATTGATTTAGAAGGATTTCTATTTAATTCTCTTATTTTTTGTATTTTTTGATATCCCGTTAAACCTACTAATAAAGGATGTAGTTCTGGTATTCGATATTCAATATCAATTGTGTGTGGTCCGGGTGTAACTATTATCTGATTAGGATCTCTTAATTTAAGTTCTGTTATTCTACGGTAAAGTTCATCCGGATTTATATCATATTCTCCAGATGGGTGCTTAACTTTAACTTGTATAAAATCAGATTGAGATTTAAATGGATTATAATTTATTGATACGAGGTTATAGTCCGTACCAAAATATAATGTAGGAACTTGCATAACCATTGATAATAATATACCTGCAGTTTGAGGTCCGAATGTAAAATGTGATCTCCGGACAGCCTCAATCATTAATGCTAGTATTGTAACATTTGGATTATCGCCACACATATCTTCAAGGTTATACATATTCTTATAGTGAGGGTCTGGTTTTACATACGCTGGACTTACTCCTGCGATTAAGAATATATGCGAATCTAAATCACTGAGTCGTCTTAATAAATGATTCCAATGATTAACTCCTAGATTTCTGTGGTCTAGGTCTACTCTCTGTCTGCTGAATATTGTTACTACTTTTTTATTTGGATTCTTTTCAATGATATCTTGAATTAATTTTGAATTGTCATCATGGGTTTTAAAACTATAATCAAATTCCTGTAGTGAGAAGTCCGGTTGAAAACTAAAAACTAAATCTACAAATGAATGGAATTTTACATTTTTATGGGTATCTGAAATTCTATCTTTTACATATTTAAACTCATCTTCAACTTTTATTGGAATTGGTACATTTACATTTTTTGAATCAACTTTATATACTGAGTGAGATCTCGGTGTTACTGTCGCATAATCACCGTCGATTTTAAATGTGAAGACATCATTAAGTCCTGCATTTTCATATAATTCTTTACGGTTTTCACGAGTTGCTACAAATACTATTTTGTGTGGATTATCTTTTTTATACTTTTTGATAAACCCTGAGATGTATGACACCTCCCATCCAAAATCGGAGAAAACAGGACCAAAACAAATTGTATTATGGGGTTCTAATTCTTCGTATATCTTTTTCTCAGTATTTTTCATTTATATTATCCCTCGGAATGTGTATTAACTGGTCTTAACTCTAATGGAATATTTCTACGAACTCCATACATATTAAATTCTCTAACCTTTTCACGTAATACTTTTGGATCTGTGATTTGAGATAATGTTGGGTGTAAGACAGGAAGTTTATATTCCATATTTTCTGCTAATGTGCTTGGAGCCGAATTTATATTGGTATCAGAATTTGGATTAAAATTTAAAATGTAGTTATATACCTCATCCACTGCTATATTATACGAGAAATTAGATCCATATTCCACTTCTACGAATTGATGGGGGACGTTAAATGGATTATAGTTTTTTGATACAAGATCTCTTTCTTTACCAAAATATAATGATGGAACATTTAATATATTTGCTAAGAGGATCCCACTTGTCTGTGGACCGAACGTAAAAGTAGAATTACGTATAGCTTCTATACATAATCCTAGTGTGGTTACATCTGCGTTATAATTCTTCTGAATATCCTCCAGTATATATATGTTTTTAGAGGCTTTAGGCTTCACGAACGAAGGGGATATGCCAGAGATGAAGACTATGTAATCATCATTTTTCTTTAATTTTCTGAATAAACTTTTCCAGTTAGATTCACTCCAATTTCTGTGAGCTAGATCTATACGGTGCCTACTAAATATAGTGACAACCTTCTTATTAAGATTTTCTTTCTTGGATAGTATATTTTTAATGACATCACTATTGGCGGGATTTGGTAGCAATCTAAAGTCTAGATTGGACAGTTCATAAGGCGGGACAGCACTAAATTGCTGAGTTTCGAATGAAAAAAATACAGTTCCGGGATGGATTTGGTGGACACTCTCTTTTAAATTTTTAAATTGTTTTGATACATCTACGATAAGCGGAATACCTTCAGCATTCTCGATACATAATGTGTTACCACGCGCAGTAAATTTATCGTAATCACCCGGAATATCAAAAATTAGAATATCGTCTAGTCCACAGTTTTCATATAGTTCTTTTCGATCTGTTCTGGTACAAACGTAGATCTTCTTTTCGGGGTAATCTTTCTTATACTTTTTAATAAATCCAGATAAAAGAATTACTTCCCACCCCAGTTCCCCCACCAAGGGGCCAAAGCAGATCTCGTTATGTTCATGTAACTGCTTATATATTTGTTGTTCTAACAATTTCATTGTATTATTCCTTGTGTGCTGTGCATTTTATTTATTATTGTGTTTTAGTTTTTAATAATACCCATAGGTTATCTCTGTCTCCAGATTTACCACCTCTAAACTTAATTAAAGCATATCTTCCATCCAGACCTTCTTTTACTGAGGATCCATTTACTCTAAATGTTATGTGACTATACGACCAACCTTCTATCTCACATACACCTGCCTGAAAAATATTTATAGATCCTGCTCCGTACTGACCTTCTGGGATCGTCATATTATCTATGGACAGCCAGATTCTACCATGGTCGTGCGTCTTTACAGCCAAAACCTTATCCCCTGCTTTTTGTGGGATCTTATGCTTAGGGATCGCAAAACTCGCTAGGGAATCTCGGTTTGGGATAGAGATCCGCAGGTCATAGTGTAAACCTGCTGTTTTAGCGTCGTGTTCATGGATCACAAATCGTTCAGTCGAATACAAAGTTATTCTCCTTTAATATTTTTAAATTAAACCATTTTATAAAATCTTCTTGTTTATTTTAACCTCTTTACACTCATTTGTCCTAAAAAATATGATTATGTGCGGTATTATACCCTAAAATTGTGTAAGAAAACAGCTTATATTTTACCTTCAAAATAGGCTAAAAACGACTATATATATAAACTATTGAATTTACAACTAACGCCCCTAATTCTAAGAATAGGTGGCATAATGGAAGGTATGTCATGGAACAAGACACCAATAACGCAGAGACCCACGAAAAGATCACCACTACCGAAGAGACGACCACAACCAAGACGACCGACACCCCGCTTACGAAGCGGGATTACGCGGTCGCGGGCGTAATCATGGTGGCCGCCATTGGCGGTGCCATGGTGTTGAGGAACCCGGCGATTGTCGGGGCAGCCGCTCTGAAGCTGGGGCTGAAGAAAGCCCCTGTGCTTCCGCCCCCCAGCCGGTTCGCCCGGCTGCGGGCGAGGCTCGGTGGGTGCCCCGCGTGCGCCCGCTAAGTCCAGTTGAGCGGACTACACTTGTTAGAGCGATCTGGCAAGTCGTAGTCCGCTATCCGAACGCCACCGTCGACGAGGTGGTTGAACAAGTTTCCCACGCCCGCGCCAACCACAGCTAGGGCTTCACCATGATTGGGTAATTAAAATGAACATAGCTATAAGGGCTGGTCCCTAAACTCCACCCGAATAAAATTTTAAATCCCCCAGTCCGCGCTGACACGACGCTACTGGGGGGTTATTTTTTAGTAGAGTTTATTTTTTTAGCAGCAATTTTTTTAATAAATTTTTTTGCTTTATCTAAGCGATAAGGTTTAGTAAATGTCTCATATGAAGGCATACTAACTGAACTCATGGGTGATGAAAAATCTTCATTAAATTTACGCATTGTTATCATCCTTTATCTTATGTCATTTATAAATTTATTGTAATCATTTTGTAATAAATCCGACAGTTTAATTATATAAAATGTATTAGTTTCCCTACCCACTTTAATATAATTTGTATTTGAAAATCCAATGTCAGAATTCAATACGTCAAATATAGAATACGGAATAACCACAAACTCACAACTTCTATTTTCTTTGAATATTATAATTGGATATTTATCTCCGGCTTCTTCATTAATTTTATCCCACCATTTATTTATAATACTATTTTCGTTAAACAATTTAATCATTTGTACATCTTTATACGATTTACATTCGATTGCAAACTTATCAATAAAAGGTTTCCCTAATGGATCTATATAGGTAAGATCCCCAATTTGTGTATTTGTAGTGCGTTTTTTAATAGTATTCCAAGCTCCAGATGAAATGGAGCGCCACAAAATATCGTCACGTTCACCGCTTGTAATCCACTGTGATAATAACTTACAAATCTTGCGCTCGAACGATGATCCTTTATTTTTACTATTCATAGTGTTCTCCTACCCATATGATATCATAAAAAGAATCCCATTCCAATATTAATTGAAATGGGATTGTGTATTATATATATTTTAATAAGATAATTATCTTCTGGGACCACCACCACTACCTTGGCGATTTCGACCTACACCGTAGAAATTCTGTGCACGTTGTACCCGTGTTTGTTGAGGAGCTTGGGGTACAGGTTGAGGTGCTTGTACGGGAGCTTGAACTGGTCTAGGAGGTGGAATATAGGCGGCTTGTGGCATCGGAGGTGGAGGGGGTGGTAGTACGGGTTGAGCCGGGGCTACGGGCCGGATTGGTGCGGGCTTCGGTAACTTAGCCATTAGTTCGGCAGCTTTGGCGCGACCTGCTTGATAGCTATCAATTCCCTTCTTAACTTCTGCAGTCTTGTTGGTTGCCACCCTTTTCACCTTTTCGAGAGCAGCTTTACTATTAGTCATAATTGAATTTTTGGCAGAAGTCATACCATCTTTAAGGGATGTTGCAAGAGTAGGCTTTGTACCTGAATTTGCAAGTACATTCTTGGCTTGAGCGTCTCGTTGTGCTTGGGCTGCTTTCTCTGCGGCTTCGCGGGCGGCAACTTTTTCAGCACTTGATTTGGTTAGTGATTTGATATGAGCATCCCGAGCAGCATCAGCTTGTGGGTTACTTGCCCACCACTTACCTGCAGCATCAAGAGGGTTATCCCAACCTGCGGCTTTAACATTAGACGCAGCGTTTTTTACACCGCGCCATGCTTTACCTACATTATCACCAGTTCTATTATCAACTGCATTTCCGGCAGTGTATGCGGCAGTACCACCCACACCAAGTTTGGCGGCTTTAGCAGCATTTGCCTTAGTCATACCGGCGAGGGCTTTTCCACCATATTTCAGGGCGGCTCCACCCACAGTGCCGAGTAGTGACTCAGATAGAACCGCATCTATATTATCTTTAGCGTTGTGTAATCTCATTTATAAAATCCTTCATTAAAAGTTAAATTTACTTAAATTTGTCCCAATTCTATTCTTATTTGCTGTCCAATTCCTTAACTTCAATCTTATATCTAAAGTTACTGTATATTAAAGTGTCTCCGTTTATATTTGTGTATTGTATATAATTATCCTTTATGATTGGCATCTTGTACGAGGAGTCTGAATCGGCCAGAGATAGATCGTAATACACTGATATGTTATATATAACATTTTCTTTTTTAGTAACTCTATTATAACTGTCAACTAACAAATTATACGTGAATCCACATACAATTAATGTTATAATTAGTTTAGATATATTTATGACAAATTTTAGCATGAATACCTCCAACATTGAAAGGATTAAGTTATGTATAAAGTTATAACAAAAAAGAAATTAAATGAAAACACATTATCAAGTCAAAATGGGTTTATAGATAATATTGAAAAACTAACTGAAGATAATGACAATTTTAGAAAAGTTATATATACAGCTAACAATTGTCAGTTAGTCGCTATGTCCCTTAATGAAAATGAAGATATCGGTTCCGAAACCCATACCTTAGATCAATTTTTTAGAATCGAAGAAGGTACCGGTGTAAGTGTTATTGATGGTAAAGAATATGAAATATATCCCGGCGCAGGAATTATTATCCCGGCTGGAGTTAAGCACAACATTGTAAATACTGGAACTACTAAACTTAAATTATACAGTATTTACTCCCCTCCAAACCACAAAGACGGAACAATTCATAAAACTAAAGAAATAGCTAAGGCTGATGATGAACACTTCGATGGTGAAACTACCACTTAATTATATATATTAAATATTGTATATAGTTCAACTTTAACTTAAAGTGAGGTAAATTAACACCCATAAATTTTAAGCCTGTTTATATACAGGCTTTATTTTTTGTTTCATGTTTGGATCCGATCCATTAATCTATCTCTATATAGATTTCTGGTTGTGAATTATTTTCAAGCTTTTCAACAACTCTCTGGCGAAGTTCATCGCCTCTGGATCTTAGATCGTCTCCACTTAAAGGTATGTCGCCAAATGGAGTTTGAATATTACCGGATCCGTAATGTGATCTCAAATTACCGAGGCGAGTCATGTAGTGAGCTAAACAAAGATCCATGAATAACATTTCAAATGGTTGCGGCATTTTTGATAAGTCTTTTGGCTGAGTTCGCTCGTATTCAACAACAATCGGATCATCTCCAAGATTACCGGGAAGGATCTCTATAATATTCGGTTGTATAAATCTATAGACTTGATCGTAGTTCGAGTACTTCTTAAATAGCTTGCTCTTGAATACGGACAAACTCCACCATTTATAATGTTCAAGTCCGTATGGACCAACTACAGGATGCCCCGTCCACAATTCACTTTCCATATTAAAATAACAAAAAAGTACATTAATTATATCGCAGCATTCTTCATCGAAAAAATAGAATTGATTTGATTTTTGAGGTACTTTGTATGTGTCAATTCCGGGGTATATCGGCACACGTTCCCAATCAGGTATGTATGTACTAAATTCGGATAACGCCGTGATCTTCAAATAATCTTGGATCTGAGTATCATCATGTTCAATAAATGTTGACGGTAAAGCTAAGTTAGCCTTTACGTAGGTTAAAACTTTATCCCAAGTAAGCATTTTAATATATCTCCTTTAAACTAATATACTTTCATTAATTTGTCCAGCTAAAAGGGTAAACCACGGGAGAAACAATGAAGACATTATCATACTCCAACTTTTATATACTAGCTACTATAAACCCATATTACAAACTTCTACACGCATTAGTTCAATATAAGTTCAAATATGTCTGGCTAATATCATTTTCAATAGGTATAATAGAATATTTTTATTGTGAGTATTCACAGGCTTATAGGTATGGTATTGGAAAATTTGCTTTAATATTGAATCCGGTGAGTAAACTCCGATGGCTTTAGAAAACCTATTTCGTAAGTGTGTAGATTTAATTTTCAAATATATTTATTATATTACCAAAAAAACATATAGACATATATTAACATTTTCATTTAATACTATTGTTAAATTACATTCTTGGACTGAAACACAAATCCTTAAATCTAAGCAGTTGGCTTTTATGGTATATACCGTCGTAGATTATATACGAACCAGAGGGAGTTTAGCACTTGCGTTTACTGACGCCTATCAGCGCACCTTATAAATATTTTAATATGTTTGTCAATCTTATATTTAGTATAATTAAATTTGATTACCGCGCAATGATTAGTATTTTATGTAGACATGCTTTAAAAATAGTATGTACTAAATATTCTACTGACACGTTTTATTATCATATAAAGTCCTACGATGATAAATATTTAGGCGACTGTTTGAAATGGAGTTTAACTGGTGAAATTTTACAATGACGTTATAAAAATTTTAATTATGAAAATATTCAAAAAAATTGATTCAATTATAAAGTGGATATTTAGTGGATCTGATATTAATACCGGATATGGTTTCGATCAAAACAAATTTATGTCGATGTGGACTCTTTATGGGGTGAGCAAATATGCAAATCGTTCCTTTAATTTAACTGGTATTTTATATCGACTACATACCGGTCCTCCTATTGTTCGATATACCAAATTAAAGAAATCATACGAGATGCATTATGGCTAAGGGTATTACTATTTTAGATTGTATATTTTATACATATAAGTTAGTCAAAAGTTTTCGTATACCGGGGGTCTCCCCTTTTATAGATTTTAAGTATGGTTTAAGTAATTCCTATGGGTGTGAGTTAATTATTTTTAAACCATCCAGTGGATATTTTTATCCATCTCGTATGATTAAATATACCATAAACCCTTATTTCACAAATTTAGTCGTTGGTAGAACGTAATGATCGACATCTTCTCTTGGTTTCGCTATATCTTCAAAGACAATGTTTTTGTATGTTTAAATAAAGTATCAAAATTACTAAGATCTTTTAAATCCGAATTAATTCTTATATCTTATGTTTTTATGGGTGATACTGATCGCAATTGGTTCACAAGACTTAGATACCCTATAAAAATTAAACGTGATGGTATATCTGTGCTTGATGTATATATGGTAAGACATGGTAAATTGTCATTAAAATTTAAATAATTTAACATTTTGACCTCATATTTATGGGGTCTTTTTTTGTTGATTTTTCATTATATATATTAAGAAGTGTAAAGAATACTATCATCGATCTATGCGGATTGAATGGTGGTTTCATATAGTCTAAACATCAAAGGGTAATACCATGAAAAGCATCGTATCCAATGTCAAGAATATCATCGTCCGCGCCCTCAACTTCGGCGTGAAGTTCGCCCCTGTGGCGTCCGTTGTTGTGGGTGTAGGTGGGATGGCGATGGGTCTCGTCGCCGCCCCAGTCGCTCTCACCGCCATTGGTGGTGTGGTGCTTGTATGCTCCGCGATTGAGCTCGTCTCTAAGCCCTCGTTGAAGACGATACTGACGGTCGTCATCGAAGGGGGTATTGCCCGCTTCGCCGGTTATGCGGTGCTAGGCAAACTGACCATCTGGTTGGTTGGGTTGCAGCTTATGGTGGTGGGTGTGCTACTCGGTTTTACACTCCGTGTCATCACCGCCCTCGCCACTTACATTATCGGTGAGAAGATTTTATCCACCATCCGTAATAATAGCTTTATGGGTGAGCGTCCCGCCCGCGTCGGTTGTGTGGCGGTATAACTGAACAAAAACATCTCCAAGAAAGGATATATTATGGGTAAACTCAAACTTCACCTTCAGGTGACCATCGGGAAGTGTCTTGACTTCCTTGAGAGGTCGCCAGTCACCGCCGACGCCATCAGCCTTATTGGTTGGTGTGCTGTCGGCACCATCTTCCCCACGATTGCCGCTGTGGCGATCACGGGAAGTTTCGTGAGCATGGGTATCATGCTCGCGATTGAGAGGAAGGGGACCGTAGACCACAAGGCCGGTCAGATTCTAGACCTCGTGGTGACGGGGTGTAGCCTCTTGTGGTTCATCCCCGCCATCGCCGTCTACGCGGCATGGTACCTCGCCCAGTCCGTGGGTGCACGGGTTGGGGCTTGCACATGAACCCCATCGTAAAGGGACTCAAAAGGATTGGGTCCCTCACCCGAGCATTCGTTACCCCGGTCTGGAAAGGAATCCAGACCGGGGGGAACAAGGAAGCCTACATGGTGGGCTTCCTCGCGGTGGGTGCTATGAAGGCGCTCGCCGCCCCGACCTATCTGATATGTGGCGTTGTTACCTTGATTGTGGTGGGCGTCATTGTTGACGCGCTCCGCTTCAAGGCATCGGGTCTTAGACCCAAAATAGAGGAGATTAAAAATACGGTGATGGGATTGGCGACGGCGGGTCGGATGATGGGGGCGATGTTCGGGAAATAGTATAATACCTCTTGGAAGGAGAGTAAAATCGTGTTTGAAGATCGGAAGGCTTTAATGCCTTTTATGCTAATCGCTGCTATCATTGGAGAGGCTGCAATCTACGGGGCGGCGTATTTCGCACCACTCAACAACATCAGCATCCCGGTGGTATCATGTGTCGCCGGAACAACAGCGGCGCTTTGGGTACTGATTATCAATCAGAGGTGGTCGGAGCCACATGAGCGGACGCGCTACATGTGGGAAAATCACATCCGCCTCCGGGCGGTTATTTCCCTCGTCGTAGCGGGACTGGCGATCATCGCCATGTCCTACAAGTTGAACGAATCCCCCTACTGCCTAACTGCAGTGGCTGGGGCGGCTATGGTGCAGACCGTGATATTGTTCGCGGTCCTTTCAACCGGGATTGTCCTCGAAGCAATCCAGAAAGGAAAGAAAGCATAAGAACTAAAAAAGAACACGCTACCGGCAGATATCCCGGTAGCGTGTTTTTTAGATTAAAATAAATTGTAAATATCAGAATCGTTCAAGTGAAAGTCGTGTATTAATTCTTTTATTTTTTTGATAAAATTTTCTTTGTGAGTTTCGTTATAAACATAGAATGGTTTATTAATATTATCATCAATCGCTTTACGAGCAGGAACTTTAACATTAATCATGTCAGTTTTATCAAGCCATCTTGATAGCGATTCGTAGCTTATTTGTTTATATGCTTTGGTGAGTAAGTCATTATTATCTACAGCTAATTTCCAATTATTATCTAAACTATCATATAAATCAGGCTTATCTAGAATTACTTTTCCACCATTATATAATCTATCTTCAAGTTCATCCACCGTACCAATTAGTTCGTTTACAACATCATGATCTGATATCATTTTTAATGCAGTTTTATCACCAATTCTAGGTATACCAAATACGTTATCGGATACGTCCCCGCACATAGCCATTATTAATACAATATATTCTGGATTTACTTTAGACATTATATCGATCCATTTGGATTGTGATTTAACGCTGGCTTTATTAATCTTTAAAAATTTACTTAAATACGATTGTTTATCTAATATGGTTGTAGTGCCTGATTTGCGTGAGAACATTATTGTATTGGGTTTATTTAATAATTGAAAGTGATCCTTATCACATGATGATACGATATGATATACATTTGGCGATTCGTTGAAATATCGAGTTATTAAATAATAAGGTAAAAAATCACTTTCTAAGAAATTAATATTAATAAAATGTATATTATTTAATTTTGCACATATCTTCTCAGCGAAATCCCAGTTGCGGGTCTTAATCTGATCCATTTCTTCACTATAATGTTCCATCAATACATTTGTGATTTTTCTATTCTTTTTATATAATGGATTTAGTTTTGTATGGTATTCGGACCTGCCTTTATCATTGCATATGATTATCTTACAATTAAACCCACGGCTTCGAGCAGCACTTATCCAGTTCGAGCAAGTCAATATAATAGATTGAAAAATAGAACTTTCAACTGACTTACCCATTCGGCGACTTGTCTCTACTATTTCTTGTACTACATCTGGTATAAATAAGTTGGTCGATGAATTTTTTAAATCTATATATAGATGTATCGTGTCAATGGTATTTGGATTTATATAATCGAATATCTCCATACATGGTTGTGTGCAGAACATTATCGGTTTAAGATTATTAGACATGAAAAAACCTCACTAAATTGGAAACTGTTGTTACTACAGTATACCATCTAGTGAGGTAAAAAGAAAGTCGAAACTAGGATTTAGTGGTTATTTTCGATGATGAAATCCATATAGGCAGCTTCGTCAGCAACTTTAATATTTCCAGCAAAATCATAGGTTTCACTACCGTACTCAAGTAAGTTAGACTCTAACATAAAATTATCTTCGGTCTTTACGGCATTATTTTTTTGCGTAGTTTCTTTGACAAATGATTCTAAAACTACGTGTATGTCTTTATGAGTAATCATATAAAATCTCCTTTTAAGTATATACACATTTGTCCCGACGTTTATTTAACTATATATATTTATTATTGGAGTTATACTTCTGTTTTATTTTTCTGCGGTTAATTATGACGAGTGGAGGTTAGAGCTTGTACCCATGGAATCAAAATTCATATAAGTATATACATTATATTAAAGGAATGCAATATAGTATAGTAAATAAATTGTTTAAGCTCATAGACTTTGGGTTACATATTACAATTATACCTATATTTAATTTTGTTAAAGCATGGGATTATAATAACTTTCAAACTAATTATACCAAAACTACGCCAATACGAAGGTCGTCTGCTGAGTCTCTTTATATGTCTAATTTTAAAATATCAGTTGGTTCCCCAAATATTATATTCAGGAATGTGTTTGCGCCAATAAGAGATAAATGTTGTGATGTATCCCTATCCTTATTCACCAGTAAATATAATTTTATGTTATTAAAAAGGGTAACAGACGGGTCCAACGAGGATTCTGAATACCATAGAGATACCTGGCCATATAACTACAGTATGATGAATGTTAAGCAAAAAAGGAGGATGATGTGATGGTGGGACCAAGTCTTGTATATAAATCTAAGTTAACTAATAGTTTGGCTTTAATTTTAAGATTGATCTACGACCTAAAAATATGTCGATTTCCTATATTTAATTTTATGATGCATGATATAATATGTATAGATTCCAAACAAAGTGATAAAGTAAAATTCAATTTCTATGGGATCGACATTCACTTTCCTTATCCATTAGTTAATTCGGATCACACATTTAAATTGAGTGTGTGTCGCGGGTTCTCCAAATCTAGTGTACACGACTCGACCGTATTAGTTCTAAGAGTTCCAAAGTACAATTTTTTAATTCTAACATCTAGATATGCATGTCCATCATCTAATTATAACAGACTGCCATTTAGAAGTTCGGTACTCCCCGTATAATGGATATACAACATAGAATTCAACAGTGTATATATTATACCCATGTTCTTGTGTCTAACTTAAATGTTAAAATATTCCCTATATTCAATTACATGAAATTGTGGTCAAGCCAAAGTGTAAACAACAGACTAATTGGTTTATATGACTCCTATCCAAATGGTGAAGAAATGGAATTGTATATACCAGATTTGAAATATAAGCCTAAACATAATTATACATTCAACAAGAATGCGGTGATATTAAGTGATACCATAATATACGACTGTGATGGAATTACTACATTGACCGCATTTACTTTTAAAACAAATTTCGTATTGTTAAGTTTTTTGGTTAGACTTGAGGACTATGATTTAACCGGGACGTATTTCGGAGAATATATATTTGAGTATCGTCTATGATATGGTATTTAACTTGAGGGCTTCGTGTGTACAAATTAAATCTGTCGGACACCTATGATAATATAATTATCCGATGTATGGAACTAATATTTAAAATTTTGAAAAAAGATTATAGACTCGTTTTACCTTATTTCATAGATAGTAAAACATCGGATCTTCGAAATATCATACCAAAGGATATACATATAACACATCATACTAAGACAACACATAATAAACAATATTTAAATAATAAACAGAAAAAATATTACAACTTTCGTTATTATGGATCTGTTTATAACATGTCTGTATATCGTAGTTTTTATGTTGAATTCGGATTATCGAAGTATTATTTATATCTCATGTGTTTTAACAATGTCGTATTTGTATATAGGGATCCGGATTTTGATAATACTTATTGTTTACAATCTTTAATCACGTGTGTTGTGTATAACCCTTTGAACGAAACTTAGAAGGAGTGTTTATGTGAGTGTCTTATTGAGTTGGGTTGGTACTACCGATCTTGAGGAAAACACGAAACGAGGGGCGATATGTGATATCCTGCGGGATATAGAAATAGATCAGTTGTTTATATTATATGATTCTATACGATACAAGCGGGTATTAGGAAGTGGTGGGTTTGTTCATAATCTAAGAGCTAAACACCCAAAATTATATATACGAGCAAAAAAAGTTATCATAGATCATCCTAATGATATGGAATCCATTTATATGGCAAGTGAACAACTAATTCATATGCACCGAAAAAGCAAAGTATATATAAACATATCATCGGGAAGTGGGATAATGGCGGCAAGCTGGGTATTAGCGACATCTCGTGTCGATTCATCAAAAGTGAATAGACCTATGTTATTGGAGAGTTCTTGGCAACGAGGGACTCAATTATTGCAACTACCATCCACTGTACAGTGATTATATATATAAACTAACGAAGATAGAGTATGTATATTCTATAATACAACATTAAACATCGAAAGGGTAACGGTATGGCTGGGGTAATTGATTATATCATTAATATTTTCAACAAACTCTTCAAGAAGAAGTCGAATGGCAACGACTTCTTCGCGTAACAGGTTCGGCGCTCCTCATTGTGGGGAGCGCCGGTTTTTCTTTTTCAAGGAGGTTTTATGGTACCAATGTTAGTTAATGTTACGGGGCGTGATATCACCATCGGTGGAAAAATACTTCCTTCGATAGGGGAGATCATATGGGTGTACGGGTCCAATATTGAGCTTGATTCGTCCAACGGATATACAGTAACATTACGTGATAAGACGGATGATAAGATGGTCATGAAATTAAATGACGGTACCCGAGTAGATCTCAATTCCGGGATACGGATTGAAGGTGCCGTTCACATCTGCCTACACAAATTCGCGAATGCGTTAAAGCAAAAAAACTTTTACTACATCGTCGGGGATAAAGTAAAAGCGGATAGAATTCATAATTGTGTATTTTAATTTAATTATATATATTAATAATTGTAAATTATATTCCCATAACTTCTGTGTGACTTGATGGGGATATCAAAGTTTCACATAAAAGGGATATAACATGTGGACATCATCAACATTCGGAAGGGACTACGTCTTGGCTATGAAATTAGTTGAGACGAAGTTCAACTCCAACCCGGAGTTTAATCAGCGGGTTACCTCCATAAAAGGAGACTGTAAACAATTCGTGGAGAGTGGCGGAAACAAGGGTGATGTTTCCGCCAAGTTCGAAGACGGATCCATCTTCGAGTTGGTGGCGGGGTTCTGCGAATGGAAGTGGCCGGAGGGAGAGGGGCGGTGGTCGACCCTACGGGCGGGTGACCATAAGATCCCGGCGCAGGGGGTCGGATGTACTTGATGTCCCAAAAAAATCACCGCCTCCAATATTTAAGGGACGGTGATTTTTTGTTTAATTTATTTCTAATTTAACAGTCTTAGCAATATCTAATAAATCATTTGAATATATACATTTTTTAAATCCTATTAAATAATCTAACATTGGATCTTTTAATATCGGATATAACTTACACCAAGGACCAGAAGCGTAAACTGTAACGTTAGGGTTATTTATATTTGATACTACAGACAAAAAAATAACTTCGGTGCTATCCGGAGTTGTAAATAGAATATCTTTACCACCCTTGCCTGATTTATTACCAAATTGAAATGTCCAAGAATAATTGTCTGTCCTGCCATTTGATTTTAAATACTTAGTTGTATTTACGTCGCATGTTTTTACATGTATATCCGGGAGAGTGGGGTCTAATTCTTTATATGGTAGATCACAATCCCACCCTTTACTCGCACCATATCTAACCGTCATATCAGGTACTATTTTTGGATATCCATTTTTATATAAAAATACAGCAACTGCTAATTCACCATATTTACCGACTCTAATATTGTTTAATGCATTTACAGCATTTCGTTCATTTTCATAGTGTATTTTAGATTGACCTTTTGAATTCATTGCATTAGAAAAACAAATAATTTTATCCAAAGATTTTTTATGTGTCTCTTCTGCTAATTTAAATGTACAATCATATATCAAAACTTCTGTTTTTATTTGTTCTAACAAATCCATTTTAATAACCCGCCGATATTAATAATTCGGTTTTTTGTCTGCTAGTTCTTTTACCCGAGTCTTTATCTTTAAGTGCTGTTATACTATAACTCACACCATCAAGTTCTTCTATGGTTGCCCAGCTATATAAATCTCGTATTTCATCACAATCATCATACGACAATAACCATTTATGTTTTGTATTCTTTAAACAATTTGCTAGGCGTATATGATCTTCAGTGTTGAATCCGTGCTGATATAAATCATTGCCCTTTACAAAATATGGTGGATCTAGATAAATAATAGCATCCTTAGTATCTTCCAGTATAACTTCGGAAAAATCTACTCCTGAAAATCTTAAACTATATCTTTTAAACTGTTTATTAAGTTTATCTATTTTTTTACAAATATATTTAGGTGACCATCGGCAGTCAATCTTATAATCTGAAAGTTGGGATTGCCCACCTAATGGTCCACCTGATTTTGTACCCAATCCAGAGTATGATATTTGATGTATCGCTAGTTTTTTGAATCCAAAATTTACAACAGTATCAATATCAATTAATTTACAGTCTCTAGTTAAATCGTTTTTGAATGAGTAAAATGCATCTACGGTTGGAGTAAATTTTAAAACATTCTCTTTAAGTTTCTCTGGATATCTAAACACTGACACCCATAGACAATAAATACCCAAGTCTAAATCATTAATCCACACTTTATTATTTTTTGATTTTTCTAGGTATTGTAGTCCTATACTACCACCCCCAAAGAAAGGTTCCCGGTACTCCAAATCTAAGTCTCCAGCCATATCATTTAATTTAGATACAATTTTGGTTCTTAGCTTCGACTTGCCGCCGGGGTAACGAAAAAAACTCATTGGTTGGGTCCCGTTGTGTTGTGGTGAGTATTGTATATGAAGTGTACCATACATGAAGGATATATGCAAACGATACCGATAAAAAGAACGCCAAACCAATTTATATGGTCTGGCGTTCGTTTTATTGATTTTTAGTAGTCTATCATGGTCATATTTGATTTTGGGTGTGTGTGTTTATTTGGATTTGGTGGGATATATAAAGTATATATGTCATCTGGTATTATAAAGTTACCATCCACTAAATCATTTGGTACGAATAACATATTTGCATCCGAACATCCAATTAATTGATAATTTTTTTCTTTTGATAATTTTAATAATGCGTCAAAACTTCCGCCAAAATATTGGTCATACGTAGTTATAACAAAGTCGGGGTCGTACGCAACAACTTTACTTTCTCCGGGTGGTACGAATAAATTGTATTCGATCATTAACATTCTTGGTTTATATTTTTCATTTAATGCTTTCCAAATCCATAAGTCATTAAAATCAACATCAATGATTAGCAAATCGAATATTTCAGGAACATTATATAACTCAAATAAATCATTAATATTTTCTGCAGTTATTTTATGGATTTTTACGGCTGGATTTTTCTTTTTATTATACTTTGTATTCGGACTTACATCCATCCACAAGCCATTCCAACCATGATGCCTTTTTAGAAATGTTGTATTATCATATAGTTCATCAACATCAGTAAATCCAAATTCGACGTAATATTTATTGGTGGTTCCAATTTGATTAAATATATTTTCAATTATACCCGTAAATATATTTTTTTCTGGGTAATAAACTTCTGGACAGTTGTTAATATCTGATATCATTTTAAACCCTTTCGAAGGATTTCGTTTAACTCTTGTTAGATCATACACTTATCACCATCACAGAATTTCTCGATGGTGTCTTGTGTATTCTTAAACTTAAAGTTTATTGCGATTATATTCTTGCTCATTTCTTCGTACTGATCCTTGGTTATTGACTCATACGGTGCTTGTATATATCCGTGATCCGACAGGGGTAGAAATGATACGGTCTTCAACTGATCTTCGTACATTTCAATTACATTTTTAAGATAGAGGGATTCGTCTTTGGTAAAGTGCACTGTCTGTGAAACGCTATTATCCGCCCAAATTGATTGAATCTTAGATCCAAGTTGCATTTGTTCCCAAACCGAAACGTCCGACTTCCCTTTATAGAAGTTCTCAGCCTTGACGGGTATTTCAAATACTATGGAACGATCACCATAAGCGGATACTTCCCACTTATAGCCAGCATCTTTAACCGATTGAATCAATTGTTCGTTGGTTTCTTCAATCCGAATTCGACGGATATAATATTCGGAGTGTTCAAAATGAATCCCCGGCGTAGACCCACACAGAAGTGATGTCGTTCCGCTCGGCTTAACCGTGCTAATCTTAATGCTTTTCTGGATACATAGCCAGTCTGAATATTTTTTATCCAAGTTTTTGAGGTATTGATATCCTTCATCGCACCAACGGAAGTATTCGGTTGTACCGTGCTTTTGGATTGCTTGCACGATCCCAGACTGAGAGATTCCAATTCTGCGGTTCTTTAGGATTTTCGAATTTGTTGTGGTTAAATGTGTAGGTACGAGCGTGACCGACTTGCAATATAGAAATGCAAATTTGAGACTACGTTTAAAATCTTCGAAGGAACTATGGTGCGCCGGGAAGACATCCGCTATATTGCAGAGTTCTTCACTCTCCAGCGAAATTTCACCGCATGGATTAAGCAGTGTAGCCTTACCATCAATGCCTTCTTGATACCCATCTTTCAAACGACCATAATTTTGCATACGATGTTTATAAAGAATTCCGGGTTCGCCAGACTTTTTAATTGTATTAATAATATTGGTGTAATCCATTCCATCTTGAGCATAGATGCTATTATTTGACGCCCAACGGTGGGTCATTAATTCTTCTTGGTGCAGATCCGGATCCTTCAATGAAATATATTCTTGATCGTTGTAATGTCCAAAGGCTATCTGGGCTGTGCGCCTTTTCCCGCCAGCTACAACACACACTCCAATAATATTCATAAGATCAACAATATCACTAGATGAAATATCATAGTCAATTCGTTTATTCATTATTTCTTGAATTTTATTTATACAATTAATTAAAGGTTCTGGACCGGGAGCAGTGCCGCCAGATGTTACGATAGGAGATCCAATCTTTCGGATCTGAGAATAATCAATATTAGTAGGTAAGTGTTCTTTACCAACATATGATTCAAGAACAACTCGGAGGATCTCACACCACCCTTCACGAGAGTCTTCCACTATATGTGGCTTATCTGTTGTTTTTGGTGTTACGAATTTGAATTTACCGGATCCTTCTGTATCAAATCCACATCCCACTCCACACATTGAAACGTCCATCATGAAAACGTATGGATCTGAGAAATTTGTGCTGTTAGTGGATACCGCAGAGCAATTGAATAACCCCATAGATCCACGTTTAAAAATAACATCACCCATATTAGCAAGTCCGCGCCCCGGAGGAATAAACTTAAAAGTAAACATCCGAGTATACATTTCTTGGGCGGACTTTTGTGCTGTATGTGCTTTCCAAGGGAGTCTTAAATTTTTACAATGATTTAATTGAATCGTGTAACATGTCTCTACGACTCGCTTTACGGTTTCAAACCATTCTTCGGTGCGATCTTCGCCCTCTACACGGGCAGCATATGTTCTCTTGTATGTTAATTTACCCAGTGGACCCCAATTCGGTTCTTTATCTATGAAATCTTCTAGAAACTTTTCACTTAGTTTAAAGCGTTCTTTAATTGGGAAGATCCATTCATTCATTTCGTCACGACTCATAAAAATTAAACTCCTGTGTTTTTTGTATGATAATCATTTGTCTTAAAATTTGAATTCTAAACTTTGCCAATACAACCGTCTATATGGTTTGTATAGATACCATCATTGTACCACTCTTTTGCTAAAAGATCCAATCGATTTGACAAAAAATTTCCCTTATAAATATAGACTATATATATTAATTATTGAATCCAAACTTAATTGTGGTTTTCAACTAACTCGTGGAAGGAGTGAAAGATGGTATGATTGATATGAAGATGAGGACCGTTTCAATCGGTCCTACAAGACCGAAGTTCTTCGATGATGCTACTGTTATAGCGATTGTTGAAGAACTAAAATCTGGAGGTAAAGGACCGGGGTCGACCGTGAAATTCAACATGGCGACAAAGGAGAGCTTCCAGTTGGTGTGTAATATCAATTGGGCTGCTTTTTGCCTCGGTGGCTCGGTTGGTATTAAAGCTCACCGTCAAGGCGAGTCCCTGACGCGGGCAGACCTGATCGCAATCGATATAACCAATATCGAGAAGCGCCGCATCAGGTTTTCACCGTTTGTGGACACGAACAGTTCACGGGCGGCGGCGGCGGTGAAGATATTGAAACTGGAGTGTGGGGAGTCTTCGAATACGTACATCAAGGACATCTGGAGTGGTAATTCCGCTGCGGAACTTGAAAAGGTGGAGAAGCCAATCCATGTGGTATTAACCCCCTCCCATTCGCTTGTCGATGTTGAGGGACATGAGATTAAAGATATCGCTGTTGGCGCTGAACCGGTTGAAATTGAAATACCGGATATGGTTGCAGCGGAAGCTGATACACCAAAGATATTGGGTGAAGTGAAGGGAGAAGAAAACGTGGTTATGATAGAGGAACGCCGCGCCGCGAGGCACGGTATGAAGCGCAAGGTTGTCTGTGACAGCCTTGTGGATGAGTCTGTAAGATTGCTGAAGGCGGCGAAGGTGGGAGATTCCATCAAGGTTGGTTCAATCGGGACAGCCACGGTTGCTGCCATTAATTACATGGCGTTTACAAGTGGCTGCGACAAGGGGATCGCTCACCGGGGTAAAGGTCGGTGGCTGACCAACATGAGAGAGGTGGCTGCGATCAGCCCGAGGAGTCTCACGAGTGGTGAGATTAAGTTCTCACCAAATGATGAGACCAATGCCCTGCGGGTGCAACGGGCAATCGAGATCATCAACAAGGAAAAGGGATTTCCTCACCCGGCTCCCGAGATGCCCACGACAAAGTCGGTTGTAGAGTCGGTTTCCCAAGAACCGGTTCTCAGAACGCCGACTCATACCACCCGCACGAAACAAGAAAATACACTCGCCGACCGAGTGTACCAGATTCTGTCCAGTGAGGAATCCGGAAGCCTTGTAGACAGAATTCATTGTATTGAGGCGGCGGCTAAGCTTCTGCAGCGGGCGGGTGTACTCAACCCGACTGTACAGTCGAACCTTAACGAAGCCATCATGGATTCGTTAATATCCAAGGATCTCATCGGCGAGATTCTCGGATAACCAAAATATACTACCCGGCTCTAATCTGAGTCGGGTAGTTTTTTCTTGTATACATTTAGTCGGTTATATTATAATATAGATACAAGGAGTATAACATGAAATCGATTCAATTAGAAAATTTAATTGCAAACTCAAAAAATAAATTAGTTCATTACTTAGATACATACAGTCCGGGTAAAGTCCTGTTGATCTTTGACCACGGCATTGGTGACATTGTTGAATTTCTGGATCTATATGTAACTTTAAAAGAAGCATATCCAAAATGGACTTTCAACATTGGTCACCACCCATCTCTCGACTATACAAATTTACACCCTGATATTATTAAAATTTCAGACCTTAATAAAGAATTTGTTATCCCGTACGGATCTAGTATTGTACAGGGAGTTGATAATGTATTCTTCCGTTACAATATGAAAGAACTTTCTAAGAAGTATAAAATTATAGCCAATATCCGGTACTGCGATTTTAGACACCCATCAACCAAACCAGATCAAATCATAAACAGATCTAAAAATGAAATGTGTGCTTTTGTTGAAATTGGTTGGGATAATGTAAAATTAAAGACTCATACATTTAATTTCGATCTCGATAACAAAGATTCCAAGCAAGTTGTTTATCACTTCGCCGGGCATACGGACAAATCGATCAAGATCCCAAATGAAAATATTCAAGCCGCAATTTGGAAAGAAATCGTAGATGCTGGATATCAGCCGTTTGATGTGCATATCAACAGTTCGTCGAATATCGTGTTTAGTAAAGTTCCGCTACCATCTTTTATCGATGAGAAGTATTCAATCCGTAATAAACCTATGCACCCCGATTTACTTCTGGATGTTGTGAAAAAATCTAAGTATTGTGTTGGTGTTTTGTCGGGTCCGCTACATTTATGTAACCGAGTCTATGGATCTGAAAATTGTTTTGGTGTTCAAGGTCAATTTAAGATCTCAAATTATATAAGTTCTCCAACGCCAATGGACCACATCGATATTGCGACATACATTCCCGGTAAGATCTATCAATGGCTGAAGAATAAAGGATAATATGGAAGAGATTTGGGTAGCTATAGAAGATTTTGATAATAAATATCAAGTTAGTAATTTAGGTAATATAAAGAGTTTTCATACCGGTACTGGATCTAAAGGTCTAGGCACAATTCTAAAACCTAATTTAAATACATATGGCTATAAAAAATTAGATTTAACTAAAGATAAAAAATCAAAAACATATTGTGTGCATCAGCTTGTTATTAGAGCATTTAAATCGGATACTTATTTCGAGGGCGCTCAAGTCAATCACATTAATGGTGTAAAGACTGATAATAACGTCGACAATCTAGAATGGGTGACACAAAAAGAAAATATAAATCATGCTTATGAAACTGGACTTATGGTTCCTCAAATTGGATATAAAAAGCGGAAATTAAATTATGAAAAGGCTGAAGAAATTCGATATCAATATTCGAATAAAGAATACAGCCTAAGAGAATTGGCGGCTAAGTACAATGTTTCGGATACGTGTATATACGATGTAGTACACAATAAATCATGGAACTATAAAGGATAATATAAATGTACAATCAAACTAAAAATGATATTCTTATCGAAAAAGTTAAATCCCCAGATGAAATACTAAAGAATCTTAAAAATACAAATCCGGATCACAAGGTAGCCATGCTCGGTGGTTGCTTCGATCTTACGCATCCCGGTCACTTGGATCTGATCTCCCGAGCCAAATACTTTGAAGTTGATGGATCTTTTATTGATACTGTTATTATTGCGTTGAACTCAGATATATCAGTTAAGATTCTAAAAGGTGAGAGTAGACCTATCCTAAATCAAGACGACCGCGCCTTCTTTTTAGCTAGTCTTTCTTATGTTGATTATGTGACTATTTTCGATGCGCCTGTTATTGATGGTGTTCTTAAGGCGATACGTCCAGATTATTTTATTAAATCAGATCAGTACAGTTACGAATCTATGACGCAAAATGAAAAGAATATTTTTAAGGAATATAACATAACGCCTTTATTTTTACCTTTTTATAATCAATACAGCACAACTCACCTTATAAATCAAGTTGAGGCTAATACTAAATCTATTCGGTGCATCTGTGAAGATCGTCTTAATAAACAAAAATAATGGCAGTCAGACGAGGGACTTTCATGTATCATAACGATCCAAATACTAAAACTATATATGATTTGTTGTCTGCTGAAGATATAAAGTTGTTGGAGAATATTGAGCAGGTAGAACAAAAGCGTTTAAATGATCGTTTAGTGTCTGCGCCTAGAATTAACCCACCTTACTATATCCCATCTGAATTAAATCTAAACTATTATGAAGAGATGGCAAAATATCAACGACAAGCAATATCAGACGAACACAGAATAGAATTATTAGAAGAATATATTGAGGATTTAGGTCAAACTCTAAACCACTTAAAGGAAAAGCTTGATGGTATGGATAAGTCGAAAGAAGTATAATCGGTTACTGCGTAGGTTGGTATTAGCCGAACAAGTGGCGGATGCAGCCGTGGATCGAGACGAGTATGGAGAGACTAAAGAAGAACGACTAGAGCGAGAAGTAAAAGAACTTAGATACAGTGTAGATAAAAGATTACGCGCATTAAATGGTGAAACTAAACTGTAGAGGGAAGTTGAATGTTTAATTTAGACCAAGTTAAAGAAAAAATAAAGAATATGGATATTGTTGATTATTACTTTTTATTGGGTATATCAATTGGGTGTATAATATTGTTCATCGGAGTTTGCATGACCTTCAATGAAATTGAAACTGAACCGGATGTAATACAAATCGAATCTACAACTCCTGTTGTACCCTACACCATCCCACCAAATCAAACTATTGATATAAATATAAATCCAGATCCAACCACCATCCCAACTTCACAATCTAATTTACCATTTCATCAAGAAATTCATATAACAGGATCAAACAATACAATTTATATAAACGGTACAAAACTCCCATGACTTCAACTTACTTATTTTGTATAGTTTTGATTTGGGTTATAGCATTTTGTCTAATAATAGATAGGTCGTAAAGGAAATTAAATGGGAAACGAAAACGAATTATGGTATGTCATCGGAATTGTTGGATTTATTATATGGGGAATTGCAATTAATATGGGAGTAGATGATGCTGACGAAAAACTTGAAATTAAAAAAGATAATATTCAAGATAAGGATATAGACGATGGAAGTGAATGATATCAAGAATAGAATAAATGAAATTAATAATAATTTATATTCCGCTCCACCACATACTCAACATCAGATAAGAGATCTAATCGCCTTAATTGAACAATTAATACCATATCAAGCTCAACTTGAAGAGTTAAAGAAATATTGGAAAGAAGACGGTAAGCATTTGGATTATTGTATTGAGTGTAAAGCTCCTGTAAACCATAAACATATTATGCATGGCAATGGTCAGGGTTATCATAAAGTGGTATGTTCTGTGTGTGGTGGTGATTTAATAGATTATTTTTGCATAGCTGAGAATATATTATATCCGGATGAGACTTCCCCTATAAACGAAAACACCCCCGTATAAAGATATATACGGGGATGTTTTTATTAATTATTTTTATGCGCTGAATTTACGACGAAATGCAGCCCCAATACAACCCATTGTTAGCAGAGCGATTGTACTAGGTTCGGGCACTGGATTTAAAGGGGTGTTATCCACGACATCGATAACGTCGTTACCACACTCCATAGTCCAATGTAGACCGATACCACCATTTGGATTTGTTAACTGTTCTTCCATGATGCTGTCTAGGTCGATTGAAATTTCATAAAAATAATGCTTTCCGTGTAGATTGGTTTCTACAACGGGGTTTAATGAAGTTGTATAATTGAATACACCGGGTCCATTTTCATCAACTCGATATGGGTTTGCTGCTGGATAAAATGTTGTGTCTATTGTATCCCAGTTAACATTGATCCAACCTTGATTGAAGCGAGAAGCGTCGGCTTGTCGTTCACTTAAGTTAATAGCAAATGTATAACTACCAGTAGCACCGATGTCAATGAAAAGATCACCAGCATATAGAGCATCTGCGGGAACACCTTGTGGTGGAAATCCCGTTACAAGTCCAATATAAAGTTTACCACCACTTATAGCGTTGGGATCATTATCTGAAAATGCATAGAAGATTTGCTCTATATCATATAACTGACCACCACCACCGGGTGTGGGTCCTTCTTCATCGTTTTGAAAACGAATGTTGGGGTTGTTAACTGTTACTAGATTTTCACGCCATGTGTTAAAACCAATGTTACCTGAATATGAAAACCAATCGTCCCAGTTTCCATCAACTGTAATTGCATATGAATTTAAACTACATAATGTAACACCTAAACTAAGTATAATTTTTTTGAAAATTGACATTGTTGTTGTTCTCCGTTGTATATACTAAGCAAGTTACATACCATAAAAAATTGACAGTTTTCTGCCACTTTAGAGCATAGTTTACCGCATTTTGATCGGTTTTTAATTTTATGGTGTATATTAATACGTCAACTGTGAATAAAGTTTATCATAAATGTTTATATACAATCAATAAAACAAAAGGTAATCAAAAATGAGTAACCCACACGACCCCATTAATTGGGACTTCTTTGCGGCATATAAATATGATATACTAAACACACTAAAGAAGCAAGAACCTGACATCAATAATCATGCTTATATCGATGATCATGTAGATTTTTATGCGTGGACTCAGGTTGGTGGTACTAGCCCATTTGGTATTTGCGGTCAAACTGTAAACTCATTTCAAGTATATGCGTTTGTTAGTCATAACTTGGATTGTGTTTTACTACTATGTGGTAAGCTAAAATACCACAAACAATTTCAATTTGGAATGAATTTTTTCACCGGAAAGTAAAGGGTCTGAAATGTCTAGAGTTAGTGAAGTTGCAATTGATATGGTTGTATGTCCATTTTGTACTACCGACCATAAATTAAATGATAACATTAAAATGATAGCGGATGAATTTAAAAGCACATGTAAAGCATGTAATAATGAATTTATTGTATTCAGTGAGCCTGTATTGAAAATAACAACTACGGTATTGAAGTGAGTCCTATGGTAAAAGTTATGATCCCATATAAGATGGAAAAATTTTATAATTTTGATAATAATTTCGATTCTCCACTGGGGATATTATTTAATACATTTTTTTATAACATGGACGGCGAGTATGGTGAGTCCCATTGGCAATATAGTAAATCAGAATGGTTCCTAACTCTTCTTCGTAAGGAGATGCAAGAAAAGTGGGATGTGGATGTTAAGATTGAAGACTTAAATTATTTAAACTTACATTCTAAATATTGTGAAAATAATATTAAACGCATTGATATGTTTTGGAATTGGTTAGACGTTAATCAAATTCCATACGATATGATTGAATATAAATTGAAACTCAATTTGAAACACACCACAGATAAAGAACTTGAAGTATATTTATTCCAAAATCATAAAGGAAGTTCTAAATTTAGCGGTGAATATTTTAATCCATATCTTGTTAATGGAGTTGATATAAAGTGTAAGATACTCGGGCAGTTAACGGTCGATGGGGATTTAACAGTTGAACATAAAGATTGTTATTTAAAGCAAAAATTTATATTCACACGATATAAGAACATCGGTTCTCCAATATATAAGTCTATGAATGCAGAATTTATTCCTTATACTCCTAAAGAGGTAATGTGATGCCACTTGAAGAAAGCTTAAAACAAGTATTGGAATATAACACTGAAAATAATATTATTCTTTATTATAGTGTGGGTTCTCTAACCCTATTCACATCTATACCGAGAGACAATCCTAACTGCACGGAACTCTCAAAACAATTTTATGATCATGTTAAATGGCAGCAGAGTAATCATTAAATTAAAGGACCAACAATATGGATATACAAGAAATTTGGAAAGATATACCTGAATATGAGGGTATGTATCAAGTTAGTAATTTTGGTAGAGTTAAAAGTTTTATTATAGGTGCCGGTGGATCTAAATTTAACGATCCTGAAAAGATATTAAAACCAAATGGTAAGAGATATTTACACGTCACATTATCTAAAAATAAAAATAAAAAAATTTGTACAATTCATAGATTAGTACTGTTGAGTTTTCGACCTGAGAAATATTTTGAAGGTGCTATTATCAATCATATTGATGGAAATAAGTTAAATAATAGATTAGATAATCTGGAATGGTGTACTCATTCCCAAAATATGAAACACGCCGCGCAAAATAACTTAACTGCTAAAGGTGAAAAAATTGGAAAATCTAAATTAAATAATAAGATAGTTAGTATAATTAGAATATCCCATAAAAATAAATATTTTGAACAAAAAGAATTAGCAAAAATATTTAATGTATCTCTAACCGCAATATCAAGAATTATTAATTATAAATTATGGAAACATGTTTTATAGGAGAAAAACTAGATGTTCAAACAACACAAACAAGTCCAGAAGGATTGTCCAAAGTGGATGATCGATAGCGTCCAATATGAGGTGATCATGGGCAGTTTCGCATACGGAGTCCATAACCGAGATTCCGATAAAGATGTGTATGGCTTCTGTATGCCCCCAAAATTGATCCTGTTTCCTCATCAAATTGGAGGGCATATAGAAGGATTCGGACGAAGACCACAAGGATTCGATCAGTTTCAGAAGTGTTATGACGACGTAGATTTTTCTATATTTAATATTGTAAAGTATTTTGATTTATGTGTAAATAATAATCCAAATATGATCGACAGTTTATTTGTTCCTGATAATTGTATATGCCATATGACCAAGATCGGTGAGATGGTTCGTAATAATAGACATAAGTTCTTATGTTCTAAGCTCTGGCACACTTACAAAGGCTATGCGTATTCTCAATTACGAAAATTGAAAAATAAAGATCCAAATTCCGGTAAAAGAAAAGAATTAATAGATAAATACGGATTTGATACTAAATTCGCATATCACATCGTTCGACTAATAGATTATGCTGAACAATTATTACAATTTGGTGATATGGACATGCAACGGGATCGAGAACGGTGGAAGTCAATACGCGCGGGAGAGTGGAACTTAGATCAAGTTGAAAATCATTTTTATGAAAAAGAAAAGACACTCCAGACACTATATGAAACTACTTCTCTCCCTCACGACATACAGTATGAACCAATTAAGGAACTTCTATTGAATTGCCTTGAAGCCCACTATGGATCTTTAGATAAAATGGTACCTCGCAACACCAAAGCAGAATCCATATTATCTGAAATGCAAAAAGTTATAGATAGGTTCAATGTATGATTGAAACGAACATCCGAATATGTATGGGTATAATTAGACGCATATTTACATGTTTTATAGGAAACCAGATTCGTAATTCATTTTATACATTTACAGTATATGCAAATATGACCTTCATCACATTGTATGGTTTCATTAATGACCAATGGAAAGAGTTATACGATAGTACTGTGTATTTCAAAAAATTCTTTTCAGACGATTGGGTTAAATGTCATGATTATAGATAAAATTACACGTTGTTGGTCCGGCATTAGGCGTATATTTAGAATTTTCATATTTGAATACGATACATATAATACATTCGCATTTTATACTAATTTACTATACATTTCTATATTTGGCTTTGTTAATGGGCATTGGTTCGACTTATATCGAGGTAATAAATATTTCAAAAAATTCTTGATGGTTGAACCTTAGATATGTCCGACTTAACCAGAATGTATTTAGTAAAATCTATGATAAATTACTCTCTGCTTACAAATTTAATCTTATATCGACCACGTCTAAATATGTTACAATATATAAAATGTAATAAAAGTTTAAAGTCATATTTTTACGATAATCTTTATAATTGGTGTGCATGTGAGTATCTACCAATGTCCGACCAGTGGATGTATTCCATAAGCCCCTATGTTATTAAAAGATTTTTAGAAACTAAAAATAGATTCATGTCTAAAAAACTTATGTATAATATAGGGTTTAAAAATAAAATAAACCATAAACTACATACAAAGTCTAACTTGAATGGGAATACTCTTCGTGTTCTACATCAATCAACAAGACGAGAATTGAAAAACGGTAAATATATAGAAATGCATTATCATCGTTATAGAGGCTAGGAGATATTATGCCGCAACCATCGGAACCAGACAAGACAATAACAGTTGGTAATACTCGTACGACTACAGGTGAGTTGTACGAGTATTACATTTCAAACAAAGACAAAATACTTAAGGAGTGTAATTACAGAAAAGTTTTACTGTTTAATAAATACGATACACACGATTCCTTCACCGTAGTTCGTAAATATAAAGATTCGGCTATAATATTAAATAAAGATAACTATGAAGATATTATAACTGGCTACACAGTTTCCATATCTGTCGAAAGTGAATATCCCGGTCAGACTCTCCGACAAAAAATAATTGACATAGACAGTAGATCTAATAAGATTACAGAAAAAGATTTAAAGAAATGTGTAACGGATCTATTTCAATTATATAATAGATATAAGTGCTATGTTACAATTAGTTCTACTGGATATCACTTTAGAGTTGATATAAACTCTCAGTCTTATAAACAAGCATTAGCTATAACTAAGAGTGAGTTGACATCTAAATTTCAAGGTATATATGCTATAAATGAAAAGCCGTCAACTCGAAATGCTGGTATGATTAATTTAGATTTAGTTGCTATGCAGTCTAGGGGTAGTTTAACTGTACCCTATGCTCTCAACAGGAATCTAACAGTATGTCGATATATACAACTAAAGGACTTGAATAATGCAAGGCGCTCAACCAAAAAATTTACATGATTTAGGATATACCCAATTAGAATACACGTGGTATTATTCTATCGAAATGGTTTCGGTAACCTCCCAAATTACAAAGGATGATAATCTCGGTCATATTATAAATGTATTTAAAGATCAAACCTATCGTATGACTTTAGGTCCGAGAGGTCTATCACCAAGAGATAAACCAAGGGATGGTAATGTTAAATATAATCAAAATATGTATGATATATGTACTAGACTCGATTATATATTGGATGATATGGGATTTGATAAGTTTAAGAATGAATTAGATAACTTCGCTTATTTGTATAGATCTGAAGAATTTGATAAAAACCTTATAAAGTTTAGTTACTCTTTCACCTAACTGGAGGTTTGTTATGTATATAACCACGAATAAAATATTAACAAATGATGATATATTAAATTATAAAGAAGGTGATATATTTGTAAATTGTACTTTTAATGAGGTTCAAGTTTATCCTAATATTTATACAGCGACGGTACCAATACATAACACCAGCCCAAATGATAAGATGAACATGAAATTAGGGGACGTGTATATTCAAGCTCCCACTAAACATATTAAATTTTATGGTATTCCAACACTATTAGGTCTAGCAGTGAGGTTTACATTGGATGGTACAGATCTTCTAAGCGTCAGTGATGGTAATATTGTGAATGAAGAATTAGAGGATTTAAATCTGCATAGTATGATGTGGAATATAATAAGTAACATTCTAATAGATTTTAAAATTCGGCATGAACGTGAACAGTCTATATATTATGGTAAGAAGTATTGATGCCTTGAAATTCGTATGATATAATAATCCAACCGAAACCGCAACAAAGGAATTTCAATGAGAATTACAGACCCCAAAGTGTATATCATTTCAAAGACTCAAATTACATCAGGACTGTGGGATTATCTTAGCGACAATGAAATCGCATGGAAACCAGCACTTGGTGTTACCTGTGCCGAATCATTAATTGAATTTGCCGGTAGAAATTGCTATGAATCGTGGTCTAAAGAAGATGGTACATTTGAAAATAAGAATATTTCTCGTGTAAGAGAAGGTAATGATATCTATATCAATAACATTCTTAAATCCGGGCACGGTTCAGTTCTAGAGCATTGTAACGTCGGATTTCTGTTGGAGCTATCTCGTGTAGCTACTCATGAGTTAGTCCGGCATAGGGCAGGAACCGCCTATGCACAGTCATCAGATCGATACATTCGTTGCGACGATATTTCTATGTATGCTCCAGATATTATTAAAGATAACGAAGAAGCATATAAAGTATTTCAAGATGCGGTTCTAAGTGTTGAAAAATCAATTAAAGAACTCGAAAAAATATATGACATTGATAATATTAAAGACTTTGATACTAAGAAGATTTTAACTTCCGCATTCCGACGCATTGCCCCTACAGGTAAGATGTGTAAGATGGTCTTCACCGCCAATCACCGGACTCTACGACATGTCATCGAGCTTCGTACATCCAAACACGCTGAGATAGAAATTCGAGTTGTATTTGATAAAATTGCTACTTTACTTAAGGAAGAGTTTCCAAACATTTATCAAGATATGAGTCGGAATGAAGACGGGGAATGGACCTTCGAGAACCACAAGATCTAATATGAAACCAACAACGTAATAATTCGTTATATTAATTTTAATATAACGAATTATTTTTAGGATTATAAATGGATTGCAGCCTATGTGATAAAAAGTATTCAAATATAAATCAATTATCGACACACTTATCAAAAATTCATCCTGAAGCTTCTAAAGAAGAATTCTATATAAAATATATAAATCCTAATGTAAAACTTAACTGTAGGGTTTGTAATAACAAATTAAAATTTAAAAATCTAGCTAAGGGGTTTTATATTTATTGTTCGACGAAGTGTAAGTTTAAAGATCCAGAATTTATACAAAAAAGAACTGAAAAAACAAAGAAAACTAATTTAGAAAAATACGGAGTTGAGTATATAACACAAATTAAACAAATACGAGATAAAATAAAGAAAACTAATTTAGAAAGATATGGGGTTGAAGAATTTCTTTCGAAAGAAAATAATGAGTGTAGAGAGAAAATTAAAACTACGTGCTTTAAAAAATATGGCGTGGATAACCCACTCAAATCCGATATTATTTTAGAACAAATTAAACAAACCAATTTAAAGCAACATGGATTTGAAAACCCATTTAATAATCCAACCATACAAAATAATATCAAAAAAACAAATTTAGAGAAGTATGGTGTAAAATATACTTTTCAAAGTGATACGGTAAAACAAAAAATAAAGGAAACAAACATAAAACGTTATGGTGAAATACATTATTTAAAAACGGATTTAGGAAAGACTAAACTTAGAAAAAAATCATTAGCTCGTAAATTCAATAAAATATTAAATTCACATAAGTTTAAATCTTTGACTCCATTATTTAATTTATATAATTACAATGGAGTCAAAAATGAGAAATATAGATTTCAATGTAACGATTGTAACACAACCTTCGAAGATCATTTAGATAATGGTCGAATACCAAGATGCTATGTATGCGATCCACTACCATATACATCAAAATATGAAAACGAAATTGTTGATTTTATTAAATCCATTTTACCTATAGATTATAACATATCAACTTCAAATCGATCTATAATATCACCTCTCGAACTTGATATCTATTTACCCGACTATAACTTAGCTATAGAATTTAACGGATTGTATTGGCATTCTGAACTCCAAGGTAAAGACTCTCAATACCACTTAAACAAAACGAATCTATGTCTTAATAAAGGTATTGACTTATTACATATATTTGAGGATGAATGGATATATAAATCCGACATCATCCAGTCAATAATAAAAGAAAAATTAAATCTAAACAAAATTATAGATTTCAATGAGTGTGACATGAGATATATTAATAAAAGAATATCCCGAAAATTCTTAAATAAAAATCACATAGAAGGATATACTAAGTCTGATACTAATGTTGGATATTATTATAATGATGAACTTGTATTTGTGGTACTGATAAAGGATAATATTGTCATGAGGTGTGGAACTAAACTAGACCATTCTGTTATAGATTATATTTGGGGTATTGGAATGCCAGTTTTAATAAATAAGCGATATTTTAAATTAGATTCTCAATGCGAAATTTCTACAAGCATTGAACCAGACTTTTATTATATAGATGACAATTTTAGCAATAGATATAGTAAGTACTCAAAAGAATATACCGTTAAAATATGGGATTGTGGTCGCTACCTTATAAACCAAACATTATAAATCAAACCCTTATTTGGAGTTCAATATAAAATTGACAACAAAACTCAGAACACATGTGCTATTCTATCCATTTCGTGGTTATTTATATTGTCGGCGCGGTCTGCACTCTGTTCATCGTAAGGGTGGAGTTCACAGGGACGCGGTTTGGATGGATTATCAGTCTCCCGATATATCAATAGCAAATGGTTGGAATCATTATAATAGAGAATTCAATTGTAAAGACTGGAGAAGAGGGTGGGTCATGTCTTATGGTCTACCCCACCTAGCCGCCCTAAAATGGGTTGTATACCCATACCGACTTCGTGTTGTTCAATCTCTTGTTACTATACTTGGATCATTGATATTTTCAATATGTAATTTAAACTGGATTGGTAGACAATTTACTTTTAAAAATTTCATACCAAGATTTTCATTTAATAAAAGAAAAACCTATCGTGCGTAGTATATTTAGTAGACCCACCAAAATATATGGTGGGTCTTTTTTTACTTAGAAAGGATGTTAAAATGATAACTTGTAAAGAATGTAAATATTGGTATTCCGATGATGATAACAGCCACCTAGAAGGATATAGATCGGATTATTATTACGATTGTTTATTAGATGGTGATAAATTCCTATATGATCCAAACATCGAAGAATCTAAACCAGATTCGTTGATGTATTGTGATTCGGATGGATATAGCGCACATTTTAAGACAGGTCCAGATTTTGGTTGTATTCACGGAAAACCGAAAGAACTAATATATGCCAAGTAAGTCCATTAAAGAAATAATAGATGTAATACAAGAATTCGAAGATGAAATAAAAGAGTTATCTGAAAATAAAAGAATCTTAGAAAATATTATAAAAGATTTAGATAAATTTAATAAAAAATTTCCCAGATTTATATTATCTTGCCGAAATTATGACTATAACGATCCCGAAGATTTTCATTGTTGTCCAATTGTTTTTTATTTACATAAATCCGCCGAAAATGAAAATATCAAATTATTAAATAAAATTTTTAGAGAAAATAAAAATAATAATAAATATCATTATATAGATTTAAGATATGGTGAATACGGACATATCATAACTAAAGAAAAGGGTATTACATCCGGGATGGCATATGAGATACCACATGTTTATACTGATATGTATGACAACTTAATAAAGTGCTTAAATATTTTTTATGATATGAAAACTAAAAAGTCTAAACAATGTCAACCACGATAGTAATAAATAAAAACCCTAAGCCAATAATAAACCAGCCCTCGACTCTAGATCGACTTATTGAATCTAAGACTGAAACTCCATATGCATTTAATTTAACTGTAGAATCTTATATATCGAGTTTAAAGGCAGATCTAAACGCCATTGAATGTTTAGTATCCGCCGTAGATAACTTTAATAAAAAATACACACATTATATAGCTTTAACTATGCCCCATCATTTTTCTGTATTGTTGTCATTAAGCCCTTTATACGAAGGTACAAGTAGAAGACTTGGTGAGTATTTAATGTCTAACAGTAACTTCAGAATAGATCCACTCGGACCAAATATTGTTTATTATGATAATTACAATAAATATCAGATTTCAAACCGATATTATTTAGAATTAGCAGATATATTAAATAGTTTTTTAGAAAAGGAAACTGAATATGGATAATCCACTAGATGGTTTATATCAAAAATCCAATCGTTTAGAAATAGAAAAACGAGGATTTGATACGCTGGTCGAGCATATTGATGGGGTGTGTACTAAATTTTTAGAACGATTTAATAATGCGATTATGATACGGTATGAGAATGGTGAACTTAAATACCTATTCAATAGACGATGTGAACTTGATATAACAATATTGAAACAATGTTTGGGTAAAATTTTACAAGAAGAATTAAACATATATAACAAACCAATTGTATTCACTTATTATAACGATAAGTATGATTGTATGTGTAAGTCCGAAGGATATAATTTTAACGGATTAGACCCATATATTTTAGAAGATGTGTTAATCCGGACTTTGAACCAATATATGAAACAGGTTAAATGAGTTTGCCAATATAGCTTAAGTATGATACAATTAGGATGATATCAACTATTAGTCAACTACGAGAGAACCTTATGTCTAACTGTCCATTTTTGAAAGAGCTTTGGTTTGAACTCGCCGGTAAAAAATATAAAGAAAATAAGATTAAAACTCTACCACCATTAGATGAATTAAAGAAATCTGAATGGGATGATACATTTGAACAACTAATGCGTAACAGGCTTATTGTCGGTAGTTTTCGTTACGGGCTTCTAAAAGATTCAGATCGACCTTCATATAAACGTGTGAGTAGTATAATAGACCGCCTTCAAATGTATCTTGAAGATGGTAACACAGAACACTTAGTCGATGCGGCAGCAATTTCTCTAGCCGAGTACGTATGCGGAGATCACCCCCTTAAGCACTTTGGTCCCAACGACGACCATGTACACATGAAGGAAATGCGTTAGCCTATATTATAGCGACTAAATATTAATAACATGAAAAAATCCCGATCCAACTTAATGGATCGGGATTTATTTTTTTATAAATGATTTTATAATTTAACTCGTTTCTCTATCAATTATTCTTGCGCGGTGCTTACGGTTTACACCCTGTTGGAGTCTGGCTTTCTTCGCGGTTAACTTATCGATCTTATAAGCTAATTCTAATTTACAGGCGGCGGGGTCTGCTGTATTATCACAACTACCACGAAGTTCCATCATATTCTCAATCATTGAGTCAAGGATACGAACAGTACACATATCTCTCTGGTAGGGGTCCTCAATCGATTTACAGGACATGTAACGGCTACGGAAGGACGAGAGACCCTTAGCGGCTAAAGCACCCATAGCAGCCGCTGCAGCCATTCCACCGACAACGGCAAGACTCTCCGAGATACGTTGTTTGTGATGATGAAGCATATTATTCTCCTGAGTACTCTTGAGCGTTCTGTCCACGTAGGGTACTGATTCTTTGATCAATTTGAGCCATACATGCTTGTGGATCTTTGGCTCCTCTGCAGCGACCCTTTTCTTTTCCGATTGATGCTATAAGCATATTTCTTTGGCGAACTTCGCATTGCTGTTTTAGCTGAGGGTTGATCTCTTGGTCACATCCTTTACGCTTCCACTTGTGTTCCATCATCTTACGCTGTATAGCGTCTTTTGCCGAAATTGCCATGGAGAGTCCCGCACCAACGGCTGGCATTCCAAGACCGATGACATTACTATTCTTCGAAATGAAATTTTCTGCGCCTTGCATAGCACCGGTCAGACTAAATTCATTCACAATATATTTTTCGTATATAACTTTCTTACACACAGAGTTCATAATATAATTCCTATTTATTTTAAATTTGTCCCTTACTTTTCTGTCATTATAAGCTTCTTATGCTGACATCCACACCCTTTTTCTTTGGGTAGAAGTTTAGGATCAACCTCATTATCTATATTTGCTTGTTTTGAGACTATATTCTTTAGAACTTCAATGCTACCCATTATTCATACTCCTTTATTTTATCATTGAACCAAGCCATGAATTCTTCTTGGATGTATTTGCCGCCTTTAGATCCATTTTCTTCTTTTGGGATTATTCTAAGATTTTCACGAAGGTTACAGATCTTCTTAATTATTTTTGTACCATGAATATTATCTAGATCATTATCGATAAAGGCAATTCTTGGTTGTATATGATCGATAGAATATTTAGGCTTAGCTCCATATTTAGATTTTTTTGTTTGTGTGAATATTTGTTTAGATGCTATATATAAGTTATACATTGGATCATCACTTAATATAATTTCATGTTTGTAGTCAAATTTTAATAAATCTCCGCGCCGCTTTCGTGTCCTATCTGTTTTATAATTTGAATTTTTTTCACCTATCCTATTTGATCTTTGACATTCTTTACATCGAGACCCGCCCTTAAAAGCATCTAATCGTATTATACTGGGAAAACCACATTCACATTTGTATTTAAGTTTAGATTTAGATGATATATATGTATATTCATTTTCTAATAATTCGCAACCTTGATCTTTGAAACACTTATAGGCGTCTTCATATTTAGATTTTCTATCACATCGGCACGTTTGACATCGTTGACCATCTTTAAAATTATTTAATCGTATCTTACCTTCAATACCACACTTACATCTATATTTCATTAAAGTTTTTTTATTAATGTATTCTCTTCCTAATAATTCGCAGCCTTGATCTTTAAAGACCTTATAAACTTCTTCATATGGTAATTTATTATGAGACATTAAATAACACCAACAGCTATAATGCCAAGTATTGTGCTAAAAAACCTGATCTCTCCGTATACCTTTTCTCGCATCCTAAGCTTATGTTCAGCCCTATACAGCTTGTCCGCCAATACGAAATTTTCCTTGTAGATCTCTTTCGAACTTTGCTGGAGTAATACTAATTGTTGTAAAGCTTGAATCGTAGAATCCTTAACCTTAATTAGTTCGACTTGACTCATAACAATATTTCTATAACCTTCGGTGATTTCTGCAAGATCAGCGATCTTACTATAATCTTCACTGTAAAGTAAGACGGCGTTCGCCTCAGTATCATCAAAAGTTAAACTCATAGTACCATCATCGGTGATATTCGCATAAATAGGAGCATCGAGTAAACCACTCAAAGTCTCTTCATGTAGATCGTCTAGCTTTGAAGTGTCTAGAGAATATTCTAAAGTGGGTTCAAAGGTAATCTCAGGTGACTTGTACGTTTCTAAAGCATCCTGTCCATCGGAAGCACAACCCATAAGTGCAACCATAATTGTAATTAAAAGTATTGTGTGCTTGTACATAATTAGTGTCCTCTACGTTCTTTCGCCTTTTGTAGGGCGATTCTCAGTCGTTCATTAGCGGAAGGTATGGTCCGGCGGGTTGGATCTTTCTTTATCTCTTCAATTTCATCTACAACGTCAATTATACCCGTTGCAATTTCCATTTCAATGTCATCTTCTTCTTCGCTATTCTTTACAATTTTGTTTATAATATCTTCTGCTTTTTTATCTATTTGTTTAATTTCTTTTAAAGACTCTTTTTTATTTTCTTTATATACTTTAACATCTTCTTTTTGAATCTTATTTAATTGTTTAGTCTTTTTACCAAATTTTAGGAAAGCTATAAGTCCGAGTACGGCTACAATTACAACGCCGACCATACCGCTACTGCCAGCTAATCCCATTATACCATCAAATATACCGTCAAAGCTTGCACCACCATCTACTCCTTGTTGGACTACTTCATCTACGGGGATTTGTTCTAATTCATCCATGGTATTTCTCCTTATGTGTTGATTAATTGTATATTGTTTTTAATTAAATATTCCTTGGCTTCATTTATACAACCTTTGGCGTGTTTATTTGAATTTTGTTCTATTGTTAATAATTGTAGATTGTCTATTTTATTAATTGCTTTTCTAAGTTTATATTCATCTAAATTATATTCATTATATAATTTACAAAATAACTTTACCGGTATTATATGATCTACTACAAATTGCTTTGAGTCTAATATCCAATTGTTATAATTTGGGTCATCTTTCATATGTTTTTTAATCCATGGATTCTTTTTACTTGTTCTTAATCTATGATTTAATAAAAGTTCTTCTCTATTTGGGTTAAAGTTTGGATGGTTTTCACCCCTATTATTTTCTATATAACATTCTTTACATCTACTATCTTTATTTTTGAAGTTATTGAAAAGCATATCTATCTTGTGACCTTCGGGGCATATCAATTCATCTTTAGACTCGCACCCATTATAAATGCTTGTTAATGTATATCCTTCATTCTTATAATAATTAAATACATATTCTTGAGTAAATTTTTCAACACCGGAACATTTTACACAACGACTGCCTTTATTTTTGAAATTATCAAATAACATGTCAACTTTGTGATTATCCGGGCATGTTAACTCGTCTTTAGTGTGATTGTTTTTATAGATAGATCTTAGTGTATATCCATATTTTTTATAATAATTGAATACATATTCTTGCGAATATTTTTCAGTTCCGAAACATTCACCACATCTTTTACCCGTCTTTTTACCATAACTTTTAAAGTTATTAAAAGTCATTTCAATCTTATGACCTTCTGGGCAAATAAGTTCGTCTTTATACTTACAGCCTCTATATATAGATTCTAAAACATAACCTTCTTTTTTGTAATATTCAAACACTTCGTTATGTGTTATTATTTTAGGCATAGACTTAATCTTCCAGTTCAGTCCCTAGAGTTTTATCTTGAGTTCCAAATCCTGCAGCTTCGGTCAACTTTTCTACAATAGGCATATTTTGAATTTTTTCAACTATAGAATTATTTGCACTTTTAGAAAATTCGCGGGCAACTAATGTGGTTGTAATTAAGGAGATCTGGATCGCAGCGAAACCGGATGATTCGAGATACCCCTGTACCAAGAGCCATGCGTTGATCCAACTGAATCCTACTAATGCCCATACTTTTACTGAAGTGCACGCGAATATAATCTTTTTAATAATATATAACCAAAATCCAAAAAAAGAATTGAGGATTGGAGTGTTGAATATAGAAAATTCTTTTTGCTTTTTAAGCATTGTAATCTGAGATTCTGTTAACATTATACCATCTCCTTATAGTTTTGTATATATCCTTAAGAAGAAGTCGAAGTGGTGAAATTCATCATAAATAGGTTTTGTAATGACGTGATATTTATTATTATTTATAGTTGTTTCAAATTCGGCTTCATATTTAATTTGTTTTTTATAAATAGTTATTGTCTCGTATAATATGTTTTCTTTAGACCCCTTTCTAATAAATGATTTAAATATCCCCGAATTCTTTATGTCATCCACCCAAAATTCATCTTTAAACGAATTATTATATTTCAAAATGTTAAATTTATGATCGTATAACACAACCATATTATCTGAGTCTTTAAATGCTTCTAAACTGTCGTCTATCGGTCCAATTCGTTTTTTCAAATCCATTGCCATGTCCTCCAATTTTTGGAGGAATTTACGATTTCTACTAAACTGAGACTCGGTCACCCTTTGGCTGGATCGAATTTTTTCTATAATCTCACTTTTTTCTTTTTCATAGTTATTTACAGGGTTTTCAAGTTTTGTTAGAATTGGGTCCGCTACACTCCCTATGAATATATTGGTTGCAATCCTTTCTAATGTGAGCAACATCATTACCGTCTCCTTTATTTTTCTATATATGCTAATAAATATTTTGAAACCACATTGAACAGTAAGGTGATAATTACGGTCAATCCGGTTAGTATTAGTCCTACCCGAATTTGTAGCTTTAGAACGGTTGTTGCTAATTCTTGAAGTTGAGCTTGGAATTCTTCTTTAGTCTCGTATATCTTCGTTACGTTTTCTAGTTGAATATTCCCAATTTTCTTTTCACAGTCTTCCATTGATGTTACTAATTTCTTTATGTAATCTAATACATACAATCTATACGTATTCCAATCGGAATCTGTATCCTTCGGCATACCCTTATTATTATTCATTATATCTAATTCCTTTATAATAATTGATATGATGTTCGATATTCATCCCTATGAAATAAACTGATCGATCAACAGAGTCCGAACTACCAACTCCTTTGTTTCGTTTTAATTGTAGACTTAAAAGTGAATTACTTAAATCTACCGAATCATTGTTTGCAACTTTATTTCTAAAGCTAGGTGTAGACACAAAACCTTTTTTCTTAAATACAATTTTACTAAAGTCTGTTTGTATCCCGTGTTCTGGTGATACTATATTATATGTAAATTCCACAGTGTCTAAGCTATGTTCAGAGGGATTTATAAAATAAAACGTTATGTCCAAAATATTATTTATAAAAAAAGAAGGTAAGGTAAACGTATAATTAATACCCATATCTTCTGGTGGGAATTCGTCTGCTTGATATACAATGTCATTATGTTTTATACGGGAATTTCCAGACGACTGTATGTACATGTGTTCACGGGGCTGTATAGCTTGACTTAGAGAATTGTTAAATCCGACTAAAGTACCATCCGAAAAGTTTTTGTTTGACAACTGAGATGTTAATAATTTTCCATCTTCAGTTACTCTATTATTTCTGTTACCTACTTCTAACTCGTATTGTACGCTCAATACGCCTTCTATTGTCATATCTTGATGGAGCTTGATTCCTTTTTTTAAATCTAAAGGTCCGCTGGCTAATATTTCTTCTTTATTATTTACGTCTGTAAGTGATAAATAGTAATTCTTATTTTTATTATATAATTCGATTCCCTTTTTAATATGCATTTAAAATTCTCCACAGTCTATTACACATACGACCAAATCGCTAGGGTGCACACCCGAGTCTACGAGATCCCCCTCATTATCCGATAATAGTGCTATATTACCTTGAGTGGTCTCACCTGTTTTAGTCGCTTTATTTATTACTAATGGATCGAATTCTTCGACCCTGTATGTAATCATTGTTCGATCTGGTATTGTTATTGGTAACGGATCGTATGAATATACATCATTATGTTGCCAAGGTTTATTTGATCTTATATTAACTCCATAACCTTTATGATTACGGGTTATATCGGTTCGGTTAGCCATTAGAATGTACCTGCGTCTATAACCGCCCCGATTGATAGATCACATATGTCGAATCCTGTATCGAGAAGGTTCCCTTGCGATGCAGTTAAACCGGCGATGTTATTACCTACTGCACCCGGTACCTTATCCGCCTTGACTCCTAGTAGGGCATCGATCTCGTCTTTTGAATATACAAATTCATTGTATGGGACTTCGATTGGCATAATCTAATACTCCTATATCATTTTCTTCTAAAAATTTTTCGAATTTTTCTTTATTGAACTTATAACTTCTATTTTTATGCATGGATTTATGAATTTTAGTCGGAACTATACTAAGTCTTTCTCTAGTATTTGCAGTCTCTCTTACATACATTATAATTTCATTATTATCAGTTAGGTTATTTTCAATTAAATACGAACTCCAGTCATTAATTTGAGGAGTGTGGTGAATTTCATAAGTGTCATACCCTAATAACCATTCATTATACAACGGATCATCAGTCATATGTTTTATAACCCAATGTTTAGATCTTTTTACTCTAATCATTTCATTCAATTCAGTTTTTTTGGGATTCCACGCCCAATGATTTTTACCGCACATATTTCTATAATGACATTCTCTACACCCACGGCTTTTATCATCCATACTACCTAAACTATTTTGTCCTATATAATTACAAATCAAACACCGATATTTCATTTTTGTGTTACTATTTATATAAACATTTTCAAGGAGTTCTAAATTTTTTTCTAAATATACAGTTTTAGCATATTCTATATTGAATCGTTTTTTGGAGGCTGACGCCTCATCTTTACATTTTTTACACCCTTGACCTTGATTTAATATATTTGCTAAATTATTTTGACCTGAATTACAACACGTTGCACATTCAAATTTCATAGGAGTCTGATTATTTATATATACATCATCTAATAGAATCAACCCATTTTTTAAAAAACTGTCTCTCGCAAAATCTATGGTATATTTCTTTGATTCGTATAATTTATTTAAATTACAACTTTTACATCCAGATTTAAATCTTAAAACATCATATAAAGGCTTATCCCCCACATAATGACATGTTAAGCATTTATACTTCATTCGTACGTCTAAATTTTTATATTCAGTTTCGAGTAATTCTAAACCATATTGTTTAAACACTTCGGTTGCTGTTTGTATGTTATATCTTGTATTACTCATATAAACCTTTTAATAATATTCTAATTTCAATTGTAGTAATTTATAAGTACCAGTACCCGATGCCAAATTAAGTCGAATACATACAAATTTATTTGCATTTGCTGCAGACCCGAGCATATTGATATTCCCTGCCAAGTCCGCAATCTCTAATCGATCTGCGTTAGCCGGAGTGTCGCTTATAGACTGTGCTGTACTCCACGATCCACCTGAGTTGATAGCGTCGTTGTCTGTCAATATTCGGGCTTGAACTTCCCAAGTACACGCCGATGCGGGTCCGCTGTATATAATCGAAATTTTAGACAGAGAACCGGTGTAATCGGTAGGGATAGAGATGTTCCAAAACCCATATGTACCAGATGTGAAATCTACAAAAACTTTAGGAATTGTATTATCAGTTGCTACGTATGGGACGGTACATCCGCTAGTTTGGGTAGGGTTTAACCCGCCCGCCGTTAGTAGTATTGTTTTTGGCTTTGAAACGGCGGCATCGATGTAATCTTTTGTATAAGTGCTTGACCAAACTGAGTTTGCATTTACAGTAAGAGAGTCGCTTATTTTTCCAAATTGATATACGGTAGATGAAGTGGCATCTTTAACGTATAAACATTTTTCCGTATTCCCAAAAGCAAACTCCCCGTTTAATAACGAGGAGCTATCCATTGGTCCGGAGACTTTTCTTCTTACTAAGAATCTATCTATTTGGGATGTGTGATCGCAGGGCATAAAAAATTCCTTATGTTACAATCATTTGTCCCCCATTTCTTTATTCGAGTAATACTTGATCTTTGACATCATCCGTGTTTACGACCGTTAGATTTGCTTTAATCTTAGTTTTAGACTTAATTGCCGGGGACCTACCTTCATCGTCTACGACTTCGGGAGTGACTTCATCGACTGGGGTTTCGGGTTCTTCTTCTGGTTCGGCTTGATCGATATCATTATCAATAATAAAGCCAGCCGTAGCCAGTTCGTCCGGTGTAAGTCTAATATTTTCATTAATAATAGCACTAAGCTTAATCTTATTGACATAAATTTCAGTTTGATTTGAGACTAGGAAATCATTAAATTTAGAAGTAAACTCATTAATAAATTCTTCTGGAAGAGGTACACCGTCTCCGGCACCGTACTTCTTCAGTAGAGCTACTCGCTGTTGTTCAACCAGTGCGAACTCGCGGGAAATAGTTTCCTTCAACTTAAGGACATTAAATCCAGCAGCAATACTCATATCGCTTGTTGAGATCTTATTTAGAACCTGATTTGCGTACCAAATTTGAATCAAATATACTTTTTCTTTTTTCATTTCTTAATCCTCGTTTAAATGTGATGGGTCAACTAAAATTTTCAAGAACACCAGATGTTGTTCAGTTTCATACTTATTGTATTTTACTATATTCTCTACAGTGACTTCAATAAAAATCTTTTCCAAGAAGTCTATTACGCTTATAACCTTCTCATTAAGTTCAATTGAGTCTTTTTTATCCATAGGAAATTCCAAGACACAAAATAACATTAATTTCGGAGTTTCATTTTTTATTGTATGAAAAAAATAAAAATTTCCAATGTGCTTAAAGGATTTGGTCTTCTTTCCCTTAATCACATTGGAATACATATCGAATTCATCACGGGCTACATCTAATGTATCTGATACCGTCATTTCATCCACAATGGACTTAATCTTGGATTTCTTACATTTTAATACCTTCTTTGGTTTAGCCATGATGTATTATTTCCTTTTTATATATTTTGTAATCGGTATTTTAACTGGGTCTATTAAGTGAGTACCAAAATCCTTATTTAAAGAATTGTAGTAGAGGGTAACAGACTTTGCAGCATTATTGAAGTATATGGGCATATAGTCCGCTTCTTTTAAGTCGGCGTCACTAAAGATTATAACATCTGCAAATGGAATTTTAACATAATCTAGTACGGATATCAATGTATTTTTATAATCATTGTTTAAGGCTGTCGCTATTATAGCCGAATTCTTGATTATAGGTTTAGTTCTGTCATTTGCTATAATGTTATGTAAATCAAATACACCTTCACATAATACAACCTTATTACTGTATAAATCAAGCGGCTTAGCGTAAAAATCTTTAAAGTATATATCTAACAGTTTGATTTTAAAGTATCTGAACTGTGAGGTTGTATCTATATTACGACATATAAGCTGAGATTTTCTAGCTGATAGGAATCCCACGAAGTTAGACTCTAAGAAATCTATAAATGATTGTTCTTTATCAATATTGATTTTATTTAAGCTTATGAATTCTTTTATATTAAACACAATGTTGTTTGATAATATTTCTTCATCGTAATTTGGAATTCGGCTCTTTATATAATTCAGCTTATCGGTATAGAAATCTTTATTAATTACCGGTACTAATACTCCTGTATTATACTCTTTATCGACAAATCGGTCTGAGTCTGTCTTAGACCAGTTGATCTTTAATGTATCTAAATCATAATATTTGTTTATATCTAACTGAAGTTCTTTAAATAACTTATATATAAAGCCTTTAAAGTCACACCGGAAACATTTGAATATTGGGTCGTTTATACTTATATACAGGTGACCGTGACTACGTCCGCCGTGGAATCTATCTTTTTCACATCGGGGGCAGAATGTAATCAACTCCATAGAGTTAAAATAGGCAAGACCCGTCTTTGCAGTCAGGTCTTGCCGTAATATTTCTTTATCTTTCATTATGATATCAGTTTTAATTTTTTATACATAGTTTCGATTATTTTATAAAGCATTGCTATAAAGTTCATATTAGGTACTAATGTATCTTGATGTTTATTACAATGTTCGCTTACTAATATCTTTGATGCGAAGCTTATCCCCTCATCTTCGAACAATTTTTCGTATATATTAATATAATCTATATCATTATCATTTAATAGTTTTTCAATTTCTTTTATTTTGGATGTCAATCCAACTTTATCATTCAATTTTACATATTTACCAAATTCTTTAATATTATTTATAATGTCATCTTCAAATGTATGTTGTATTACTATTTCTTCTGATATTACATTGTCTACAACAGTCTGTTGGACATCGTTTATAATTCGTCTAATATCTGGGTATGATCTTTTAATATGTTCTGAGATAATACTATCTTTATTTTCAAGACCAGTTTCAATTTTTAGTATATTTGCTATATGTTTTAGGATATATTCTTTAGATATGGTTTTCTTAAATTCGAACGATTGGCAACGAGAAAATAAGGCTTCCATAATCTTATGTTTAGAATTTAGTGTAAAAATAAATCGACATGAAGATGCACTCTCTTCAATTATATTTCTTAAGGCAGCTTGCAACGCGCTGGATGTGTAGTCTGCCTCGTCAATATGTATAATTTTCAATTGTGATTCATTAAGGGCGGGAATCTTAATGAATCCGGTTATAAGATTTCTGGCAGTATCTACACCGGTATTTAAACTTCCATTCAATTGTAGTAAATTATATTCTCTGTCTTCGCTGGATGTACCAACTATATTATCAATTAATATTTGAGCTAATGTAGTCTTACCCGTTCCGGGGCGACCATGTAATATTAAATTTGGTATCGATTTATTTGCTATACAATTTTCAAAAAATGATTTCATATTATCCGGAAGGATTAAGTCCTTCAGGTCGCGTGGTCGATATTTCTCGACCCACATTTTATCCCGAATAAGGTCAGGCATTTAGTTTCCTTTTGGTTAAAGGTTTGTTGCTAGCAAAGGTATTGTACATGATAGCTGTGTAGTTTGTCAACTGGTAAGTTAAATTTCATTGGCGAGATAAAACACAAAAGTTAATATATCATCTTCAAGTAAGGATTTCATATTCTGACCAAAAAGTACAATGCGCCCGTCGGACTTTACATCATAGTGAATCGGTTCACGTAAGAATCCATACTTACCATGTACTCGTAGGAATCTAGAGTCTGTTATTACAGTATTTGGTGTGACGTATACGTTTTCATTATTTGCGAATTTAACGATGTCCTCGTCGGTTATAATATAATTTTCAAGTTTATTGTACTCAAGAAATTTCTTTTCAACTGAGGTACTATCTAAATCCACCACCGATGTATTAAACATTTCATCGGGTAATTTCAACAGTTCATCGGTCAATGGATCTCTTACAAATTTATATTTATAACTAGTTTCAAAAGAAATCGGTATGCTTGGTCTGGGCATTTTCTTTTCGATCATAACAAGGTGAGTTGGAATATTACATTCCCACTCTATTTGAATAGACACTCGGTGGTCTGTAATTGTATCTCCACTACCACCATAAGAGTCGTAACTGTCATCTATTGACAGTAACTTGATAATTGGTCTGAGTGTAATGGGGGCACATAATTGATTCTTATTAATATTTCTAATTAATACCTGAGATGACTGTGATGATGACCAGTCTAATACTTTGGTCTCTTCGGTGTATTTATTCTCATATGTATAATTTTCTAAGAATTCCGGAATAATTAAAAGGCAGTCTAAATTTCGAGGTTGGATATAAACGCCCTCGCCGCCGAACATCTGGAACACACCGAGTCTCAAATCAATAGCTTCGTAAATAGATGAGCACCATGCAATACAATCCATACTACCGACATATCTATTAAGTACAGGTGCTATGTACACATCGTCATCTTCGTACATGCGGGGCGCATATAATTTAGAAGCGAATCTTGAATAGTAGTTTGGATATGAGTGGTATAACCGCCCTAATAGCGGCTCAGGCTTTATATCCATATTGGGTTGTACGACCAAGAATGGGAACTTAGGACTCCAGTTCTCATTGGCTAAATTCTTTCTCGTACGGACCATCTCAACGGCTTTGGTGTGTGTTGAGATGATGGTATCTTTCGCTCGTGGAAATAGATCGGATCGAACATAATCACCAAGCCCTGAAATAAAACTACTAAAAATAGAATTGAGGTAAGTTACATGGTGTGGGGACGTTTGAACCAGTGGTTGCATGTTTGCCATTTATTTTATATCCTCTTATAAAAAATAATTGGACCTTTAAAAAAAGATCCAACTATTAATTGGTACACTATTTAATATATATAATCTAGTCGCCTAGTTGTAACGAAGAATCGATTCTCCGAATTTCAATACCTGCAGTGCGGAACTTACGGGTATTTGTATTTTTATAAAATTTAGTGCGGGTTACATATATGAATGAATAGTCGTCTTTGTAGTCTTTAATACCATATCCAATATATGATAGGTTATTATCTTTACCAAATGTTAATTTTTCTGACATAAATTTGTAGCATGTATCAAGCTTTGGATCGCCATTGCCGTTCAAGATACAACGCCCATCTAGTTTAATCTTTGTTCCCTTATCAGGACCAACTCGGATCGTAGTGTGTGAGTCGAGAACGGATTGTGTAGTCAAATATTTTTTTACAAAAAAACTATTGTCAAGATTTCGGATGACATTGATTTGATACCCCGGTAAGAGGTCATAATTGAAATTAAATAGATTATTATTCTTATTTAAAAAAATGTCAATATAATAGTGTGAACTATTTGGAACACATTGAAATCCAAGTGTTACAGTTCGGTTATAATAGTTGTTGTCTTGATTTTTTACTACGATTGGATTTTCAGTTGTTGTGTGCTGGTTTGTCATAAAAGTTAATCTTCCAAGTTGAAAAGGGATTCGTCGGAGTCGTCAATATCCCAGATATCGAATACTTCATGCTCAGACTTTTGAGTTGGTTCAGGAACTGTGGGGGTTTCTTCTACTTGTTCTTTAGAATCAATGTGATTTTCTAACTGGATCATTTTAGTTATATTTGGGTTCATACGTAGAATACCGTATACCTTTATAATATCAGTGTTGGTTTCTTCCGTCATGTCGAATTCTAATAATTCGTAGCAATCTTTATAGTTAGAGTCGTCTAAGTCATTATTTTTCAAATACTTACAGAATAATTTAACTTGAGGTGATTTTACTTTCTTCGGCTTTTGTATAACTGTCTCTAATTTTTCACGTATATGTTCTATACCATTTATACCAATATTTAAAGTGTCTATACATACTTTGTCTTTATTAGACTGTATTTCTAAGAATTTGTCCGCGCAAGCCTTGAACATGCTTATGTTCAGTTGGAGTTTTCCACCCATTGATAATGCTGAGTATGTATTCAATATAGAATCAAACGAACCACGATCTGACATCTGCTGGAATACATTAATTGAGTCTGACGTAAATTGTTCTGTATCTTCATGGTTTATTTTTGATAAAAATGTACATGCGATGGTGTCTAAGAATATATATGCCATCTTTACATTGAATGTCTTTTCAAGACTTTCTTCAGACTTAAGATTAAGTTGATTTACATTTATCAAGAATATTTTGAAGACATTAATTAATACTGTTAGATCTACCGTGAAATTCCATAAATCTATATCATTATTTTTATCAATTGTATTAGTATCTACATAATAATTTACGGTTGTCTTAGTCTTACCAGTTTCCACATAAGACTTCATAGCCTTTTTAATGACATCTAAAATGTGATATTCAAATTCATAATGATGGGGATTGTTAGTTAAAAATTCATATTTATGTTTTCCAATAGATTTAGTTAATATAAGGTCCAGTGGCGTTAATGTCAGTTGATCTGAATTCTGATCACAATATACAAATCCGGTAACCCATTGATAAATATTATCCAAATTCCATTCGATAAAATTATTGATAAACGGACGAGGGGTTATGACTTGCTTTGGTCGTTTAGTGTAGTCTGTTGTACCAGACTCCCCAGCAGCGGTCAGGGACACTGAACTAAGGACATTATCATCAAGTACAAACCCGACCGGTGGATCAGTTTCAGCTTCACTCGCCCCACTGGTATCGATATCAAATACGGGAGTTGAGTCTATGTCTTCATATTCGGAAGTCTCCATTTCAAGGTCTGGTTCAAATTCATTATCTATATGTACTACAGGAGGGGCAACCACCGATGTAACCGGATCTACACGGCGGATGGCTGTAGGTTGTTTTACGTTATTTGTATTATGTAAAGCAATTACATTAGATTCTGTTATATGTTTATCAATAGCTTCTAGATGATTAAGGACGCTATGGGTAGTTACAATTGATTGTGCATTTGATGACAGTATAAGCCAATTGGATTTTAACTGGGAGATTACATCATTCATAGCCGCAAGGGTCACCTTTTTAAAAGCGACTACCAATGTCTTAGCGATTGTACTATTATCTGTTATGCTTAAATTAAATAAGCCGGGAGACGGTTCATACACGACTAATTGTCTTTGTTTATTTTTCGTGTATGAATTAATTGGAATTGGTGGTTTACCGGGGGTTTTGGATATGGACCCTATAATTGTATTTAATATGTATACGTCATCAAAGCTAAGCTCAAACTCAACCTTTTGATTAATCTGATTATCTTTAATTTTAACGGATAGTCTTGTATTTGTATAATTCATCATTCCAGTGTCATTTTTAGATAATCCAGATTCTAGATGAAATGATAGTTTTGAATTTTGAACATTATCGAAATATTCATATACCGTGTTGGAATACCAATTGAACTCTTGTTCGATTTTCATAAAAGAAACTCCGTTGTGGTTTGTATCTAAATGATACCACCCTTTTGGTCTAAAGTCAAACCCGATTATATATATTAATTATTGAATCTAAACTTTAACTCGGGAGTGAAGTAATGGAATTGGTTAATGTTTTATTTGCGTTTTTCATTTTTGTGGTCCTCCTTATAACAGTAGCTCGTTCCATAGGAGACGACTACACAGACGACTGATAAACGAATTAATCGCCGCCCGGAACTTACCGGGCGGCATTTTCAAACAAGGAAACCTTTTATGGACTCAATTCAAAAGTTGATTTTTTCGTTTCTAAATAAAAGAAAGAAAAATCCAAAGGCTCTAATAAAAATAAAAGAAACTATATTTAACATACTATATGAAGGTAATCATGTATTTAAAGTTATAAACGAAAAAGAAAAGTATGTGCCATATATACACCTACCATCCGGGGAAGTCGTCCAGTTCGACGCATCATATCAGGAAATTCAATCTCTGTTTAATGTAACCTTCGGAGTTGATTTTTTTCAAAACAAATTTTCAAAAGAATTATTCAATTATATAAAAGACAAGATACTACTAAGTGACCGAATTATAACTTTACATAAATTCACTTGTATCTTTAATAATAAATTATATGTAAGTTGTGGCGATAAACATATAGTGACTTTCGACGAACATGATAATCTAATTAAAGTTAAAAATGGATACAGCGATATATATTTTGATGGCGACTATACACTTCCCGATTGGGAACCTTCTAATTGTAATTCTGTATATTCATGTACCGACGCTTTTAATATAAATGTCCTTATTCCAGATGGTACTTATATCTACACCGGAGAGATTCAAAAATATGTGTTGAAGTCTTGGATTGTAGGTACTCTATTAAAAATAAAACCACTACCAATTTTATTATTTTACGGAAATAAAAGTTCGGGTAAGACATTAACTTCAAAAGCTATCATAAAATTATTCATGGGCGAGAGAAGTAATGTTTCAATTTTTCCAGATAATAAAAGAAGTCTGATGGCTTGTATAACTGAGAATTTTGTTTACGCTATAGATAACTTAGATTCAAAACCGCCGAGTTGGTTTCCAGACACAATGACATTGGCTGCAACTGGTGGTGAACTTGGTGAGCGAATTTTATTCTCAGATTCTAAAACTCATAAAAAACAAATTGTATCATCTATGATTATAACTACGAGGAATGCGAACTTCGCTAAGCGGGAGGATATCAAGGATAGAGTCCTCCCAATATTCTTTGAAGATAGAATAGATTATTCAATACCTGAAGAATTATTAATAAAATTTATATTAGATAATAGAAGTAATATATTATCGGAATTAGCTTACGAAGCACAATCATTTTTAAAGAATACAAATAATATTAAATTTACCGAGAAATATAGATTTACAAGATTTGGTGAATTACTTCAACATTTAATACCGACTGATTCTACATTTAACATTTCTACTATAATTAAAACAATTGTAAATTCTCAACTGCAAAACCTTACGGATCTAGATCCACTGATACAATCGATTATAGAATTTGATTTTAATAAAATTGGATATAATTATATTGAAGGTACTCCGACTGAAATTATCAAAATATTGGAGTCCAATACAGCATATTCAAATAAATTAAAACCAAGAGTATTCGCCAGAAGATTAAAAGAAAACACTGATGTACTGGAAATGAATGGGTGGACTGTTTCTTTCTCAAAATTCGGACACACCACAAAGTTTAAATTGGATCCTAACCTCCACACATCATCTCAAGCGGATTTGAGTCCACTTGTAATTTAAATAGGTCAAAATTCAAGTTTTATTATAATTTAAGCTATGGAAAAATTACAGTCCCTGAATTTTTCCGCTACATCTCAACTACTCAACCTTATCTCAAGTTTTGTAACTCTTTCAATATCAATACTTTATATACTAAATTGAGATAATTGAGATATTTTACAAAAAAGTTATAGATATAATATTATATAGTACATATTATAAGAAGATTGTATATTATATCTCAATATGTCCAGAGTCATACGGGAATGAAATGGGAGTATGACTCTGGATTTTAAATTAATATTCGTAAACAGTATTCCTGATCTTATATCTGATCTTTAAAATAAAATCTCAATAAATAAATTTTATTAAAAATAAAAAACAATATTATTTAAAAGCTTACGCTTGAAAACAATATTGTAAAATTATTTCATATTGAAATTCGGAAATATTAATTAAAAGATGGGAAATCCAAAAAAGGAGTTCCCACTTGAAAATAATATTGAAGTTTTAATTTATTCCATTTACTTGATCTTTTTTATTAATTTCGATCTAAACTTTTTAGCAAGTAAATTTTAAAGTTTCACTTTTAATTTTTACTTAGATCTATTTCTTTATATTTTAGTAGTTTCACATATTCAATATATTTCTCTATTTATTACAATTTTATTTTTGATCTTTCTGTTTTTATATTTTCATGATCTTTCTACAGAAATTCTAATTTATTCCACTTCGTTCCATAAATTACAATTTCCTATTCTTCCGATTTCAATTAGTTTTGCCCCCTCCTTTCATCACCCCCCTAACCCCCCTCTTCGTTCCTCCCCCGAGTGGTTTACATAAATCTGTCCGGTATTGAAAAAAAAAGTTTTGTGTGATATCATACACTCACAAACCGAAACAATCACCGCAGAGGACTAAAGGCATGGCGAAGAAAAATCTAAATTCATATAAAGATGCACATAAGAAATTCAAGTTAACAAAAGATGTGGTTAAGAAATTTGGACTTGAAAATTATGTGACGGATCGTAAGTTTAAAAATATACAAGAACTTCTTGAAGCACCCACGGCAATGACAATCGCAAGAGTGACTCGCGATTTTACATTCGACGACGTATATCAAATGAAGTCGGGAAATAATTACGTTCTCCCACTTTCAATTTTTATGGATGGATATAAGACAAAGGGTGATACAAAGAAATGTTTAAAACCATCTAAGCTTAAGTTCGAAGATATATGTAACCGATATATGGGTCAAGACCTAACCAACAAATCTCTACTTGTAATGCGTATGGGTGGGTTGGGTGACTTGATTGTATCCCAGAGTGTACTCAAGCATATTAAAGACCGATGGCCTTCCTGTAAAATTACATATTCTACGAAGCCAGCCTTTATGGAACTGTTTAGCAACTTCCCTCCGGGTATCGTTGACAATGTCGTACCCTTCCCTCTAGACGCCAAGCTTATGATGGCTCATGATTATCACCTTACATTTATTGGTGCCATTGAAAATTGTGAAGCTGCTCAGAAGCAGAATTATTATGATGTTTATCGAGACGTTTGTAAATTCACATATGATTCAAAAGATTACATTTCAAAATTAATTCCAAATCACATTTTAATGAAATCTATGAAGTTACTGATTCCAAATAATACAGTGTTGCTACATATGACATCGACATCAAATCTACGTGCCTACCCAGATGAAAAATGGGCTGAGATTTGTCGCCTTCTGATTGGGCGGGGATATAAGGTTGGTATTATTGATAATATTAAGAGGCAACCTGAAGTTAATAATTTTATCGTTAATACTTTAAATTATATTGATATTAAAAATAAAGGTACAAACGCAATATTAAGCCCACAGTTGTCAAATAAGTCATTTATCGAAAATCGTGATAATATACTCAATCTTGCTGCCGTGTCCGATACAATCACAAAAGCAATTGCAATCTATTCCGCGTGCGTTGGTGGGATTACGATTGACTCTTCCTTTGCCCATATTTCCGGGGCGCTCGGGAAGCCCGCTGTGACGATTTGTGGACCCTACCCAGCATACAATGTGGTTGGTGGATACGAAACCGTACAGGGGCTGAATCCAGACGATACATGGAACAATGAGTGTGGCTTTTACCCCTGTTATTTGAATAGTAAGGAACATAGATGTCCATTCCGAGTTAGTAATTTACTACCCGGTTGCACACAGCATATAAGTCCCGAATCCGTAGTCAATACATTCGAAGAACAGATTAAAAAGGTTGACAAAACAACAAATTAACAGTATAATGTAGATATAACCTTAAACCTTAACTTCAGCGATGGAGAACACAAAAATGACAGAGCAAACATCAACCGACAATACAAATTCCACCTACAAGAAGTTTAACTATGGGCGATTCGATTGGAAGGCAACTTTTCCTACAATCGATGAGGTACGAAATGCAACTGATGAACAATTGATTAAGTATTATCGCTTTCTACCACCCGCTCAGAACAACTTCGAAAAAGGAAAAGTATTGCGCCATGTCGTATATGAGGTCAAGAGAAGATTCCTACAACAACGATGAATATTCATATTCACTCGGGTCAGAAGCTGTTGTATCCAATCGAATAAAAAATAATTTAAAGTTAATATATGCAATCAACAAAACGATACTACCATGTATCGTAAAATTTGATTTAGCGTATTCTTTATATCATAAAATCATCAATATCACAATGTATCAGTCCGTTCAACTTTCAAGAAAAGTATTATACTTTTTACGATGCCGAATCCCAGCATTTACATCAGATCAAAAAAATGCAGGTATTGAAATTTCAAGTACACCGTATGATTTGGCGAGTCAGGTTTACCCTCCACATAGACAAGCCTCGACATCTGAACAAATGCGAGAGGGTGATATAAAGATAAATTTAAGATTGACCCCATATGTATACAACATGGAGTCAAATCATGTATATTTACACTGTGTTTTGTATTTTGAATTAAATAACAAATCTATAAATGGGATATTTAAATTAGATAAACCTATTTGGGCATATGTAGAGTGTGGGTCTCGAAGTCGAGATCAAAGTTATGCATCTGATGATAATAACATTTCAAATTATTATATGAAGTCCACATCAAAATATAGAAACTGTGCAGTGGTTGGTTATATAGAACATGATTCCGAAACTGTTATTTACAAATTTAAAACTATGAAATTAGGGTTGAAAGATAGAACCTACACATGTATAGATGTAACGAACTCTAATGAAAAACATAAGCAGTGGAATATATTCACGAACAATAAAATGCCGGATGATATAACTATGTTTTATAGATCTAAAGGTATGATAATATCACAATCCGAAATCTATACCCACCCCCCAACACCAACATAAAGGCTAAAATTATGAATCAATGTATTCATTGTTTTAAACCATCAAAAACGTCGTATATGTTTGATGATAAAAGTGTAGCCTTGTGCGAAGTTTGTTATAATGATATAAATAACAATATTGAAACAAACCGGCTTTATAGAGACTCTCTCGAAAATCTTAAGAAAGAATTCGGGAAATTAATAAACTTAGCAGAGAAAGCTTCAACTACTAATAAGAACCGATTACCCCTAAGCGTAAGAAAGCAATCGATTTATTTAAGACAGGTATTATTGAATTTTAGAAAAGACTCACTGAATCACGAAAAATTTCTTAACGCTCAGAATAATAAACGAATTGAAAATCAACGACGAGAGGTATCGTAATGGCACCAGTAAGTCCGTATAACACTTTTAAACAGTGGTTATGCGACGGTGATATGAAATCCGAATTAGATCCAGACATTACCAAGGCTATTTACATTGTAAGTGCTTTGGCAATGTTTACTTGTATCAACTCGGATATAACTATATACTTAAATGATCTATATAATAAATATAATTTGTATGATAAAAATTTACAACCATATAAAATGAGCTTCTTTAAAGAATTGAAACAACTAGCTACAAAGAATAGATTAACGCCTTGGACTTTATCCTATGTAAATATGAAAAAAGAGAAATATGAATACAAGGATCTTCAAGATAAATTCCCACTACTTAAAAAATATGAAATAGATCTTTTAATGAAGATTGCAGAAAAAGAAAAGAATAAAGCTCTTATAGATATGTTGACTAATAAAAAACCAACCAAAAAGAAAATAACAATCGCTGAAAAGAAACTTTTTAGATGAAAACCGAAGAAGAACTTATACAGATTGTTTTAAAAGAGTGTCATAAGCTAGAAGACATTTTAAATAAAGATCTACTACCCGAATTCATAAGGATGCACCGAGCCAATCCCAAATATAATGCTCTAAAATTGAAACAAGAAGTATTGGCAAGTAATGCGGTATTCTTTACAAAAAAGAAATATGGTCTTTTTATAAAAAATAAAGAAGGTAAAACTGTATCCGAATTCGACCTAAAAGGACTTGTGATTCGTCGCTCTAACTTTCCGGTTTACACCAAAGAAAAGGTACAAGCTCTCTTAGATATGATCTTGAAAGTAGAGAAGATCAACATAAATGAAATTAAGCAATTTATTGTCGACACGGAAAAAGAAGTTATACAATTATGTAATCAAAATTCTAAGTTGATTGCTGGATCCGTGAACTTTTCGAAGCCACTTTCTGAATATAAGGGAAAGCCACCGTATCAGGTACAAGCGATGATCTTATGGAATATGCTAGAGTATCGAACTTTTGCGCCCGGTACAAAAGGTTATCTTTTCCGGATAAATGGGATCGACCCAATGAAAGCACCTCAGCGTATTCTGGATAACATGCATTTAATTGGATCTAAGCAGAAATATATGGTCCTACCCGCAGAAGAGGAATCGTTACCCGACTATTATGTATGTAACGTGGCAGAACAATTGCGATTCGTATGGACGGACAGAGTAAAGGAAGTACTTCTTGCTCTTATTCAAAACAACATAAATTCTATGGATCAAGTATTTCAATAAACTAAACTATAATGTAGGAAAAGTTATGCCAAACAAATTAACACATGAATTCGTATTTAATTATTATGCAGAACGTGGATACACATTACTTACACAATATGTTAATACCCGTACAAAAAATACATTATTATGTCCTAAAAATCATAAAATAGAAATGCTATTCAATAGTTTTAAAAACGGACACAAGTGTAGAGAATGTTCAAATATAAATAAAAGAACTGATGAAAGTTATGTAGAAAATTATTATAAAAAACGTGGGTATACATTAAATTCTAAATATAAAGGGTGTATGACAAAAGATGAATTGATATGTCCGAAAGGTCATAAAATAGAAATGAGTTTTAGCCATTTTAGGACTCGACGTAGATGTATAGAATGTCATAAGATAAAAATGCAATATAGTCATGATTTTGTATTTAATTATTATAAAGATCATGGCTATACGTTAATTTCCGAATATAAAGGCTGTAAAAATAAAGACGAACTACTGTGCCCTAAAAATCATAAAATAGAAATGATCTTTGATAATTTTAAAAATAATGATGTTAGGTGTAGGGAATGTTCCTATGAAAATAAGTCTGGTGAAAATAACGTTCGTTGGATGACTGACCGGACCCGACAAACTAGAACTAAATATTTATCGTTTGATTATAAAAAAATACATATATTAAATGATGATCCGAATTACAACAATCACGTCCAATCTCAAAAACTCGCCAAGACATCAAGTAATATATGGGACAGATCTGATTATACGGTAGATCACATTCAACCGAGAATAGCATTTATTGATAACAACTTAGATAATATATACGATCCGGCTATAATAAAAGAGATCTGCAACCTACGAGAAAACTTAAGAATAATACACGAAAAAGATAACAACACTAAAGGTGGTAAATACAACCAAGAAGAATTTATGGCTTGGTTTAATGAAAAGATAAATGAATATAATACAACCGATACAACCGAGAGGTCAACACAGTGTCCGATGCCAAAAAAATAACAGATCTAAAAGAAATATATATATCACCATTAACCTATCAGATTGTATTTGAAGATGAGCCAAAAATGACCCCGGATGGCGACTATTCTGCGTACACAGATAATGAGAATTTAAAACTCGTTATAAAACGTTCCTTAGCTAAAGGTAAAATGGAAGTTACAATTTTACACGAGATCCTTCACGCTATACTGATTCAAGCCGGTCTAAACCTAGACGAGGATGACGACTCCTTCTATGAGCAAATGATCGAAGTATTATCACATTCGTTACTCGCCCTAATAAAAAATAACCCCAACTTTATAAAACTGCTATGAGTATAAGAAAGAGAAGTAAAAGTCCATTTTTATTTTTATTCTTTCCAAATATAGATCATTATAAAATCCACGACCAACATCAAGATATCTCATATGGGAATAAAGGTAAAATAAAAACACTTCAACAAGGACTTGGTAGGACCATGTGTGTCATTCAAGGATTGTTGTCGGTTACACTAAGAAAGAATGCAAATATAATAATCCCAAGATATCGCAGAAAGAAAAACGAAAATACACTTAAAATAAATGGTATCCGAAACGAAAGTGATAAGCATATATATTATGGATGCCTGACTCAGTTATCCTTATATATACATTATCCAATCGCAGCCAATCTACGTGCGATATGTTGGTTTTATGGTTCTATACTTGTACAAGATAAAACTTCAAATAAATTTAGAAGAACTGAATTTAAGCAAATGTCATATACCCATTATCAGTACGAGCATTTATGGCACACGGTGTAATAGTTATACCACCAATATCAATTCGATATATCGGGAGTAATATATATTATATATCATATATGTTGGAACAAATAGAAGTTAAAAAATTATCCAAACTTATAGCTATAATATTAGGAAATGATTATTATACCGTACATCTGGATTTCAACAGACTGAAATTCAAGTTCACGGTTAAAATTTTAGACTTAGGGATCAGATCTAATTTCCGAAGATCCTTCACAATAAATTATAACCACAACTACTGTAGTAACTCAGAACTATTCAACCGCTATCATGAAAATGTAAGGGTTATAAAGTGAACAAAAAAGAAAACTATTACAACCCCATGTATTTAATTATGCCTAAATTTAGATATCACCTAAACATAGAATATTATACTACATTATTAATTCATGATGCTATACATAGTGTATTAGTTGACTTTTTCTCATTCGTATTTATTATTTGTAAAAATGATAATAAAAAAACAAAATTCATAAAGAGACCCTATGAAAGACTCGATGGATTTGATTATATTTTAAATTCTATGTTTAAAGTTTTATTTAGTAAATTTGCGAGTATGTCTCTTTTAGATTTATATCATATGATTCCAGAAAATGATTTTGTAAGCAGAAAAAATACAACTCGATTGATTCGTAGAACTGCATTTAAAAGATAAACCAAAAGGTACTTCACGTGGCTTCAATTCCAATTGCAATTTATGCAAATCAAGAAACTATAAAAAATAAGTTATTCAAAAAGATCTTGAAGACTAACAACTTCGATAAGATAGATCATAAAATATATCCAACAAGTAAGCTAACCGAAGATCACATCAAAGCTACAGATGCTACACTCACTGTAATTATGGGGGAGGGTGTGACGAAAACGTTTAACGACGAGTTGGGTGATAAGTTTGAGTCTGTTGTAGGTAAAGGTATTAAATATAAAGATATAAAGTTGATGATCACTTATGATCTAGACGAGGTATGTAGTGAATTGGACTTTTTCTATTCGTTCGTAGAAGAGCAATTTACTACCATATCTAAATTATACTTTAAAAATAGAGAAAAGAGTATAAACACAGTCGTTACAAATGAAGAAGCAAAATGTCACTCGTTTAAACTACCCGATTGGTGTTACGATTCAAATCACATATTAATTGACATACAATACAATAAGTTTAAAAGTAAGATTCTATATGTGTTTAGAGATGCAAATGGAACTAAAAAATACCACACAGTAAATTCAAAAGATACTTATTTCTATTCAGTACCTATGGACATTAGAGACAGTGATATAATAAAGAAGGTATCCGACGTACAGTTACATACAACCAAAGTTGGACTTCTCCCAACTACAGCGATGTACGAAGAAGATGTTAAACCGGATATTAAACATTCTATTGACTATTATTACAATAGAACTGAACCGGAATGCCAGTATAAATTAAAGATACTATACTGGGATATTGAAGTGTATACCGGACAACATAAAGCATTTCCATTCGCTCTTGAAGCTGAGTTCCCGATTAACTCGATATCTTTTAAACTGGACAGTGATGGGGCTACACACGTCTATATTCTACAACTACCTGAAATGGACACAACATCATACAATAAAGGGCATAAGAGCTTATATGATAATTTAAGCGTGTTCCCAGAGATTAATGAATATATTATAAAGATTTTTGACTCAGAAGCTGATCTTATAACGGCATTTATAGAAAAAGCAAAAGAACTCGATCCTGATGTTTGGGCGGGGTGGAATTCAGAGCTATTCGATGTGCCCTATACAGTAAATCGCATGCATAAATTGGGATTGGATGTAGATTCATTGTCTCCAATCGGACTTGCTGATGTTGACATAAGTGAATATTATGGGACGACAGTATATGGTCTATATATGGTAGACCAATTAGCAATATATAAAAAACTTACGCAAAATGTAGAAGAAAGTTATAAATTAAATAATATATCACAGAAGGTACTGGGTGAAGGTAAAGTCGCTTTTGAAGGTACCATTAATACTATGTACGAAAGTGATCTTGTTAAGTTTATATTATATTCTGGGGTTGATACTGTACTGCTATCTGAACTTGAAGACGCTCTCCACCATATAGATTTGCGATTTGAACTTATAAAGACTTGTAGTAGTACTTGGAGACGGGCTGAGACCACATCTGGTCTTGTTGATCCAATTCTATTGAAGTTCGCTAAGGATAAGAATTTAGTATGCAGAAATTCAATAAAACAAAATCACGCGACATTCTCAGGGGCATATGTACTGGAACCAAAGGTAGGTGTTCACCAGTGGGTTGTCGATTTTGACTTTAAATCACTGTATCCATCAATAATTCAATCTATGAATATAGGACCTAATACATACAAAGGTAAAGTGTCAGAAAAAGACGCATATTCATATCTATATAAAAAATCACAACTACCGGATCAAATTAAGGTTACACTTAATCCGATCCTTAGATCCAGCGAAGATATATATTTAACTCCGGCTGAGTTTGAAGAATTCATAGTAAAGAATGATTATATTATAACGATTAATGGATGCCTTTTTGTTCAACATGAAGTTGAGCTATCATTCTTCCACGAAGTGTTAACTCACTTGGGCGATCAGCGCGATCTTTATAAAAAGAAATTAGGCGATCTTAGACAAGAAATTAATACAAATACGGATCTGGATCCTGTGACTAAGGAGCGGATGAAGGTAGAATTAAAGCAATTTGATAATAAACAGAGCAGTTATAAAATTGTCAGCAATAGCATTTATGGGATCCTGGGGTTGCCATTTTTCCGTATGTACAATCTAGATATGGCGAAAGCGATCACCAGCACAGGTCAAGAAGCCCTTAAATTTTCCGTATATCATCTTTCAAATTATTTACAGACGGATGATTCAACTATTAAAACATCCTACATCGAACACTTTGAGAATTCCGATCTACCATATGTTGCATACGGCGATACTGACAGTATGTTCATCTTGATCGGAGATTATCTGAGTGACAACGGAGTGATATAAATGCCTAAGAAATTAGAATACGAATATGTTAAAAATGAAATTGAAAAAGAAAGCGGGTATAAACTACTAAGTAAAACATATACCAAAAATAGTGATAAACTAAAGATTAAATGTCCCGATGATCATATATTTTACTCCATATACAACAATTTTAAAGCGGGACGTAGATGTAAACAATGCAGTTTAAATAAACGAAAATTAGATATAAACGATGTTATAAATTATATAGAGTCAAAAGGTTATAAATATATATCGGGAGTGTATGAAAATAATTGTAGTAAATTAACAGTTAAATGCCCAAAAGATCATACATACGATGTTATATTTAATAGTTTTAAAGATAACAATAATAGATGTAAGATATGCGCAGGTTTAGTAAAACATTCATATGAACACGTTAAATCAACAATCGAATCTACAGGTTATATTCTATTAAGCACTGAATATAAAAACGCTAATACAAAACTTGAAATGAAATGCCCGGCTGGTCATAAATCTGAACGTACATTTGGGGATTTTCAATATGGTTATAAATGTAGAGAATGTTTTTATAAAAGTATATCAGGTGAAAACCACACGAGATGGAATATAGATCGGACCAGAGATATTCGCCGAAAATTTTTATCATTTCACCACAGTCAAATTCACATTCTATCAGATGATCCAAACTACAATGATTTTTTAAATAATAAATATCTAGCAAAACACAATAGAAAGCATCGTCACGATCTCAGAAATATTTACGAAGTGGATCATATATTTCCGCGAGCGGCTTTCGTTGATAACGATTTTGACATAAAATATGATAAAGCCATAATCAAATCCATTTGCAACTTAAGAGAAAACTTAAGAATAATCACAAGAACCGAGAACTCAGACAAGAGAGCCAAATACAACCAAGATGAATTTCTCACTTGGTTTAACCTTAGACTAAAGGAATACGAAAATGAAAACAGTCAAAGCCCCCACACTCAAGAAGCCGTCCCGTGTTCAGTTACCTGATAAGCTTATAAAAGGCAGCTTCTGCGATAAAGATGACTGTCAATGTCTAGTTGGGTTTTTAATAAATAAAGCTGGAATATCAAAGTCAATATTGAGAAACTCGGAACCAAAGGGTGACGATGGTATAACATATAATCTGTGTGAAAATAAAAATTCAAAGCAAAAGATGACCACACTTAGTATAATGCGAAAAGTATATGGTTGGAATTCAACCCGAGTTTCAAATACAATTACAAAGAATGATTGTTGTAGTAGTTCCGAAGAGCGAATTCAATTGTTAAAATCGGAGCTAGACAAACTTGGTATAAAGTACTACAAAGCCAAATCGTAGGACAAATTTATATAAAGACATTATATATATTAAATATTGAGTATAGAAATATATTTATTTTTTTAATATGAGGATTTGTACTATGAGAGAGCAAATTAATGTAGAGTATGAGATATTAAGTATAACGGAATTACCCGAATGTGTGGCGGATTCAGAGTTTAAGTACTCAGTATCAATATCAGTCTGCACCCTCAACAAACAGTCTAAAATAAATTCTTTTATTGGGAATTTTAATATAAAAGTAAAAAACAAAAAACAAAAGCATGTAGATAAAACCGTAGTAAAAAAGATAAAAGAGATAGTATTATTTAAATCTGAAAACCAAAGATCCATAAACCGAAAATTCAATAAGATTGTAAAAGAATTTAAAAACTAACCGTTTCACCTTGAAACAGTTGCCGTTTCAATATAGAGCGAATATTATATCCACAAATATATAGAAAAATCATAAGTCTAATTATATCAACATGTTACAACTAAATTTGCATTTTGGCACGGCAAATGCTATAATGTATACAGCTTCCAACATCTGGAAGCTGTAATTTTAGTTTAACTTTAAAACCCAACCAAAAAGGAGATATAATCATGTGGGTAGATATTTACAATCGTCATAAAAATTTAAATCCAGTAAAGGATATGTTCAACCAATTAGACCGTTTCGATGCGTGGTTCACAAATCCAGAGTCGGTGTTAAACGGAGACGTTTACAACCCAGACGGCGTCACCACGGCTTTTTGTGAAGGCACTAAACAACTCATGTACGCATTTGAGTTACCCGGTGTGCGTAAAGAAGACATCTCGGTACAATATAATAAATCGAATCATCAATTGAGTGTACGTGGTATAGTATCGAATCCACACTACAACTCTAAAGAATCGACAAAACCAAAAGAGTATTACTATACAGTTAAAATTAACTCGAACTACGTTGCTGATAAGCCGTCGTTAAACAGTCTGGATAACGGTATTCTATACTTAGGATTCAGCCAAAAAGAAATCAAAGACAATACTATAAAAATTGAAGTTAAATAACATAATTACTTATATTCCTATCATGGAATTATTTAAGATCATAGACCAAAGGAATCGCTAGTGGAAGTTGTAAATGTAGATAAAGAAGTTGAATTCAATTTAGATGACAATCAGATATTAGACTATATAAAATACCACTATAATCTTAAACCGGGTGAGCCGGGGGTTTTACGGAGGGATTTCATGACAGATCCTTTCCAAGCGGTTTTGGTAGATAATCTTTATAGGGTATTAAAATATGATCTATATATAATTCGTATATTCAGGAAAAAATATAATAAAATAAAGACAACCGTTAGAGACAATTACTTTGACGAAACCAACGTGCACTATTCTTTATATAATTCTTACACAGCGGATTTATATGAGAATAGAGTGTTTAAACCGGCGATAACATTTAAAACTAATTTCAGTAAAACTCATAATACAAACTCAAACGATTACAACGCATCTGAATATCAATCGTTGTGGTACAATAAACCGGACGACTATATATCAAAATACAATAGATCTTTGTTATCATGTTATGATCATATATACGAATATAAGTTAATGTACAGACAACATCATATTTTATATTGTCTACTGCGCGGCACTCCATTGTACAAGATAGATCCGACGTACACGTACCACAACGCGACAAACCGAATAGACTTCGATCCAATGGATTACATTATAGAATTAGCTAAGAACCGAATTACTAATATAAATGATCCAACATATGAAATTTAAAAAAAATCAACAGCTATTTAAAGCTATAAAAAAAGCAAATAAGTCGGTATGTAGATTTAAAATATCAGCAATAGGAATTAATCGAAAAGGGGAAGTAATATACATATCACACAATAAGCCCCGATTTGTACGAAAATCAGGTGGTGTACACGCGGAAGAAGAAGTCATAAAGAAGGCGGGACCTGCCCTATATGCGATTTATATTATAAGAGTCAATAAGAAAGGCGGTCTATTACCCATAGACCCCTGCCCCAAGTGTCAAGACCTTGCCAAAAAGTACGGCGTTAAAATAAACCCCATCTAACAAAGGAAACTAAGAATGGCTACGAAGCTTAAGCCCCTGTTCAACCCCGCCACCTCCGCTCACAACGAAGACGGAGCTAAACTCTCACTCCAGTTGGACACCATGTTCTCCGAACTCATCGCAGAACACCCTGACTACAATCCCCGTGAATTCATGTTCATCGCAATTGATTCCGCCACCAAGATTGGAATCCAGAAAAGCGTGGAGGTCTCCGAAGCTATCGCTAAAGAGGCTCGCATGAAAGACTAATCATATAATGTTAATTATTGGGTGTTTATTCACCGGTTTGATCTTGCTTCTAGGGGTGGGTTATATATCCACCTCTAGAAGTTTAGATCGAGTATTAAAACAAATAGATTACATGACACAAGATAAAATTACCATAAGTGTTAAAGAATTCTTCGAAGATATATACAATGATGTCGAAACAGTTATATTAAACGATCAAGACGCAAAAACATTCAATTATTTTTTAACAAAAATAATATTTCTTGATAATCCATCTCGTTGTGTTTGTATAGATTTGGACGGCTTAATTGGTTATAACAGTTCTTTCTTACGTATAGCATTTAAAGATATAATCAATAAACATACAAATGTAACATTTCATTGTAAGGACGAACCGCTTCTAGTCGAAGAAATAAAACAATATAAGAATTATATATGGAAATTATAGGAGATGATTTTAGCAAGATTCGGGAGTTAGATTTAAGAATACAACTAAATGTGTGTAATAATTTATTAGATTCTTTAGATGATCCCTCTATGCTACATGAGGAATTCTCAGAAACACTCGATAAAATAAAAGTCATAGCTTCAAATCTAAGCGAAGGGTCCAACTACTATATCCGGATATCTATTGATATACGAAATAAAGCAATCAAAAAGATAGACGAAAGAATAGAAAGAAATGTAAATGAGTCTAATGCATCTAAATATAAATTTAAGGTAGAAATGTTAAAATTAATAATACTAATCCCACTCTTGATTTCTATACTTTACGTCATCTTTCTTTTTTAAAGGAACCTTCTGCCATGCCCGGTACCCCCGAAAGTAAAAACAAGATTAAGTCGTACATCACCCATTACCTTTACAGTACAAGTAAAGATCGTACTAAAATCAATAAGTCTAAATATTTCACCGATGATGAAAAGCAAGAATTCAAAAAATTCCATAAGATTGTAAAAACTAATGTTAAGCTAATTGAGCAATCTATCCGACTCCTGCGAGCATATTCCGAAAAAGAAAATACATTTTATAAAAATGTTATGAATAAACTTTATGTATATGAAGTAGTTGATATAGACGCCCGCACCGTAACCGAATATAATGTATACTCAAATCCAGTTGTTGGAAATCATCACAACATCAAAGAACAAGCCAGAGTATTACACGTATTGAATTCCATCATGAATAGCAACCATATTGAAAATATCGATCCTAATTTTAAGTCCGCTAAATCGATTGAAATGAAAGGAAAACTATTAGTTGAGATGTTGGACGCTATTGTATCAACATATCTACATGGGTCGTGATTTATTATCTTAGAGGCAAACTTATATATAACTTCATAGAAATTAAAGGACTTATAACTAAACTATATGACCGTATATTAAAACAACATCATCCGCGCAGAGAATTCTCACCAACAAGACTATTGTATATACACGATAAAAAGTTAATAACGATTGATAATATGGTTTCTTATATTGACAACGCTTTAAATCTACATCGGAATGTTTCGCCTTTATGTAAGACATATGGTTATATAATATGAGATACAAATTAGAATCAATGACACTTGATATTATAACGTGTATGAGAAGGTTATATCTAAAACTATTAAGTTCTATGGTTAAACAACAGAATACAAAATCTAACAAAATATTGCGAGCAGACATTATTATATTCGAAGATGGTAAACTTGAATCTGTCCCCTATGTAGTCGCATCTATGATGGGACTGGGGTATTACGAAGGATGTAAAGATATAAGAATAATAACATTCCAGTATAGAATGAAATTCGCGCCACATGTAAGCTTCAGAAAGGGTTTTAATGCAAAAGAAAATTGAATTGGAAGTCGGATTTAAAACACAGTTATGGCCAATCGCATACGGAATTACACATAAAGCTATAAAAATACAAAAATTCGGATTTTATATGCCTCAGTATGAAGACATATATTTAACCAACAACTTAGCTTACATCCACGGTTACGACCCAAGTCCGAGGACAACGGATTGTATAACCGAGACGGACGACACGAGCACTACAATCCTACACAATTTTATTAATTTTATGGTTATGTGTAAAAACAGAAATACAAATGCTATAGATTCGTTGTATACCGAAGATTCATTAATTGAAAACAGATCTAAAATATTTGATTTAATTATAGAAAACCGGGATTTGTTTGTAGGACCAACTATTTACCATGCGTACTATGAACATTCGATAAAACTATTCAACAAGTTATTAACATTTCGTGAACCCTCCAATTCATACAATGTGACTATGCCTACTCGAAAAAGAAATAAGAAAACAATAAAACTTCAAAATCATAACTTCGATCCTGAATTAGCGGTAAATAGTGTTCGGCTTATGAATCAAGCTGTAGAATGGTGTACATATCATTCCATCGATTTATTGTCGGACAACGAGTTGCATATGGATATAATCAAAGGTGAAATCAACTTCGCCGAACTACAATCTCACTTCGAAACATTGAAGCAACGAGTTGAAACGATGTGCCCAAGTGATATTAAAATCAATTCAGATGTGAAACATAAAGCTATACGAAAACTATTGAAAAATTGTTTAGAGGAGCATTATGGTACTATGAAGAAATCAAAACTGTCAAACCAGATCATAAATGAAATAGATAAAGTACTTGAAAAATATAAAATATGAAATTCGAAATTGGGAAGTGGAGTTCGAGGGGTACATATGAGCTTTTAGTTAAACTTAAAGATACAATTTTACACTTTTTTAATTGTATATTCTATAAAGCATATAACGAACTAGAACGACGATCTAGATCTGATTTTAAGATTGTTTATGAATTACCAGAATATAGACCAGTCCCACGGAGGTGTCATACGGTCGCCATTATATTTATACCACTTATATGGGCGTATGGTAGCGGGCTTATCCGGGTATTTTTATATAAGTACACAGGATTCCTTCAAGAAGTAAATAAGGATTCAACGTGTTATATAAAAGGTCTAACTGTAGTATGAATTCTATACTCAATCTAAACGATGCAGGTCGTCAAGCAGTAAATTCTTTAACTATTATCACTAAATTAATCACCCGATTAAATCTATTGTTTTTACCAGAAGACTACGCCGAGGGCTTTATAAAACAATACAAATATTTATCAACATTTCGAATTTTTATAAATTTCGAAACTAGCGGTTGGGGGTATACCATCAATACATTCAATCTGTCTAAAATAACCATAGATCCAAGGCAGACATATAGGGACGGCGGTATCATTAAGACGTACGATACCCACCGAGAACAAAACTTTTATAATACAAGTCGATTTACAAATAAATTAATAAAAATCTACAAAAAAATAACATCCATTGATCGTATTACAATAGATCACGATACCAATGTTTACGAGTATATATGACTTCTAGCTATTCCGGATTAATAGATTATATACGTGTAACGTTGAGGATGACGTGTAGATTTATAGATATAATATTTGATATATTCAGATTGTTTAAAAAATTAAAAAATAAATTTAATAAACCTACTATAATTATAGACATACCAATCATGATACCATTTGTGGATTGGGGAGGTATACAGATGAGCACTCCGATGATAATACATGACACATCGGTGATAGCATTTGACACTGGGGTTACAGATGAACAACCACCAAGAATAAGCCCAAAAATGTTTACAGATCGACTTGAAATTTTATGTAGGTTTTTCGATAATAAATTTTGGTATTTATATAAAGGGCAAGCAGGTCCCGGCTGGATTGGTACACGACCCTGTTATTCATCCCGAACATTTTATAAAATATTCTGAATACGTATATTTATAACCCCGGTATTTGCTGGGGTTATTTTTTTGTATAATATTTATCGGGACAAATTGTTATAATTCAAATTACTAAAAAATAAAGGAGATTTGAAATGAGTTGTCCCATTTGCAAGCAGCGTAAAATCGCTATGTTAGAGAATATTGTTGCTATAGATGTAATTTTATTTCCCGGTTCAAGACCCTCTACGTGCCTGTCTGAAACCAACCTAAACCAATATAAAAAGATCAAAAATGCTATGCTATTAAATCTTTATGAAGTATATAAAATGGCAGAGCATATATCCGAAAATACATACAAAGGTGGAGTACCTGAGATCAATAAGCACTCTTACCAACTTGGACTTGATGTGTTTGTTGAGACCCAGAACGTACTCAAGAATGCTGAAGTTCTGACTGAAATCAACTACGAAGTGGATTCTATCTTATCTGAAAATACTAAGATGGACCGTCGTGAAGTCGCCAAGAAGGTTGTAATTAAGACCTTTTTAGAGACCGCTCTTGACATGCTCATGTTAGAAACCGCACTTTCAAACGCAGATCAAAAGCTGTTTAAAAGTCAACATGGCGAAATTCTTCTAAATGCTCACCGTTCATTTAGAAATGATTTAATCACTCTAGCTTTAGGGTAATGTTTAGACAAGCCCCAAAATTCTTTGATGTTGGTGATGTTATAAACTTAAACGGTGAAAAAACTCCAACAAAAAAAGAAACCATAAATATTGTAAATACAACACCAAAACAAGATAAAATAACAATAACTGAAGATCTAACCCCAAAACCTGAAATGAAACCTAGCAGATTCAGAACTGAAAAGGATTTCGTATTTAAATATGCGGGTGATGATATACCTTGGATAATTTAGATAGGAGTATTAATCTACAATGGAAGCTTTATTCATAGTACCTGCGATGGTTTCACCTCAAGTGAACGAGAAACTAATTCCCGCACTTTCAAAACTTATTGAAAGAAACATTCTTTTAAACAACGCCGCCTTGTTCAAAAATGCAGCCATGAAGAAATACAGTCGTATCGGTTCTTGGTCTGTAAATAAAGAGGGCGTTGATATTCCCGTAACTATTATTTCTGATAGTGTAATCAACGAACAAATTTCTTCAATGTGTAATATTGGTAGATTTATAAGCGAAGCGAATGGTGCTGACAAAGAAGATATGTGGTCCAATAACAGTTCCGAAGATGTGGAAGATTTGAAAAATTTATTCAGATATCACTCTTCAGTGTCTCAGGGTAAAGATCCAAATAACCCAAAAATGTCACACCCAAATTTAGACCCAAGAACACAGGCACAGTCTGCTAAAATCGTATCTGGCATCGCACCCCAACTACATACGCTTGGTATAACCCCCGCACAAATAATAGCGGGAATCAATGCACCCGCCGGTAGTAAAGCTAATAAAGATGCCACGGAAGCTCTGAGTAGACTAGATAAATCAAATATAGCAAAGAACTTCGGCGCTGCTCGACAGAGCGATGTTACTACCAAGAAGATATCTGCTGAACTCAAAGATCGTAAAACTGCTATTAAAAAGGGTCGTCGCGCCCACTCCGCTGAGTTAGATACACACAGGCCAAGTTCATTTGGAAGTTTAGATTCAGTTGAACAACCTACTGGTATTCAATTCTTCAATCAAATTTCATTAGAACCTACGATCCTTGAAATTCCTCTTTATAGTGGTATTGAAAACTCCGAACAAAAGATGATAAGAGTAGGGGTCAAGTGCGTACCTTATATTATTGATGATGTTACTTCTATTATTAAACTTCTAAATGAAGCCAAAAATATGAATTGGTTTGAACGTCAATTTAAAAATGCTTTCCGTAAAGTTAATACTAAAATTTGGTTTACTAAGCGCAGAGCTATTAATAAAGGTGATTACATCGATCCAAATGAAGCCTCTGAAGCAATCATGTTTTCACCAACCAGAGACGAACTTACAAATACCACAACTCTCGCCAAGAAGTTCACAAGTAAAGATTCAAGCTCTTGGAGCACAATGATTATTTTATCTTCTTATGACTTAGATCGTAACGAAGCTTTAATGGATATCGTCAATAACTATCGTAAGCTTACAAAATATGTTTTTGGTGATTTAGTTATTACAAATGAAACTAAAGAGTCTGCTTATTTTTGTACTCCTCGTTTAAATCACTGTCAAGAAATTCCATTTGATTATCTTAAGAAGGTATTAAATCTTAAAGACGTACTGGATTACAGTGAAGCCTCACGTGCAAGTGCGTGGTCTAAAGAAACTGCCGCTAAGCAGTCAAATATCAGATCTGCGGTTGTCGAATCTAGTAATTATGCATCCGTATATCATAAAGTTAACGATTTATTAACGAGGTCTTAAGATATGAATTACCAACACAAAGCGTTAATTGAAGCTATCCTCGAAGAGGGTGCTAAATCTAAGACATTAGAAAATTTAGGTAAAGTAATAAGATACGTACCAAATAAACTAGCATCTATGAAAAAGGGACACATCGACTTTACTAAACTTAAAGATAGATATGGTGATTTACTCAAGCCCTCTATTGGTATTCGTAAAACTCAAGTTGCTAAAAAAGCTAAGGTTGAAAGCGCACTCGACGCTATTCAGAAGCGCAGCGTAGGTCCACAACAGGATATTAAAGCCGTACAAGACGAACTTGAACGTAGATGGGCAAAGTCCCCTGCTCGCAAGCCTAATGCATCCGCTCAGCAAAAAGCCAAGTGGAAAGAGACCGAAGCTGCCATATTAAGTAAGGCTAAAGACGCAGAAGATCTATTAAAACGCCGTCAGGCAGGTATGGATACGATTGTAAATAATTTTAATACATCTACAAAGGGTGTAGGTGATAAGCTTAATAATTTACGTGGCACCGCAGCCGAACGTGCAAAGAAATTACGAAAAATTGATATGATTGACAATGTTGTTAGTGGTGGATTAGCAACCGGTGCCGGAGCTACGGCAATCACCGCAAACAAAGCACTAAAGACGAAACAAAGTGAATACACATATGAGAAACTACAAAATGCTGTAAAGGCATGTAAACAATCATATAATTCACCAGAAGACATTAAAAAGTGTCAAAATAGATTATATGCTAAGTATAAGACTTCTAAGATAAGACAAACAATCGATTCGATTACTGGATAACGAATTATGAATTATTTACATAAACAATTTTTAAAAGAAATTAGCGATCAAGCCCTAGTTAGTATTGGTCTTGCCACTATATCTGCTATTGGTGGTATTGAATATCTCACTCGTAGTAAGAAGAGAGCCGGTTGGATTAAGAATGGTTGTACTAGCATCGACGATCCAAATGAACGCTTTAAATGCGACATGTATATGTACAAAATGAAAGAAAAGTTAAGAAAGAAGAAAAGGTAGGTATCAGATGGGTTTCATGGCTGTAGCAGACGATGATATTGATGCTCGGATAAATTCATTATTCGAAGAAGCATCCACCGTTAAAACGGAAGTTAATATCGTAACTTATGACGAAGATAATAATAAACTTCATTCCGAGAATTCCGAATATACATTAAGATATAAACGGGATGAAATTTCAGACGATAAAGAATTAAATAAGTTTATAAAGAAATGTGAAAGTATGATCCGGATGTGCCCGGAGTATGGGGAGTGGACGGACTACATTCGTAATGTGATGGAAATGACGGAATGCCAGATCACGGGGGAGAGTCACGTTAACGCTAAGAGCGATATCCACCACCACCCTGCCGCATTGTACGTTATAGTTAAAGCGGTTATAATGAAACACGTCATAAGTAAGAAAGAATTCTCTTCAATTGATATCATCGATGAAGTGATGGAAATGCACTATAAGATGAGAGTTCCCTTTATTGTTCTGCTGAAGTCGATCCACGAGATGTACCACAATGCGGCAATTAACTTACCCATTGAATTATGTCAAGGTGATATGGGATACTTCGTTCAAACATATGGTCATTATTTAGAAGCGGACGATTTGGATCCTATATTGGAAAAGCTAAAGATCAACTGGTCTAACTGCGGTTATGATAAATTTAAATACAGTTGGAAAAAAGAAGGTTCGGATAAACCTGAACTGTAAATGGAGTTAGTTACATTGACTACAGAAGTTTGGAAAGATATACCAGAATATGAAGGGCTTTACCAAATAAGCAATTTAGGTAGAGTTAAAAGTTTTCAAAGAAATAGAGAACTTATACTGAAATCATTTAAAAATCGATACGGATATCATCAAGTAGATTTAAGTAAAAATAAAAAAGGAAAATCATATACAAATCACCGACTAGTAATGCTTACATTTAAATTGGATGTGAAAAGTTATTATGATGAAGTTAATCATATAGATGGTAATAAAGAAAATAACCATATAGACAATTTAGAGTGGTGCACTAGAAGCGAAAATATACAACACGCATATGACAATGAATTAAGAACAAGTAAAGGTGAAAATAACGCCAGATCTAAATTAACTGAAATACAAGTTAAGAAAATTAGATTTTACGGTAAAAACCAAATTTTTAATCAGTCTGATCTTTCAAAAATGTTTAATGTAAATACAAGAAGTATATCAAATATAATATTAAATAAATCATGGAAACATGTCCATATATAAAAAGGATTATAACATAATGAATAACTTATTAGAATTATTAGAAGCAAAACAAGAAGTTGATATGTTAATCGAGAATCATATCAACAATTTAACTGTCAATGAATTCAATATATTAAATGAAAATTTAGCTAAGTTTGGAATGACCGGACTTAAGCTCGCCGGTACATATGCTAAATCCGCGAACCGAAATGTATCTAAGAAGGTATTACAGACCGGAACTAAAGCCACCCGATTTGTTATTAACGCCATTGATGATGCTATTGACAAAAGACATACCTTATTAAAAGGTAAAGATGCCGCTGATATAGCTAAATTTAAAGGTGATATTAAAGCTGAAGTTATAGATTCTATTAAAACTGGTAAGAAAAATATAAAAGATTTACCCAAGAATATGAAAGCTCGCCCTTATACAACGGCTGGGGTTGGTGTGACTCTTGGAGTTTATGGTAAACTTAAGCACGATCAATTGAAAAAGAAAAAAGAAGCTGAGATTTTAAAAAATAAATCTATATTTGATAAAGCCAAAGATAAAGCTAATAGATATATAGGGTAAACCGGACAAATATATGTAAAGAATTTTACGTAAACCATTTAATTCTAATAACATTGAAAGGATATTACAATGAATGAATTAATCGAACTTTTAGAGATGCAGCAGGATCTTGACAATCTGATCCAAGAAGCTGTAGGTGAACTTACTGTAGGTGAATTCCAGACACTTCAAGAATCTGGCGTACTGAATGAAGCTGCGACGAAACCTTTATCAAAAATTTTACGGCGTGTTGGGACTGCAACTGGAATTTTAAAAATGACTCCAGCAGAACGAGTTCAAATGGTAAATAGAGTCGCTAAACAGGCGGCGCGTTCACAAAAGGACGCACTCGGAAAGGTAATTGCGCCTGCCGTAATGAAAGATATGTTTAGAAATGCATATAAAAATCAGAAGGGCATAGTTAAAGCAACTGAACGCCCCGTTAGACTAGCAACTACTGCAGCGGCTGGTACCGCCGCGTATAAGACCGGTCAATTCGCAAACAATAAGGTTAAAAATCGTAGTATGCTATCTGTGTACAAAGAAACCGGTAATGCTGTAACTGCGTGTAAATCTAGATATTCAAAGCCTGAAGAAGTAAAGGCATGCGCTCAAAAACTTTATGCTGCCGCAAAAGCCGGAAAATTAACCAAGCTAAAAGATATTGTAAAAGATAGAATGTAATTTCATAAAAAACTTTAACGTAACTAATATTTATAAAATGTGTTATCATACACTTTAGTTTAGAATTTAAAGGACTATAATATGAATGATCTATTAGAAATGTTGCAAACCAAAGAAAAACTCGATGAATTAATTCAAGAAGCTGTTCGGGATCTTACGGTAAACGAATTTAATTATTTACAAGAAAATGGTATTTTAACCGAAATTAAGATAACTAAAGATAATATAATTAATACTAAAAAATTAATTCGTAAAATTGGAGTTTCAACCGGATTTCTAAAACCAAAACCCGCTGAATTAGCTCAAAAATTAAATAAAAGAGTCAAAACTTTAGATGGGTATGGAATAGACTTAGATCCCGAAGAGGGGTTTGAGGGGATGAAAAATCTAGATTATATGCGTGCTATGTTAAATTGGAATAAAAAAGCGGTTCGTAAAGATATTGGACTCGAACGAGCAGCCAAGGTAATCGGTACATCTTCCGTGCCCGCAGCCATTGCAGGAAAATCAATTCAAAATAAAAGAAGAGATTCTGCCGCCGCAAAAGCTGAAGCAAATAAACCAGAACTACAAAAAATTAGAGAAAAAATCAAAACTAAAGTCGATGATATTATATATAGTTAGAAACTTAAAGGATCCTATAAATGAATGATATATTAGAATTATTAGAAGCTAAGCAAGAATTAGACAATCTAATAAACAAGAAAATAAATAAATTAGGTTTATCAGAATCCTTTATAACTAATATGTTAGGTAAACGAGGCGAAGCAACTCCAAAATATACAAAAATGCCATACAACCCAAAAGCAACTCCGGTTAAAACTACAAAAATGTTAAATGTACAACCTACGGGGATATCAAGTATAGTAAATAAAGGTAAATTGGCGTTGTGCAATTTTAGATACAAGAATGATCCTAAAATGCTTAATTATTGTAAGTCAAAAATTTCCAACGTATAATAAGGAAGTATAATATATAAGGTAACGTATAATGTCCCTTAAACCAATAGAATCTTCAATTAGAACAGAAGCATCTAGAAATTCAAAATTAGCAACAGATATTGATAATTTTAGAAATAGATATATAGATGTTGATACTGAAAACAATATTGAAGTTAAATTCCCAGCTTTTGATATATTAACTTTTGATCGCAACTTCTTCATCTTACTAAACTCAAGTGAAGAAGTTGCGTTTCGTTCACGTTGGTATATGAGACCAGACTATGTTAGTTTTGATTATTATAATACTACCATATATTGGCCTTTAATCTTATATGTCAACAATGTTAGTTCGAGAGAAGATTTTGTTGATTTTGAAACTATTTTAGTGCCGCCGTATACATCAATATTTCAATTATTTAGTGATAGACAAGTTGATAAAAATATAATCCCACTAAAAGAAACTGTATTATCAGATACTAAAATAAATCAATATTATAAAAAATACCCATTAGATAAAATGGAAATGGAAAGACTGGACGCTGAGAAACAATTGTTAGGATTCGGTCAACCCCAGATACTCGGGATATACAATACCGAGAAGACTGAAATTAAAATATTAACATCTACCGATCTAGCCAATAAATACGTAGACTTACTAAGAGAACCTTCAAATCCGTCTGGTATATCAATTAAACTTAATAATTTCTCAATTCAACAAAAATACAATTACGACTATACTTTAGTTTATAATAGTCAAGCTAAGCATCAAAGAATTAGTTGGAAGACATCTGATATTATAGCAAATTCTGAAAATTCATCATTACTATCAAATATGGCGACACAACTCAGGGTTGGATCTAGACTTACAATAACTTATCCGGTATCAATCACATACCGAATCGCTGATGGAATACCTTCGGTGTAAGGAATATAAAAATGTTAATACGCGACTGTAAATTATTTTTAGAATCAATATTAAAAGAAAATAGCGATAAAAGTAAAATGCCCTGTAATAAACCAATGAATTCAACCAGACCCGGTAAGAAGAAAATGGTCAAGGTCTGTGAAGGTGGTCGTGAGAAGTTAATTCATTATGGCGCTACGGGATATGGTCACAACTACAGTGACGTAGCAAGAAAGTCATTTAGAGCAAGACATAAATGTGATCAGCAGAAAGATAGATTTTCTGCCGCATATTGGGCTTGTAAAGATTTGTGGGCTGGACCGAAAGGTGATACGTTATCATCTCCATCGACCCGGCGCGGCAAATATTAATTATAATAGTATATATTTAATATAAGATGGTGTTCCATCGGTGTAGAAGGAATAAAATGATAACACGATTAAGATATAGCGTCGGCGGCGCTCAGGACCAATATGGAACAGTCGCTCCTTACCTCAATGTGGGTGGTTACGACTGGCGAACGAACACTCCAGACAGACCCGATAGTCTAGCCGAGAAAAAGTGGCCGATTTGGGCAGAATATAAAAATGGTCCTCTCATCGTCTGGTACTGGGATGGCGCATACCGATCATCCAGTGGTGGCAAGTGGGGTATACCGACCCGCTGGTTCTATGGTCGGAGGGAAGAGGAAGTCTGGAATCCGAGCAAGCAGCAGTGGGAGATCAATGGATTATATTATACCGCACCCCCCGCCGTGGATCCGGTGGTGAAACCGACGCCTAAGTCGTTGCGCTACATCATCGATGGACTCAAGATGCGGTACACCACAGGTGAACTTAACCAAGCGATTGACGAAAGTCAGTACAACGAACCGTCGGAAGGTGCGCCGGAAGATGGGAACGGAGCACCGCTGGAACCCGGCGTACCACAGGTCTAGCTGACGGGGAGGTACCATCGACAAAGTAACATATATCAAATACGAACAAGAAGGAAGTCGCAAATCTAAAATGTCATATAAACGTAATAATTTATTAGGTTTATAAGATTAAATATAAAATACTCACTTAAACTCAACCAAACCCAACCCAAAAAGGATAAAAAACATGTTTGATTTATTATTAAGCCAATTAGAAGTACTGTTAAATAGTTTTATTAATGATGTAGTAACTTTAATTATTGCGTTTGTTAATTCATTCGCTCTATAAAAAGTTTCGACAAATATATAATAAATAACAAGGAGAATTTATACTATGAACGACTTATTAGAAATGTTAGAAATGAAGAAGAAATTAGATCAATTGATTGAAGAATCCGTTGATAATCTTACTATGAATGAAGTTCAAATGTTAACCGAAAGTGGTGTACTAAACGAACTTAATATTAAGAATGGTATTGGAGCTTTATCAAAATTAAGCAAGCGTATTGCTGGTTCTAGTTTTGGTCAAAAAGTTGCCGCCTCAAAGACAGGTCAAAAAGCTATTGGGTTTGGTAAAGATACAAAAAGAGTCACCACCAAATTCGCAAAAAATGTAATGGGTGGAGATAAACTCAAGCAAGCCCAGTTGAAGCGTAAAATCGCTAAAGCAGATCGTAGCATGAAGGCTGCTGGTATTGACCAGAGTGAAACTAAACATTTTTCTCAGATGTCCGGACCTGAAGCCGATAAATATATCGCGGCCGGTAAACTACGTAGAATTAAAAAGAATGTAAATCAATCTAGAAAAACATTAGCTACACACGCGGGAGCGACAGCAGTTGGTGGTACAGTTGTAGGGGCTGGCGTTAAGAAGTCCAATCAAAATCGTAATGAACGCAACCAACAAATGATGGCTAAAGCCGCAGAAGCTGCAAAGCCAATTAACAGAATTAAAGCTAAGATTAAATCTATTACATCTAAAGGATAGTATAATGAGTATATTAACAGAATCCGAAAATACCCTTCAATTATTTAAAGAAGGTATATTAAAAAAGATTTTAAAGAAGGCATCAAAATCTGGAACGCCATCAGATCTTATTAAATTTGCAAAGTCCTCAAACCGGGAACAGCTAAAACGTACCCCTCAAGCGACGAGTCGGCGTTTGGCTGCGAATTTCTTTACGACACCGGAAGAGCAAGCTGAGGATGTAGTAAAAACATATAAACGGTGGGGAATGTCCGCCAATAAATTTAGAGATATGAAAGATGAATTAAGATCTACACCAGCACATCTAAGAAAAGAAAAAATTCAAGGACTAATTCATAAAAATCTTGATGATAATATGATACACGGTGCCCGTAGTACGAAACCCAGAAGCACCCGAAAGAAGTTGGATATATACAGTAGTTTTCAAGATGATATAAATAGACACATGTCGAGAAGAGTACCAAAAAAGAACGTTCCCGATGACTATTGGGAATAAATAATTTAGTAATATTATAAAATTCTATTATGAATTAATTTGATCTAAGGAACATATAAAATGAGAATTAAAGAATCTTTTGAATTAATCAAAGATAAAAGTGGACACCAAGTATATAACATATCACCGGTAGCCGCTAATACAATCAAGGCATTCGAAGTAGATGCTGATGATAACCACCATATTAAAGTATTAACCAAAGGTTATGCTAGAGCACATGGTGGTGGTTCATATGTGATCGAAAATATGGATAAATGCCTTGTAGTTAGAATGCCCGAATATCCTCTACCCGGCTTTGTAACTCGTGACTTTATACCTGTTGTAAATCTATCTGTATTACCTAGTCAGTATGTATCTGATTATAGTTCTCCTGATATTTATTCCATGTTCCTTTACGCTATAACTTTACAATCTTATATTAAACGTAAGCCATTCGAAAAAGATATTGACATTCATATCGCAAATTTCTACATATCCGCATTCATGAAATTTTATTCTAAGAAACATGGTCTTCAAGGCTCGTATAAATATTTGATTCCTAACCTACAAGTGTTAATTGGATTGTATGTTCATTCTGGTATTATGGGCGGAGATATAAATCAAGGTGTTATAAATAAACTTGCAAATAGATATTATGCACAATCAGCATCAGAATTGAATTTGAATTTTGATTTATCATCTATGATTGGATTTTTAACAGCACTTAGAAAAAATAATATTATTCCTATTTCCGAAAATTTATTTTCACAGACTATTATTAATAGCTCTGGGTTATCAAGTCTACCAGCTTATGAAGATGGATCGAGATTATTTGCAACATTGGTCGCATCATCAGTGTCGGGTAGTTCCGTTTTTTCATCATTCTTTAGAAAGATCAATAAAGGTCTTTACGAGAAGATGGTATTTATCGCATTACAAAATGCTAAGAAAGGTTAAATAAAATGAACGAATTATTAGAAATGTTAGAAATGAGAGAACAGTTAGCAAGTTTAATTGAAGAAGCCACGAACGAATTGACCGTAAGTGAATTTGTACAGTTACATGAAGCTGGTATTTTAACTGAAAATAAGTTTAAAACCGGATATGATACTATAGTAGGACTTGGTAAGGCTGCTGTTGGTACTCGCGCCGGACAGGCTGTAAGACGATTCGGCGTTAATGTGATGGGTGATAAAAAGAATCAAAGTACCCTAAAGGCGGCAATTGAAAAAGGTGAAAAGATAAAACAATTCGGTACCAAGCCGGGTGGTATGAGGCTTAAAGATATTAAAAAGGCTTCACGTGAAGCCAGTGGTGCCAATACTTATGCTGAAGTAGTTGGACCGTGGGCAAAACGTAATTGGAAAAATAAGTCCAGAGACGCACGATCCGCTCTATCTTTAAAAGCTGCCGACGAAGCCGCTCCCGCACTTACAGCATCACAGTCCGCCGTAGCACAAGCGCGTAGACAAGCTAAGATTGGTGCTGGTATAGCAGCCGGTGGTGCAGCCGCCGCTGGTGGTGGATATGCCGTAAATCGTGCTCTCCAACCAAAGCCAGCGCCGAAGACCAGACTACAAAAGCTTAAAGAAAGATTAGGAATACAGTAGACTTAAATATTAATATATATCTTATCATAGAATATAATTACTAAAAGGAAAATAAAATGATTAATGAAACTTTTAAAACGGCTGTAGGTAAGCAATTGGCGAACCTAGTTGATGTAGATTATACTGATGTTATTGACGCAGCTAAGGCAGCAGGGAATATAGTAAAGAAGAATAAAAAACCTCTGACTCTAAACCGAGCCAAGAATAGAATTAATAGCTTTCTTTCCTCCAAATTTAATAAAGTCGCAATAGATGCTGCAAAAGTTAAGCGTGCCAGTCGTGCCTCTCGCCGATATAATAATAAAATTAATTTTTATAATGTTGTTTCAAGAAAAGCTAAAATCCCAGAACAAGTCAAAAATTTTGATATGAAATATGACCGCGACATGGCCATCGGAAAAATAGAAAAGTTAAAAAAATTAGATCCTAAAAATAAGACAGATCGTCAGGCGTTTCGTGATTTAGTAGACAAAGACATAGGTAGTCTGAGAGATGGACTCCGAGGTACCATGGATGACATTCAATTCAATAAACATATAAATGCTGCCAAAAAATATAAGAACAATCGAGGTATAAAGGAATTAAGAGATACAGCAGTGTTCACGGGTGGGGCTGCCGGTGCAGGTCTTGCCTCAAATGCGGCTATGAACTCATTAACAGTAAGATTTGGCGGTAAAGACCCAAAAGTAGCTTGCTCTAAAGTGTATAAAGATGGAAGCAAATCACATTCAAAATGTGTCGATAAATTAAATAAGAGATATGGTATAGATCCAAATTCAATTGCAAATCGAGCACGAAGCCTTAAAGACAAAATAGGCGATAAAATAAATGAAAAGCTATATAAACCGAGTTTAGACTAATGAGTATTTTAACTGAATCTATAAAAAAATTAAATTTCTTTTATGAATCTAAAGGATCTATGGCTAGAAAAGCCGCAGCAACCTTCTATAAATACAGACGAAAAAATTTAGCATCAGCTATATCTATCGACGCTATCCTTGCAAATCATATTTTAACCCGAAAAACAAGAAAACTAAATAAGGACGCTAAGTCAAATGGTATATACACAGCATGTTCCAATAGATATGGATCTGGTACACCAAAGTACAAATCGTGTGTTGATAAATTTAAACTGAACCCAAAATACAATATCGCAAATGACGTAACAGATCGAGGTAGATTTGCTTATAATAAAAGTCTGGCGTATAAAGATCAGTTGAAATCAAAAATAAATAATTTAATCGAAAAATAAAGGGATCTATATTATGAGCATTTTGAATAAATCTAATCATGAACTACAATTGTTAAAAGAAAGTGTATTAAGTAAATCAATTGGTACGGCTTTAAACGCAGTTAAAAATAATAAAGCACTTACAGCAGGTGTCATTACCGGACTTGGTGCTGGTAATGTAGCTAGAAATAAAATTGGTGATAAAATGCGCCTAAACAAAGCCGGTGGTAAAGATGGAAAAATTAGAAATCCAATTATTGACTGTTTAGCAGTTGGTGAAAAGGGAACTAGATCATATAACCGATGTGTTGCCGCCGCCTATGTTCAAAAAGGATCTGGAGATTTAAAGAGAAAGATCGACAGAGTTGAAGATAAAATCCGAAATGGTGCTAAGGATAAAGAATTAGCAAGACTGAAAGCAGAGAAGGAAGAAGCGAAGAGACAGTACAGAAATCAACAACTAAAAAAGTTCGCTAGATTAGCCACTATAAATGGCGCTCTAAATGTAGGGGCGGCTGCGTTAGGTAGTGATAGCTCTTTTATGTATTATGACAATAAGTAATAAATAAAGGTATTGATAATATGAGTATTTTAAATAATTCGAATAAAAATTTAGAAGAATTTTTAAATGAAGGTCTAGCCGGAACTATTGGTAGACACGCCGGACAACTGGTCAGATCTGGTATAGATTTAGCAAAAACTAAAAAATTCTGGAAGGGCACTGCAGCCGTCGTACCTACTTTAATGGCTGGTGGGTGGGCTAAGGGGAGGTATGATGATAGACAAGATACAAAGTTAATGAATCGAAATGCCGACCTAAGCGGTATATACAATACATGCCATAGAAAATATGGAAGAAATACACCGGAATATAAACAGTGTATAAACTGGATGAAGAGTACAAGAAAGACAACCTTTACACAAGATGTGGTCGACCGTGCTAAAGGCTTAGCAAATCGTGGTAAGGATATGGTCGATTCATATCTGAATAAGGGTTAATTAAATGAGTATTTTAACTAATGCTAAAAATAAATTAATTGAATCCGGAGTTAAAGCCGGACTTAAAGCTGCAGCGGGAATTGGTGCTGGTCTTATGGCGGGTGCTTCAATTGCTGCTACACGTAAAGCTATTCGAGATAGAGATTTAAGACGTAAACAAATTATATATCAATTTGAAAAAGAGATTGAAAAGAAACAAAAAGCAGTAGAAGAAAGACATCAACAAAGACTTAAAAATCAGTTACCAACCGGACCTCCATTATTAAAAAGATAGTAAGGAAATTGTATTATGAATGACATACAAAGATTATTGAAACTACAAGAAAGATTAGATGCTTTAATCCAAGAAGCCATGTCTAATTTAACTGTAGCAGAATATAAATATTTAGCGGAAGCTGGGTACTTAGATCCAAAAGAAGCTACAAGAGAAGTTTCAAGTAAATTAAATACTGGGATTAAGTATGCTGCCATGGGAGCGGCTATTGCAGGGGGTGGGATGCTTGCTAGAGAGCTTGTAGATAAGGTTAAGCGTAAGAGATGGATCAAGCACGGCTGTGATGATATAATGGATCCTGACGAACGTAGAGTATGTTTTGGATATTTAAGAAATATTCAAGTTGCACAAAATAGAGTTATAGCTGCTCAAAAACATGAAGACGATTAAGGATATAAAATGCCTCCAGCCAAGCAAGAAAAGAAGTATGATAAGATCTACCGCGCCCGCGTTACGGAAGTCGATGTAGATGATGACGGGGAAAAGAATAAATACGGCGCTGTTAGAGTTTACATACCAGAATTAATGTCCAAGGAAATCCACGAAGAACTGGACGAATTCAAAGATGGTATTTTAGCATATCCTTCAAATATGGGACTGGGCGGCTACAATGAAGACGACCCTGAAAGTTCCTCACACTTTGCTGCAGCTAATGTTTTTATCCCATTATTGAATTCATATGTGAGAGTCCAATTTGAAGATAGTGACATGGAAAGAGCCTTCTATTTAGGTCCTTGGCAAGAGAAAGCGGTTCCACTACCTGCAGTTAACCGAAATGTAGACGAACCCCATAAAGTTTATACTGTAATTACATCTGGGATGGGTAGATCCGTTGTAGTTTGCGACTCCCCGGATCAACAGAGAGTAGAGATAACAGGTAAGAAGAGAAAGCTGGACGACTCAGAAGGACCTTCAGGTAACGCGGCATCTGTGTACGAGGTTGATGGAAACCAGACTGTAATCCTAATCGACGAGCGCGAAGGTAGTGAAAAATTAATTATAAAAACACATAAGGGCGATTATATTAATTTTGATATAGAAAAACAAACATTAGAATGTAAATTTAAAGGCGACATAATGTTTGAGACGGAAGGTAAATTCCAAGTTAAAGCTAAAGGTGGAGTCGATATAAAAACAGATGGGTTGGCTGCACTTGAGTCAAAAGGATCCATGAATATGAAATCCAGTTCCGCATCTGTATTTATTGAAGGAAAGCAAGCAGCCGGGATCAAAACTGGCGGTAAAGTATTAATCAAGGGGCAGAGTTCATTCATCCAGACCCCACTAAGTTGCCCAGCAAAGGCAGCACAAGCAGCGAAACCAGCGGGAGAACGATAATGGCAATGTCATTAAAACAAGACATGTATAAATATGCGAGATCTTGGCCAAATTGGATCATAATCCATCATACAGAAGATCTTAAGCCTACGGATGCGGCAGTTGTATTTGATCGTCCATCATTTCAAGTAAATAAACTGGCTAAGACAATTTACGAATTAGATCGAATGTATTTACCATACAATTTCGTTATAGAAAAAGTTGGAGACGAGTTTCATCCGATAGTTTGTGCACCACTCCTCACTAAAGCCCCCTTCCTCGACATGGAAGATATGCACCAAGAAGGGATCCATATAGCCGTTATGGGGAATATGAATGCCGATCAACCAGATCGAAAATTATATAATGTCATGGCAATCAAAGTTATAATCCCTATGATGAAAGCCTTTCGAATTTCGGAAAAGAATATCGTAACCCACTCCGAGGTTTCATTTTTCAAAGACATGGCTTGCCCCGGCGCTTTCTTCAATATGGCTTTACTTAAATCGATGGTCAACAATAATATGAGACAAAAATCTGTAACTCGCCGCTAATTTTTTTGTATATATTATATATATTAAATATTGAAATCATAATGGTTTCAATATTTTTTTATTATTTCACTAAACCATTTCATGAACTCTTCTTGATCGTATTTTCCACCCTTGGATCCATTCTCTTCTCTTGGTAAGATCCTTAAGTTTTCACGTAAGTTACATATTTTTTGTATAATTTTGGAATCGTGAATTAAGTCCAAATCATTATCTATAAATGCTGTACGTGGAAATATATGATCTACAGTCATACTACATTTCACATGGGGGTTATTATTAAGTTTACTTTCAAGTTTGGATTTAATCTTTGCGGATTTGTATGTATCATAGTTCGGATCATCTTTTAAAATTTTAATTCTTCTTAAATCAAAACGAAGATAATCCGTCCGGCGCTTGCGTGTACGGTCATGATTAAACCGATAATGATTTTCACCACTCATGTCTTCATACTTACAATCTCTACACCGATCCCCTTGTTGAAAATTATTATATTTCATTTTTATTTTATGTCCACGTGGGCAGATCAGGTCATCTTTATGCTTATTTCTTTTATATATACTATCTAATACATAACCCTCTTTGGCATATTCATTAAATATAAATTCGTGGGTATACGGGGCAACCCCGGAACATAACAAGCAGTCCGCACCGTATTTAAAATTATTATATCTCATTTCTGTAACACACCCTTTTGGGCACATAACTTTAGATTTATGATCACTATTTTTATATAGGTCGAGTAACGTATATCCCCGTTTAGCATATTCATTAAATACGAATTCATGTTTAAGTTTTGCTGGCATATCAAATTCCTCTTTCAACTATAATTATACCATATTTTGTCCAAAACGAAAAGGAACACTCGAATGAAATGGCAAAAGATTAATGAAGAAGTTGAGGACGGTGTGTACGCATGTCGAAATACAAAAGAATACGAATACGGAGTATATTATAGACATCAAGGTCAATGGTGTATTTGTTGGAATAAAAAACAGTATATACCACTACCTCCATTAAAAGATCGTGAAAATATAGAAATATTAAGAATCGATATATAATATGCAAATCGAAATTCAAGGCGTTAGATGCTTAAATACTTATAGAGATATTGATATGAAATGGGGAATCATATGGCGGGCTGTATGCCGAGGGTGCCGGGGAGAACTACACGGAAAGCGAATAGATCCTACTGAGACTTTAGAGGGGGCTGGGTGGAAGCCTATCGGTAAATATTTATATTGCCATTATTGTGTAGATACGATGAAATATAATACAGAAGAACAATTGGAGTTTGAATTTAAGTATTAATCTTAGACATAAACCATTTCATAAATTCATCTTGGTTGTACTTGCCGGATTTAGTGCCATTTTCTTCTTTTGGTATTATTCGTAAGTTTTCACGGAGGTTGCAGATTTTTTTAATTACCTTTTTATCATAAATTTCATCTAAATTATTGTCAATAAAAGCGACTCGTGGTAATATATGATCTACAGACATGATGGATTTAATATATTTATTCCCAGTAAGTTTTCTTTGGAATTCCGCCTCATTATACGACGATAAATACAGATCGTAGTTCGGATCATCCCGTAAAATTTGAATTTTATTTAAATTAAATGATAAATATGCACATCTACGCACTCTAGTTCGATCTGGATTAAATTTTGGATGATTTTCTCCCTGTATATTTTCATATTTACAAAATCTACAACGGTCACCCCTCCGAAAATACGAGAAACGCGCTTGTACATCATGTTTTCTAGGGCAAAGTAACTCATCAGGTGTATCACAATTTTTATAAATATTTTTCATAATATACCCTTCTTTGGCATATTCATTAAATACAAATTCATGATCAAATTTCTCAGATCCTGAACACTTTAGACATCTACACCCTTTATTGTAAAAATTTGTAAAAAGCATATCTACTTTATGCCCTTTGGGGCAACGTAATTCATCTTTACTATGGCTATTGGTATACATAGTAACCAGCGTGTAGTTCTCGGCTGCGTATGTCTTAAATACAAAATCGTGACTGTGTGCTTTTGACATTATAACTTCCTTTTATTATATATATTAATTATTGAATTAAACAATTCATCTATATTTTTGTTGACATTTCACCGCCCATGATGGTACCATTATTATACACTATACTATGGGAAAATACTATGATTTTTTTCAATCAATTAGAAAAGCGGATCTGGAATATTATCTTAACAAAAAAAGATTGTGAGGATATCAACCTAGATATCAAACTTGGTCAGTCGTCCCTATCAAATCGGTTCGAGACGGTTAGCACTACAGTTCAAGATATCGTAGCGTTAATTCCAGAATTCTCCGATTGGTATTATGATCTTTTAGCTAAGTATATTGAGTCTAAATATAACTCAGAGCTTATCCGAGATTCCACGGATGAATTAACAGCATTGGTCAAAAAATACATTGAACTTAAACAGATCGATTTTGCCTCATTCGTAAACCGTAAGAAGGCATCTTCGACGAGTATATTGTTCGATGAGACCGATATGTATAACATCGCGCTAACCTCAACTTGCTTAAAGATTTTTTCTATATTTTCCTACGACACACAATTAAAAGTACCAGAAAATATTAATAAGACTATATATAATTCTTTTATAAGAGATTGTGTCCAGTACGGCACGACCGATAAGATCTTTCAGTTGATCCGATCTCGAAATTTTAGATCCTCAACAACAGACCGCTATATGTGGGAATTGATCAAATTACGGACTCTGGAGGATCCATCTTCGACGTGCATGAGTACCTTTAATTTCATTATGACGAATCTCCTGTCACTTTTGGATATAACTCAGAATCCAGTGTTCTTTCTTGTTAAGGTAATTGATGATAATCTGAAGTGGATGATGAAGGAAGTGTATCGCGAAAAAGTGATATACGACGAGTCATACACTTCCTCAGAAAGTGTACACGGATCCTTTATCCATAAAGATATATTCCACGTTTATTGTTGTAATGATTTAATTTCAAAAGCAGCAAAGCTTGGAATGAAGTTATTAGAAGAAGAATTCGACATTAATGATATTGAATTTATTTATATGAAGGAACGTCTCGACGGGATCAAAACTCTAGATCCTGCCCTGAGACTGTTCACACTTCCAATCATATCCAAGGTATTTAACGTACCCTACAACACACTTAAAACAGCGCCACCAAAGCATATTGTTTTAATTGGTGCTTTGTTATACATACTGGGTAAAAATACACTTTGTAAGGATTATCCAGTATTGTCAGAATTTCTGTTGTTGTGCCCTATTAAAAGTAACACTGTCATCTCCCGGTCCTCATACAAATTGAGGGACATAACAACCATATTAAAAGATAATACTCCTATATTCGGTATATCTTCGAAAAAATTAAAATATGATATCATCAGTCCTATATGTGGTATTTTAAATGCCTCTAAGAAAAATCTTATTAATATTGTAGATGGGCAGTATATAAACAAGATCACATATAGCGATTTAGAAGATGATGTGATTAAGTTTTATACCAATCTATACGCAAATGGACTCAATAATACATTCCTAACTCTTCAGAAGGAATTCGATGAGCAGTCAGCATAGATATTTGTTTTAACTTAGAAAGGATATAACGATTGTACATCGACATTTTGCGAAAAAAGTGGAAGACTAATACATTCTATGAGAATACATTAATATTAGTCCGAAATTTATTCACAATTATATTCAAATATAACATAAACGATCTCCCAAAAAAATCTATGTATGAGAAGCTTGTACTTACAGTATGGGCACGCCAAAAGACAAAACAATCTATGACTGATAGTATCACTTTATACAACAAATGTATATTAACCGAACTTTTAGTATTTGAAGATGCTTTATAACAGCTACAATGTACAATTAGATGTTCCTAAAACATACCGTGTAAATAGAATACCAAAAGAATTAAACTATATAAATTATACCGTAGTAAATCTATTGAACGAGCTATTTCTAAAATTCATAAATACTTTAATTCTTAAAACACTAAATTGGAAAACTGATATATCACGCAAGCCACCGATATTCGGTTTGGACTATTATTGTATGGTCCACTCTTTAGTATTCTATAAGTATTTAAAGCCTCGCGGGATGAATCATAAGTACGATGTCGACATTATGCTTATGTTAAGACAATTGGTTCCACGGGCAAAATATTATTATAGTATATAAACTGTTGTGTCTCTTAAACCGTAGTGTGAATAAAGGAATTTGAAAACAATGGCAAAGCTCACAAAGAAGATGCGTGCGCGGATTGACGCGCTTGAACTCCCCGAGACGTGGATGGTTTTCTTCCACAACATCAAGGGAATCGACTTTTACGACGGTGAACTCGGCTCCCCCGACCGTGTTGCCCGAAATGTCAACACCATCGCATTCTTCAACAGTCAAGCTGACATCAATCGCTTTTACACCACAGCCATGATGTCCAACATATGCTCCGAAGATGGTGGTGAGCAACTCACCATTGAACAGCGTCTGTATCACAACCTCGTCCAGCACATCCACGACACCCTTGTCAACGATATCAACATGGATGAACTCCTCAAGGACGTTGAAGACGATCCGGATGGCACCTTCCGGAAGATCCTGTCCAAGCTTCCGAACTATGATAACCTCAAGAATGAAGTCTTCGATGTCATGAAGGATCACAAGGACTCCAACTACGACTGTTACGGCGACCTGACCCACTTCCCGTACACCAAGGACCAGTGCAAGCTTCTCCTGTACGCCTTCACGCAGATGAACACTCTGTTCTCCCTGTACGCTGTCGCCATGAACTCAGACAAGGAAGCCGACCTGTTCATAGTCAAGCTGAAGGACACGGAACTCCTTCGGATTTGGGAACTGTACATGGCGGACTTCCAAGGTCAGATGAACGAAGAAGCCAACGCGGCGGATTTCCCGATGTACCAGAAATGGTGCGAATACGAAATCGATTTCTTCAAGTCCATCGACAAACGCAAAATCCCGTGGGGCGACTATATCCATGACAATGTCCAGAACGCGAAAGTTGATCTGGACGCCCTGAGCGGCAACATGGATTCGCTCTTCAAGATTGGACACACCCCTGAATCCAAGATCGAATCGGACTGATATATTATGGATGAAAAATATAATAAACTCAAAGTGTTTATCGACTTAATTCTATTCAAAGTCAAATATAAAACAATAAAAAATATGAAGGAATTATACGCGGTATATGAGGACGTTTATATAGAACACAACCCCATATCCATACGACATTTCAAAATTCTTAAAAAATACAATTTAAAAGATATCAGAAAATTTGTTGAATTCCATAATAAATATGTTAAAGATGATAAAGATAAGATAGACTATAAAGTCATATTGGGGATATTGGAAACTGTGATTGAGAAGAACCGATCCTCATTTCCAGTCCTTGACAAGATGAAAGACAACATAATCGAACATTTTATTAAGGGATCCTATAAGGATCTGTGATATAATAGAAATTAGAAGCATGGTGGAATATGTATTTCCACCATGTTTTTTTATAAAATTTAATTAATTGGACAAATTTTTAGAGGTATTTTTATGATCGAACCAATTCACGTAGATGTCTTTTTAAAAGAAAAGAAGGCACTAGAAGCTATAACATCACATCAAATCTACTTCGATAAGTCTATGAATTTCCACCCTCAAGGTTTATATTCAGAAACTATCTTCGGGGTAGAAGGATCTAAAGAGAGACGTTCTAATTATTCTTGGATTGATCTAAACTGTAATGTTGTTCACCCATTTCTATATGATATTTTAGAGAAGCGTATCTTTAGACGCATCCCCGACTTATTATCTGGGGAAGCCATATTTTCACTGGATTCGAATAATAATTTAGTCGAAGATGATATGGGTGATATTAATGGTATGACTGCATTTGTAAACAACATCCATAAGATACGTTTTTCGACCGGTGAAGAGGGTGGAGACCGAAATAAGATTATCGATGTACTTTACAAAGCAGTTGATGATCGAACTTTCTTTATAAATAAATTACCTGTAATTTCACCCGAATATAGACCAATTCAGATTGACGAAATTACTGGGGATATCCAGATCGATGATCTCACAAAGTTATATCAAAAAATAATTATGGCAGGAACTCAGTTAGGTAGTGTATCCGGTCAGTTGTTTGATATTTTCAGTTATAGAATGCAATTATTTATGCGAGATCTATATGAGCTTGTAAAAGTAAAAGTATCCAAGAAGGAAGGTCTGATACGAAACCATCTTCTGGGTAAGCGGGTGGACTATTCTGCTCGTGCGGTCATTACACCGAATTATAAATTAAAAGTTGGTAATGTTGGTGTACCATTACGACTAGCGTGTCAGCTTTTTGAACCATATCTTATATATGGCATTATTAATTCACCATACAAAAGCATGATTCCCGATGAATTTCACATAGAAGTTAAGAAATTCTTATCTCAAGAATCCGATTTATTAGAAGACGATTAACCCACAAAGGAAATAACAATGGTATTGAAAAAGATTATATTCGAACAAATTGATAGTATGACCAAGAAAGAAATCCTCAAGTATAAGGCTAATGATGATTTTGAAGGTAATGGTATCCCGAATGATATTAAATTATCAGATGGTACTAAAGTTGAAGTTGGCGAGACGAACTTAGACAAAGTCGAAGGATGGGATGGTAAATTTCCATTTAAGATGAAGAATGATAAGCAAGCCGCCCACTTTATCGCTGCCCCAAAATTTGTAAGTGATGGACGAAGAGGTTATACTCGGTATGTTGTACCTGTCTTAGCAGATGCACAAGAAGAGTACAGCAGAGGCATTTAACAAAAGGGTATTTAAATGGAATCTGAAAATGGATCTTTTGGTCTCAATATAAACGATATGGATAAGTATGAAGGATCAAATATAGATTCAATATCCATTATCAGTACATTAAAAAAACAGAATGCTGAGTATATACAAGAATTACTACAATTAAGAAGTGAACTTGATAAATCAAGAGATAGAGACAGTACATACAAATCAATAGATACACACAAACTGTATGAGGCTCTCGTATCCGTTCTTGAAATAACACCGGAAATAAAAGAAGATGATAATGCTTATGCTGGATCTTGGGCGACAGCAAATAAATATAAAATGGACGATAGTATCCACGCTTTAATTAACGAATTAGATAAACGATATAAGCAATTGGATTAATACGTATTAAAGGAATCCTGAATGTTACATGAAAGTGAAAAAGTCTCCATCGACGATATCCGTAAGATATTGAAATACATCTCTAAGGGATATAAAGTAAATCCTATAATTTATGATACTATTCGAAAAATCGCAGTAAAAGAAATCGAAGATAAAAATCGAGTAGTATTATATAAACGTGATCCTAACGTCGAAAGAGGACGGATCCAAGGTGCTTACGTTACTATAATCGATGGACCGACTATTGATATTCACCCGGTTGTTGTGGGTCCTTACATGGCGGATTTCGATGGTGACCAAATGGCTATTGTCGTCCCAATTTCAATTGAAGCTCAGAATGAAGTTAAGAATAAAATGATTACAACACAGGGCTTTGAATTCTTAAATTCTCCTAACTTTTCACTATCAAAAGAAATGAATATCGGTATTTTTACAATTACTTACTTGGAAAATAAAAAACCTATAAGAGTTATAAACAATGTACAAGATGCTGAAAAACTACATCCGGGGGATCCCGTCCGGATCAACACGAATATCGGGCTTACAAACACAACCGCAGGTAGAGTTATATTCAATAGTGTTCTCCCATCTTACATTCCATTTATAGATAAACCTATGAATGCGAGAGATGTGAGTAAAGTATTAAAAGAAGTGATGCTTAAAAACAAAGCTGATTTCGCACTTACAATTGATAAGATGTGCAAGATGTCCTTCGAGGCTGCTACTCAATATCCCCAGACTATTAGTTTAGATATGTTTATACCTTCACCCGAATTAAAAAGCCTTTCAAAGAAACTTAAGGCTGAGCCGGATGTAAATAAACAAATTAAAATTTTAGATGAGATGGATGTTGCCTTGATGGAATATTTGAGGACACAAGAAGAAGGACTTTATATCCAGATAGCAAGTGGGGCGGCCAAGGGTGGATCGCAATTGCGTCAGATTATGGTATCCAAAGGATTGATCAGTAACGCCAGTGGCGAACTCCTTCCGCCTGTCGAAAAAGCGTTGGTTGATGGTTTCGATCCTGAGCAATACCTAGAATCCGCCGCAGGTAGTCGTAAGGGTATTATTGACCGTGCCGTAAATACCGCGTTCGGTGGATATGCATATCGTAAAATGGTGTATTCGATTGGATCGTGTGAGGGTGACATCACAAATGCGGATTGTGGAACTAAACGAGGACTAAAACTTAAGATAACATCCGAATTATTTGGTCGGATGCAAGGTCGTTATATTATAAATCAGAAGGATCGGAAGGTAGAAAGACTGACTGATGCACATATCGGAAAGTTCGTAGAACTCCGTAGCCCTACATTTTGCAAAAGTCGTGAAATATGCCGCACTTGTTATGGCGATTTGATTTATCAGGTAAAGTCACGGGCACTGGGTATGCTTGCTGCCCAAGCCTGTTGTTCGTTATCAGAAAAGATTATGAAGTGTTCAACGGGGTTGGTAAATACGGAAAAGCATGGTATAATCTCATTAGATGAACTTTGGGACCAAAACTAATTACGAAAGAAAATATTAAATGCAATGTCAGATCTGCCAGAGAGTGTTTGATGATACAAATTCTTTAAAAAATCATATAATGCATTCACACAAAGAAATACATATATCAGAATATTATATTAAATATATTTCAGTTAATGACGAACATTTGTGTAAAGTTTGTAAAAGCCCAACCCCATATAAAAGTTTTAAAGATGGATTTTATAAAACATGCTCTAATAAATGCAGGGGATTAAATACAGAAACTAAAAACAAAATTAAACAAACAAATCTGGAGAGATATGGATCTGAATATGGGTTTCAAAATGAAGATGTAAAACAAAAAATAAAAAACACAAATCTAAAAAAGTATGGGTATGAACAATCGGCAAAAAATGAAAAAGTTAAGAATAAAATACTTAATACACGAATTGAGCGATATGGTAGTGTAAATCTGTTTGACAATAAAGAAATAAACGAAAAACGAAATAAAACTAATTTAGAAAAATATGGAGCACTAACTCCATTCGAATCTAATGAAATTCGTGAAAAGATTAAAAATACAGTACAAGAAAAATACGGTGTGGATAACGTATCTAAAATAAAAGAGATAAGAAACAAAGCCGAAAACACAATGGTTAAACGATATGGTCATAAACACTATATATCGTCTGCCGCTGGTAAAGTTAAATTAAAAGAAGTATTTTATATAAAATTGTTGAATTCAAAAAGATTATTAAGTAAAGTAACGCCAGTATTTAGCCTAGATGAATATAATGGAATATCACGAGATAACCGATATGAATTCAAATGTAATACTTGTAATCATATCTTTTTAGATAATTTAGCGGATGGACACATACCAAGATGTTTTAATTGTTACCCACATCAGGGTATGTCAGGCACTTCCAAAGGCGAGCACGAAGTTTACGAATTCGTTAAATCGATCCTACCAGAAAATACAATTATAATAGAAAATGACCGGTCATTAATAAATCCACTTGAAATCGACATTTACATTCCAGACTACAAACTTGCAATTGAATTCAACGGACTCTATTGGCACTCCGAAAAACAAGGCAAAGATGAACATTACCATATCAATAAAACGAATTTATGTAAAGAAAAAGGAATTGATTTAATTCATATATTCGATGATGAATGGTTTAATAAGCAAGATATAGTTTGTTCGATTATTGCAAATAAATTAAAAATATATGAAAATACATATAATACATCGGATCTAAATATACATAAGGTTCCCTTCAAGGACGCAGAGTTATTTTTAGACCAAAATCATATACAAGGTTACACTCATCGTGGATTCAATTATGGACTTTATGATAGTAATAATAATTTAATTAGCATGATTACAGTAATTAGATCCAAAGACAATTACGAAATATTAAGATTCTGCACAAAATTAAATACAAATGTAGTCGGTGGTTTCCAAAAGTTAGTAAATGACTTCTCAAAAGATATCAAGTGTGATATAATAACCTATTCAGATCTAAGATATGGATATGGTAATATATATGAAAGCTCTGGATTTGAATTAACGCATACAGGCTCACCAAATTACTTTTATACCAATGATTATATGAATCGAGATTCCAGACTTAAATTTCAAAAACATAAATTAAACAATCTATTAGAATCATTTGATCCAACATTAACCGAGTGGCAAAATATGCAAAGTAATGAATATGATCGTGTTTGGGATTGTGGAAATAATGTATTTAAGAAGAAAGTTGCTTAACAATGCACAAAATAAGTAAAGACGAAATTAATTTAAGCAACTGGATTAAAACCGTTGATAAACTCCCTGACAACGACTGTTTAACACGTGCATTATATTATTCCGAAGAACCTCGTGAATTTAAGATATGTTTATTAAGATATAATAAAAAGTTTAGTCAATATAAACATATGGGTTGCTGGGAAGGCGAAAAGAACTACAAAAAATCACATGTCCCGGAAGAATATTACGCGCCCGTATATTGGCAATTAGCATCTTCACCTATTATTTAAGGAACTGTAAATGAATTTAGAAACTAAAGAGTTAGATCTCAATGTCGTGGGTAAAGACGGTTTAACCCGAGCATATAAGATCCAAAGGCATACACCAACGGCACCAATGTGCTTTATTCGCACTGTGACTGGACATATGCTGTTTTGCCAAGAAGACCACCCTGTATGGATTCAGTCGCTTGACGGGCAACCTACGGTGGTTGAAGCTAAAGATATAGTAATGTTCCATGATAGAATTTGGGTTGATAACACCGAACGTAAATTAGAATTTGTTTACGGGGTAGAGCCGCCTGATGTAGATATACTATTTGACATTTTGTTGAATATATTTGAAGATCCTAATTTACATATAATTGCAAATCATTCCGAATATTTTAATGGCGATTCGATATATAATTTTTGTATTAATCCTGATTATTTATCTAAAATAAGTACTAGTAACTTAACATACCTTTTATATCATTTCTTATTTGATAATATTAAGTCCGACGATAAAGTCAACACCAAGTCTAAGATTTTTAGTTTTAACTTTGTATCACAGTTGAAGCTTGTAGCAGATCATTTAAGTCATACTTGTAACTTTGATATTAATACTGAAGACGGACTTGTATATTGGACTTTAAAGAATGCTGTGCCTTCAGATAAGCTTATACAGGATATTAATGATTACATTGATATTGAGCAGGTAGTTCCCGGTATAGAGGGATATTGTGGATATGTATATGATCTTAAAACTGACTCCGAAGAATTTTTGAATAATAATGTTCAGACACACAATTCATTTCACACAGGCGGGGCCGTAGTCTTCAAGAAGGTGGATATCTTAAAAGAACTTGCGGACTCTATTACAGATGACGAAGAAAAATATTTATCAGGTATGGTATATCAAAAAGATAACGATCTATACTCCAGCGCTGAAGTAACAACGATTAAGATCAATAAAAGTATCTTCAAGGACGAGTATGCAATTGAAAAAGTAGGAAATACTTATAAGTTACCTTTAGGCTATTTTAGAATGTATATTGGTAATATTGAAGTTAATGCTACTATTGAAATGCCTGTTGAAATTAATATCCACGATGATTATAATGAAACTGCTGATAGTATCACTTTAATGTATGGTAAAGATGTTAAATTATTTACAATTAAATTCTTTAAGATCGCTCCTGAAAAGATCGCCCAGAGCCTAGACTCATTGGTTGCGGGCAAGGGTCCATGGGAGACCCCAGAGAACCTATACAAGAAGTTTTACGAAGCTCTAAGTACTTTTGGACCTTGGGATAGTTGCCACCTTGAGGTCATCCTCGCAACGATTTTAAGAAATAAGAAAGATCCGATGATTGCAGCCAGATTGAAGGATCCATACGATCCGGAATTACATAGCATTAAATCTCTTCCTTCGATTATATCGTGGTCTCTGGGGGTCGCCTATGAGAACCTTGGTAAAAGTTTAACATTTGGGTTGATCTCAAAAGACTCGAAGAAATATTCACAGATCGAAAAAGTATTATTCGGCGAACCCCTCAGTGAGTTGAGTATAGAAAAATTAAAAGAAAAGAAGAAATAAATTCATAGAATGGTTTAATCTTAAACTTCAGGAAATCAAATGAACGAAGACTTTGACAAATACACTCAAATAGCACATAAAATAGAATTATTATTTCATTTAATTAGAAATATTATACAACCCATAAATAAAGTCACATACATATTTGTTACAAACCCTATTACTATATATTGCCATACCTCAATTGTATACCCGAAACATAAAGATAAGGTACTGTGGGGTCTAGAATTATATACAAATTATTATACGACATTTTCGGCTCAAGATTTTAACGATTACGAAACGGGTCGAGAAGACTATAGAATGCTGGTCCGTAAGAAGAATTTAATAGGAATAAAAAGGGTGGATGACACGTCATTTGAAATGATAAAACTTTGTGATTATAACGCATTTTAGATGTTAACAAACCGGAGACTGAAGCAATTGATAAGCGACCTGTATTTAAAATGTGTACCTATACTTTTTAAATTATTACGTCGTATCCTAGATCCAATTGGTGAAATAATATACATATTCACATACAACCCATTAATTTTAGATGGTCATTATTCGGTTTTGTATCCGAGATATATACAAAAAGTTAGATGGTCTGATGACACCCCTTTATTCGAAGGTTTGACAATTTTTCTGAAAGATTTTAATTACTACCCATGCCAAACTCCCGATTTCAAAACATGTATACACAAAAGGCATATAATAGGGTTATCATTTCCTCGTAGCGCTCACTTCGACATAATACCCATCGAGGAATATACAGCATTCTAATATAAGTTAAAAGTCCTACATTAAATCACTTACCATTAATTTTGGTAAGTGATTTTTAATTATATATATTAATTATTGATATCATACCTTATGATATTTATTTTTGTAATCGAACTTAAGGGAGGTAACAATATGCGTATGGCTGAAGATTTTATACGGGACTTATATGCTAAAATTGAAAACTCAATATCCAAATCTTTTGTTCTTTTTTATCATATTATATGTAAGCCAAAAGATATATGTTCAATCGATATGAAGTCTCAGAATTTAGTATTCTTTTCTTCGCAAACTGATCTGGACGGTTTTGATAATTATATGACATTATACAGAGAGCCGTTAATTTCACTTAAAGTATATGACCAAATAAAGTCATACAAAACATATACAACTAACGTCAATAATGAAATAAATGTATTTAATATTCACAAGTCGGATATATTACATTTGGACTATGAATACAGTGGTTCACCCTTGACCGACAGGTTACATCTAACACTCAGTGTATATTAAAACACTCACTATATATATTTTAACAAGAGAGTAAAACCACGAAAGGATATTGAATTGAATCTCGTGTTAGTTCGAAAAATAGAATATAGTGTGTGTAGTGTTCTGTGTATATTATGTAAAATATTTAAACGTAAATTCGTTATAACATTATGTAGTCATTTGATGTCATATTTAGTGCAGAGTAGAAAGGTTACTGACATATACTGCGATTCTATGTATAGATACGCCGTCCATGATTGTTGTAAAAGTTTTTTAGGGTATGTTGAAGTTAGCTTAACTCCCGATATATACAGATATAAACCGTATGCCTCAACCACTATGACGTTAGGATTCGACTTTGACACAAAGGTCGACTTAGCGGTAGCATTTATTCACAAGCCAACTTTATTCTCAATTTCATTTATGGGGCGCGGAATCGAAATATACGATTATAGAGAATGCCATGAGTAGCACCAGAAATTATATATCAGCATCCATACCAGCGGTAATGACAATAATAAAAACTATTTTTAATTTATATGATATTAGGAATTCACTTTTGTACTTAAATTTAGTAGCATATGCACCAGCCGCATCAAGTGTACATGATCGGCATGTTCATTTTATAGTCAATACCTTAATGTTTGAACCATATCGTATCGATGGTGTTGGTGACATACTCATTTATAGCCCACCTAGACCAAAAAACTATATAGTAGATAATCTAAAACTGATTTATTTTAATGGGCTATCAAATGCCAACAATTTATATTATGTAAATATAAAGAAGGGTTACGCTGATATCCGAATAACATCAAATCTTACCGACAGGAGGTTATAGATGTTAACTATGGATTTCATCGACATGATAGAATCTGCAATATCATCTACCCTTATATTAATAGTTAAATCGAAATTAGGAAGTTCTGGTGTACGACCCTTCGTGTTATTTACACCTTGTTATATATGGAGGCGAACTACGAACTACTATATAGACTCCAGTGGATTCGGAGTTGATAACCCACCCAGAAAAATGTACAACATGAAACCCAATGACCTCAACGAAGTATATAGGAGTACTGGTAAAAATACATTATTTAAATTCAATTTAAATAAATTCTCACATTCACCATACCCAATATACATTTTTGATTCGGTTGATATTCCAACTCTTAAAAAAGGATTTAACAATGGCAACGACTGACCCTATTCATTACGTTGAAGTTTCGATTTGTAAAATATTAAATTTAATATTAAAATTTAAACCTAAATATATACATATTCCAAACTACCTGTATAGAACTGGGGATCCGTCGCTCTATTGGGACCTTATAGATTACGTATTCAACACAAATGATGAAGTGGACTTTTACAAAAGAATCGAGGGTACATCAAATATTATTTATCACATGTCATGCGTAAAATGCCCGATATTCGAGGTTGGACCGGATAGTGAACCCCCCAAGTTATTTGTATTAGACCAAAAAGCATTTGACTGTATGATCAACCCTATCCTTATTAAATACAAATGAATCATATACCAGAATTAATCGAGAATTGTATAGTGACCATATTCAGAATGTTAAGCATTAAAAGACCGATGGAGTGTATATGCTTTCATTCATTTTTGTATTATATGAGTCCATCATACACATCAACACCAGACAATTATAACGAATTCCACGTATCATTCAATATAAATGATAGTATACGATATATAATGACTAGATTTGAATACATACCAAAAATTAATCATGGTCAAAAATCAAGGTTTGAAAATATTTATATAAACAAATGTAGACTGACTATATTTAAATTAGTATCCGCCGAGGATGACGGTGGTGATATATCTTTATCGTATACCCAGTTACACACAACTAGACCGAAAGGTAAAGCATGATACTAAAGTTAGAGAATTCGATATGTGAAATTTTGAGTTTATTACGAGAACTTAACGTCGACATAATAGCGATATCAGGGTATATGTATAGAACTTTGCAGCCCTCCTTACATAATAATAGATCGTATTATGACTTTACATTAGATTCGGGCTTGGATGACTATAAGTTGATTGTTAATACAAATTTTATATCGAGTGATATAGCATGGTCTGGCACTCAAATTATGAATATATCTAACTTCAAACTTACATTATTTAGTATATTCAAATATAGTGGTTCTCCCAACAAATTTGATAAAACTGTCCATACAAAATTTAGTCAAATTACATTCGCATCCGAAGCTATCAAATGATGTGTAAACAATTTGCACTCAAAATAGAAAAACTTATAACGGGGCTTTTCTATTTATTATACCGCTGTACACCTAAGTTGAAATATATAGCCCTACCGACTTATATGTATTATATGGCTCCAACATACAACAAATCTCCTATAAAAAATAAAGATGTGGGTCTAACTATAGATTTAAATTCAACCCCCTATACGATATGCCAAGTTAAGGAAGAACCCCCGCATGGAGATCACGATTATTTATTTGCAGCGTATAATAAATTGAATATACTACGGTTGAAGGGTTCATATGATGATCAGTCGTATAACACTTTGGAGTTACATTACGAGATTATCTACACTAAGGACACTACGTTGACCCGAAAGACTTGGAGCGTACCCGAATGATAGTGCAACTCAACGGAAGGCACCAGACAACTCTCGATGGATTTTGTTTTAGAGATTATATCAAGAATTTACTAAAAAGCGAGTACTATCCAGATCCACACGCCTCATTGCATGAAACGTATATCGTCGCGTGTTGTAATGACGAGGGTAGGTGTAGTCCTATGTACGAACTTTGTGTGCGTATAGGATTTCTGATGGATGTTTTCCAGTTCATATTAAGTCGAACCTGTAGTCTAGGATCTTATATAAATACGTCTGTACACTCTGTATTATACAATGATGTGAATAAAATATTTGATTTTTTACGGGAAAAGTCTCAAACGATAAATATATTTGGATTGGGGTATAGTTCATTTGTGTTTATAATGTTTTTCAATTATACCGGCGGACGAGGTGAACATGGATACACGGATGAATTTAGTCAGTTATTTAAGGCATTTTTCATGGACTATCAAGATTCATATAATAAAACAAAATATTATAATGGGGTTGCGGCACAATACGATGAAATCGACGAATTCGATGATTATGGAGATGATGAAGAATGATGCTCCATAAACTTCCACTACGGGTATACAATGAATTATTATGTCGGGCGCAATCTATTATACACGTGATAGGGAAGAAAGCAGGAATATTCATACAATACAATAGAGTTTATATCAAGAATGATTATTTCTTAAATACAAGCCAATCTATAAATCGATCAATAACATATTCGTCAACCATGTTACAGAAGGTAATTGGAATAGCAAATATATGGGTAGTACATTCTAAGTTTTTCTCGTGGGGCGCACGTGCATATACAACATCAGAGATAAAATTCACAGCATCGAGTCCAAAATTGTATGATGACTTCTTCCGATATTAAAAAGTATTCTAAAATTATAAAATTATTTACAGATTCCATGTTTAAAGTATATGAACTATTATATGTTATAAAACCAAAGATAATAACCCAATATTATAGGGTTTACTTAAGAGATTTACCAGTAACAACTCATATGAAAAGATTTTTCAATTCCCCGTTTTATTATAAATACACTTTATATGGGGATGACGGCAACGAGCATTATATAAAAATCCAGACGGAAATCGCCGACCTTCGTAATCTAAATCCGTCTTATATCCCAGCATTTAGATTAACGATTTCAAAGCACCTGAACCTACAAAGGAATTAAAATGAAAGTAGAACTCACAGCCAGAGATTACGAATCCAAGAAGCTTTTGAAAAGATCATCGATAATTGAGCTAGACTCTATGATTGATGACCTTGACGGATTACTTTTGGATGACGCTAAAAATAAAATTATAGAATTGCTTGATAACAACCACAATCCAAAATGGGTTAAACAAGTTGTTAAATATCAATTTGGTGATGACTATAAATGTGGCGGATATGAGATTGTAAATTATAGATATGAGACCGAAGAAGAATACAACAATAGATGTGACACGATGGATTTTAACATAAAGGACCAGATTCGCCGCCGGGAACAACATGAGCAAGAACAGATAGATCGGGTATATAAAGCCGTAAATAGTCTACCCATGAAATCTCGGATGGAATTGATTAAGACAATAAATGCCAATTGTAAAATTCCGGTGGAGTCGGGGCATACCTCAACCGTTTAAGTTTAACAGACCACTGTAAGTACACTCACCCCCCAACTTAACATGAAAAGGTTTAAAAATGCCCACTAACCCAAAAACAGATCAAACCACCTGCATTGTACAGTTCATTGCTAACCACTCCGGCTATTCGATATACACCATCCGGGGGTTTTTGTATAATCATTCGGACCCAACCTGCCGAGATAAAATGAGATCTATACAAAATATACTTGTAGAAAATGATTATCCGTACACATATAACTGGAATAACTTTCAAGATTGTCCCGCTCTTTTGAACCTCAAGTCTGATCTGGAATTGTGGGGCAAAGTGCGCCGCGAACAAAAACGTACCGGACGCCCCAAAGGAAGTCCAAATAAAACCACAGCCCATAATAAATTGTATAATAATATTTCGAGTATGTTGAGAGAAATATTGGGCGAACAGACCCAAAATCTACAGGATACATATAAGAATACTCACCGGGAAGTATCTCTAACGAGAATTGGTTCGGACGTTAAATCCACATTCGAAGAAACCATCGAAAAGCAGTCGACCGATATTAAAAATGAAATTCAATACAGAACATCCGAGATTGCAGATAATGTTGAAATTGTAATGATTGAAAAATTCAATGAATTTAAAAATGATATGGATCAGAAATTTGCGACACTTGAAACGAATATTAAAACAATTGAAGCCAATTTGAATAAACTGAGAAATGCAGAAAACGCACGATATAAAAATATACTGGAGTCGTTCACTTCACTTTCAAATCAAATTGCCGCTATGAATACATCCGATAGCGTATATGATTTTCCGGATGTCACTGTATCCGATGATGTCACCGATCCACCACGTGCTCCATTTGTAACCCAATCCCAACTCATAGAGTCTCGAAACTTGTTGGATTCGATTCAATAAAAGTATAAACTAACATCATAAGTTGACAGGATCTAGATTCGATGGTACACTATATTTACTTGATATGATCACGTTTTGAGTACAGGGAACTTTACGTTCCCCGGTCTGAGAGGGTTTAGCTTTAGTTGAAGTAACGCTGAAGTTTAAGCAATCACCTACTTCGTCACTTATAGTCATTTAGTGGCATTTAGCGCGGACCGTTATTTATTTTCCAAGAACACGAGGGACAATTAATATGGTACAATATTCCAGCTATTTTAAAACTATTTATGATGAACAAAGTCCATCAACCGATCTCGGACGGGGAACCCATTATTCTATATTTAGGACTGTAGTTTGGAAAGATTTTGATAATAACGATTTGAAAAAACCTAAGCACTTAGATTTTGCTGTTCTTTGGGATGAAGATCATGATACGAGGGTTATACGCCTTTTAGATAAAATATACACCGACGGTTATATACATACCGGACTTATATTTGGTGAACGTAAAGGATGTTTTTCACTTAAACCGTCTAAGTTTCGATATTATGAAAATGAAGAAATTGAAAATATATATTTGAAAATTAAGGAATTAGCAGAGGATTTGGACGGACCCCATGAGGACCAATGGACTTTTTACGAAGACGACCCACCATATGCAATTATACATGGACATGATAAAGATGTAAGTAAATATTTAACCTCAATCAAGAAAAGATGGAAATTAGGATTAAAAGCTATAAAATAATAAAAACCAACACGAGGAACTCTCATGAGCCTATACGCAGACCTGCAAAAAACGAAGAATGAATCCGACATTGAAATGGTTTACAAGAAATATTTTGATAAGCTATTCAAAAAAGAAAAGGATATCCAGATAACTCGCGAACAAAATATGGATGGTATTATCATTGGTGATAATATTTTTTCATTATTGGAATTCAAGCGAGATCTAAACTTTAAGAAAATCGAAGACCGAGTAACTGTCCTTATACAGTGCTTGTATTATCTACAAGATTTTCATAAAAATGGTAAAGCTTTACCAACCTCCATATTTATCGGTGATAATGACGAATGCTTTATTTTAGACGCTAAGGTTCTAAAGAAGTATTTGAATAAAGATATCAAGGGTTCGGCATCTACTGCCCATATGAACAACCCTGAGCTTATGGTTGAACTCTCAGAAGATATTGACATACAAGAATATAATTCATTTTGCTATTTCATAGATGATAAATTTAAGCTTAATGATGTAGTTGATACTTTGATTAAGATCCACTCCGGTGATTTGACTAAAGTAAAAATCAACAATAAAAACATTGTTGCGGCTTTTGATATATTCGATAAAGAAATCCTTGTAGATACAAAGTCTAGCCCTTGTAAATTATCTATCAATCAACGGGTTAATTTGTTTCTACAATTGCTTATAAATTCAGATGAAAACGGTCTCAATTCTAATAACCCCACTATTCTTTTTACTAAAAATTATGGGAATGTTAAAGTAAAAGAATTTAAATCGTTTTTTAAGAAATACGAAGGTATTAATTATACACCAAATGAAAAAGAAGAATTGACTGCATATGGGGATAGATTAATTGAAGACGAGACTCGTAGGCGCAAGGGAGAGTTTTTCACTCCCGCCGTCTGGGCCGACGAAGCACATAAAGAGATTTCAAATCATCTCGGCGAAGACTGGAAAGATCGCTATATCGTATGGGACTGTGCATGTGGATCTGCCAATTTAACTCGGGACTATAATTTCAAAGAATTGTATCTATCGACTTTGGAACAGTCTGATATAGATACAATTAAAGATATGGGGTATAATTCAAATGCTACGATATTTCAATTTGACTTTTTGAATGATGAAGGTAGAAAACTACCCGATAGACTTAAATCTTCATTAAAGGAAGGTAAAGAAATACTGTTTTTTATCAATCCTCCTTATGCTCGGCAGGGGAATATGATGAAATCGAACGGTTCACATAAAGATGGTGTTGCAAATACAAAACTAAATAAAAAAATGATAGAAGAAGGATGGGGTAAATCTGCCCAAAATTTATACACACAATTCTTATATAGAATATATAAATTGAATATAAATAATAATATAACTATAGTAGTATTCGCCAAATCATCATACAAGACAAGCCCATCATTTAATAAATTTAGAGAAAAATTTTTAAATAAATTTGAATTTATATATAGTATGTTATTTTGCGCAAATCATTTTTCAGACACAGCGGAATCTTGGGGAATTGATTTCAGTATATGGAAAAGTGGAAAAACTATAAATAATGAATTTAATAGCGACATTAAGGATATAATTTACACCGGTATATCAAGTATTAGTAGGAAATCTTTATACAATTTAGATAATTTAAAGCCATGTAGTGATTGGGTTCGAGAAAATTTAAAAAATAAAGTTAAAAAAGATTTTCCATATCTAAGTAGCTCCATGAAAATTAAACAGACCGGCTATGGAACATCTTTAGATAATAATATGGGTTATATGTTAAACACTTCAAATAATGCATATGAAAATTCATGTGGAGTCGCTTTATTTTCAAGTTGCTCATCCAAAGGTAATGGGTTCTCGATTATGAATGAAAACTTTTATAAAGTGACTACATTGTTCACAGCAAGAAAATCCATTAAAGGCACTTGGATTAATGATAAAGACGAATATATAGCTCCGAATGAAGACCACCCGGAATGGCAACAATTTGTAAATGACTCTATTGTATATTCACTTTTCAATAATTCTTCCCAACAATCATCCCTACGTCAAATAACATATAAAGATAAACTATGGGATATTAAAAACGAATTCTTCTGGCTATCAACAGATCAAATAATGGAGGCGGCAAATAATGCTAATTATGATAGTCTTTATAAAGATGTCAAAAATAATAAACAAGAAAGATTCGTATATAATAAACTAAAAGATATAGAGCTATCACAAGATGCTCGCGAAGTATTGGATGCAGCCACAGAGTTATTGTTGAAGTCTATGGCTGTTCGCAAGTTGATGTCACAATCACATCCGGACTACCATCTGGATAGCTGGGACAGTGGCTACGCCCAGCTAAAGCTCGTATGGAAGAAGTATTATGCGGAAGAGTTCAAAGCCTTTAGAGACCAGTACAAGGCATTTGAACAACGTATGATTCCAATGGTCTATGAACTTGGGTTCTTAAGGAAATGAATAATGATTGAAATATGTGCTCTTCTGGGGTGTTTATTTTTATTTATAATTGTATTTATATTATCTCCACCAATAGCTATTATAGTTTTAATAGTTGCTGTACTTGGTATATTAATTAAATTCGTAATTGATATAACAGAGGACTTAAATTCTAATTATAATATATATGAAAAATGTGCTAAAAGTACTACACTGAAAATTATATCATTAATAGTTTTAATTATTCTATCTTTTACGTTTGGCGCATTAGATATAGTTGAAGAAAAGCTTTTCGGACCCCCCATTTTATTATTATGGATATGTTGGATATGTTGGATATGGGTTTCTATTTTATATAAACTTAGACAAAATGTAAAATCAAATACAATAAATAAATCAGATGATACTGATGACTCGGATTTTGATTGGGAATGTTGATTACTGCATTTTATTTTGGAGTTTGTTTATAATGAATGCAAAACAATTAATGAAACAACTAGATGTGGCACATGCTGAGAAGGATGTAGAATCCGCATATAGAACAATGTTTTATAATAATTTAGATAATTGTATTATAACTTCTCCATGTATATCAGACGGCTTAATGAAAGGCGATGGCGTCCATTGTCTAATAGAAGTTAAATACAAAAAAGATTTTACAAAAGCATCAAATAGACAATCCGTTATAATACAATGTATATTTTATTTAAAACAGCTACAGACGAAGTATTCAGATGATCCATTACCAACATCATGTTTTGTGGGTGATACGAATGAATGTTTTATATTCGAAACTAGACCTATATTAAAATGTCTAGATAATGATAATATAGATTGGTCATACTCACCATCACAGGCATATCAGTATTATCATGATGACCTTATACAATATATTGAAATTGTTGAAGGGAGTCATAAATATTATTATGTAGATGAAAATTTTAGTATAAGTAGCTTAGTAAATGATTTAAAACAATATCATAGAAATCCATCATATACGAATTATAATAGGTCGGATTTACCCCCACCGTTACCTAGTAATCGAACAATTCATACAGATGGTGATATAACAGCCGATAAAATAACTATCATAAAGTCGATACTCAATGTTAAACCATATATATCTAGCTTTACAATGACACCAACAAATACCGAAACAACTTTTAAATCAATACATGTTGAAACAAAAGAACGCATGGACTGTGCTATAGCCGAAGTTGAACAGATTATAAAATGGATCGCAAATGAAAGTGATGATAATATCGCTCATATGATTCGAAATATGAATAACGATTATAAGTTACAGACTCCGGATCCCATGATAGTACAGACTCCGATAATAGTCCGAGAACCTACATATCAAGCTACAAAATATATAGGGAATAATACAATTCTAACAGATATTGTAGATGAGGTTGATGATTTATTTCATAAGTTTAAAGAGTTTATCAAACCACATATATACTTCGACACAGTATTTATATTCATATCATTTATACTCATGTTATGTACAATATTTTATTTCGGATTTTATATTCAACCTTAAAGGACACCACCAAAAATGAAATCCGGACGAGCCATAGAACGGCTATTAAAAGACTTGGAAAAACGAACTATTTTGTTACGTGAGATATTAGAAAAATACCATAAAGTCAATGAAATTTTAGGGGGCGATATGTTAAAATCAGGTCACAATCTAAGCTTAGGTATATTCATTATATGGAAATATAAGAAAAAAGAAAAGTTTATGAATTCCGTAAATAAATTTTTGAGGGATAATGCGAGATACGATGAAGTTGAAAAAGAAAAAATATTTTATGAATTCCATTGGGATGGGCACCGCTATTTACATAAGGTTGAAATAACGGGAGTTAGAACTAAACATAGATCTGAACACCCAGCATTAAGGTTTGAAGAGGCTTTAGAAGTACTTAATCTCTTAGAACAATTCACGATAAACACCACCGAAAACTAAAAGGAATCTCATAATGAAAAAAATGTTGACCGAATCCGAAGTGTCTGAATGGCTAAGTGTATCAAAAAGTACACTATGTAAACTCCGAGAAAATAAGGAAATACCACATATGATAATTGGTAGTTGTATACGGTATTCCGAAGATGAACTAAAAGAGTGGCTTGATAAAAATAGAAAATAGCCTCGCAACAACAAGGAGTCGAGCATGGACGAAGACCAGAGTAAACTCGAAAAGAAAATTAAAACAAAATACAAAAAATTAATCCCATATAAAGTTTACATACCAGATCATAGTTTACGTGGTAGTCTATTAAGATTAAACATGACGGATTTATGTTATAAAGATGAAGCTGGAGCTATACGGGAAATCCAAAGTAATACAAGTTACGCTGATATGTATTACGAAATTGATTTACCATCAATTACATCTTCCGATAAAATTTTGAATAAAATGGTATCGAGTGATTATAGTTATATTATAAATGGACTACAAATGGAGTTATTCAATTACCCTAAGAATTCAACTGAAAATGATCTTTATTTTTGTGTAACTATGGATATATTCAGTATGACAACAAAAAGATTATCAAACTACAACATGTACGTATGTAAGTATATAGACAACGATTGGTTTAAAACTTATGATAATAAAAACAAATGCTGGACCGATTTGAAATACAGACTTTTGGCATGGTCGAAAATTTAAAGGAATCCATAATGGACCAAAAAACGTTGGATGCACACGTCAAATATTTTCCGCTGACAACTGTGGAAAAATTCGACAGATATATCAAAAAGTTCTATAAAGTAAGCTCCGAGCAATTAAAAGCATTGACCATAATGTGTGAGCCATTAGGCGATTTCCTTTGCGAGAGTAAAATATATTGCATATCATATTCGGAATTAGAGGATCTTAGTTCTATTAAAAGTGACATCCAACAAGTATATAATGAATATTATGATAGACATTTTGTTAGATTTAATGAACAGCTTTTAGTTAAACTAAAAACGCCATATACATTATACACCGATGAGTGTGGCTTCAATATTATATTCAAAGACAATAAAGATAATATATTTGAAATCACTTTATTGGAGAGATTTCAAGACTTTGAATGTTATGAATTTACAGATATAGATGATGGTATCGAAGCTTCTGAGTTTAAATTGTTTAATACCGAATATAAACTCAAATCCGATGCAATATCAGAGTTTTTTACAAACCGCGAGTTTGATCATGAAAACCAAATTAATAAAAAAGGATATTACTTTGCTCTGGTAAAATCGACCAAGGGTAATAAAAATGTATATTATAATAATATTGTACACTGTGACGGTAAAGTGCTTAAAATGGGTGAACAAATTATCTCAAAAGATAGTGTTATTTCTTGGACTAAACTTTTTAACAAGTAATTCCCGGACCAAAAGGACACCAACTCCACAATGCCATGCGACTCGTCGTATATGAATCCGAACCGCTCCGAACAAGACTCGAAAGAAGCATCGGAACATTTGGTATATATAAATTCTATAAAATCAATAGATCTCCCAGACTGGATAAAAGAAGCCGCTCAAGATTTTTATGGAAATTCACATAGGTTAAATGATATAGTAGTTCTACTTTGTAAAACGGTATCTGAAATGACCGAAGATGAACTGACCAATATCGTATATAATGGTAGAGTCCGGCAATCCAGAAATTTAGCAAACTGGTGGGAAACACATCAAAGAGCAGATAAAAGACGCATTGAAAAAGAAGAGAAAGATAAGAAGAGAAAAGCATTAATAGAGTCTGCAAGATCTAAATTGACTCCAGAAGAAATAAAAGTATTAAATGTCGATAAACGCAAGTAACCAACTCAACTTAAAAGGAATACAACAATGCCTAAGACCGAAAAAGCCACCAAGACCACACCCAAGTCAGACTCCAAGTCCAAGGGCTACTACAAGCTCAAAGTGTACAAGTTCAAGCGCCCCAACGGTACAATCTCCATCTCGTACGACTTCTCCTTCCTGAAGCGCCTGTCTGGCAAGGAAGGTGTGGTGTATGACCCAATCACAGCACCCAAGGACTTTCTGGCGGAGACTACTCTCCCGGAGAATCCCACAGCAAATACAATCTACGAATTGACCGAAGACAATAAGTTCATCGAGTATGTAGGCGCTGAAGAATAATACAACCAAAATCATTTTAAGAACTAGCACAACCATCGGAGTTGTGCTAGTTTTTATTATATATATTTAATATTGTATATAATACAAGTTTTCTTTTTTGCATCAAAAGAGTTAGAAAATGACTAAAGTGCAAGCTGCTATTCTATTTATTTTTATTGCATTTTCTAACGACTTGACGATAGAAGATGTAATTGAAGGCTCGCTGGATAATGTGGAGTAATAGAAGACACACAAAAAGGAGTGGACCATTGAAGTACATTAACAATTTTACGAATGATATAAATTTTGTAATAGGAGAAGTATTTTATCTGTTACATAGATGTTATATGTATAACTCGACGGGACGCAAGGTCAACATAATATTCCCAACTTATCTATTTACGGAAGAATTTAAGATATACTGGTTTAAGTCAATTTCAATCCGACATAAGAATGGTGATAAAAAAAGAAAAGATATAACTCTACGTAAATCCGATCTAAACCTTAAAAACTATATTTTTATGTATTGTATTGGTACATACTATACTTCGCCTAATATAGTCTACTCGGTAAACAGTAGTTTCTAATGTCGGAGACTTACTCTATTACAGGATTTCATTTAAATGGAGTTGTTGGGAGGCTATATCGTATTATAAATTTATGTTTAACTACAGCGGCTGGGTTCACACACAACAATAAACCAATTCTTATACTTCCTGTGTACATGTTCAAAAATTATAAAACTAATAATAAATACACGTATTATACAGTGAAATTTGCATTTGATGAAAGTAAAGCTGTATACATAAAGAAGATTGGTCAATTCTCGGTGAACGATTATTTAATCACATTACTTTGGAGGAAAAATGATATTAATGAAGCCGTGGTGTATAATGTGATAGGATCTTTTTGATGATTACACTACTACCTGACGACTACGACAATCATGAGTTAAGAAGTTTGATTGGTTCTTGTATTAATCTATTGAGTAAAATAAATATAAATAAAATATTGATGCTACCTTCACATTATTTGTATGGATATAATATCGAATACGGAGAACCTAAAGTTACATATAGATTTGTATTTAAAAATTATCACCCCAAAATTTTAGTAGATATTACTGATATTGAAATCAAACGATATATACTTGTCGCTTTTGATGCGAATGAGACTTTCGATTCTATGGGGAGTCCATTTCCTATAGATTATTATCTAGTTAAAAGGTCGATGTAAATGGTATTTACAACGCCGACCTTAAGCCTAACATCAAGAATGTTTTATAAAGTAAACTGTTTAATAGATATGATTTTGCATGATAAATATATCTTCACACATTTTGGAGATAATGTATGGATGCACAGCGCCGAATTAATGATGTTTTCAAAAAATAAAATGGATTGCCACACCTCATATGAAGTTCGTATATACTTCTACAAGTTGTACAATTTTAGCATAGTGTATTCATATTATAACTAACAACCAAAAGGAAAGTTCAAATGACAACGTTAATACTGCTTATAGTTTGTTTCGCTGCAGGTTATTGGTACGCAAATCGGAATAAATCTTGATGGGAAATAAATCAAAACTATCGGATCACGATATTGCTCAACTGAAAGAACAATGTAAAGAGCAATTAGAAATAATCGATAATTATCATAAACAAGATCTTGAGATTTTAAATATATTGGGTGAGACCGATGCAAAGATTAAGCCAAAGGAAGAACTCCCAATAATCCGAAAGATAAGACGGTTGGTTATTAAAAATAACTATATGAATAAAGTATTATTAGATAAGGGAATTCATATAGAATTCTGTGGTAACCCCGATTGTATTGCGGGATTTAAACAGAATAAAGGATTTTGTATTTCTAAAGGTAATAAAGTCTCGTATTTTTGTAGTATGGGTTGTCTTAAAACTGGAATAGGAGTTTAACTATGAGCAGGATATTCGCCCCAAAAGACGGAGAAGTATATGGGTTTCCGTTTGTACTAGGTAACAATGAGTTTTGGAGTCACGTTACGAAACCACTAAACAACTCAATACGGTCCGCCGCCTCAGCCCATTATAAATCCGAATACAACTTAATTAATAACTGCGTTCTAAATAGAAATCCACAATCTCCAGACCAAATATTATATGATCTAATCGGTATGTATTTTCAGAAAAACTTAATAGGAGAAATATATAATAAAATTTCAGAAAGAACTTATTTACCATTATATTATATTAAGATGGATGGTTATAAACAATTGTTATGTAAATTGAAATTTCATCATTTTACTCATGATACGAACGAACCAGCCACCACAACATTTTTATCTATGCCTACTTTAAGTCATACCTCATATACAGACGAATATAGATATTATAAAGATAACAACCAACTGAATTGTAGCCTACTATTTAAAAAAACCGGATTTGAAAATATGTATGACATAGAAAATGATACCTATCCAAATCTAAGAGTATCTAAGCCAATTCTATCCGAAATTATATTTTTTGTATAAACCATGGGGTATGACATCACACTTCTAGATCCGGATACACACCGAGTTATAAACGATGGTATCGAATGTCCTGTAAGCATTACATTCAATTATGTGTGGTATTATCGCCGAGTGTTTAATAGTGAAAGGGGTATACGCAGACTATATGGGATGACAGCGGAAGAGACGATTCCTATACTTGAGTTCGCTATATCAAAATTACCTAATAATAAAGATCCAAACTATTGGACACCGACTGGTGGCAACGCTAAAGAACCAATAAAGAAATTATTGGAAATTGCGAAACTACACCCGAAAGGAATTTGGGATGGCGACTAAAGCAGTTAAAGAGAAAGAAGGTCATATGAGCAAATACGATAAACTCCCACCGTATACTGTGTTAACTCCGACGCACGACTGCGTAGATGAGCTATTCGATCAGTTGTCGTTCAAAACGGAAGATGGTGAATTACATAAAATATTTGGTGATAAGCAATTGGATATAAATTACGATAACGACTCGATTGATTATATAAAAAGAAGAGTAGGAATATTTCATCCAAATAAATTAGCAATAGATACAATAATAATGAATGATAGTGAATATGAATTCGACTTTAATAAACTCCCAAAATACACAAAAGCTAGACAATTATATTTGATTGCTCAAAGGCAATATAAAAATCATAAATTCACATACGCATACCACATAGCACATATAATGAGTCCAAGAGAATACTGGAACTTCTACTGCCCGGATTTGGATATGTGGATATCAACTCGCATCGAAACTATAGTGGCTTGGTATAAGATCGAAGGGTTTTATAGGAAATCACATTTACAATGAGTGAGGGTAACATTATATATATCAATTATTGAATTAACCATCAACTTTAACAAAAATACTGGGAGTACACCCACGATGTGGGAAATATGGCTTTTTACATTTAGACTGGGGTTTATCCAGTTCATAAAAGGCGTGGAGTTTTACAGGTGCGTAGAGAATCACTGGTTCCTGCAGCACTTCAAAGGGAAGTTGTACGATAAGGTGGTGCTCGACATTGGACCTTGGAAAAGTCCACTGGCGTCATATTTAAGCCGCCGTCATGGGACAATACAGTCAGTCCTCGACGTGGAGGAAGGACTCATGGTCCAGAGAAAGTATTGCTCGGAAATGCGGACGTTCCGAATGAAATACTTCGAGTTAGGAGAGCCTATAAAACTCGGATTTCCAAGTCAAAGTGCGGACATAGTGACAATCATCTCCACCATCGAGCACTTCCCCGGTGATGGCGATCTTGATATAATGAATGAAATCAATAGAATTCTGGTACCCGGTGGAGCCGTCTATATAACGGTACCGTACGGACCCGAATACAAATTTCAAATCCACTATAAGTGGGATGAGAAGACTTACAACCACGAGGCTATAGTGGAAAGGTTCCACAAGCACTTCACGGTTGAGAAAGAGTTCTTCTTTAAGGACTCGAATACGTCTAAGTTCACCCGCCTGTATTGGAAACTACCACGAGTGGTTCGGTTTGTTCTCGGTAGAGTCTGGATTCTGTTCGCCAGCCACTACATAAAGGTAGACCGAGCAACTCAGGACGACGCCTCACTGTACGGTGTGGTCCTACGCAAAAAGTAAACTGAGAATTAATCGGGGGTCGTACAAACCCCCGATTTTTTTATTCGTCTAAATCGAAAGGAACTTTATGAAGATGTTTTCAATCCGACTCGTTGGGAGAGGAGGATGTCTATCACCGAGCCTTGGTGCAAAACATGTAATCTTGTTTCAAATAATGCATTTAAAGTTATTGCTGTTAAAGATTAATAAAAAATTCGATATACATATGTTTAAAGTAGATCATTCCACCATCCAGAAAGCAACTTGGGGTATAGCTCAATTTGAAGTCCCTTATAAAATAGGATGGGTTAGTGGGATAGGACTTGGGTATGTACATAGATCTCAGCAACAGAATCGAATATTAACTAAATACTTAACAATAAAAAAGAAATCCGGAAGCTATGAGATAACATTCAAGATGTCGCTAATATGAAAATTAACAATACAATATTAAATATAATAAGTTTTATGTATACAGTATTTATATGCACTATAATAAATTCTAAAAAAGTACATATAATAAAACCAGTTATAACCGTACCACCGGACCAAATACAAAGTTCACACATAGTAAAGTATGGTATGATAATCAGACTGGACTACAAGACATCATATACTCGATTGATTAATAAACGAGTGCCACCCAGCATACTTATATTCCACCAACGAGAGATTGGTATAAGCTTAGGGTTCCCGGATATTAGGTTAACCATTTACCACACAAGGAGTTGAAAACAGTGTTAATAACCACGACATCTACAGTAGACGTTAATATATACATGCTTTACGCATATAGATTTAAAACGATAGACGAGTTGCGTAGATTTTCATTATATATGATACATAACAGAGTACCCGATAAAAATTCAAAATTGGAAATATTTAATATAGACAATATAGAATTGGTAAATTTATATGAAGAAGAAAATTATGAAAGGCTATTTAGGTATTTACATGTATACTATCCATTTACCATGGAAATCTGTAAAATAAACGGGGAAGATGTCGGATTCATATACCCATCCGATGAGGGCGTTGCAGTCCATTTGTTTGACGATGATAATAATACCAGTATCCAAAGTTTAAAGACTTCAGAAAATACAGAAGCAATTCGGGATTTTATATATCTTATGGAATCGAATTTTTATGATTATATAGCAAAGCAATTAGAATGGCATATAATATACGACACACGCGACTACAGGGATTATTAAATAGATGTTTAAAAGATACGGTGACGCGGCTATCAAGTTTCCGGATGATGGCTCTCGGATCAAGATGGCTGGACATGACAATTTATTTACTGATAATTCTGAACTATCAGAACAAGATATCATCAATTTGAGATCTGATTTAAACTTGTGGGTACATCAAAATAAACTTAGAAAAATAGAAAATGTAATGAAAAGCAACTCACATCAAATCTTCACTATGTACGGTGTGAAAGATATGACTCGTGGGTGGGCGGGTTATGTAGAGAATATAGTATATAAACATATAAACGGAAAATACTACTTGCTTGGTAGCGGATCTCCAATGGAGCCAGAATCATTCAATAGTGTGTATTATGGAATGGATATACATAAATTGACTAAAATACCAACCAGAAATCTATACTCACAAATATCACGATTTTTTGAGACAACCCCAGCATCAAAATATTGTAAAAGAAAAGTAAATGCAAATCAAATTAAATTATGCATACTATTATTCAAATATAATAAAACACAGTATTGTGAACTTGCAGCGGATCTAGGAGATTCTAAATTATACACATATAACAAAAAATCAAAAATCTGGGAATACCTATTTGCCGATAAAGATGATCTGACCTTGAATTGTATTGAAGTGTGCCCTCTAAAACAAACTCTAACTAAAAAGCAGTTTTCATGTGCGTGATTTATTAAATAAAATCTGCGATATTATGCTGGACTTGAGAATATACATACATGAGATTAGTTCTGTATTAGTTAGATTACATCCGGATAAAATACCACACGAATATGATAGGAAGACACTCCGGTTTGTAAGTTATAAAAAATCATTTCCAAAACATATAAATTCATACTATAGGACGGAATCTGTATTAAATTATGTATGTTCTAAATTATTCATATTTCAACTTTCGAAAGAACCTTACTACAGGGGATAACACAGTGACCAATATACCAGTAGACCCCAAATACATAGAGTCGTTAGTCGCTTTAGATTCTATTAAAATTCAAGAAAACGAAATGTCACCATTAGATTATAAAAAACACTTAGATGACTTGACTACATCGATATATCTAAATGGTGAAACCAGAAAGTACATAACCGAAAATAAATCCGAAGTGTTTGGATATAACGTATCAGATCAGGACATTGTAGTCAAAATAGAGGATGGGTATATAAGAACATACAACAAACAAATCAATGGTGTAAATAGAGTTATATTTGTGAATGATTATGTGAATCGAAATTCTTCCGACCTAGCAAATTTCTTAGTAGGAGTCGATTTATTCGGATCGGGAACCTCCAATAACAGTTGGATTCGCGGAAAAATATTAGACAAAGCGAAAGAACTATTATACGACAGGTCCAAATGAGTTATAATCACCCTATAAACAACTATTATTACCTCTCAATACAGAAACTTCAAAAGCTATTGGTTGGAGTTATTAGATCTACATATAAAATTAATAAAGAAATTATCGCACATGATTACTTATCAGATACACGGAGATTAACATATGCACATAAACCTAAAGCGAAATATTATTCCGTATCCCATCAGCTCTCAGAACTTAGAGATAATGTTATGATGTTATTCATTACACCGTATAAAGCATTATGTTTACCATTAGATAAATACTGGGGTCCTGCGTGATATGTTTAAACTCAATGAATTGGACGTGTTGATAGGTCAGATCAGTAAATCATTGTGTAAATTTTTGGATTTAATATGGGAAGGGTTACCAGATAGTGCAAGAAGCGGACGTGTTATATCACGTGTAGTTGTTTATTATTTCGAAGACCTATGTTCGATTGGTTATATGAACTATAATTTCTTTTATTCATCAAGATTGGGGGACGAATCAGCAGTTCTAGATTCGAGTAGTATTTTAATTGCATTCATGAAGGTATATCATACATATGTTAGATATTATATGATGCCGAACCGCCGTTTGAATTGACAGATCCAAGGTTATGTGATACACTTTATACGAAAGAACGTGAACCCTGTCCAAAATTAATTGTAAAGGTATCAAAATGCAAAAAACATTGTTTGAAGCAAAGTCTCAAGTCAAAGATGAATCCACACTAACAATTTACGAAGATATTGGAAAAAATAAACTAAAGTTCACAGTAGCTGGAAATAATATCATTCTAGATATAGACCAAGTGGCAACATTGTCGCAAAAGACATCGGACTGGATCAATGACCAGCGTATTAGCTATACATTCCCAAAGAAAATATTCAAAGCCCCTATTTTCGAACCAATTGCATATCGCTCAATTCACGCTAAAAAGAAAAATGGTAAGTTTAAATATAAGTTTTTAATTAAACACCCAAATGGTAAAGTATACGACATTCCATCGTGTAAACGAATCTACACATTTCATGATAAGATTATTGATACTGCAGAACCACTTACAGATCTGACTAAGCAGTTATATTCAAATAAATATTTGCGTGTCGGTAATAATAAAAGTAAACCGATGGTAAATGATAATAAAAAGAATCTACAAACTCTATATTGCATTTTAGTAGAAGATAAGTCAAACGGACAATTGAACGTAGAAATTGGATTTAAAACAAATTGCACAACTATGTTCAACGATTGGACTTTTTACTGCGATTCCGACCTTCGTCGTTGGGTTACTCCACATACTAAATATGAAAATTATAGCGTACATTCATGGACTTATCTAAAGATACCAAAAATTAAAGTAGAAGATTATTAAAATTTTAGGGAGGTATCATCCTCCCTTTATTTTTTTATTATATATATTTAATATTGTAATGGATTTTACTTTAACTTTGAAGGAGATGTATGGATACAAACACACTAACAGAGGATGAGAAAATTGCCGTTAAAGTTCAGAATACCATGCTTAGCCGTCTTGAGCATGGACATCTGACAACATTTAACGACAATAAAAAATTGTATCCAACTCACAACGGATTGGTGGATCTTCGGGACCATGACATCCGGGTGAAGGGGGATACGTCTGTCCTCGATTTGACCAAATGTGATTTGACTTACTCTTCGATTTCTGGCTCTTTTATTGGAACCGATTTCTCAGGGAGTGTGTTCAAGTTCACGGACGACTCGAAAGCAGTCTTCAAGAACTGCAATTTCACGGACTGTTCAATCGACTTCGACACGTCGATTAACATTGCCGTCACGTTTCTGCTGGAGTATGACCGTCTCCCGCACTTCGAGATGGATCGCCGTTACGCGGCTGGTTATCTCCTGTCGGATGCGATGTGGGTGTCCGCTGGTAAGCGCATCGACCTTGATCCGACCGACCGAAAGGATAAGCCCTCACGCCCATACAAATACATCCTTGAGAACTTCAGTGTCAAGGATGTATTCGTGAACACCAAGGGCTGGGGGACCTACACATATAAAAATCAGGTGTCCCCCATCGAGTAATGTTGAAATCACCCACCACGTCGGGTGGGTGATTTTTTTGTGAAAGGAAATTTAATGAAAAGCAAGAAAGATATTAGTAAAGATTACTTTAAACATGTGAAATTAAAATATAAAGATGGTAGTGGAAATTCAAGATACACCGCAAATAAATTTCTACACACAAATAATAGACATTATCCATATCCAACTTTTTTTGATATAGGGTTTACCCATAACGCTGACATATCATTACTGTCAAAATTGAGTCCGGTTAAGACGAGTAAAGATAAAAAGCAATTATACTTTATATTATTTTACACAGAAAAAAATATATTTAACCGTGGATTTGAAATAGGGTTTAAACATTCGACCTTCAATGATACAAATGCTTGGATGATATACTCTAATAAAGACTCCAAGTGGGTAGACGTTAGAAGTATCCATCCGGGCGCGATTGTATATTATTGGATTAAATTGAGTGTACCTTCCGTAAATTTGGATAAATAGAACAAATTTATATAAAGGAGAATATGATATGTCAAGTTTAGATATGGCTAAAGAATATATAAAAAACCACGAGGGTCTGAGACTAAAAAAATACAAGGATAGTCTGGGTAAGTGGACGATAGGCTGGGGGCACCTAATTGTGCCCGGTGAAAAGTACTCAGTAATTACACAAAAACAAGCAGATGAATTGTTTGAAAAAGATTTTACAAAACATTTCAATGAGGCTAAGAAATTTCCGAATTTTGAAAAGTTGACAGGAAAACAGCAGATTGTTGTAGTAGATCTTTGTTTTAATATGGGTGGTAATTTTTATTTGAATTTCCCAAAATTTACTAAATATTTATCGGAAGGGGATTCAAAGATGGCGGCATACGAATTAAAAAATTCTAAATATTTTAAACAAGTTGGTCGGCGTGCATTGAATAATATAAATTTAATTTTAGGAAAAGATATTAAATGAAAAATAAATCTAAGATAGATATATCAATTGTAGATAAAGCATTTTTTGATTTGGGGTGGGTTTTATTAGATCAACACTATAATGGAACCACCCACCATATGGATTGTTTGTGTCCCGATGGGCATTTACAGCAAAAAACGTATAAAGATCTTATAAAAAGAAAAAGAAATTGTTGTAAAGTTTGTAATAAAGAAATTAAACTAGAAAATAAAAGTATAATAAAATCTAAAACGTTAGAAAAAATAAAAAGTAATAAAGTGATACTTAAAGTCAAAAAATTAAATCAAATTAAAGAGATGTGTAAAAAAGATAACATAATTTGCACATCAGAAATATATGAGGGATACCGGCAAAAATTAGATTTCGTGTGTCAAAAAGGACACCCATATTCCAATCGATTGGATCGTTATAAAATTTGTATAGAATGTTTTAAAGAAAGAATGTCAAAAAATAGATCGGGTACAAATCATTATAATTTTAATCCAATTCGAGACGAAGTTACATCAAACTCCAAATTAAGACGAAAAAAGAAAATACGATGGATTATTAAAAATATGAAAGATGATCCGAATTATAACAATTTTTTAATAAATCCCGGAGATTATAATGTAGATCATATTTTTCCGATTTGCGCATTTTCTAAAATTTTATCGGAAAAAATTCATACGGAACAAATAGTTCGAAAAATAGCTAATACACGAGACAATCTACAATTACTTCTACATTCGGAAAATATGAAGAAATTTGATAAGTACAACAAAGAGAAATTTTTAAAATGGTTTAAAAGTAAAATTATAGATGAAATTAAATTATTGAAATAAATTTATATATGATGTATAAATATTGGAACTACTAACTTAACCCGAAAAGGTGTTACAATTGACATGAATCCCGAACTAAACCTCGATGGGTTTCACGTGGATGCGGAGTCAGGTACGTGTATAGGGTCTATAGGATTCTCATCACCAACTCAAACATATTTATTTCTTAGAGCCATACTTGAAAAAATACCAGACATTACAATAATGGTGGCTTATAATGGAATTCAATATAATTGGATTGATGCCACTTCGAATGAGTATAAATACAGTGATGTCGATCAAGTATGGATCGATCAAAATATGCGACCTTTCACATTTAAAGATAGATATCATAACCAACGCGGCAAAATAGCTAAAGTTTATATAATGGAAGCAATGTCGTCACAAGCTATGTTCAACGGCGAGGTGGTAAGTCTAGAAGAATTAAGAAAGAAAAAACTTGAAACTACACAAAAAATAAAAGAATTAACCGAACTCAATAACCAAATAGAATCGTCTATAACAAAAGGAATGTGTCCGTGAATCTCACAACTAATGTGAAGTTACCAAAACCATTTGTAAAGTGGGCTGGTGGAAAAACGCAATTACTACCAAAAATAAAAGAAAATTTACCAGAAGTTATAAGCAACTATTACGAACCATTTGTAGGTGGAGGAGCAGTCCTATTTAATATATTAAAACATAAAAATGTACAATACAGTTACATCAACGATTCAAATTCAGAATTAATAAATCTATATAAAGTAGTACAAGAAAACGTAGAAGATTTAATAGAAGATTTGAAAGAACATGAAAACTCAAAAGAATATTATGTAGAAGTTAGAAAGCTAGACAGAGACCCAGAAGTGTATGTACAGCTAAATGACGTACAGAGGGCGTCTCGATTCTTGTTTCTAAATAAAACTTGCTTCAACGGATTATACAGAGTGAGTAAGCAAGGTTACTTCAATACCCCATTTGGAGATTACAGGAACCCTTGTATCTGTGATGAAAAGAATCTACGAGAATGCAGCCTACATCTCAAGAATGTAAGTATATACAATGAATCATATATAGACTTTGTATTCAAGATATATTCCAACGAAGACTCTGAGCACGATTTCTTTTATTTCGACCCTCCATATCTCCCATTGACGAAAACATCGAACTTTACGTCATATACAAGCGATGGATTTGGCATCGAAGATCATAAGAAGTTAAAAGAAGTGTGCGATTACCTACATGGGCTTGGGGTAAAATTCCTTATGTCGAATTCGAGTGCAGATGAAATACGAGATTTGTATAAGAACTATAAAGTCACAGAAGTATCAGCTAAACGAAATATAAACTCAAGTGGTGATAAAAGAGGAAATGTAACAGAACTTCTGATTAAAAATTATGATTAAAGGTCCGTTCAATCGATTCACATACACGGGGTATCGTAAAGATCCTAGAAAATTATATAACTCAGTTACATTTGCTCCATATCCGAATCCAACTCATTTTAATACCGTTAGTATGGTTTTATTATTTCCGCCCGAGTATGGAAATGTACCAGTACCAAATAGAGTATGTATAATGTATCTAATATCATCTTTAAGTTCAACTCTATTATTAATATTGGATATATTGTTTTTTATTGACAGAAAAATGAAACCATTCCTAACGGTGAGTTTTATGCATATATACAGAACGGCTTCAAACGATGACCGTAACCACAACTGGATTGTATGAAATTCAAATTTACTTGTATCCGACTTCAATATTCTATATTTAAAAGTAGAACACATCCCGGATATCATTTATATTCTTTGTTTGACATGAGACCTAGATTCCACAGTTACAAGATTGTAGAGACTTTATTTGCAAGTCCATTTATATATAACCATGGTAAATGGTTTTCCGATATTATATTTGTATCGAGTGAGCACGTATTTGGACTTTTGCTAAATTTAGTTAGTCGCCGCACCAAAGGGTTTTCCCAATTTGATTACGCTGGCTTCTCAGTATTAATTCCAAAATCGAGTCATTATGTATACATGGGATAATAAACCTGAGCGTAAACCATTTACATTCATGAAATTAAGATTTACTATACATACTAAAGACTGTAAAGTATATAGAATACAACTATGTGAGTGGACTAGATATCAAATTATGGAAACATTTTTATTGTCAGTAACTTCTAACCATCAGTTTGCCATGTTTATACGACGTTGCCTGAGTCCAATAATTATAATGGCATTAGAAATATTATATTTAATTTTTCCAAATAATAGTATAATAATACCAAATTCCGAATATATGATATCTAAGCCTAGCACATTCAACTTTACGCGGAATAACTTTTAATGAAACTATATAATGTCGTTGAGGTTGCATTTAGACCGATAAATCATATGTTTCCGGGATCTGGATTTAATTACAAATCTATAACCTTGACCCATCGTGGGACCTTCAGTGAATACTATATAAGACCACCTATATACACATCAGGCACCAATAGTAAATATTATTCTCGCATATGGAGATGTATTAACTACACATCATCTATAATAATGTGGATTATGTACATATGTTTCTTGGAACTGACTGTAATTAAAATAATAAACAGTTCGTATTTATTGTCTTTGAAGTGATATAATAAAAAATAATGATTAACACGGTATTATAACTACCGTGTTTTTTTGTAGACTTTTTATTTTTAGGACAAATTTATATAGTAAATCTATATTTTATGAGGAGTTACACAGTGAAAAAATATTACGAAGATGATGTTATAAATGAAGCGGGTAAAGTCGAAACCGGACTGGAATTGGCGAAATTTTTAGGCAGCGGTGCCAAGAAGGCTGGTAAGAAGCTTGTATCCGTACCAGTGGAAGCATTTAAGAAGCATACCCTACGAGATGTAAGTAAAGGCATCGACTTCGGTAAATTGACTTCATATAAGAATTTCAAAGCTGATCCGAAAGGTACCCTTGCAAAATTAAAAAGTAAAGATGCTTGGAAGGGTAAAGCCCTACAGCTTAAGGGTGAGTTGGATAAGACTCGTACTAGAGCTAAAGTAGGTGCTGCAGTTTTAGGTACAGGTATGGCGGCTAATGAAATTAAAGATGACTTCACTAATGTTAAAAGTGTAGCAAACGCCGCCAAACTTGGGGTCGGTGCGACAGTTCGTCTTGGTGCCGTCGATGTACCCAAAGCATCAGCCAGAGTGTTGTCCTTAATGGTACAATCCGCCGCCGCTACAGTAGGTGGTATTGCCGCTGCAACGGCGGGATTTAACGCCGCTGTGGATAGTGGGCGCATAACAGGAGAGTGTCTGTTACACCCAAGTAGGTGCCGCGCATCCATTGTGCGTGCTATTACAAATGGCGCATCTTCCGTAAAAGCAAAAGCCGGAAGTGTAGCATCTGGTATAAAGAACTCTTCTACTACATCCAAAGTAGCCACAGGAGCCGCCGTCGTTGGTGGTACCGTATTAGCAGCTAAATTAATTAAAGATGCATTAGAGAAAAAAGACTGGTATAATAACGGTTGTAATAAAATCGAAGATCCCGAAAAGAAGTCCGCGTGTTTAGCTCATGTTGGGGATAAGGTTCGCAAGGAATTAATGGCTAAAATGAAGCGTTGTAAGTTAGCCAACAATCCTGATAAGTGCACCGCCGCAATTAGAGCAAAGTTAAACGAACTTGGATAATAAATAATGATATATTCATCAATTAAACCCTACATTTCATATAATGACATAAGTGTAACCACATCCCCAGTTGGTGGTAAGCTACTGTCAATAATGGTGTTAAGTGAAAACGAAGATACTCTTTCTGCAATAAAAGGGTCTAAATTTACAGGTAACGGTATACGTAAGTATGTTGTACCCACATCTCCAGCCCCGTTCCGAACCTATATGAATTCAGATTACAAGGTCGGTATAAAAGATGCTGGTTTTGTACCTATTAAAGCTAACTTGAACGAGCTAAAAGACTTCGATAAATTTCACACCTATATAGACGCTAATCGATATTTTGATGCTATCATTGACAGGTACAATATCACTGTATTCAATCATCAGAAGTTTAGAGAATTGATGAGTTCATATTTTAAATTATTATGTAATAATTCACCGAGTAACTCCGAAAAAGTATTATTATATACATTAAATACAGATTTGGAATTTTCCGAAAAGTTATTAACTAAAAAGATTCTACCATTATATTTAGCTATGATTAAAAATATTAAGAACATTGACTCCGAAGTCCCATTCGATAAGATTATATATTGTGAGTATTCACCTAAGAATGGAACTAAAGAATACAAGCTATTATATCAAAAAGGTGTAAATACTAATATTAATAAGATTAGAAGTATTATAACAAGTTCTAAACCATCTATTTTAGACAAGGCTACAGTCGATACCCCTGTTAATTTTGTAGCCAATGAGTTTGATGAAGATGAGATGTCTGAGGCTATGAACTTTGAAGAATCTTATTATTCACCTTGGGTTGATGGCGTATATACATTTAATGAAATTGGGGCTGCTATTGGTGCGGCTGCCAGATTCCTACCTAAAATGGCTGGATTAGGGCTTAGAAAAGGTGGAGCCGCCGTTGCTAAATCTGGAGTCGCCCCAAAATGGGTCGGTAACTCATTGACTGGAGCTGGCCGTAATTTAATGCGTAAACCACTTAGAGCGACTGCAGGTATGGGTGTAGCCGGATATACATATTATGATCTGGCTAATATGGTTAGGGGTACACCGGAAGAACCCAAGGGTCCAAGTATAATGCAACGGGCTAAAAATGGTGCTAATGCCGTTATAAATGGATATAAACAAATGTCCCCAACAGCACAAACGGCGACTGCTGTTGCCGGTGGTCTCGCCGCCGCCGGTACTGCAGCTTCAATACTATGGAAAAGACATCAAGCTCGTAAACAGGAAAAGTATACTGAACAAGGTTGTGCAAATTTAACTGGCGGTAAACAACAAGCTTGTATCAATTATATGAATAAACTGAAATTAAGCAATATAGATGGTCTACTCCAACAATGCCAAGGCGATCCCCAGTGTGTAAGCTCACTACAGTCCGAACGGGCACAGGTTATGGATGCTATGCAAAAGGGTATTCTATTTTAATAATATATTGAAAAATATATAAATATATACTATAATTGGGTTTACGTAATAACCCAATTATTTTCAATACCGGATTTAAAGAACATAAGGTACTCAACATGAATTTATTAAACCAAAAGCTTTTTATACCGTATGATGAATTAGTCATACCAATAAAAGATCCAAATAGTAAAAAGAACTTATGTTTTTATTTCTATGGTGAAAATGTAAATTTATTAGAGACCTATAACTTTTTAAATTTCAAAAAGCAATATGCTCGATATGTTTTTGTACCTACCATAACAAGACCACAATCATATCTCACCCCAGAATATACAAAATTAATTAAAGATCGAGACCTCCTACCAATTAAAGGTAGACCCGGTGAGTACACTAAAGTAAATGGATACAACTTCTTTTACGATGCCACACGGTATTTAAACGCCGTAGACTTAATGTATCGTACAAAAAGATTTGATACAGGTCAGGGATCTAAATTATATAATCAATATTTAGAAACTGCTAGTGAGATCGATAAAGATAAATTTGAAACAATCTTGTTATATGCCGTGAACGTCGATAAGCCTTTATCCGATAAACTATTCTACAAGAAGTGTTATATCTTTTTTAATATGTTATTAATGTTAGAAGCTGGTAAAAGAGAATCAATACCATTCGAAAAAATTATAATGTTCGTTTATAATAAAGATGGTGGGCGCTTCGTAAAGCTGTATGATGTCTTAGCTAAAAATAATAGTTTAGTCCGAGTTAAAAATATACTATTAAGACTACAACAAAATACAGATGGAGTCACAGGGGAATCAAATCACGCTGAAGAAGTAGCTCAAATAGCCACTAAGGAATCTCCTCTCGTAAGTAAGCAGCACGAACAAATCGTACAGGACGCTATTAAGAACTATACAAAAGCTGACTCTACAATTGATCGCGAAAAAGATTTTGAAAATCATAATAAATTAATCACAAGATCTGTTGTTTATAGCGTTATGGGTGATCTTGAGAAGGCTAAAGAAATTTCAAAGAAGATTGATCGGAAGAGTCCTGAGAAGCAAGCTGAGATTATAAATAAACTTGTAACTCAATTATTAAAAAGAGATCCTGCCAAAAACTTTTCAACGAATATGATCATTAAGTCCGCCGATGTACCCAAGCTTTTAGATTATCAAAGCCCTGCACATATTTTAAATAAACGTATGACTGATTTTAGAGTTAATTTAAAAGATGATATCTCAGATGCCTTCAAACTCCTCGAAGATAAAGATGTTCCGCTGAAATTGAAGAGTATGGAAGTAAAACAAGTGCATACAGGAGCATCGGAGATATATCAATCGATCAAGGAGCGCTACCAGATCCAACTTAAAGATCCGGAGGGTAACATACACGAAGTGCATGTGGACCTACCGTATCTTACTGCGAATGGAACGTTCGTGATAAATGGACAACAGAAAATACTAGTCAACCAGATCGTACGTTATCCGATATTCTATCCCACAATTAACGTAGGGCGCTTCGAATCATCGTATTCGATCATGAAGATCCACAGTAAGTTCCTCCAAAACGGCGCATACCTCATAGGGTACATGGGATCCTACAAATTTCCCCTATTGATGGTGTTAGCTTATAAATGGGGATTAAAAGAAAGTTTAAAAGATTATGGTGTCACTTATACCATAGCTTAGTTCAAATAAATAAATTAAATATACTACCTACACGACAAGTTCATGTAGGTATTTTTAGAATGAAAATTCATATGTCTAAACCCGTACCCTACGAACAAGTATTACAAACATATTTAGATCGAAACTGTGTATTATTAGTCAGTAAAGAAGAATATATTAATACACAAACCAAAATGAAATATAAATGCTCATGCGGTAATATATCGGAGATACCATATAATAATTTTAGACGGACTACTAGTTGTAAGAAATGTATTAAGAAAGAGGTCAAGCATGGATCTGATGAAATATCTAAAATACTAAATGACTATGGTTACACATTAATTGATATAGGAAATTATAAGGGTGTAAACTCAAAAATAACAATAAAATGTCCCGCAGACCACACATATAAGGTACGGTTTAGCAGTTTTTATAGTCAGGATAATCGATGTAATAAGTGCGTCTCAATACGATTTGCACAGGAACGTAAAAATGATTTTAATTATGTAAAGTCTAAAATAAATGTTGAAGGATATTTACTGTTAGATACAGAATACATCAACAATAAAACAAACATGAAAATCAAGTGCCCGGATAATCACATATTTGAAATGAGTTTTGTCGGGTTTGTTCACGTGGGTCACCGATGTCCAGAATGTTTTGGTAAATTTCGACCCGAATACGAAGTCGTTAAAAGTCATATAGAAAGTTTTGGTTATAGTTTATTAAGTAAAACATATATAAATGCTCATAAATACCTTATAATGAAATGTGACCGAAATCATACATTTAAAATGAAATTTAATAACTTTAAAAATATAGGACAACGGTGTCGGGAATGTTATTTAGATGATAAAGTTAGAGGTGAGAACAATCCAAGATTTAACCCAGATCGAACCCGTATTCTAAGAATGACATATCTTGGGTTTGATTATGGTAAACTACATATATTAAAAGACGATCCAAACTACAATAATCACATCCAATCCCAAAAAGTCGCCAAGGCATCAAGTAATATATGGGATAGATCTGATTACACGGTAGATCACATATTCCCCCGTAAAGCTTTTATAGATAATGATCTAGATAATATTCATGGTCCTCTAATAGTAAAAAATATTTGCAATTTAAGAGAAAACTTGAGAATAATACCAAGAGAAGAGAATGGACAGAAGTCCGGTAAATACGACCAAGAAGAGTTCATGGAATGGTTTAAAGGCAAACTCACTGATTAATTTCAGTGAGTTTTCACTATATATATTAAGAAGTGTAAATAATCTGACGCTAACTTATGGGAGTTAAGTTGTTAGGTTATAACGCCCACCGGGCAAAAAGGAATCTCGCCATGACAAACCAGATTAAAATTGTGAACATCCTCATCGGAATTTTCAACGGGGTGGCGGACGGCGGATGTAAAGGAGCACCGCCCATCACCGTTGACAACGACAAGGTGATGGATAATATCATCGTGTCATTGCAGAAGTACATCCAGAAGAACCCGGTCGCCCCGACCGACGACAAGGGCTTCATCGCCTTCCGGCTGGCTCCTGAACTTTTGGAGACAGTACAAGCTCTCAAGGGACGCGATACCAAAAAGGTTCACGAATGCGCCCGTGTACTCCAAATTCGAATGGCTGGATCCTCGGTCATTTCGGAAGCCCTTCGCAATGACTTGTTGGAAGCGCGCCGTGTATCTCGTGCCGAACTGAACCCGGTCAACGCGATTGAAGCGATGTAACCGACACCAATCTAACGGAAGGGATATCTCCATCCTTGCTGGGTTCGCCTTCGCTGAGAGGTTCCATAACATCAATCCCTCGGTGGTGAGGGGGCGGAACCTCGACGGGGACTGATACCTCTTTACCCCGCTGCCACTACAGGCTGCGGGGTTATTTTTTTATTATATATATTTATTATTGTATATATCCTTTAACCAAAAACGGAGGTCAAAATGTGCACGGAAGAACTTACAACTGAGGAGATGGAGAGCGCCTTAGTTAAATACGGAGTCATTATATCAGTCGAAAAGAAACCTGATGGAGATTTTGAATATAGCCTCCACGGACAGAGACTGATCAAATCCAAAAATGTTCCTGATAACAGGCACACATCTGCATACCTGTTCTACAAGCAGTTACAAGAAATGTCCCGCAATGATACAGTCGCAATCTAAACTCGGAGATACAAAATCTGTATTTATATGCGACATAGATTCTGACAAACATCAATACAATTTCATCCTATCCCCACAATCAAGTCTCATGCTTATCTCCCACCCAACCAAAGGAACGGAACATGAACGTGGTACCGAAGTTGATTGAAGTTCATCCTGCAATCCCCGCGTGGCAACTCCTAATGGATGACGATTTCGTCTTCCGTGCGATCTAACCGTCTAGTACTTTTTGGGAGGTAGTACCACTCCCATTTTTTATGGAGATTTTTTCGTGAAATGATGTATTTAAAAAGCATAGATGATGAGAATCAATATACAAAAATAGACGAAAATAATATAGATAACATTGAAGCGTTTTATAATTCAAATAGACGAGATAAATATCATACATCTGAGTTTATTGGTGTAGCTGATATTTGGATGGTCTCCACAAATGAAATACCTATGTTTATTGGAAATATACTTAATCGTTTATTATCAAGGTTGGCACCACATAAATATGAGTACTCGAATTATTTTATCAACGCATCCCATGGGTCGACATTTATGGTCGTCCTTTATAGATACGAGACTCGTGGAGAATTTATTCACAGAATGTTTAATTGTTATAATAAAAGAGTAAAAAGACAACGAAGGAGGATTAAATACAATGCCAAAGCAAGATACATACACTCAATACAATATAAGTAGAAAGTATAAAAAAGTTCATTCGATAAATTTAGATAGTGGATTTTACGATGTGACATTTGAAGAGATACGTAAAAGTCTAGACGAAGCCGAAAAGAAATTCGAAGACCTTATCGACCCTGAGTATAGAGACTACTATTCAATGCAACTTGAAAGATCGGAATCTTATTATGACAGTTTTGATGAAAAATTTGTATTGTATAGATATGAAACAGAAAATGAATTTAACGAACGAATTAAAAAGGAAAAAGAATATAAAAGAGCTATAGAAAGAACTAGAAGACAAAATAAAATAGATGCATTAAATTTAACAAAAACTGAAAAACAAAAACTATTCAATAAACTTAAAGAAGAACTGGAGGGTAAATGAATCGACCTTGGTTACGTACTGTATCGTATTTTTTATTCGTCCTCACATGTATAATTGTAACAGATCAAATATGGAATATGAATTTTATAGAATCTGCAATAGTAGGTATAATTGCTAGCTTAGCATTGGATGTAATCATAGATTTTTATAAAGTATACAGAAATGATTAGTAACCACTATAATACTTGCATTAAACTGACATGTCTTAATGTAGGCTCCACTATTAGATTGCTTATAAATGCATTAAATATATCACGCCCCGATATTCATCACATAGTTGTTTTAGCAATTGAGAACTACTCCATCCCATCTGTACTCTCAGTATTAAATTTAAGAACTCATCATCTATTACAAGTTTACTTTACTGTGTTTAAAATAAGGTATACAATATAATGAATTTCAATCAAATGCGAAAAGCATATGTGACAATTGTAGGTAATTTATCAAATATACTGCGACTCTTTGTAAATACTATCACGGCTCAACACACATCACTTATAAGATATATGGTCCACGTTGGAATACCAACAAATAATATAGCTCTGCACCAATCTAACTTTAAAATAATGAATAATAATAGATACGGATTTTTATGCATTTCATTTTTACATCATAAAATAAGCTATTACAAATGATAAATATAGCACCTTATTTTGAAGAGTATACTGGGCACACCCTATATATTATCGCAAAGTTTATAAATAAGGTATTTCACGTAGTTAGTAATTTTAATTTAGATTTTTATATACACACCACCTTAACAAATCACTTTTTAAGATATACAGAATCACACTATGTAATTTATTTATCCAAAAGAAATTCAAAAAGCTTACATATATTCTGTTGTATGCACCATATTATTTATTAACTTTAAAAGGAGTTTACATGAGGAATGGTAAAGTAAGCGTAGGAGAACAAATGCGATCTCGTCATAATAGCGTCCGACCGCTATCAACCAAGTATATTTTAATATCAAAAAAATTAATAAAAAAAGATTAGTATGCTTTCACATAAAACACAAATGGACGAATGGATCTACGATTCATCATATTGGATTGAAAAATTTTTAAACGCAATAAATAAATCGGTATCAAGCGCCCTTATATATGACATCAGAACCCATATAAAATCCTTTGAACAACCTAACAATAAAAACTATATAGTACTAAATAATACAACGTCAAGGATAATAATGTACGAACATATAGGAATGTTTTCGTGCTGGCTCCATCTTGAAGCTCATACGTTTGGGATGTCTTATAAAGAACAAATGCGAAATAATCCGACGCGGCATGGGTACTGACGTATGCATTCAATGGAAAGGTGCCTATTCATGAGTAGTTTCACTATAAAAATAGCGAGGCGGCTCATCCGCTTTATAAATAAGATTCTTGGAATTGGATTTTATGACATCATTTACTTTCCTATAACTAAAAATGTAGGGGTTCGTATTTTTAAACACGGCGCTTATGTAACATCAGATCAAATACATTTAAATATATACAAGTACATAAGTAATCATGGAACTTTACCAAAAAAATCCAATAAAGAAATGATAAGGATGATTAAATATGCCCATTAATGTTATTAGAAGAGTCGCGCATATGTTAAGTAAATTCATGGAAAAAATAACAGGACACGAGATATGGTCTATAAATTTTTATGGTGCGACCGGTAATGTTGGGATTGGTTTTTTCTCGGTAACGAATGGATATAGCTATAAATTTCACATTTATGCTTATGCCGCCAGTAATAGGATGTCCGGCGATACATATAAACGACCGATGTTATTAGGGACTATGGGGTTATGACCTATAAAAATATTCAAACCGTGACAGAAAAATTAAAAATGTTTATAGATAGTATACTTGGATTTGAGTTATTACGTGTTCACTTTTATACACTGACAAGTGTAGGCGTTGATATATTACACTCACCCCGACTGGATGGTCGGAAGCTAATACATTGGCATCTCTATGTATATACTCCAATGATCAAGTCGATAGGACCGGCATATTATAAAAGACCTATAAGGATGACAAACCGATGGTGAACTTCGATGTATGATATGTTCAAAGGATATGCTAAAATCGGACATAGGATAACACAATTGATAAATAGTATCGCCCAATATGGGATGTGTAACATTAATTTCTATGTAAGTTCATTTAATGTGGCTCTTGCGTTATATCCGAGAGATGGGTCTCATGTTAACATCCAACTGTATATGTACACACCAAACATTAAGCGTTATTCCACAAATTTAAAAAATCCTTATTTTCTAAAAATGAAATAATATATTATAATATTTAAAGTCAGTTTATACACTGGCTTTTATTTTTTTATTTAGGTTATTGTTAAACCATTGGAGGAAGTCTTCTTGGGAGTATTTTCCGGCTTTTGTTTGGTTATCTTTTCTATTTATTATTCTTAAGTTTTCTCTGAGATTGCAGATTTCTTTGATTAATACTCCCCCGTGAATATTATCTAAATTGTTATCTATGAAAGCTACGCGAGGGAATATATGATCTACAGCGTACTCGGATTTAGCCCAACGGGAAGGATTTAATTGAGCTTTATGTTTGGATTGAAGGTGGTTATCATAATTTGGATCGTCTTTTAAGATGTGGAGTTTTTTAAGATCAAACGATAAATAAGTAGTTCGGCATAATCGGGAACGATCTTTTTTAAATCTGTAGTGATTTTCTCCGGAATTATTTTCGATTTGACATTTTTTACATCCACTTCCCCTTTTGAAAGCGTAAAATCTTATTTCACTTACATTACCACATTCACATTTATATCTCATTTTGGTACCTATATTAACATATTCAGTTTCTAACAACTCATAGCCTTTAGAGGCAAATGCCTTATATACTTCTTCATATGTATGTTTTTCATTACCGGCACATTTTGCGCATCTGTTACCTCGTTGGAACTTATTATATGAGATTACACTTTCATCACCACATTCACATATATATCTCATTTTAGTGTGTGTACCGACATATTCCGTTTCTAATAATTCACAACCTTTTTCTTTAAAGAAATTGTAAACAAAATCATATTTCAATTTTACAGGCATATTTAAATCCTTTTATTTAAACTTTTTACATACTACATATACATATGATATCATATCGTAGGACAAATTTCTATATATAACCCCAACATTTTATTCGGTTTAGAGGAAAATTTATGTACAATAGATCTATAAAATTACCTAATGGGCAAATTGCAACATTCGAGTGCGCGGACAATAATGAGGCAGGGAAGCAACAAATTGAATGCTTCAATAAATCTGTTCCGTTTTTCCCAAAAAATATAGATGCGATGGAAACTCCATTGTTCTGGCAGAGTGTTCTTGAAAAGTCTATAGGTAATAGAAACTGTACCTATATCCTCAATAACATTCTCGATAATATCGTGACTGCTATTGAGAAGAACATCTTGGCCAGCCGCAATCACCCAACCGAGTTAAGATATATAATCCAAAACATGGTTGAGGAGGTAGTAAAAGGTCGTATTGACGATTGGAATGACACCCATAACTTGCGCGTTCGATCATCCGAAGTATTCGTATCTCTGCTCCAAAAGCAGTTGAATGCGGCTTATACCGAATATATGTCAAAGCGCCTTTCAGGTGATAAGGATGCCCGTTTATTCATAAATCCCACTACCGTTATGAGTCTGATCGTAACAAGTCAGAACTTTACTACGGCTGAAAATATAAATCCACTTGAGGAATTGAGCATGCTGACGCGGATCACGCCGATTGGGATCGGCGGGATCCCAAAAGCGGCAGCGTGGCCCGCAGCAGCAATGAATATTCACCCAAGCTATTTTGGTAACATCGATCCGTTGGATACACCTGCATCGGATAAAATGGGGATCCTACAACATTTAACGATTGGATCTGCACTAACAAACACCCGTGGATTATTTGCCGAACGAGATCGATCAAAGGTCATGCCGCACGAGATCCTTTCTGTCGGACCGGCAATGATCCCATTCGTTGAATCAAATGAAGGTGCTCGCGTTTGCATGGCGTCAGGTCAGGCTAAACAAGCGATCCCACTTAAGTATAAAGAATTTCCAGCGATCCAAACTGGATTTGAAAGTGTATTATCGGGTCTATTATCAGATTCGTTTATTAAAAAAGCCCCCATTGATGGTGTCATTACGGATATAACTACACTTGAAATTATTATAAGAGATGATAAAAATAAGATCCATGCTGTAGATATTAAACCTGTGTTGTTAAAATCTGGGCAGGGCAAAAATGGACTTGGAGTATTTCAAACTTTAGTCAAGATCGGACAAAAAGTAAAAACTGGAGAGATCTTAGCCGAAGGATCCGGTGTAAAGGATGGGATAATCAGCACTGGGATCAACATGCTTTGCGCGTTTATGCCTTGGTATGGGTATAACTTCGAGGATGGCATGGTTGTGAGCGAAAGTGCATCGAAAAGATTCACATCTCTCCACCAAGAAGAACAAAGTGTGTATATAACCGAAGAAGACGATCTTTCATTTATAGCCAATATTGGGGATTATGTAGATAAAGGGGCGGTGTTGATGACACACTCTACCACCCTTTACGATACCCAAACTTTGAAGCACTTAAGAGCGGATGGTGGTAAGATTGTAGATATCGAAGTATATTCAAATATACCCGAAGAGGACATCCCTCAGTTGCTTGTACCGGCGTTCGAAGCATTCCGTGAGCGCTACACTCGTCTCAATGGTAGATACCCTCTGGGGTCATTTAAGGAACGTGGAAAGCCATTTATCGGGGTCTTAATTAAATTCACGATCCAACAAGAGCTTCAAATGATCAAGGGGGATAAACTTAATAATAGAGCGTTCAATAAAGGTGTAGTTGCGGCAATTGTCCCCGATGATGAGATGCCTCGGATGCCAGATGGTCGTAAAATTGAAATGTTATATTCAACTCTATCTGTAATTAATCGAATGAACCCCGGTCAGCTAATGGAGCTACACACAGGGTTGATCGCCAAAGAGTTAGCCATAATTGCAACCACAAAATCCAGAATAGAATTTACCACAAAATATGCTGCAGCTTTATCACTTCTCGATAATACAGACGGATTCCATTACAGTAAAAGTAGTATAACTAAGCTTAAATCAATGAGCGATCCAATGTACAGGGATATGGTCAATCAAATTAAAGAAAACGGATTTGTACCTTTAGTATTTCCTCCATTTAAAACTCCAGCTAGAGATAATATATTAAAAGCTTTACGTGTATTAGGACTTAAAACCAAATATCCATTAATGCTACCTACGTTTAATAATAAAATTACAGATCCAATTTCGGTTGGTTATTTATATGTAAACAAACTTGAGCATATGTCGGATAAGAAGATTTCAGCGAGATCGACCGGCTCCTATGCTACTGGGACTTTAGCTCCCACGGCTGGTGCTAAACGAGGAGGCGGACAGAAGATCGGTGAAGGCGACTTATACTCGCTTCTTGCTTGGGATGTACCTGTATTGCTCGATGAATTGTTCGGACCTCAGAGTTCGGATCACGGGGTTAAAAACGAATTGATTTCCGAGATCGTTCAAAAGGGGGATGCAACCTTTAAGGTATCACGTCAAAACCCCGTGAAAGAAATATTTTCTCAGTACATGTCAGCGATCCTACTAAAGAGTTAATGTTTAAAAATAAACTATAAAGGATTATATTAATGTTTACTACTCAATTTTTCTATGAAGATGAGCACATGAAAGTACCATATGTACCAGCAGCAAGTGTAACTACAAAGAACTCAGTTCCTTTTGCTGGACAGACGATCAAGACCGTGGATGCAAATCGTCGAGTACTTGCCGCTGCAGCCCTTAAAAATGAAATTGATAAGAGAGCTTTAAAGGGAAGATCGATAACCGGTAAACCATTACCAACTCCAAAATAAGTACGATTATATATATTAAGTATTGAGTATATACTCTGGTTTATTTTTATCCCAGATTAAAGTATATGCGATCTTCATATATCATAAAGTCATTCATTAATTGAAGTTACGATTTTTTTGTTATATATTTTTTAACAGTAAAGAGGATTATGATGGGTATTACAGATCAAAGATTTTTAGGGCATATTGTAGATCCTGAAGAATCGGACTACGCACAGACTGCAATGAATGAAGATCTATTATTCGAGCACGATCAAATTGAATTCTTAAGATCATTTAATTTAAGAATTTCAGATTCTATGCTCAAGTATTATTTAGATCATTTGGATATGAGTAATACCGATTATTTTACATTAGTATTAAATTCACTTGCAAAGACATATAGCTTGAATTATTTGAAATTAGAGAATTATAATATAAATGATCGTAATGAATATATTAAAAACATCATCCAGACGATAAGATTCATTAAAATTAAAATGATCAGTTTAGTCGAGATCAAAAAAATAGATAAAGATATATCTCGCGAAGAGATGGAACAGTTCTTACACATAGAATCTGCACCTAAATTACTCATAGATTGTATTAAATACATTGACGCTGAAAGTTATAAAAAATTTATATCAAGACTATTTATTGAAGTGAAACAAGACTTTATAGAATAATTTGACATATAAAAAATAATCTGGTATAGTTATATTCTGCAGTTTAATGCTGCAGAATTTTTTAAATCACACCAAAGTTCAAAAACAAGAAGGAATTTGAAAAAATGAAAATTGTTGTAACTACAAACGACTCCTCTAAATTTGCTGGCGATGTTCTCAAAATCATCATTGATTCGGCTGAAATCCGTTTTGAGATGCGTGGTCGCGAGCGGCTGATTTTCACCAAAGAAAACTATAACGATCAACGATTCGAACAAGTACAGAACTATTTGAAGAATGTCAATGTATCAAGTCCCGCTATCGCGTTTATTAATATCCCTCGCGGCACAGTGAGCATTGACGCCACCGATGACGCAAAGACTTTGTATAAGTCTATTATCGGAACCGCAAACTCTGTACAGTCCGAACGTCCATCCGCGCCTCTCATTGATGGTAAGTTCACACAGGAGCCGCAGGGTAACGTGGCGCATCTGGACAAGAATGTCCTCGACCAGTACACCCGATAATTTAAAGCTGGATTATATTATATGAAAACATCAGACTTGTTGTATAATAATAATATCGACTCCGTTATCAGAGCGGAGTCGATATTAAAGCTGCTTCTATGCTATTACAATAATATAAAAGAAAATCTGAATAAAATTCCAAATATGACTCGCCGAGACCTGACGTATATGGATGATTATATTCAAGATTCAATTTTAGATTATAAAGAAAGTGTAAACAAGAATGGAACCACAATCCACCACCATAAAGACGTAAGTCTATCTAAGCACTTTATAATTAAAGATATTATTGAAACGAATGGATCTTATGTAAAATTAAATGACTATATATTTCCGGAGTACTTGGATTCTAATTTAAATCACGCTTTAGACGGTCCTTATATAAGTTCCAAATATATTATCTTTTATGAAGAAATTAAAAAAATTGCAATTGTATTCACATGCTCAAGTATTAAATCAAATACTGGTCATATATCCGACTTTAGCCTACGTGAATTAAATAGTTACATACTTGATAATTTTTATCGGGTAGATTTTGACGATTTAATTGCAAGTAAAGTCACCCACACACTAGACTATAAAAAGGATATATTAAGTCATAACACAATGTCCCTGAAAATTGGAAACTACAATAAAAATCCAACTATATTACGTCTTATAAAAGAAAATATATATAGTGGATCTAATATTGAAATACACCCATTTTATAAGTGGGAAATCATTCAAAAAGAAACCTCAAAGCATAACCTTAACGAAAAGGACTTGTTGTAAATGTCTTCTGAAGTGACAGACCAAATCTTCAATATATGCACTCGCGCCAATACATACCCGTATACATTCTGTAGTTCGAAAGCTCGCTTCGGACTCGAATTGGCTATGGATGGTCGGTTGCAACTCCATATCGCCCCCATCCTAGCTGGTGTAAGTAAGATGCCACAGAAGGGCGAAAAGCGATATAATGAAGAAGCTAAGGCGTGTATGACCCTTAGTCATGATAATGTGATTCATATTCTAAAGCATCTACCATTGGTTAAGAATGGTACATATGAAAATCCAGACAAAAATACAGATCCTAAATATAAGAATTCATTGGGTATTATGCACCCTGCCCCTCCCGGATCTAATCGTCAGTCTAGTATAATTACATTTTCATTGTTACCGAATGATCCCAACCCAGATAAGCTTATTGTTTGGATTAAGGGTCAAGATGGTAAAAATGGTTCGTACATGTTAAGTAACTCGTCTATGTATGGTGGTGTGTATTCGTTGGCTATATTTGAAGGTATTCTGCGTAAGGTTGGTACCGACGCGCCGTATGATATCCTTCTACAAAAAGCAATGTTCAAGGTTATTAATTCTGCTATTTATAAACTTCGAGAAAATCCACCAAATGCCGGTGGTAATCAGCAAGGTAATTATAAGAAGACTTATAATAATCAAGCGCAACCCCAACAATATAACAATCAACCTCAATATAATAATGCACCACCACAATATAACCAACCCGAACCTACACAATATCAACAGCCACAATCGCCACCACAATATCAGCAGCCACCAGTAACACAACCTCAATATGTGGCTCCGGTGACCGCGCCTCCACAACAGCCACAGTACACCCCAGCGCCACCTCAATATCAGAATGTTGTGACTCAGAATCAACCACCTCAAAATGTACATCATATGAATAATGACGATATCGGAAATATGTTTAGTGATGAAGAGCTTGGTCTGTAATTAAATCATAACATCATTAACTTAAAATCCCAGTCAAGATATTATACTCTTGACTGGGATTTTTTAAAGGAACAGAAAGACTAACATGGCAAAAAAAGACGATTATGGTGTAGATAAAATTCAGCAACTCGGGGCATTAGATCAAATACGTCTACGACCCGGTATGTACATTGGTGGATCTGCTGACCCTACTAAATTACTTTTAGAATGTTTGGATAATGCAATTGATGAAGTATCGGCAGGATTTGCTAAAAATATATATGTTCAAATCGATAATAATTCCGGGGAATTCATTGTAGCGGATTCGGGTCGTGGTATACCGTTCGATCATAAGTTACCGTTATACGAAGATCGTCCAATCTTAATATGCAATTCAATTTTCACATCTGGTAAATATAAAAAGAATGATGAAGACTCAGCGTATAAAGTATCGAGTGGTCTACATGGTGTAGGTCTAACTTGCGTAAATGCCCTATCAGAATATATGAAGATTAATATATTCAAGAATAAAAAACATGCGCGATATGAATTTAAGTATAAAGAAGAACCAGTAAGACACACACTGGAAAAGAAATCTCAAAATGCATTTTCAACAATAATAACAGTAAAGCCACATAAAAATCATTTTGATACACTAAAGATAAATACTACAATTGTTAAAGAACGATTGATAATCACAGCGGCGAATTTCGACCAAGTCCATATTGTATTGAATGTAGATGGTGAGAAGATAGCTATAAAAGGTTCCGAGTCGAATCTTATTGAATCTTATCTAGGCAAGAATGTAAAAGAATGGCATGAATTTACAACTGAAAATAAAAATTCTGAAAAATGTGTAGTAAAAATTGGATGGGATTTTAATTCCGAAAATACAAAGATGGATGTGTTCACCACGGTAAACTTTGTAAAGGTTGAGCAGGGTGCACATATTAATAAGGTTAAAGATATAATTGAAGATTTATTTCAAAAATTAGCTAAGAAAAATAAATTTGAGTTCAATTCATCAGATGCTTTAAATTGGCTACGCATCTATATTAATCTGCAAGTAGTCGATGTTGAATTTGAATCCCAGACTAAAGAAAAATTAAGTTCGAAATCAAATCTATTGGTTATGGATGCTATCCCAGCTTTAATGGAATCATATTTCAAGAAGTTACCCAACTTGAATGAGATTCTAGAAAAATTCGAATATTATCGTACATCAATGCAAAACAAAAAGATAAACAAAAATGCAAACAACACATCAAAGCGAAGCATACCCGGATTTAATAAGTTACGAGATTGCACTAAAGAAGGCGGAGAACTCCTGATTGGTGAAGGAGAATCTGCTATTGGCGGTCTTCTTCAAATGCGGGATCCTACTAAGCACGCCATCCTTCCACTACGGGGAGTGGTTGTAAATGTAACTCGTAAACGGTTATCAGAAGTATTGGCAAATGATGTAGTTAAAGATATTATAACTGCAATTGGGTGCGGTATAACTCCTCATTGTAATATTGATAAATTAAGATATTCTAAAATAATTTTGAGCGCGGATGCTGACCCGGCGGGGGAATTTATAACGGCTCTGCTAATAACATTATTCGCCAAATTGACTCCAGAATTAATTCAAGCTAAAAAGCTATATGTATGTAAAACTCCATTGTTTGGATATGGACTTAACGCTAAATTCGTCCCCATATGGAATCAAGTTGAACTGGATAAAGCCAGAGAAGCTGGAAATAATAAAATACGTCGATTCAAAGGATTGGGTCAATTTAACCCACCTGAACTAAAGAAAATAACTTTAGATGAAGCTCACCGAAAGTTAATCCCAATCGAATGGGATGACGTTATTTGTAAAAAGTTATTTGATCTTATGAAGGATCCGAAACTTAAGAAAGATCTTGTACTCGACAAGTATATTTATTGACAACTAACCCTACATGTGATATCATATATACAGTTAGCTAACCCCCAACATCAATCAACAATCTAACAGAAGGAAGAAGAAAGTGACTCACCAGAAAGAGTTTTATTGTGAGAATAATTTATTTTCAAATTCACAATGTGAAGAAATTCTAAAAAATCGAAAGAATGAAGTACCTGTATTTATAGATATTTATGACGAAGATCACGTCGAAGTATTAAATGGATATGGGTGGAAAAATGTGGACTACAAATGGTTTTGTAGCTCCTGTGCAAACAAATCATCAAAAAATAAAACAGCAATCTAAAGGAACTTGTAAGCATGAATCCAAATCAACCTGTAACTGGCAATACCCTTAATGTACCTGATATCAATACTATTTCTCTAAGTGGTCGGGTCGTCGCAGATCCTGTCCTGAATACCACACAATCCGGTAAGTCCGTATGTCGATTCCGATTTGCATATAACCCACCCAAGTCCGCCGAACAACGTGCAGCGGAACAAGGGGCGGCTCAGAATGATACATCTATTTATTACGATGTAGAAATCTGGGATAAGCTGGCTCAGTTCATTGGCGAACGTGTTCGTAAGGGTTCACCCCTAATCGTTCATGGATCGCTTCACATGTCTAACTGGGTAGATAAGACATCCGGTGAAAATAAGCAAAAGACATATGTTAAAGCACATAAGGTGGATGTTCTTCGTCAAGAAGATGTCCGTGGTGCCACAGGAGCGGGGAACACACAGTACCCAGCCCAGCAGCAGGGCGGCTATCAACAAGCCCAGCCAAAGGCAGCATATGCTCAGCAAGCACCACCACAATATAACAACCAACCACAACCGGCGTATAACCCAAACCAATACGCGCCGATTCCGGTAGACGACATTCCTTTCTAATCGCATCTAGCACAAAAAGGAAAATATAGTGAGCTTCAAACTCGCAATCGATTGCTATAAAACTTATGGCAATTATGTAAACAAAGAAAAAATGCTACCGTCTATCATTGACGGTCTTTTACCAGTTCAAAGAAGGCTTCTGTTAGTACTCCATACAATAGCTTCAAAATCAGAAGTTAAGACCGTAACTGCTAACGGCGAACTTCTCGGTAAATACCACCCACATGCCCCCAGCATTGGTCCTGCTACTTGGGCTATCAGAAATAAGTTTGCAATCGGTGGTGGTCAGTGGGGTTCTACCATTGGTATAGAACCAACTCCACCATCGGCGGACAGATATACATCCATAAAAGCACACCCATTTGTTGAAAATACTGCAATGAAATACGTGAAGCATGTGACTTGGACGTTGAATGAATTAGATTTCCAAGAACCGGAATATTTACCCACATTCTTTCCATTTTGTTTAATGGGTACAGAAGAACTATCATCCATCGGATTTGGTGTTAAAGCTGACTTCCCCATATACAAAAGAGAATCATTATATAAACGACTTTTATATTTATTGAGAAAAACCGATAGAAATGTAATCATAAAACCCAATATCCCAAATTGCGATATATTATCATCAAAAGATGTATTGAAATCTATACTCACTAAAGGTGAAGCAACCCTATCGGTAAAAGGTCAATACACCGAAGATAAAGTTAACAAAACTATAACAATACACGGCTGGGCACCGCGAGTTAATTTTGAAAATGTTTATAACAGAATTGCAAAATACAATGATTTGATCACATCTAATAGCATCGCATTTATTGACGAATCTAATGAGAAGAATGGTACCAGCATTAAATTTGAAGTTATAAAGCAAAGAAATACACAAGAGATATACAATGAAATGAAAAAATCAATTGACTTCGCATTGACATCAAATGTAAGATATTCAATGTATGTAGTGGATGAAAATAAAGCCTTTAGGATAGCGTCAGTCGATGAAATGTTATTAAAGTGCTATGAGCATTACAAAATAACATATAAAAAATACTGCGCGTATACAAAAGCGAGATATGAAGAGCAATTAAAAGAAGTAAATATTATTGAAAAATTACGACCTATAATTTCCGAACTTAGACTTAAGGCTCCAATTGAAACCATCATAACCGACATAGCAAAACAAATTAAAGAAACTGAAGATGATGTGAAAGCAGTTATTGAAAAATATAATATTAAGAAATTACTAACAGTAAAAATAGATAAGCCTGAAATTGAAAATAATATTAATCAAATTGTAAAAGTTATAGCGAGCGTAGAATCTTACATCATAAAGGAATATGAAAATGCCGCAACTAAATAAATATTTACAAGTAATACTTGAATCTAAACTTGAAACAAAATCTGACTTTAGATTATTTATGGTTTATATAATAGCTCTTACATGGTTTTGGTTTGGTGTTTCCGCTATATTTTTGAAAGCTATATACCCGATTCTATATCTTATCAGCTTCATTCCGCTTTGGATCTGTATAACTATTATTGGTGTTTCGTTTGGGATTATAATTCACCTGTACGAACACTATTACAAAAAGAATGAAGAAAAGATTGAAGAGAAGATTACCGAGAAGGACACATCCAATGAAGATCGCGATTGGGGTTAAATCGTATATAGCATATGGTCATATATTGTCTGAGCAGTCATCAATAGAATTCATGAAAAAATTTGAACCATACTATAAAACATTAGATCCAGAAGATGATATAGACTATGAGTTGTTTCATAAATTAATTAACTGTGATAATAAAAATATTATAAATACACTATTGGATTTCTTTGATGAGTTGTCTCCATTCTCAGGTCCACCCGGACCCTTACCGTTTAACTGGTATAAAGTTATGGATAAGAATCAATCTCCTGCTATATTACTTGTACCCGGTGTGGTAAATTGTGATATATACAATTCAACTGATGAATGGGATGGCATCGACTTTCTTATAAATACGATAAGTAGAAAGTCGCTATCATCAAAAATAAATGAATTCACTAAATTTTTCAAAGAATATAAAGTTGATGTATCCGGATTTCAATTCAATTGGTTGATTGGTATGGCTATATCAAGTAATATTAAATAGAGAATTGTTAGTTACCCCGCTTGGACTCCTTGCCCAAGCGGGGCTTTTTATGTTATAATTGTGTATAATAGGAGCTACCCATGCTTATACGAAATTCCGGTATTGAAATTCCATCCGACCACCCACGATTTAACGCAATAATCAAAGACCTAACAATAACACAACAAAAATTCAACTCAACTGATAGTGAAACCTTTGTATTTTATGAAAATATTAATAATGGAATTCTAATACCTAGATACTATCCCGTCAATGATGAGGTTGAAGATCAAACGTGTGAAGGGCTTGACATAGATATTGATTCTAAAATTGAACTTCGTAATGATACTCAGATTAAAGCCGTCGACTATTTATCAACAAATAATAATGGCATATTAAAAGCTCTACCGGGAATTGGTAAAACTATATGCACAATTGCTATGATGTGCCGCCGAAAGAAAAAGACATTAATTATTGTACATAAAAAAGATTTATTAAAACAATGGATAAAAGAAATAACAGACCACACGACCTTATCTATAGATGATATCGGAGTATTGACCACACAAGAAAAGAAATACAAAAAAGAATTAGATAAATCAGTTTTACTTACAACTCCTCACGTAATTGGTATTGCAGTAAAAAATCAAAAATATGATTTTCTTAAGTATTTCAAGGAATGTGGTATAGGAGTACTTGTGTGTGATGAATGTCACGCGGTGAGTGGCGCAGAGACCTTCTCTAAGTCGTGTATATCAGTCAACGCAAGAGTAACCCTAGCCCTGAGCGCAACCCCCGAGAGACCCGGTCCTTCAAATAAAATTATTGGATATCACTTTGGTGAAATAAAAGAATTTGAAGTCGACGTCAAAGATACTATTGTTCCTAAGATTTTAGTTATTAAATCAAACTTCAATATAAATAAAAATTCATACAAGTACATAAACTATTCCGGTTTTTTCGAGTTATCTAAATATTATACTCAGAGTAAAAAGTCTGAGATGTATGTTAGTTTAATTGTATATCTTATCGATAAAGCTTTTGATGAAGGCCGTAATACTCTTATCGTCGGGAATTATATCAGTCCTTTGATGTTCTTAGCTGAGAAGTGTAAGGCACCACGAGAATCTATTGGTATGTTCTTACCTACCGCGAAGCCAAAAGAAATATTGAAGGTATCCGATATAACAAATATGAAAGATGCATTCCATACTAAACAGTTAGTCTTTTCATCATATAAAGCGTGCCGAGACGGAAACAACCGACCCAATCTCGACTGTGCTATTATGACATCGCCTACAAATAATCCAGTTCAGTTAATTGGTAGATTGATCCGCCAACTTGAAGGTAAAAAACGCCCTATATGTTTTGACATTGTGGACACAGATCCAACTATTCGTAAAGTCTGGAACAGAGATAAAACCGAAAAAATTCAAAGCTTTGAAAAGGGTTTATTAGACCGACTAGCAGTGTACGACGAAAAGAACTGGCCCTACAACATTTCACTCAAATAGGAGATCGTTACAAATGGATGTATTAATACCAACTGAAAATTATACAGATACAGTATGGGAAATTGAAAAATCCGAAGATCCAAAACTATCCGACAAGGTTTGTATAAAAACATCCACAGGAGCGTGGTTTGTATACCCCGGAGCTTCTGCTGAGTTTTTAATATCTGTATACGAAGACTCGGTATGTGAAATGAAAACTACAATATCAAAATTGATATCTGAAAATAAATCCCTCAAAGATAGGCTGGACAAGTGTTCCAATGAAGCTAAACTCCTTGATGAAAATACACAGTTAAAAAATAAATTGACGAATATATCAACTAATATTAAAAGTGTTTCAGACCGAGTGAATCACGTTATCTCTATAACTAACACTTAATACCTTAACCTTAAAAAGGACTTGTTAAATGAAAATCCAAAAGACAGTGGTTAAACTTGTATATGGTATTGAGCTTGGGAATTCCGAAGATACAATCAAATTCTTATATGAAATTCAAAACGACATGGTATCCCTGTATTCCAATCACGTCGAAGACATAAATGATATATACACACACCTTGAGAAGAATGATATTGAAATGTTCTTTTTGAATTTAGTTGCATTCGAGAAAGCATACTTTGACGCAGAACCTGTTGTTGATTTATGTCAGTATAATTTTGAAAATGATAAACGATATATATTACATCCTGTACAATTAAACAAAAATAACAAAAATAAATGTATTAAACACGGACACGATTCATTACTCGATCTACCAAATAAAAACCCTAAAATAAGCAAGAAGGCTAAAGATAACTTTTACAATTGGTTGGGTAAATTCAATATAATCCCTAAATTTCCAATCATAGTTCCACGCACATGCGATCTTAAATGGATGGTCGTATCATATACATTTAACGGAGAAAAATAACAATGCCAGTTTCTATGAACTTCAGTGCTGACCAATTTCGATCTATCATGAGTTTGTTTTCTTATCTAAAGGATTCATGTCAGGATCTAACTATCCAAGAAGGTAAAATACACCAATTAAATAAACCTCGGACTCTATTATTTGATATTGATCTTACTAAATATTTTGGTAATTCAACTGTTTATATTAATAACATTAAGCAGCAGCATGCACTATTAAGTCTTTTTAGTTTGGATAATAATGAAGTCCGTCTGAACTTTGAAAAAGGTAAATATGTCTGGATGGATCCTCAGAGTAAGATAACATACCTAATACCAGATACTTCCATGCTCGAACCAAAGTATCTAGACCCTGAGAATGTAACATCTACAAATGCCAAGGCAATCGAATCTAAGGTGTTTGAGACAGTTATGGACCGGACAGTGCTAAAACGCATTGAGAAGGCATCCAAGACACTGGAGAGCGCCGTAGTCACCCTTAAGATAGATGGCGACCATGCGAGTTTTATTTTGATTCCATCCGATCTGGTATCTGAGACAAAATTCGATGTACATTCAGTGGATAATTTAAGTGTAAATACATATTACTGTGATACCCGCTATGAGGTAAATTCGTTTATATTAGCAACAGAAGAATTGAAATTGACCCTATACAAAAATTCGAAGTATAGCTCTGTCTTCACAATGAAGTACGAAGCGTTGTTGGATAAGATCCCGATTACCGTATGGGCAGCTACGAAGTACACAGATAATAGAAATTAAAATAGTCCACCCACCCGGAGAAAGAAAGTGAGTAAGTCACGTGGCTAAAAAGATATTCACAGCAGATTTACACCTTCAGCCGTTCGCAAATGATACAGTAGAACTGGAAAATGGCATCACATTAAAATTGCAAGAATTATTAGATTCTATAGAACAAGTCCTCACGTACGGGGTTAAAAATAATATCGATACCGTGATTTTTGGTGGTGATATAGGACATCATAGAAACACGATCTACACCAGACCATTTTATCTATTCCAAGAATTATTATTGAAATATTGTGATAAATTAAATTATGTATTCATCCCCGGCAACCACGATGGATCCAGTTTGTATGTAGGTCAGAATTCAGTATCATTATTCAAGACCATGCCGAACACAACTGTTCATGTATATCCGACTGTAGTTGATAATATAACGTATATACCCGACTCACAAGATATGCAAACTGATATTGCAGGAGCGGAACCGAATGATATATTGATATCACACTTCCCGTTAAGCGAGGCAGCAACGGACAGTGGGCTGAAGGTATCTACGCGCTTTACTAAAAAGGATCTACATAAATTCAAACTCGTATTACTCGGCGATTATCATACCCACCAAACTGTAGATCATATCCATTATCCCGGTACTCTAGTTCCTATGAACCGTGGAGAAAAGGGACCTAAAGGTTTTATTGTATTCGATGATGAAACTCTAAAGACTGAATTCGTTGAAGTAACCGGCTTTAGAAAATATGTAGATATCCAAATCGATGAAAATACTAATTTTGAAGAAGTAAAGCAAATATTAGAAAATAAAGATGACTTCATAACTGTCCATAATAACCTACAAGAAATACCAAAAGAAATAAGCAATATCGTTAAAGAAGCTGCAGTACCCGTTATTGATAAATACGAACCTGAAGATGTTATTCGCGGTATATCATCTTCAATGGCTCTCGGCGAACAAATGATAAAATATCTAGAGATAAATAACGTACCAGAATATGATCGGGATCGGTATCTTCAAATTGGACTAACGAATCTGGAGCCAAGGGAATAAATGAAGACAATAACCTTCAAAAGTTTATATCTAGAAAATTTTAAATGCCATACATTATTTGATATGGATCTTAGTACAAATAAATTACTAATGGTTGTTGGGGCAAATGGCTCAGGTAAGACAACTATAATTGACGCTATAATCTGGGCTATCTTCGATGAGACTTCGAAGGGCTTAGGTGGCGATGCTGTAGTAAATAATATAGTTGGTAAAAATTGTTATGTTAAATTAGTATTCGAAAAAGACGGTGTCGAATATGAAATCCATAATTATAGAAAACATTCCAAATACAAAAATACAAAAATCTTATATCAAAATGGAACTCAATTATCCACGGACATGGATGTCAAGGCTACAAATCAGATCATAAATTCAATTTTTATAAATAAAGATGTTTTCTTGAATACGATGTTGTTTTCACAATATATAGCAAGATCTTTTGTGAATATGACGCACTCGGGTCAAAAGGAAATTCTAGACAGTATTCTAATGTTAGACCGATTCGATCAGCACCATGAGACACTAACAAATAATACAAATATACTAAAGCGAGATCTCGATAACATTCAATATAAGATTGAAGGTATAGATGGTAAAATAGAACTACACAATAATAATATAAATTCTGAAAATGATAAATTAAAAACTAACTTATTGTATAACGAAGGTATGTATAAAAATCTAAACCGAGATAAGACGGTTCTAAAGTGTCATATCGAAAACTTAATCACAGATTTAGATATAAATAAACTAACTGAATTGCAAGCTAAGATCAAAGATATCGAATCTAAAGAAGTTCAACTTAAAACTCAGATCGAATCACTACAAACATCGTACCAGCTTCACTTAGAGTCTATTAAGAACACAGCGACTCTTGAATATAAAGATATGGAAGCTGAGTTGAATAATTCGTTCTCGGATGAAATATTAGCACTAAATAATGATATAACTAATAAAACATCCGAGCTTAGCACAATTGAAAATGAAACGGCTAAGACGATCAATACAATAATATCACATATAAATAATTTACACACCGAGATAACAGATATAACAAATAAAATTAATAAAATTAAAGAAAATAATATAAAACAAGAAACTGATAAGTATACTCTAAATTTAAATACAGTTAATAATGAGTTGCATGAACTTGAATCTAAATTCTTGCGGCACGACTCAACAATAAGTAATATAAATACTAATATGGCGGCAATAGACACCCAAATCCAATCATACGAACAATCTAAAGCATTGAATAAATGTAATACATGCAATCAGCCTCTAAACGATAATATACAAAGTATAAATGACACTATAACAAGACTCCAAAATGATAAAGTAAATCTGGAGTCAAATCTAATTAATGAATCTGAACTTCGTTCAATTTGTTTTCAACAAAAGTCCACTAAAGAACAAGAAAAAGTAAATATAATTGAAAACTTTAATAAATTTATTGAAAATATTGAAACCGGAGCTAACAATAAAATACAAGAATTGACAACTCCAAAAATAGAAGAAATAGCTAAACTTAATGGTGATATAACTGGATTCAAATCTACACTCACACTATCAACTGAAACACTTAAGAATAAACTAGACCAGTTAAAAATTCAATTGGATACTAAAGGTGATCATATAAAGAATGAAATTACCAAACTTAAGACTAAATTCAATACAGACTTTCAAGCTAAAGTAGCGGAGTTTAAGGGCGGACACATATCATCTATACAGGCGTATGAACAACAAATACACCAATGCGAAATCGATAAATCGAATATCAATATCGACCTCAGATCCCTCAATGAGCGACAAGATACAATAAATTCTAAAAATGAAGAATTGTCGGATATAACTAAAAAGATGGAAGTGATCACATCAACAACATTAGCGGTAAAGAAAAATACAAAAGAATTTATTAAAACTACAAAAGATAATATAAAAATATTGGGTGCGGAAAAAGCAAATCTTTACACCGCAGTCGAAGCCGTAAACGAAGAGCTTGAAATCGTTAAATTTTGGAAGAAGGCTTTCGGGGATGTAGGCATAAAGTCTGTTCTCATGGATGAGTCCATTCCAATTCTCAATAAAAAAGCCAGAGAACTATCGGAGTTCATAGGCGTTTTACGTGTCACGTTCTCAAGCCAGAAGACACTAAAGTCTGGTAAGAGTAACAATAAATTCAGTATAAATGTTGTACATAATACAAAACTATCCGAATACGCCGACCTATCTGCCGGTGAGACTAAACTTGCTAATATTATTATTCTACTGTGTATACGATATCTGTTAGAATATATGTCTGGGTATAAAACTAATATACTTTTACTTGACGAATTATTAGATTCCCTCGATGAAGAGAATTCGTCTATAGTGGTGAGTATATTTGAAATGCTATCCAAAGACTACCTCGTATTATTAATAACACATACTCAAAAGGAATGGATTCAAGCTGACGAAGAACTCCGGATGTAAACGAATCCAATGCTATTATATATATTAATTATTGACCTTAAGTCTCATTCATCTTTTTTACAAAGATGGGGTCAACTTTACTTAAAGGTCTATAGTTGTTATAATATGAAACCTATATTTTTATTGTTGGAATTATTATGAAGAATATAATACTATCGTTCGAAACATTGCAAAAGAATTTCGATCCAAAAAATAATATATTGTACGAGTACGATATAGACTATTATTTGGTGACCAATAGGACTATATTCTCACGGTTTAAAATAATGTGGTGGTGCTTTAAACACGGGATATATCCAGTGAAAATATATACGGGCGGGAAGGTATTTAAACCAAATCCATACTCATACCGTAAAGCTGTATTAAAAGTACAAAAATTAATTCCAGATGAAATTATTATATTTGTAAGTGATGAATTAAATGACATAGACAGCATAAGAGATCTAAGTAATATCGCAAAGGCGAAGTTTGAATCGTTTGAACTACACGCCAAGAAACACTTCTCACCAAACATTAAGCCATTCTCGTAATGGTTATTGGAGTTGACTTTCATGTCAGAACACGTAGACCAAGTTAATGATACCGATTCACTTATTTCAAACATCAACGACGCATTCAATTTTGATAGTGTCGAAGACAATACGAACCCATTTCTTGAACCCCGCACGATTATATCATACGAACCCGACGAAGATATTGACGAAGATGAAGATGAAGACATCGAAGAAGAAGACGACGACGATGTCGAATATAGCAAAGCTCTCGGTATCTTCAATATTAATTCCGACACATCAGATCCCGAACCCACACAACCCATCACTTCACCAACAGTGCAACATGAAGCCCCTGTTGTTACGGTGAAGCGTGGTCGCGGTCGTCCCAAGGGTTCTACAAACGCAAACACAACCGCCAAGCCCAAGGCTCCACCACGGGAGAAAGTGCAGCGTAATCTCGCCACGCTCCCGGACTTCGCCAGCAAGCTCCGCAACGTGGAACATTCAAATAACGAATATTCATTCAACGAATTCGATAAGCTTGAAGTCACATATAAGCAGATTCTGGACCCAAGCGGTAACCCCAGTAATTATTATTCCACCCATAGCCGTGTACCGGGATCTGACACCTACCATACCTCAAATACCCTCCTATCCCACAATTATGTTGTCATTCACATGGACGATCTTATCAAGAAAATCCAGTCTGAAATGTCAATCGACCAGATCGACCTGAAAATATCACCCTTCGTTATCGAATGGATTGCTGAGACTGAAAAGACCCTCCGCACAATTGAATCTCAAGTCCAGAAAGATCTATTCTACATTGTATCCGGATTCAAATCCGAAGAAGTATTCAGCGCAAATAAGACCGTAATTGAAATGTGTATCTCAAATTCATATGACGGCAAGAATTCCTTCCATATCAGCTTTAACTTCCATTTCAAACAGGGTGATAAGTCTATTCGCGACTTCTTTACCATCAATCAATTCGCCACAAAGTATATCCACAAGGGTCTTCAAATCGCCGACATCAAGGACTCTATCCATCGCATCGAAGAAGAAAAAGTTATCAAGTCTGTACATGCAATGAAAGAATATAAGCTGACCGAAAGTGATATCAAAAAGATCAAGTCCAAAATGTGCAAAGAAAATCGTAACAAGTTTGATGATATCCTTGAAAACTTCCCGGAATCATACAACAACCTGTACTACAATCTTCTCTGCCTCTCCGGAATTCTTAACGACAATTATACTGCGGCTGAACATAGTGGTCTAACCCAAGTAACGGGTAAGATCATCGCGAAATCCCTTATCGCCTATAATTCCAAAAAACTTCAAACAGTCTAATATAACATCCCCCAGCTAAGTTGTTGGATGCGCAAATGAAAAAACTTAGTGTAGTTGGATGTGGGACTGTGGGATCTGCTCTATTACGTCTATTTGCATCTAGAAGTTTAGAAACCAAATGTAAATTTGAATTATTAGAGTTTATAGATCCTGACGTAATTACGGAAGACGGTCACAATAAAATTGGATATCCTAAATCATATCATTTAGAGGATGAGTTATATCAGATAAATCCTCTCCTTGGATTACGACCGGTTAATAATAAATTCCCAGAATTTTTAAAAGATTACTCCAATAATGAAATTAACAACACGGTATATATAGATTGTAGGGATAATAAAAATCAGTCGGATATATTTTATATGAAGATATCGTCAGACGGTCCATATGGTCATATAATAAAATTTCCTAAAAATAATGACTTGAATGAACCTCATAGTTATTCCATTAAGAATTCAGATTACTATTCATTACTAACCGTATCCTATGTAATAGAGGATATTATTAGTATAAAATTTCCTATAGTTAAAGGAAAAGAAACTCAGATTGTGTTAAATCATCTGATGTCCAGCCTATGAGTAAGCAATCTGTATTGAATACGGAAGAGCATATTATATTGAATCCTACTACAAACATTAAAATTCATAACACCAATGAAGCAGAATTGTATTTTTCAACTTACCCAACATTTGAAATTTATTTATTCGTAGTTGGTGGTGAAGATTATATCAAAATTAAACCGTCAAATTTCTATAATAAATTGAAAAGATATTGTACTAATAATTTAGACTATACCTTATTATATGAGGTATGTAAAGATGAATCTATAATTAAAATTTATATAACTCCTATTGTAATTTCAGCTTAAATATTATATCCCCTACCCCCTTATATGGGGGTAGGGGAGTAATTGAGATAATTGATATAATTTAGGATGGATCTGATTAGTATTTGATCTATAAGGAAAAGTTAACTGACTCTAATCAAGTTAATCAACAGCGAGGTATTTTATGATTAACTTATTGAACTTATTTAGACCAAAACAAAATAACTTGAATGTAAAGGCGTTTTTAAATAAATTTAACTGTAATAAAATTTGTGTAAAAAAAGAACATAATATTGAAATATACGAATATAAAACAATACACTTAAATCAAATATTATCCGAAATTAAAGAATATAGTATCACCCCTATTGTTTTAAATAACTTGTATTTTTTTTATATCTTTTACAAATCAGAAAACAAACATATCATAATAACCCCAAGTCTTTTAAATGAGATAACTACACTGGACGAGTTTTGTTACAATTATAAAGATATGTTTAGTAAGATTAATATAAGTATTCCCGAAAAAAGAAATATATTAACACATCTATATTATGTTTTAAACATAACGGTAAATAATACATTTAACGAAGAACTTTCATACAAGTACGATTTAGTTATATTTGATAGGAATAATATAACAATACATAATAAGATAGAATGCGACTTGTACAAGTCAGAATCTGGAATGATAAAACGGCTACCCGTCAAATTAAGGACTATGGTGGGTGAGATAAGATTTACTACAAATAGCTCGAATCTATTAGTTGAGGTAAAAGCATTTACAAATAAAAACATACACCCAAATATAAATTATGAAAACAATAAATACTGTATAGGGAATTTTATACATAAAAAAATAGATTCGCAAATAATTGAAGATGTCATAGAAACTATGAAGATATACAATTTAACGAATTATTATAAACTGGACCCATCACTGAAGGCGCTTTTAAATGCAACTTCCAACTAACGAAGATACGATATGGGAATTAGATAATACAATACTTGCTTTATATAGATTTTTTGATAGGATATCCAATCGGATAGTAAAACCTTCAATTAAATATTATATTGAACATATATACGTTAAGGGTGAACATAAAAGTAAATCGATTGTGTTAAACCGAATTCTTTCGCATTCATTTGTTAGAGATTTGAATATAAAGTTAAGATTTTATTCTTTATACTGTGGTTTACATAGTTACGATATGAGTGACTACCTATTTTCGACCATGATGTACGATAATAATTATAAAGGTCCTCATTTTTGTAAAATAGATATTAGAAAGTCTAATATTAAAAATGTTAAAATTAAAACATATGCTGAATTTAATTGTGAATATACAACACATTCGAATGATAATACTCCGCCTCAAAAAAATAAATTAGTAAAATCAAATGGAGGTTCGTTGTATTATGGAATTCATTTTTCGAAAAATAGAATACATGAACATATATTTACATCAAAAAATATGAAAAGTACAACAAAATATATTAAAAAATATAAAGAAATAAAGTTATTTGATATGAAATGGTGGGATTCGTCTAGTTATTCAAATATGTTTATAAACGGTGAGGAGGTCTCGTAGCTATAATGCAAGTCTCAGATTTTATGAATGGTCGTTTAATATCAAAGGCTATGTACAATATACAAATGTTATCGTACTCAATATTTATAAATAACAATAACCAACATATAAAAGACGTGTACCCTAAACTTTACATATCCAGTTATATATTTTTTGAAAATCATTATATGTTTACTTCAGTGGGGAGAAAGACCAATCCCTCTAATAAACTAAGACACAATATGTCATACCCTAAAAAATATTTCTTCAATTGTTTTATAGATTTGGACAGAGAACACAATGCTCATATAAGTGCCACACAATATTCTCCTAAAAAAATTAGTTCATATGTCATATTAGGGGGCACAAGTAATATTATACACGATTTTATAAATAGTAGATTATATATGAAAGAAAGATATAATCTAATATTTAGTGATTACTCTGTAAGATTAGTTTATAAATCACATTTCAATGTTAGAGAATATATTTTAGTTTATGATGATTCGAATGAAATGTGTAAAATGTATGATTTGTTTAAAGAATTTGTATATGTTAAAGCAAAGCCTGTATTAACAGATTCGTATACAGCAATAATTTCAAATGAAATTCCAGCACCAACATTAGGTAAATGGGATAGCATCTCTAGTTACACCAATAATATCGTAATAAAAGCTAATAAACATGAAGTTATAGATTGTACATCTAAGATACCATTTAAAGTCGATGACAAGTATGTTTTGATATAGTATTGAAATCTAACGGTAGAAGGTGGTATAATTTATATATATTCTTAGGAGAATTCTCTAGTGAAACTAAAACACTTCAATATCGATGAATTTACACAAGATTTACCAGAAATTACAGCGGATAAGATCGATGAAAATTGTAAGCTTACACCCGCAGGTCTGTTCTCCCAACAGATTTTTGGTCCACTTCGATCCTATAAGTGTGGATGTTCAAGATCCATATACCGTGGACCTCATGGTGACGAGGATGTATGTAAAGTATGTAACGTCGAGATAACGTCCTCAGAAGAGCGAGCGAAGCGTTACGCTAAGATTGCACTACCTTTTCCTATCCTAAATCCTTTGATTTATATGATTATCCTCAAGGCTAAGCCCGGAATTAAAAAAGTCCTTTATAATATGTTGTTTTATAAAGTTGAATATATTTTTAATGATGAAGCGGAACTGGTGGAATTCGATCCTAATGTTGACGATCCAGCCAAAAAGTTGGTCGGGGTCGAAGGTACAAAATCATACATACTTTATCTATGTAAAGATTCTGAAAAGCCAGAACTTAAATTCATAACTGATAATGAAGACATAATGATTTGCAATAATGTTATTGTTATGCCTCCAGCATTTAGAAATATAAATAAAAATAATAATGGTAGTTATACAACCGATGCTTTAAACCGAAATTATAGAGAGTTATTAATGAGAACATCTCGAATTCGGGATATGAACTTTGAAATAAAAGAAAATAGTGATATTCATATTATATATTTTAGAGCTATTCAAACCCATGCTATTGAAATTTATGAATATATTATGGATAAGCTAAGCAAGAAGAATGGACTCATTCGAGGAAATATCCTTGGTAAGCGCGTGGACTTCTCCGGTCGCGCGGTAATTAGCCCGGATCCGACATTACATTTGGATGAATGTCGGATCCCATATTTAATCTTGCTTGAAATGTTTAAACCAAAACTTATTACTTATCTTGTAAACCGGAAGGTTGTGAATAGACATAATAAGGCTTCAGAATTAATTGATAAATGTATTGTTGAAAATGACACACAATTAATGACTTATTTAGAAGACTTCGTTAAGAATCGAGTATGCATATTAAATCGCCAACCGACACTCCACCGAATGTCTGTACTGGCATTTCATATTAAGATTAACCCCGGCAATACTATCATGATTCACCCCCTTATTTGCGGAGCTTATAACGCAGATTTTGACGGCGATCAGATGGCTATTTATATAGCTGTAACCGACCGATGCGCCAAAGATATTAATGAAAAGATCGGAATTTGGAATAATCTTTTATCTCCTGCCGATGGCGAGATCGTTCCAAAGCCAAATCAGGACCTTATTTTAGTGATCTACACTGCTACAAAAAATAACACCAATAAAAGATATGAATATAAGAACGTCGTCATGTCAAAGGAAAGACTCCTTTTCAATCAATGTTTACCCGAAGATTATCATGTTATTAATGAGACAGTTGACAATAAACTTCTAAAAACTATTTTGAATGATATTGTTCTTAAGTATAGTCCATTGGTCAGCATGAAAGTTTTAGATGCAGTTAAAGAACTCGGGTTTCGACTTTCGACAAAATACGGTTACACTCTTTCGATTGATGATCTTCATGATCCAGAGTTCGATGCATTTTCAGACTCACTTACTGGTGATATCCAAAAAGATATGTTAAAAATATCCACCAATAAAAAGATTCACGCTAAGATCAAGAAGAAGCCATATTACATTTTCACTGAGTCTGGTGCTCGTGGGTCGATGGACCAGCTTCTACAGCTTACAGTGGCTCGTGGGTACGTAGCGGACGTGACTAACAAGCTTCGTCCAGATCTCATTCGTGCAAGTCTTGTACGTGGTATGAAGCAGAAAGATTATTTCAACAGTGCTTGGGGTACTCGTAAGGGTCTGCTCGACACGGCACTCTCAACTTCAAGCAGTGGCTATATCACCCGCCAATTGATCTACAGTACCGTAAATATGGAACTGGGAGATGTGGACGACTGCAAAACTACGGAATACATGAATTTGGAGGTCATTGTTCGTGATAAGACTGGTCGAATTGACGATAGTAAAAGCGAAGCTTTGGCCAGAACTTTAATTTGGCGCTATATCGTCGGTAAGGATGGGTCTTTATTCTTAATAACTCGTGATAATTATAAAGCTCTGATTGGACGTAAAATTCAACTTCGCAGCCCCATTTATTGTAAGAGTAAACACATTTGCAAGAAGTGTTATGGGAATGTGTCGAACATCCTACACAGCACTCAGATTGGCATTGTTGCTACCCAGTGTATCGGTGAACGTATCACGCAGTTAGTATTGCGCTCATTTCACACCTCTGGAGTTGCGCAAGGATCTGGTGAAAATAACCAGAACCAAGATATTATTTCTGGAATGAGTCTTGTAAATAAGTTATTTCACAAGCCGACCGATTTGAAGGAAGTGAATGAACCAATTGATCTCGTATTGGCTCTAAATAGTATTTTTAGTCAGTACGGAAATATAATGCTTGTACATTACGAGACGATTGCAAGCGCGATGATGTGGTCCGACAAGAAGATGTGGCGCACGATCCCGAATCGAAATAACTTTCCATACAAATTTGAGAGTATCTTGAAGATCCCATCGATCTCATCATGGTTATTGGGTATTTCATTCGCCCGACTAAAGAATCGATTACTCGATGGTGTTACAAGCTCCAGTGCAGACACCCCGAGCGCTATTTCAAAATTGTTTAGACTTTAATTAGGACTGTAGATATGCCGGTTAAATTAACATATGATGTTGTTTATAATTATTTCAAAGAACAAGGCTGCGAATTATTAGAAACTGAATATATTAATAATGCAACTAAAATGAGGTATCAGTGTTCATGTGGTAATAAAAGTGAAATAATATTTAATAATTTTAAAAGTCACAATCGAAGATGCGCTAAATGTGGCGGATCTGAAAAACTTAAATTTGAAGATGTTTACAATTCTTTTAAAGACAAAGGCTGCGAACTACTAGAAACAGAGTATATAAATGCCCATACTAAAATGAGGTATAGATGTTCATGTGATAACATAAGCGTGATAGAATATAGTAATTTTAAACATTTGGAACAACGGTGTAGAAAATGTTCGGGTAAAGAAAAGTTAACATATGAAACTGTATATAAGATCTTTAAAAATGAAGGTTGTGAACTTTTAGAAACTAAGTACATTAATAATCATACTAAAATGAAATATAGATGTGAGTGTGGGGAGGAAAGTTTAATAACATATAATAATTTTCAAAATGATCAACGATGTAGAGAATGTGGATATAAAAAAAATACCGGTAAAAACCATTTTAGATTCCAACAAGATAGAACACGTCTGGCTAGGGCTGGATATTTAAGGTTTGATCTTAAAAAACTTTACATTTTATCGGATGATCCAAAATACACGGATTATACCCAATCACAAAAAACAGCCAAGGCAACGGGAAATCGATGGAATAAATCTGATTATACGGTAGATCATATTTATCCGAGAATAGCTTTTATCGATAATGATCTTGATAATATCTACGGGCAAACAATTGTTAAAGAAATATGTAACCTCCGGGAAAACTTAAGAATAATACCTCAAAAAGAAAATGGATCTAAAGGCGGAAAATACATCCAAGAAGAATTCATGGCTTGGTTCAACGAAAAATTGACAGTTTACCATACTATTTGATATAATCACTCATCTTAGCACACGAGGAAATATATCAATATGAAAACTACATTTGAGCAGAGAAGTTACGAATGGGACTATGATCGAGTCAAGGGCGCAATCGGAGGATTATTCCAAAACATTGATCTCTTAGAAAATTGGAAATTCGTAAAAATCACATGGGCGAAGAATAAGCGCAAGCGCAAGGAAGAAATTAAAAAGAGCATTTATCGTACTTTAAAGATCCATGTAAATGAATTGACTCAAAAGAAAACTATTAAAAAAGAACATGTATATACGATCCAAGTACCAGAACTCCTCCAAGATCAATTCTTTTATATTGGCGGTCTACTAAAAGTCCCTGTATTCCAGCTAATCGACGAACCTGTCATTCACCGTGTGGTTCGGAATAAAACGATTCTTAATTTCAAGAATAATGTAATCTCCATGCGTGCTGGAATTGATAAAGACGATTCGTTTCTTGTCAAGATCTTTCTCAACCATATGAAATTTTATAAAGATATTCCTATTGAAAATATCATTTGTGCGATGTATAAGCGAGAAGAATTTCAAACCTTCGTAGATTCTCTTCCAAACGAGAACCCCGCTATCGAGCAGTTAGTAGCTCGGTGTAATACACTCTGGAAGGGTAATAAAGAATCCAAACTGATCGAATTACTCGGAGCTTACCGTACTAGTAATGTGGCGATCACAGATAATCTCAAGAAGGGAAGATCAATTCTTTTTGCGATCTCAAATTCAGTTGAGATTGATACATTCTCCAAATCATACATGAAAACCAATTCTCCAGTTCTGGAGTTACTATATTCTCTGAGTGAGGGTACAAAGTCTGATACATCCTTAGAAAATAAAAGAATTCGGTTTTCCGAGTATGTCTTATATAATTTAATCCGATCTGTATTTGATATGATCTGTATCCTCAATGATAATAAGCGTGTTAAGTTCAAAATTCCGACTACTATACTTCTCGACTCTTGTAATGTAAGTTCAATCATTCACCATAATTTCCCTTATAATCCACTTGGCGAAATCTCAGCATTAACACAGAGTACAATTATTGGACCCGGAAGTTTCACTAAGAGCAAAACTCCAAGCCACCTAAAGAACTTGGATCCATCACATTATGGGATCTTCTGCCCTGCTGACACCCCAGATCGAGATGGTTGTGGTGTTATTTTAAATTTCTGTCCCGGCGCTAAAATTGATGAGACTGGGCGCATGACGGAGTCTGATTTGGATATGGTCTGTAGTCATCCTATAACCTTAGTTCCATTTTTAAGTAACAACGATCAAACCAGACTTCAAATGGCATCAGGTCAGATGAAACAGTCAATTTTACTTGAAAATGCAACGAAGCCATTCATCAAAACTGGTTGGGAAGATAAATATTTTGAATATACATCTTTCAAGCAAATTGCCAAGGAAGATGGTGAGGTCGCCTATAAATCTCACGAATTCATTGTTATTAAATACGAGTCTGGTAATATTGATATTTTTAAGCTGTCATATCGTCCAATGTATTTGAATAGTGCTGATTATATGTATTCTGATTTGCAAGTTGGTGATAAATTCGAGAAAGATGATGTTATTGCTATTTCCAAATTTTTCAAAGATGGCGATTTGACATTGGGGCATAATCTGACGACAGCGGTCGCGATCTGGGAAGGTTATAATTACGAGGATGGTATCGTCATTTCAGAAGATGTGGTGGATCGTTACACATCGTTACACACTGTAGAATTATCATTTGAAATTGAAGGTGGTCAGATCCTTCTAAGTTTACTCGATGATTCTTATAAGCCTTTACCTTCGGTTGGAGATAAGCTAAAAAAGGGTGAGATTTACGCTAAATTAAAGCATATCGGACATGACGGTATTGAAAGTATAAATACCGAACCAAATAATATGGTAATTCCGATTGATTGTGAAATAACTAGTATTGAACTTTACCCTAATACTTGGAACAAACAAATTCCTCAGTTCCATAATTTCATTAAAACTTTGATCAAAAATCAGAATGGTCGGTTAAATGAAATTCGTAAGCAACTGTCCGAATATATGAGTAATGAAAAGATTGATAATATTCTTGATTTTTATGAATTGTCCAAGTTACATGTAAGCGACGCACCGCCCCCAAAGAAATCGGCTAAATACAGCGAGAAGGGCAAGAACATCGAAGGGATCAAGATCATCCTAAAAGGGATCCATAAATCTAAGATCTCTGTTGGGGATAAAGTATCGAACAGGCATGGGGCAAAAGGAATTATATCCAAGATCATCCCAAAGGATCAGATGCCTCAACTGGCGGACGGTCGTCACGTTGAGATCATTGTGAATCCCCTTGGTATTATCAGCCGCATGAACTGTGGGCAGTTATACGAGCTACATTCCACCGAAGCCTTGTATAATATGAAAACTTATCTTATGTCTGATCATCACAAGAATGGAAAACTTTCCGATAAAGCGAACAAGAAGTTACAAAAGTTTTTAGAATTGTTTGATAACTCAGACGATAAGATTTATGCAGCTACAACCTACAAACGTTTTCAAAACATTCTCTATGAGAAGGATATCTGCGAAGCTCTGGATGATATACAGATTGTGCAGCCTCCATTTAACAGCATAACTCCACAACAATTGGATCAGATCATGAAGTTAACCGGATCTGAATATAAACAGTCCTTGTATATAGACGATAAAAAATGCTTTAAGAATCCAATTGCTGTTGGATCAATATATTTTCAGAAGCTGATCCACCGCAGTGAAGATAAAATTATCAGTCGATCCGTTGGACCATACGTCAATACAACACTCCAACCGGTTGGTGGTAAGAAATTATCTGGTGGGCACAAACTTGGCGAAATGGAAATCTGGGCATTGTGCGCACAGGGCGCTGAGATCACAATTGAGGAATTTCTGACGACGCATTCGGATTCGCCCGGAAAGAAGCTCCGAGTATTATCAGATATCCTTCAAAACGAAGAGATCCTTCTTGAGAACGATGCGCCGGATAAACCCCGCACATTGAGCCTCCTGAATGCGATGTTTAAAACAATTGGACTTGAATTAGAGGACTGATATATGTCTACAAAATTAACACAACAAGAAGTTGAAAAGATCTTTTTTGATGAAGGGTGTGAACTGTTAGAGTCCAAATATATTAATAATAAAACCTCGATGAAATATCGTTGTAGTTGTGGTAATAAAAGTGAAATACGACTCGATACTTTTAAAAGAGGTCACCGATGCGCAAAATGTGGTGGTAATGAGAAACATAATTTCGAGTATGTCTACAATTCTTTCAAAGAACAAGGCTGTGAATTGTTAGAAACTGAATATATTAACAATATAACTCCAATGCGATATAAATGCAATTGCGGTAACAAAAGTTTAACATCATTTAGTAATTTTCAAAGAGATAGAAGATGCGCAAAATGTGGTGGTAACGAAAAATTAACATATGAACAAGTTTGTAATCACTTCAAAGGTGAAGGGTATGAACTATTAGAAACCGAGTATATTAATAATTACACTAAAATGAAATATAGATGTAAATGTGGTTGTGAATCTATTAGTTCATTTAATAATTTTCAACAAGGATATCGATGTAAACAATGCTGGTTAGAAAAAAATTTTGGTGAAACCCACTCAAGGTGGAACCCAAATCGAGAAGAAATTCCTTTAAATTTAAGATTGAGAAATCCACATTCTAAAAAATGGATCCAAAACCATATGAAATCAGATCCAAACTACAATAACTTTATAAAAGATCCCGATTCTTATGTAGTAGATCATATAATTCCGGTTAAATTATTTTCAAAGTTAACTGTAAAATACAATCTAAATGAAGTTGAAGTTAAATCAGCCATCAACAAAAGAAAAAATATACAATTATTAACTTGGAAAGATAACTCAGCCAAAGGTTCAAAAGGTTCCCTGAAAGAAGCCAAACAATTCTTATTAGAACACGGCATACAATTAGAGGACTAACCACCAAACCCATTTCAAATCCCGATCTTAATTATAGGATCGGGATTTTTACTTTAAGGGAGTTTATGTGTTCATAATAAACAAAAAGTCAGCCATAAAATCATTTGAGTATAATTTCAATAAATTCTATAATACATCCAAAACACATAAACCAAATACATATAATCCCCGCACAATCACTTATGATGTATATCTTCATAGCATATCATATTTTGACTTTATAATAGATTGTATTGATCTAAGTATAAGTGCATCAAGAGGGTTTGGGCGAGCTATAAGAACATCCCATATACATAAAGATATATTTGAGAATTTTATAAAATTTATACCAAAGTCTATACACCATGAAATATTTTTATCACATTTAGACGATAGCAGTTATGAACGGGCTTTAGTGTTACCTAAGCTAAGATTTGATTTTGTATTTAAAATAGTTAAACTTTTAGGATCAATATTTGGGAAAAAAGATCTATTAATTAAACCATTAGATCCGTACGTCTACAGTTCGTATTAAATTGTCAGTATAAAGGTTTATTATATATATAAATTATTGAAATTATAGTTTCACTTATTTTTTATTCGTCTAAAATGGGAGTGTGAAGTAATGGAATGAATTTCCGGTAAAGGAATTGACCTATATGAAAACTAAACTTTTTGATTATATATGTAAGGTATCACGATGAAAAAACTACCTAAAATAGATAGAAAATATAAGATTTTATTTTACCCGTTCAGGGGGTATCTTTATAGAAGAGTTGGTGGGTCATCGCGGCGATGGCCAGACTGTGCGTGGACAGACTCTGTTATGCGATTAAACGGGGAAGTCGTAAGATATAATTATAAAAAATATAATTCAAGGATGGAATTTACAAAAGGATGGTGTTCGAAATTTAAATGGGAATTCTATGAACGTATGAATTACCCCATGCATGAAGAAAGAGTTAAAACATTTTACGAATTAATTCAATACTGCGCTCAATTGATATTTGGCGTTTTACACAATAAATCATATAATGCTCGGATAATAGACTTTTTACCCAATTATTCTTTTGGACGAAAGAAAATTATGAAATATAAAAAATAACGTGGAGTCAACTGGAGGATACAGTGAAAGATAATAGAAAAGTATTTGATAATTTATACGAGTATGACTTTGAGGCTTGCGTATATAACCTCCTCAATAATATTCAGTGTGATTTATCTCATATCGACTATGATAATAAGGAATTAAGAAATATACAAATCGGGCAAATGCAAAAAGAAAATCCAGTATTAAAACACGTTTTGTCCGATGGGATGAAAAGATTAATTCGACTATATGTAAAAGAAAATAATTTAAAAGAGGAAAACCTCGTATGGAGACAAAAAGATGGATTCATAGTTGATAAGGTATTAGAGTCAACGGATATATCATTTAAATTGTTATTTAGAAAAAATATAACTAAACTTATAAAATCAATGGATAATAAAAAGTTGTTGATACTATACATGGATAATACCGTAGCAATTAAAGGTATGATCCATAAACCTCTTGATACATCCTTTTACAAACTAATGTTCAATATTGATTTTTCTAATCGAAAAAAGATTCTAGAAGGGTGTGAGTATTTACGTAAAACCTTTTTAGCATCTAACAATATGAACTGGTTTGCAAGAGAGTCTAAAGATGGGGTCATAACAATCCCAATGAAAGGAGATACATTATTAAAGATAAGTAAATCAATGCTATCTAATATAGATTCATCTGATGTTGACAAGTTTGTGATATATAGTAATTATATTTACCCTTTTGTACAAACTTTACTTATTCAGTACAACGAAAGAGAAAGACGCTATTAATGGCTTCCAAAACCACTGAAGAACTGTCCCGTCCGAAAAGCCCCATCTACATCGACATGGGATTTGAAATGGCGGTTAAGCTTGCCCACCGCCGCTTTACGGAAAATACCAACGACTATTTGATTCCGTATATCGTGTCTCAGCCCGGTACCGGTAAATCTTCTATCTTCAAGGATGTACTCAAGAAATACGGATTCGGCGGATTTTCGGTTACGATTGGTCTGCTTCCCATTGAGCAGCTTTCCGGTCTCCCGACCATCAGCGATTCACTCACATCGGTCGAACGTGAAGACGGTACGTGGGAGGAGGTGAAGAATAAATACACACATTGGCTTGCTCCTGAACTTTTCTATCAGATTCAGCAGCTTTCCAAGGACCATGAATTCAGCATCGTATTGTTTGACGATTGGCACCTCGCACCCGCCAGTGTTCAGTCCTATGGTTTCGAATTGTTCACAGATCACAAGATTCACGGATATAAGATGCCGAATAATGTTCGCTTCTGTGCTGCTGGTAACGCATCCACTCTTGCGGGCGCGAAGCAGTCCATGTCGGCAATCATGAATCGCATGCAGATTATCAATGTCCGCCCGAATCGCCATGAGTGGATCAACCAATATGCTGAGCCAAACCGGCTGAATCCCATCGTTCTTTCATTTCTCCGCAATTCCGCGAATGATGGCTTCTTTCTCGAAGCTGAAGCGAGCACACCCCATGGTACTCCCCGGTCATGGGCAGGACTTGCAAACACATTCACTGCAATTTCGGACTATATTGATCTGTCCAAGAATACCGACATATTCACCGCGCTCGCCGAAGGTGCAGTATCCCACCAAGCAGCAGCCCAGTTGACCAATTTCTATCTTGTATATTCCAAAGTTCCGGTCGTTGAGATTTTCGAGAAGAGCGGGAAAATGCCTCGCTCCAGTTCGAATGCTGACCGTTATCCCGTTATCATCGCTTGCACGGAATATGTGAAGTCCAAGATCATGGATTTCATCGAGAAGAATAATGATCCCCGACAGGTATCCAAGCCTTCGGAACAAGATAACATTAAGCAACTCAAAGAAATCAAGCGCATCATCGACATTTACACCAAGATTGTTATGGATTATAAAGAATCCGGTCTCACGGAATTGGCGTCACTCGCAATCATGACTCTGGCATCCAAACACAACCGGGTCCAAATTGGCGCGGATTCTGTTACCATGTTCGATGTCATCAGCCAGTGGGCAAACAACAATCTCATCCCGAACAGCATTCTTCACTACATCACGCAAGATATGACGGGTAAGACTCGCACCGTCTCCAATCTCTCCGAACGATACAACAAAGTCAACAACAAATAGATATAACATGAAATTCGATTTAGAGAAATTCGAACGTCTAGATCTTACTTCGAATTTAGTAAAAAAGTATGAAGAAGATTTAGAGATAATCCAAGCTGTATTGATAAATCCTGCATCCAAATTGAAGTTCTTCGGACACTTCTATATGGGTCTCGAACGAAAATTGGTATTCGTAGATAACTCGTACATGAAACAAATATCCACCAAACTCCAAGAACTTGTCTCGGGTATGGTATACATAGAAGATAACACCCTAAATATAATAGCAGACCCAAAAGCCTTGAACGACGAGTTCTTTGCCTTTAAACTGTTATTCAAAATCATACATGAAATCATCCACCACATATTCAGACATAATGATAGAATACCGGAAGACTTGAAATCCGCACTCGTGTTTAACGTAGCGGCGGATCATACAGTCAACAGTATATTACACGATCTTCATAAAAATAGTAAATCGACAAACATAATGCATTTTCCAAAAGAGTCAATCTTTATCGACCGATATCACGATAAAGACACTCTCGAATCTGTAGAGTCGCTAGCATATAGAATTGAAACTAATAATGAGTTTGATATATCAGCAAAGAAAATTAAAATACCACTATTACCACCACAAATGTTCATACAAAATGGACTTCAACCCCCACCAATAACGGTTGAAGATATACTGACCCAAAAAGATTTTAGTCAAAAATTAGCGATTGAAATGAACGCAGTGAAAAAGGCAATCGAAACTGGCGACATGGAGTTCCTACTCGATGGGTCTGACGCCATTGAGTCCGCCGTAAACGATGCTACTATCACTGATGATGATTATATAAAATCCTCAAATCCTAAATTCACAAAATCTAATAAAGCTGCGGATTTCGATAAGAATGATCCGGATTATGTCGATGATGTAAATCCGATGATCGATTCACTTATCACAAATTCAAAAGTAGCCGACATAAATGCTAAGATACATATACCCGAAGATCCGGATGCTCACACCGAATCCGACGAAGATGAAGAAGAATATGATGATACCAAACAAAACCTTCAGGAAATCCCAGAGGATGCGCTGCCGACTTTGACGGTAATCATCATTCAAGTATACGATAAAGTATCACATAAAAGTTATGAATCGATTTATGACTTGGGTAATAATTCATCCGGTGGTAAAGGGATAGGCGAGCAAGCACCCTTCGTCTATCAGAATTACTCTCAAGCTTTATCTTCGGTATTGAGTAAAGGCACTGGCGGTGGTGAGGGTGGAACGTTATTCGATAAGTTCTTCGAAGTGAAGTATCCTTGGGATTATCTTCTGAAGAATGCCATTGCCACCAAGACTCAAAAATCAGAAGAAAAATCATTCGCGACATACAATAAATACATGGGTCACTTAATGCAAGAAATGAATATAGCAATTCCGGGTACACCAACTCGATTGGTCCCCGAATTGTTATGTGTAGCCATTGACTCATCGGGTTCAATGCCCGACGAAGATTTGAATACTGCAGTTTCTATCATATGTGATTCTCATGGTAAGTACGATAAAATATATGTATTTGTTCATGACTATGTAGTTGTGGACACTATCATAATTGAAGAAGCAACGTCAAAAGACGAAATCTTTCAAAAGATAAAAAATATAAAAGGGCGCGGCGGCACATCACACCGAGAAGTGTTTGAGCAAATTCAAGATTTGTTTGAAAACAATATTCTCAGCACTGTGATGTTCTTTACCGACTATGAATCCGATGTTGAAGAACTCTGCGGTAACTACGAGTTCTTTAAACATATGGAAACAATATGGTGCATCAATGGGCGGAGCGATAAGTTCCAAGTTGATATTCCGTACCCGACCTTTACGGTAAACATAAGTAAAACGAAAGCATAATTAAAATATATTTGTAACTCACCGTGATTATCGGTGAGTTATTTTTTTGTAAATACTATATATATTTAATATTGAAAGGAGACTATGTATACATGTTTGGAACCGAAGAACCCCTCGAATACCATAGTGAAGATGGAAGTACTTTATACACGTCCGATGAGAGGGAAGCCATTAAGGAAGGTATATCCAAGTGTATAGATGAAAACGAAAATATTGTAAAACTAAACGAAGCACTGTATACTTTCATTGAAGATGAACCAATGGAAGAACCAACCAAAGAAGAGAAGGCGCACACAGAAGGGTTTACATTTAGCTGGATCTCAAAATTATTAAATTCGTTTGAGTCAGCCATTGAGTTTATATCCGAGTTGTCCGATAAAATAGCAGCTAACTTTATCGGATTAACAGGGGATATAGTGTATGCCATCACATGGGGTGTATTGTTCGTGATTATATTAACATTCTTTGCAATCCTAGCACTTGCGTGTACTTTAGGATCCATTGTTTTATCAGTCCTAAAATAACACAAATTTAAGATAAAATAAGCATTTGCAAGGGTTTGGATTATACACCAACCCTATTTTTTAGGACAAATTTATATAAAAAAGGATATGAATATGGCAAAACCATCGACTCGTGTAATTAGACCACAGTACACTATTCAATTTTTCATAGGAAAGATTGACTTAACCATGCGTGTCCAGAATATTATTATAATAAATTCGATTAAAACGATATATCCTGTATTTTTAATTAAGATTTTATTATCATCTAAGGATTATTTTTTGGAACAGTTATATGGGCAAGAAGATGCTCGCATACAAATCGTTGTAACCAATGAAGATTCTCAAGCGACAGAAACTACGGAAGTCGATTTAATTGTTGTCCATATGGATAATAAAGTGTCATCTCAAAAGAATTCAGACACCAACAATGAAACGAACCAACTTGAAGATACAGTGAATGTAATCGCACTCATGAAAGAACCTTATCTGGCATTTTCCAAAACTGTTAATTTTTTATTCACAGAAAGTAAATCCAATTCCGGAGAGCAGAAAAAAATAACAGAAACTGTCAACGGTGGATTTAAACCGGTCGGTACTACAATAGCACCACCGAACCCACCGGGCTACGATCAATTTCTGATAGATAATCCGACATTTAGAGTGGCGACCCCAGATCCTCCCCCCGCTCCCGCGCCGGTCGGTTTTAGTCCGGGTCAAGAACAATTTATAAGAGATAATCCATCATTTGGATATCCCGGTACCGCTCCTAAAAAAGCAACAGCAGGGGCGAAGTCTACTGGCTATAGTCCGGGGCAAGAACAATTTTTAATAGACAACCCAACATTCAGTGTGCCGACAGCCGATCCCGTAGTCGCAGCACCTACCGGCTATAGTCCGGGACAGGAACAATTTATAAAAGACAATCCAACATTTGGTTATCCGGGCGGCGGCCCCGTTACAGATTCTCCGTATAAAACGTCATATAACGCCGATGGAAGTCAAGTGAGTTCTCCGACTGATATAGGTGGAATGGAAACGACTATAGACACCGGTAGTGGGTTTGGATTAGGGACAATCGGTAATGGATCTTTTAATGAAATATCAGGTCAAACCAAAAAGTTAAATAATAAAAACAACAAACCCGCAGGACAGGGTGCCGATGGTGGATCTGGTGGAAAAAATACCCCGATTAATATGGTATCCACACTGTTCGATAAATATGTAACATCAGGCGAAATTAAAAAGAACATAGATTTTAATAATTGTAACCCAATTGAAATTAAACAAGCTGTTATACCTCCACGCTCATTCATTGGTTGTGTTCGGCACATTAATGACAAGTACGGTCTATTCAAAGGTCCCATGATGGTATTTTGTGATCTTGAAAATAGTGTTAACATTTGGGATATAACAAAAGCGAGTGAACAAGAAGTTTTATATACGGTAGATTTCTTGGCGATAGGTGCAGATGCATCTGAAATCATGAAAAAGACTATCGAAGGTGATAATAAGTTTTACACATACAACCCATTGAAGGTTAAGAATAATACAAATGCCAGTATGATGAAAGCTGGGTTTGAACATATATTAATTAAAAAACCAAGAAATAAATTTACAGAGACGGTTAAGAAAACTCTCGATGATGTAGCGAAAGGGTTTAAGATCATACAAAATCCCGCACTTATATGTAATGAGGTAGCTAAAAAGAATAAGATTATTTCAAATACAACCGGCTACTCAAGTGAAGACGATTCGGATGATGCATACATGACTTCAAAGTTAGCATCATATATTGCTTCATGTTCTACTTTCACATTCAAATTAAATGGTAATAAATTACCTATAAAGAAATTATGTAAAGTTGGAGCATGTGTTGAATTGATCCCTCATATCACTGAATACCTAAAATATAGCGGGAAGTATATAGTAGGATCATCCGCCCTTAAATTATCCAGAGAAGAAACTGGTCACTATTCATGTTCCGTCGAAGTAACTTGCTTTAGGGAAAGCTTGGAGTCTTAATGAGTGCTACTCAAACCTTAGTTGAAATTAGGATAGTATATAGCATAATGAAGGATATATTAAATTTGTTATACAACTTAAATAACAAATGGGGATATCATTTCGAATTTGGTTCACTAACATATACAAACTACCCGAGTAATAATAGTTATACTTTATCATATTATGACAATTGGAAATTCGTACCATTATTCGAAATAAGAAGGACGAAAAGATCGTATGTCTAAGTGGTCAGAGTTTCAACAAAAAATTGATTTTAAGTTTAAGGAAGCAATACGAAATATAAAATACATATTAGAAAATATATTCAAACTATACTCCAATCCAATTACAATATTATTTATTCGCGCCAGATTTGAAAATATATCATCGGAATTAAAAAAATTTATGTTCGAACACCCTACCCACTACAATATCATACAATTTAAAAAGCAACGTTGGTATATAACTGAAGGGTGGTATAATGATTCAAGCTTTAATAGCCCAATGCATTTAGCTATACCAATTATAGTCGATATGGTATAATGGACTCCAAAGAACATTTGCAGAATCTAGTCATAACCGTGTATAATATAATAGAAAGAATACTGTCCAGAGTACATTATGGTATACATGTTAGGTTATATCAAATAAAAGCTAGAAAACGAATGGTTGGTGGTTACACAACTTATTTTAGACTAATGACCACATACTTTAGATATACTATTATCTTAAATTACGATGGACAATACACCAATAATAAGAAAATTGCATTACTTTACTACAACGGAGTTTAAAACACAATGGTAGAAACAACAAAAAACGCAACGAATTCTCTCGTCCCATACGCGAAACAATTAGCAACAGAAGAACGTATTACATCATCTCCAGCGCCAACCGAAGATAAACCTGATAATTCGTTTAAGTATAACTGCCATACACGGTCTGACATCATCAAGCGTTCCAAGAAGTATAAACAAAATGCAAAGATGCAAAAGAAAGCACGCCGCAATAATCGCTCAAAGAAATAATTCAATACATAAAACTTCAACTTCAAAGGTGTTTTAAATTGAGTTTTAAATTACAAGCAGTCAGGGGCGCATATGACGTAGACTCATCTTTATATAACGTAGCAAATTCTATTGTATATTTGATTAATTGTATAACTAAAACTCCGCAAATAGTTCACCATTGGGGAAGAAATAACCAACCAATGAACTTAACATTTATACTTTATACTGATAATGTAATAAAGCACTTCCAACAATTTGTATTGAATAATTATATATCATATTATAGTGGTCACCTAAATCCATCCAGCACATATACATTTAGGTATTATCGACCATGATACAATTACACTATATATTAATAAACTTTTATTCGAGTAATAAACTTTACAGTCTTATATTAAAAGAAATTCAAAATTTAAGTGCAATACTAAATTCTATTTTATATAGATTCGGAATTCCAGCATATACTGGTGAGTACCAACGGCACGACTCTGAAATATATACTCTATATACTACATTTAGACCCCAGCAAAAGCGATTGGTCGTCGGTGTAAATCTAAAAAGAATAGAATACTTGGAGCGATGCTGCTGATGGAATACTCACCTACATCATTAGCATTTACAATTATTTATAGTAATTCAGATCCAGTTTATAAAAAACTTTCAAATACGTTTAGACGAATTTCACTTACATTAACTAAAGTATTTATTCGTATATTATACAATCCACCCAATCACATTAGAAGAAACTTTTCACAACCGTTTGATTACTATTCTCGAAAATTATTTGTAATAGAATATATGGATGTGGGATCGTATAATATAAATAACGGAACTGATATATACACATTCGGAGTAAACTTTAAATATAAATCGTGTGTAAGTTATATAACGTGATATTTTAACTGGGAGTTTATACACTCCCTTTCTTTTTTTGTTCAACTTTAACTTTAAACTGGATTTAGATCATGCAATACACCCTTTCGGCGTCAATCGCATTCACAGAACTTCAAAATGAAGTAGCCAAATTAACTACAAAAATAAATACATTGGAGTCGGAGTTGAAGGAATTGAAAAGCACTACAGATAGACTTGAAGTACAATCTTATGGCGATTCGGATGATTATTGAAAGTTGACTATATATATTTTAAAAAGAGATTTTGGATATGAAAAGAACTAGTTATGAAGACATTAAAAATTATGTTGAAGGTTCTGGGTATATTTTAGATATAACCGAGGAAGAATTTGTAAAACAAAACATTAAAGTCATAGATAAATTTCCTATGATCTGTCCTAAAGATCATAATATAAAAATGAATTTTCATAATTTTAAAAATCATGGTAGGCGATGTGGTGAGTGTGCTAAAAATAAAACTAAATCGTATGAAACCATACGCAATGATATAGAAAATATGGGATATAAACTAAACACATCTGAAATCGAATGGGATGAAAAAAATCTAAATACTATGAAAAAGATATCCATGTTCTGCCCAATAGGTCATAAAGTGGTAAAATCATATAACCAACTCAGGCGACGAGGCTGTTATGAATGTAGTTTGAATTTTAAGAAAATGTACTCGGATATAAAATTAAAAATCGAAGTCGATGGGTTCACATTATTGACATCTGAGGTCGAATATAAAAACGCCAATCTAAATGTTAGATCCCCTTTGAAAATTAAATGTAAAGATGATCACATATTGTGGTCCAATTATGATAATTTTGTAAACAAAAATAAACGATGCAGAGAATGTTGGTTATCTAGGAACAGGGGACCTGAACACCCACGTTGGAATTCAAATAAACATTTATTTTTAATGTTACGGAAATCTACAGGTACACATAATTTTATCAATAAACATTTAAATATAGATAAGAATTATAATAACTGGATTTCAGATCCGAGTCGATACGGGGTCGATCATATATACCCAGTGGCCGCCTTTGTTACATTTTTAGAAGAAAATAATCTAATAGAAAATGAAAATGTACACATGTATCTGCGAGAAAATGTTGTAAACCAAATATCAAATCTACAACTAATGGATCGATCTCGTAATCGAAATAAGTGGCATAAATATAACAAAAATAAATTCAATCTATACATGAAAGAAAATGGATACTTAGATGAAATAGAGAGACTTAAAAATGAGATATAAAAATTCAAACGAAGAATATAACGCGATGAGCAATGAAGAAAAAGCATACTTCTACATCCGGTGCAAAGAAGATCCAAATTTCTTCATAGAGAACTGCGTTTTAGCACCGACTGTTGGGGGCTATGCGCATGTAACTTTATATGAGCCACAAAAACATATTGTCCAAACTTTCATGGATCATCATTTTTTGATACTGAATAAGTCAAGACAAACAGGTGCATCGTTCACAACACAAGCACTATGCGCCTGGCTTGTATTATTTCAAGATAACTATGTAATCGGTGTAGTTAGTAGATCCGGACCGGAATCAAGCTCCTATAACAAAAAAGTTTTAGACATTCTTGACGTGATCCCACAGGATTTCTTAAGACCTGCAGGTTGGGATTATGCTGAAAGAAATCAACAATCATTTACATTAAAAACTACCGGATCTAAATTGATCAGTCAAGCCGTCTCCCAACAAAAGCCGGAAGGGATCTTGCGGGGTAACAGTATAGTCTGTTTAATCATCGATGAAACGGCTTTCATTGACCATATCGATACTGCCTTTACAGCCTTAACGCCCGCCACATCGATAGCACAGAAATATGCAGCCGATAATAATATCCCATATGGTAATTTCATAATTTCAACACCCAACGGAATGCGCGGTCGCGGCGAATGGTACTATAAACAATGGTCAAAAGCTAAAACCGAGAAATCTGCATATAAAGCATGCAAGATCCACTGGCGCGATATACCGGGGCTTGACGATGCGTGGTACAAGATCCAATGTGATGCTATGGATAATGATCCAAAACGAATTCAGCAAGAAATGGAGATGGCATTTATTTCTAGTGATGGATCTTTCTGGTCGGATGAAGTTCAGATCGCTTTAAATAATCTTATGAACTCAGAGCCGGACCCAGCCACAAAAGTAATCGATTATATGGATGGTGGGCGACTAACCCTATTTAAATTCAATTTCGATGTTACTAAGTTTTATTTAATCGGAGTTGATATCGCAAGTGAAAACGGATCCGATAATAGCGTTATTCAGGTAATTGATTTTGAAACTTGTGAACAAATCGCAGAATATGTAGGTAAATTAGAAATATTAAAATTCACACAAATTGTAAAAGACATCGCCATAATGTTTCCCAATAACCTTCTTATAATTGAAAATACAGGTGGGTTTGGATTGGCGATTCTGAATATATTAAATAATGATGACTCCAATTTTAATATTTATGGTGAAACTCGCATGACTGGGGTAGGCACTAAAAAGAGAATGAAGTTTGTAGCCGGGATAACAACTTCTTCAAAGACACGCCCACTTATAATTGAATCTATGTATGATCATGTTAAAAGTAACTTAGATCTAATTAAATCGCCTAGACTGGCATCTGAATTGTTAGCCCTAACTAACAAGAATGGTAAAGTTCAGGCGTCCGTTGGTAACACAGACGACTTAGTCATGGCCTTCGCATTTTGTTTTTATGTTCGAAAATATTCACCGGAATCATATCAAGATATTTTAGGTAACTTAAAGAAGGGGCAAAGTATGGTAGATTATCTACGAAGCCCCGGCAACGAAGACGCTGATGAATTTGCTGCAGCCATGAGTATGGACGTTACAAATACATATCCAGATCATTATAAATACGGAATAACGACTCAAGAATATAATCAAATGCAATACGCATTAAAACCAAAAAATGCAGAAAAAGATTTTACAGATGACGCATTTGATATAATTATTGGAAATGACTATGATAATGATAAAGAAGAAGATATAATGGACTTCATAGACATGATGGCAGACCTTTAAACTGAGGACAAATGTATATAAAATAAGGATTTATAGATGGATTTTGAGATAGCCGCTGATAAATATAATATAAATGAATTTCGATTTTCTCCAGTTGGTCTTATACCATATACGAAAATGGACAGTTTTGACATCGCTCCATTTGAAATATACTCAAGCGAAAATATTGAAAATAAGTTTAAAAAACAAATCGATGAATCGTCTGTACTAAAGCCAATCAAATCCACTGTTTACAAAGGTATAGATAATAAGAAAATAATCATAGGTTATGTAAATCCATCTAAATTTCAATTTTTATATACTAAGATTAAACATTCATTCGGAATAAAGAAAGAATGGGCACTTGGGTTTTACGACCATTTAGACGATACTGTCTACATAATCTTAGACGATAATATAGGTATTCTTGGTAACTCCAGATATGATATATCCAGTGTTGTTGCACATGAAATTTGCCATATGGCAGCAAGACATACTAAAACAACAGGATTTATAAGACCTGCTATATCAGAATATTATTTACCATTTTATAGTAACTTTATATCACATATTGTATCTGAAGATGGTTTAAAGTTATACCCCAAAGAAAAAGTTAATAATATATTAAAAAATAATGTAAATACCCTAACTGAATTATTTCAAGATATGACTGTAAAATTTGATATTAATAAAGAGTTACATTATAACCATATGAAGGTAAAAACAGCCAAAGTGGTATGGGGTGCATTTTTTAGAAAATTATTTGAAGATCTACCTTTAGAATCGGTTATGAATTTAACGGAGCATGTAACTGGGGTATATGATAAAAACTTTCTTGGAAATCCAGTTAGATTAAATGTTAATATGATTGGAAATTCAATAATAAAAGCGTATGAAAAAATTGGATTTAAAAATGTAACTACATTGCCCGGACAAGAAGTTATATATCCAAGTGAAATTGTATGTATAACTAATCAAAACGGATTGCATTCGAATATTGTATCTAGTATTAATAAATTAAAGATGACGAGGTAATAAAGTATGGATCCCAAGGCAATGTACGGTAGTGGAGAGATTTCTTCAACTTCATCCAGACGAAATTCGATTATTAATAGAATGCAAGCGGCACCTGCTATGGCGGGTCGTGCTGCTATGGGTGCTGGGCGAGGTGCTTATAACTTTGCGCTTGGTGAGGATTCCCCGGAATTAGTAAAGTCCCACAGAGATGCCGCCTCGTTACTTTTAGGCGGTCCTTTAGGTTCAATGTTCTTAAAACCTCTGTTGGGTAAGGCGGCAGGGGCTGTTGGTAATAAACTCAGTGGTATTAAGGGTGGTATGAGTCCTTATTCAATGGGTGGTGGTTATGATGTATCAAATGCTCAATCTGACGGTAAGGGGATGCGCGGAATTGGTGATGGGATTGAAGAGATTGAAGAAATATTTAAATCCGATGATGCGGGTACTGTAAAGCGTAGAGCAAGAGTAAGACGTTCTGGTAAAAAGCAAACTATTGAATATACAGAGAAGACTATAAGCCATAAAGGTAATGGTCGTAGATCGTCCTCCAGTAATTCACTTATCCGTAGTGGTGGTTATTCTGGAAATACTGAATTTGCAAGTTCGGTTAATAAGAACAGTTTAAATGATAGTGCTCGTTATGGTGGGTCTAAGGATCAATTGAGTAAAAAAGATCTTTCATTTATAACTCACTTATCTAAAAGTATTGCCGCTAAGTTAGAACATAATGAAGAAAAGAAATTTTCAACGCGATTTACAAATAGTACGCTAAGATTCTTTGGGGAAACTGCAGTAAACCTTATCATCCCAGCAATGCGTGTATTTAACGCAGGTCGTTATTCATCTCAGCTACCTAATCCTAAAAAGGTTGGTGTATTTGCCGCTATGAATACTACCCTTGGTATGATTTATACAGCAGGTCGTGCTACGTCTAGTGAAACAAATAGATTGATGTACGATCTTATCAGAGTAACGCAAACCGGACTGGGGACTAAACTTAAAATAAAACCACCGACTGACGTTACGGCCGCTTCCGAATTTATTGCGGGTAAGCTTAAAACGATAGCCAAATCCCCATATACGGGGGCGAAGGCTTTACTTTCAAATATTATTGGATTTTCGTCTGAGGATGATGTTAGAAATGCTGGTATTTTAGATTTACTAAAAAGAAATGGCCGTGGCGGGGGAGGTGGTAAATCTAAACAGCCACCCGGTCGTAGAATGAAGACAACTGGTGAACTTTTTTCACCAATTAAATCCGCCGTTGGTAAAGGTGCTAAGATGGGTGGAATCGGACTCCTTGCCGCATTAGCTCTTGGTGTTGACCCGATGACTATTTTAGGTGCGGGTAAGATGGCGGCGGGCGCTGCCGGTAGTTTACTGTCTGGTGGTCCATTGGGTGCAATGATGGGCGTTAGCCCACTTAGTATGATGATGGGCGCTGGTAAACTTGGTCTGAAAGCTATGACTATGGGACCCGGACCACTTGGTGGTTTGGTAATGGGTGCGGGTGCTCTCAAGGGTGGTTCAATGCTTGCCCGTAGTTTAAGAGAAGGTAAATTAAAAGACACCAAAGCTGGTAAATGGTATCAACAATCGAAATTAGGATCCATCCATAATAGTTTAAGTGGATTTAGAAAAAAATATATGATGACTGATGACGATGATGGATCTACTGGTGGGGGTGGTGGCTCTAGAAAAACTACGATGGGGGATTGTTGTGAACCCACTGTAGAAAAATTAACTGAAATATTAAATCAGCTTAAAATGAATACCGGTCGAGATGATAAATATCAAGATCGTAAAGTATCATTAATGGAAAAAATGGTACAAGAATTAATTATATCTAATACCAGAGATAAAAAGCATCAAAATGAAATTATTGATATTACAGTAAAATCTCGCAAGACTGAACGATTAACTTACGATATGGATAAAGAAGCGTTAATGATTCAGAAGAAAGAAGCTAAAGAAGCTTCATGGTGGAGAAAGTGGGATTATTTCACTGATGCCATGGGCGGACTCGCTGGTGTTGCTATTCCTGCTTTACAAACTGGTATTCAAGTTATAAGTGACACGGTCCAGACTGGAGTTACGGCAATAACCGGACTAATGGGTAAAACTTTAGGTGGGCTGGGTGCCTTATTAGGTCTTAAAATGTTAACCAAAGGTGCCGCTAAGAATATAGTACAAAGTGGCGGCTTCATGGGATTTATGAGAAAGCAAAGATCCTTTAAAGGCGGCTTAGATGCTATGAAGGGATTTGGGAGTCGTATTGGTAGTTCTGCTAAAGGTATGTTTGGTGGATTGAGAGATATGGCGGGTAACGTCGGTAATAGACAAACTATGGGGCGCACAACATTCTACCCAAAAGCAGCCAATGCATTCGGGCTGATGGGTGATGAAGTGATGGCGGCAGAGGGTAAATCTATAGCACAACGGGCTGCTGCCCATCCGGGTACTAGCGCCCATGGAATTCTATCATCTATTGGTGACGATGTTACCGGTGCTATACCAGATCAATCTTGGGGTCAATTTGCAAAAGGGCTTGGTAAAGGATTTATGTCTAAGGCGGGCGGACTTGCTAGTGGTATGGCTAAGGCTACTCCCGGTGTAGTCGGTAAAATGGGTGGTGCCGCAATGAGTGGCGCGACCAAAGTTGTCGGTGGGGCAACCGGTGCCCTTATGTCTGCCGGTGGTCTTGCGTATGACATTTATAGTGGTAAAGACATGGGTGAATCCGCGACTACCGCCGGACTCGCTTTAGCCGGTGGTGCATCAGGTGGTGCAATTGGTGCTGCCCTCGGTTCTGTATTTCCAATTGTTGGTACTGCTATAGGTGGTATAATTGGTAGTGTGGTCGGTGCTCTTGGTAGTGTATTATTAGATTCATTTTATGGTAAACAACTAACAAGTACTATTGCATTTTATGTAGATGAAATGGGACTTGCAATTCGAGAAAATTTCACCGGGATGATGACGGGAATTGAAGGTATTTGGTTGTCTGTATGGGAAGGTATAACAGCCGGTGTAAATAAAATGGATTTCATGTTCGCTGGGTTGTTCGATTGTATTATTGGTGTTATCCCTATGATTGCATCGGGTATTCTTATGATGATAGATAAAACGCCGGAGTTGGTAAGGGATTATATACCGGGACTAACAGACTTCAGGTCTATCGTCGAGGCTCTAGCCGGTGGAGCCGGTGCCCCCGCCCAAAGTTTTACGGCGGCCGCCTCAGATCGTGCATACAGTAGAGTTGCAGAAGATTCTAAGGCTCGCGGAGCATGGTCCAAAAAGAAAGAAGATAATGTAAAATATTATGAAGACCAAAGAACCGCCCTTGGCGAAATGCGTGAAATGGATTACACCAAAGACGGTTTTAAGGAAAAAGCCACAGAAGCAACCATAGAATCAGCCCCAGCACCGCCTCCTGCTACTGGCTTTATGGGTACGGTTGGTTCGTATGGTACAAAGGCGTATGATTGGGCTACCGGTGCTGCAGCAAGCGGGGCGGAAATGTACAATCAAGCGGCTGGTGGTTATACTGGTGCCGGTGGCGGCGCGATATTCGATCAAGCTCCCGATAACTTAAAACCATTAATTGAAAAATATTCTAAACTAAATGGATTAGATCCAAACGTAGTTGCTGCTATTATTAAGGCTGAAAGTAATTTCAATCCAAATGCAAAATCACCAGCCGGGGCAGTTGGTCTTATGCAATTGATGCCGGGTACCGGTAAGGACGTTAATGTACAACCTCATGAGCGGACAGATCCTGAAAAGGCAATCATGGGTGGTACCGCGTATTTTGCTAAAGTGCTTGCAATGAGAAACGGAAATCTTCCGCTTGCTTTAGCTTCGTATAACGCAGGACCATACAATAAAACAATCCAAGCTGGTCAAATTCCCCAAAATGGCGAAACTGAAAAATACGTCGCAAAGATTATGGGTTGGTTGGGCGGTTCCACTTCAACTGCTCGTTCCGCTGGTATCTCAGCACATAACGCAGTAACAACAGCAAAACAAATAGGTGCTGAGACGGCTGTAAAGGCATCAAATGCTGCAGGTATGGTATCGGACGCTGTAAAGGGAATTGACGTTGCAGCAGCCACTGAGACCGCCATGGGTGGGATGGAAACCATAGGAACTTCAATTAAAAGTGCCACTAGTGGTATAACATCAATGGATACATTGAAAAGTGAATTAAAAGAAAAGATATTAGCAGTTCCCGGACTCCAAGAGAAAATGGAAAAAGCATCCGGGATGAGTATAGATGATTTAATAAGTTCTCAAGAAGTAACATCCAAATTAGGTTCATTAATGACTTCAAATGGAGTATCTAATTCCGTTGCTGGTATGGCTGGTAAAATGGGCGATGGTATGGATAACTTAGGAAATCAAATCGGTTCAATTGTATCTAACGTAGCACAAATGAGCACCAGTGTATCCAAGTCTGCTTCTTCAATTGCTGCTAATACAGCTAATGCTGCGGACGCCAAGGACGCTGGACTTGGAGATTTACCAGCATCACTACAAGACTTACTTTTTGGTCAGTTTGACTAAAGGATTTAAAATATGCCAATTCCTGGAGATATAAAAAATTATGTTGAAACTGCTAAAAGTAGTTTAGGGGACATCAATAAGATGGCTCAAGATGGTAAATCTATGGTCTCAGATTTCATAGATGAAGCTAAGTCGTCTTTTAGTATATTCACTAAGGGTAACGGGGGTGGTAATATTACGGCACCCGGAACAAAGACAAAAGTAAAACAAGCACCCCAAGGAAGTAAAACTGAAATTACAAATATATGGGGGTTACCTCCTTTCGTATATTTGGAAGGTCAAGATGATGAATCGTTAAAGTATACCGTTAATAAAATACTACAAACAATGTTAGTTGTAACCCTAGAACCTTGTATTCCAGCATATCAGGGTATTGATGGTGACGTTGGACTTGACCTATATAAGCTTCAAGATATTCCAACGTCAGGGCAAGGTAGCTTATCAAATTTACTTGAAGGTACAGGTATTAAACCACTGACTATGCCTCTAAAGTTAGCAGTACAAAACGAATCGAACTTCACGGAATCTTGGTCAAACCAGTTCGGCGAATCTAAGTCAGAATCTGTAGCAAACGTTGGATCTTCTTTGGGTCAAGAAATTAGATTTATAAGCGGTAAAAATTCAATTTCCGAAGGTCTCGGTGAAATAATGAAAGACTTAGGTGAAGTTGGTGGGATGTTATTTGGGGAGACTGCAGCCAATGTCATGAACTCTGGTGCCACACAAATGGCAGAGACAGGTAAGAGGCTTGAAAATGGAATAGAAGGAAGTTCACCTTTAGGTAAAGGTTTAATTAAAGCTGCCGCCGGTAGTAAGATTGACTTTCCACAAATATGGCAAGGCTGTGAGTTTTCACCATCGTATCAATTCACACTTAGATTATACAACCCATATCCCAATGATAATAAAGCATATGAGACTTACGTTTTAACGCCACTTGCTCACTTGCTACTGTTTGTTTGCCCTGCTTCTGACTCTAACTTTACATTCGGATTCCCATTGTTATGTCGTATGAAATGTCCGGGTATTGCTGGGCTGGACGCTGCCTACGTTCAACAAATTGATGTTATTAAAGGTGGTTCCGGTGAAAGTTCCGATATATCGTATACGCAGAGACCCGGAACGATCGATGTTCGATTCACAATAACATCTCTATACAATTCGATGGTAGCTCGTGGTAACGAAGATGTGACGGAAGAGCGCCCAGCACTGGATACCTACATCCGTGATTTAAGAGGAACTACAGAAATACCATCTACAATAAGTGAAGGTCCTAGCGGCGGCAACTCATCGGGGAATAATCCAATCGTAAATCTAGGGGATATTAGCCTTATTAGAAATAATATCAAATCCCCCGGATTCTCTAGAGACTCTATATTTACAAGTTCACTAGATCTAATTGATACGGGGCTTAATACTGTGCGAACGGGTCTCGACACATTAGATGCATTTTCAGATCCACTTATAACATCAATAATGGGCGCAAATGAATTACTAACCGACTTTAATATTGATATTATGGGTAAATATAAAAATGAGTACGAATCTTTAAAGCTGGAAAGAGAACTGTCTGAAATAGGTGTGTCTATACAAGACCGTGTAGCACTAAAACTTAAAACCGGACTTCCAGTCCCAAGAGAATTGTCAAACTGGTTCTGGAATAATATCGATACCTTTGATACATTAACTAAAGGTCTGGTTAAAGAATTAGAAGAACCCGGAATTGAACCCAAAACAGCAGGTAATAATTTTGATATGGGGTTATTTCAAAGTAATTACACATTATCGAGTAAAGTACCCGCAATACAAACATCTACATTCTAAAAATAAACGAAAAAAATTGTCCCGAAAAGCTATATACTTTCGGGACAATTTTTAAGTGTAAGCTATTGATTTAACAAACTTTACGACGTATGTAGGTTGTGATGTAGGCGGCAAGTAAAAGAACAATTTGATCTTTATTCATATTTTTAATTAATGGATTTTTCATCTCATCTGCAATTTTTAATAATTCACCTTTAATTGAGTAACCACCAACCTTCATTGTGTTGGTTATTATTTTTCTTAACATGTAACTTTGTTTAGTACATATGTCTTTTAAATTATTAACTTTAAATAATAATACAATCATAAATCTTATATTATCTTTATATTGTATTGTTGAAAGTTCCGCTATAATGGATGTTGCTATATCTCGCTTAATTCTAGATTTAAGTATTGATTCATCCAGAGATTCTTTATCGACCTGTGAATATGTGCATATACGTTCTGATATTACATTCGCTAATTGATTGACATTCTCAACTTCACCGGTTTGTTCTTTAGAATCTTCAACTGATGTATTACCACCTTGCTCGATGTCAAAATATCTATTCGCAAATGAACGTACAGATTGTGCAATTCTGTGTCGTAACGCATATACCAGATCTAACACTTCCTTATCGGTAATTCGATTTGACCCTAACTTAAGTTTATGTTTATTGTATTCCGTTATAGCTAAATAATAAATTGAATTAGATATACCATTCTTGACTTTGAATAAATGTTTTTGCGATAAATTTCTTAATGCTAAATCCCATACGTCATTTTTACAATACTTTTTCCAGTGTAAGCTCGCTCGGTTAGTGTAAAATCGAATAGCCAATAATATATAAAGTGACTCGGCAATATCATATCTTTTATGACGAGAATAATATATAATACCAATAACAAGAATTGATGTGATGTCATTTTGAAGGATTTTAAAGCTAGACATATACTGTGCTGTTAAATTCTTAAAAAACGAATCCATCTCATATTTTTCAACCCCAGTAAGCCGCTTTAAATCGACATGGTATTTGATCATGGTCGGTTGATAACACGGGGTATGAATTGAAGTTAACTCTTTACCATTGGTGCGAACCAAGAAGTTATTAAGTTCCTTCAGTTCAGGAGGGCTATCTTTGAGTTTATTGGGAATTACAATCATAGTTAATCTTTCACATCAATAATAATGTTTTCGGAGGAAAAGAATATAAGTTCCGGGGTATATCTAAGTAGTTGATCTTGAGTCATATTTTTATAAGGATCGAATTCAAATTTAATATTGAACGACGGCTCCAGCAATTCACAATGTTCAACACCGGGTATATCTTGAACGACTTTAACAATAACGGATCTTAACAAACTCTTATTATATCCAAATGATGGCGCTAACTTATTTATAAGCGTATCTTTGATATTTCTTATTAATACTTGGTTTGTAATTGTTATTGAATCGCTCGGTATAATAGTCATACGAATTTGAAGTGGAATTGAAAATCTTGGCTCTATAAGTTCAATACCAGTGTAAATCATTTTCGTAGTTACACGATTTTGGAGAGCAACCCCAGAGTTTATATTATTAAGGTTTGTGACTTCAATAATATCGTTAACTTTTAATTTTTCAAAGTTCCATTTATTATTACCATCTGAGAAATAGGCTATACACCCAGTGCCCGGATATCCGGTCTCTTCGTTCCACGGGTTGTTGGCATCTGTTATTACATAGCGAGTGCCATGTACGGCGACCGTAACCGCATTTATATTGGATATGGACGGGTTTAAATCAATCACCGGGGTCCGACTAATATCTCTATATTTCATATTAGTTGAAAATCCAGTAGTATTTGCAAATTTTAGATTTACATAATCCGTAACCATTTTATAATCATATACATCAAATTCAATTATTTTTTGAAGTACACTTGATGTGAATAAACTCTTATTTAATAAATTATCAAAATAATCCTTTTTAATAACAGGTACATCATATAGCGTATATGTTGTTATATCATCCCCGCTGGAGTTTGGTGTAACTTGACTGTACATGAAATCGGAAAGATCCCGCTTGAGTATAATTGAATTCCTACAAGTACATATTTCAATTGGGGCGGAATTTGCGGGGTTCTTATAGATAGTATATGTGAATTCAACTGGCTTACCATCGGGGACATAAGTCAAATCCATGGTATCAATCTGTGTTTCACCGGGATCTGGATGGGTGGAAAATATCTTGACTGATGAGAATTCCGAACTTAATTGTGAAGTTGTATCGAATAACATATATTCTGATACACCGTTTATACTCGGCCAGTCAACGGATACCTTGCATGAAAAATTGGATGTGGTATCTAATATATTACAGTGAAGTTCAACTTTAAGTTGTTCCGGATCTGAAGTCCTATCACTTGAGTAATATGAGAATACAGGAAAAATCTTCGTAGGGTCGAGCGAAGGTTCTTGGGTGAGTAGAGTCACTGGTAATTCGGTTTCGGATATAAAATAATAATACCCAACTTCATTTGTATATTGATTCAAGAACAAGTCGAATATAGTTATGTATTGTTCGTTATCGATTGTAACTACCGTCTCTTCAGATTTAATTTGATATGATGATGAATTTTCAATATCACTGGCTTCTATCGTCAAGGTGGCATTGCGGGTTGGAACGACAACATTATTATAAACCAGTTCAGTGAATAATGTTATTTCATTTCTTTTAAGATCACTTCTTTTTAATACTTGAAATACATTTTTAATCGGAAGTCCTTGTACAATAATATCAGCATTTTGAAAATCTCGTTGACTTACTAGCCGTGAGTTTGCAGACACACTGTTTATAGCATTGGATCTAACTTCGTCGATTGTGGGTGGATTTACACCAAACTGTGATGGCTCTTTATTAATTACTTTTAAATTAACAAACTTAACACCGGTCTGACCGTTGGCGAAAGTAACTAACATTCTAGCAGCATCCGACCGTTTGATGTTACCTGATATCACATTTCCTTTGTCACCTCTGGTTAACCCAACGGTAACGATGACATTCGTCCCCTTACGTGGTTGTTTACCTATTACTCCGTTACCAAAAGATATTGTAATTCCTTTTTCGGTCTCGCGATATGTAAAGGCTTTTTCATCCGGACCGATTCCGAAAATAGACTCCTTACGAAGCCACTTATCAAGAACTCCATTGGTAGTAGTTGTGATTGTAAATAAATCAACATCGGCGATACTACCAGTTTTATTAAAATTATAATTGATCGAATGGAATTCATTCGGTAGGAGTTCCGGGACTGTAAAGGTTTCTGAAATATCGACTAATTGAATAAAATCTGCAAAGAATTGTACGTTTCCATTACTAACTCTGTGTTCGATAGTTTTCCAACCGACACTTGTAGATCCTCCATTTGACACGTAAACTTGTTGTTTAACTTGTACTATATCTTGGGGACTCACTGTGATTACAACAGAATTCTCAAGGGAAAATAATACGTTATCAGATGAATAAACTTTAAAACAGTTTTTTCAACACCTTCTTCATCATTTGAGTTATCATTATTTCGACCTATTAGCTCCAATAGGCGATCTGTACGGGTAGCTGTGGATGCTAGAGGGAATTCGATCAAAATCTTACAACGGGCGGGGATGGCAAGTAATGGTTTATACCCGATGATATTAGCCAAGTTTAGAACAGACTCGCGCTGCACAGCTTTGGTTAAAAACTGTTCTCTATACACCGAACTTATATAATACAATAAATTAGAATCTAAGGAAGCCAGCATATTTACGATGTATGATAAATATGAAGATTTACTAAAATCAAAGTTGTCTAATTGTAAATAGTCTTTACTTAGAGAAATTAATTGTTCTCTTATCTTATCTCTGGATGAGTAAATTTCAATTGATTTTTCATCTAACACAATGTATTTTCCTTATATGTATAATTTATCTAAATATAAACTTGAGTTGCAGTGATACATAGCTTTAACATCAGTTGATATTTTCTCAGCCCGCCCTATCATTTTATATAGAGTTGCTGCGTTACTCGCTGGTATTATAGTTTTGGATGGTCCGTAGAATCTCCATATACTAGACAACTGAGTTTCAATATCTACTTTATCAAATGATGCAACTTGTATTGTACACTTATAAATATTAAATTCATCCCCATAGTGAGCATAATCGATATTTGATATTATATATAATACCTTACTCGGATTTCCTGTATTTTTGAGACCGGAGTTTATATCGATCACATCCTCCATGGTTGGCTTTAGGTTATACGCTTGCGGGATACATAATGATCCTTGTAAAGACGCTTTAGTTGTTATACCAAACTCAGCAGAATCTGTAGTAGGTTGAATTGATGTTAATTGAAATACCGGAAGTTCTAATATTTTTTTAAACTTCTTACCCGATAATTCACCCACTCCATTTTTATCATATGTACCCCCTCGAAACTCAGTGTCGTGCCATATCGTATTATCTCTATCAACCGCATAATAGTTGACTGGGTAGGCAGGATATGTTGTTATGTACCGTTCGTAAACGGTATGAAAATAATCCTGTATATAGTTATATTTTCTTACATAACTTTGAAAATACGAATCTGACATGTTAAATACCTTATAAATTTTTTATTAAATTTTCGGTAACTTTAACCCGAGTTTCTTTTTTTACACCATCTTTTTCAATAAATATTTTTATTTCAAATCCTTTCATATCGCTATAAAAAGCAACCTCAACAGCAATTCTAGCTCTTTTTTCGTAGCTGGCTATTGCATGTCGGACATCTTGAGTTATGGCTTCTTGTGTTATTCGATCTGATGGTTCGAATAAATACTTTTCAAGACCTAACCCAAATTGTGGATCGTCTAAATAGGTACCGCGATTAATACGTAGGATTTTATTAATACTATTAACAATAACATCGACATCGAATAGTTCAGTTAGATCGCCGTATCCGTTAATAGAACTATCAATATCTTTTAATTGATAGTTCGATCCGGGGACGCTAGCATAAAACTCGGATGTTTTGTTGTATGACATAATTATCTCCTGCGTGGACTATTTTTGGATGCAGCCTCCGCGTGTAATCGCTGCCTTGTATTTCTTTGTGATTGTTCTGCTTTAATTTTTCGCTGTAAACTTTGTTGATTTTCAAGTTCGGCTTTATTTCTCTTATTTTTTTCTTTTTCCATGTCGACTTTCCATTTATAAAAGTCTTCAAAAAATAGCCAAGGCATTTCCATGAAAGTGTCGTACGACTGCCCTGTCAATTCCATAAGAGTGAATATTCTAGCCTTACGGTCTTCGTAAAAAGAGTCAACTAAGTTATGTTGATGTAACGGTGCGAAAAAACTGATGGAGAATGTCCACCTCCAACTCATTGTTTTGTCCACAGTGAGCGTCAGGACATTTCCAGTTAATATTAATAGTAATACCATACTTACCGAACTCTTCTTCATATTGAGCAACAAGGTACTTACGGTCTTCGATTGGAAGGGAATAGTAGGCGCTAAGGATGTCTACGGGGTCTGAGATGACCTGTACGGGGCTTTTACTACCAGCTTCATACTCTTCAATACGATCAATGAAAATGATGTCAGTGGCAATAGAAAGCTGCTCAGCGTCGTTCATGATAAGTCTGTTATTGAGCTTAATTTCCTCAATCATAACAGGAGCCTTCATGATGACAAGAATCTTAGTTTCAGGTAAGGTAACTTCAACTCTCTTATTAAGGATGTCATTGGGATTTGATAGTACCGTAACATCCTTTGGAATTGCGGCTTTCTTACTTTTCTTAAGATTTTTCTTATTTTTCTCAAGATTTGAAATAAGTTGAACTACATCTACATATGGAAGCTTAATTTCATCCTTCTTAGAATCAATAAATTCGAAGAAATTATTAAATTCCTGCTCAGATCTAGCTATACCTTCGGGTTGACCCGATGATGGGATTGGTCCGGAGTACTCACTCAGAATAGAATCGATACTTATGGTATCAACAATTTCTTCCATCTCGGGGTTAACATTAGCTTCATTATTTACAGTAGATGCGATATATGAATCAACTACATTTGAAGACTTTGGATATTGTAGGATGGAGATGAAATTCGAATAATCAATTTTATTGAGTGACTTCTGTGAACAATGACCACACATCAACTCATACTCTTTAGATGATCCGAATGTGATTGTGTAAAGTCCGTAAACCAGTGCCGTACGGTCATTTAGGGTTGTATAGTTCTCGAAATCTTCCTTATCCCGAATGTAATTGGGTAGGGTTTCCTTCTGGACGGCATCCCATAAAATGTCATTGATAGTTTCTGAAATTCTATTCTGGGTGATTAGACTTTCTTTAATACGAGTTACTTCACCTACGTTAAGGCTCCGTACTTCATATTGATTCCCAGATTGGGGGCAAGTCACTGTAAAAACAGGTGCCTTATAAGTCTTAAAACCGGAAAAACGCTTGTTAGCCATTGGATATCCTCCTAATTGTGTGTTTAGCTAATGAAATTAATTTATATAAATTTGTCCTTATTTTACACGGCTTATACCATGGAACGCAAGTATTATATATATTAAATATTGTATATAAATCATGAACATGATTTTTTAGTTTAGAATATTGAAATTGGAGGTTGTAGCGTGGAAGAATTCTCATCAGACTACGTAAGTCAATTATTATATAAAAAAGAGATATCTTTTATATTCGGTCGAACATCTCCTAAATATTACATGTGGGCGAGCATAACTCATATAAACTTATATGGGTCTACAACAAAACTATTTAGGACATCCACAAGCTGTATTCGCCACATCATATCATGTATATTCTGGGTTTGGAGGCATTATAAACAAAATCCTAAAAAGGAACTTACTTATGTTCGTTGAAAATTTTGTTATATATACTTATCCGATTAGAATTCTATCTAAAATGTATAAACGTAATAAAATCCGAAAAGTAATGGGTAGATATGAACCGACATCAACATTCAATAGCAGAGAACATTATTTGAAAACATACTTCAAAATGATCCGCTTGGGTCCGGTTCGACAATCATATATATTGGCTCCTATAATTATGCTGATATGTTATATAACCGGGTGCGCCGACGATATACTTATATGGGGTAATTTAAATGTGGATTCATAAACTACAATTGAGATTCGATTCATACACCGTTTATACTAAAAGTTATACCTTTAATTTGTATATTACTTTTATCGATTATATAATGTCAGCTAGATTTACATCATTTATTCTATCTATTTCTGATACTTATATTAGACTGTCCGTGAACAAACTGCGGTCCCTTATACGAGACTTGTGGAGACAAAGATTCCATGATAAAAATTATAAGACGTAATGTGAGTGGGCACGGGATATACGAATCTGGATTTTTAACTCAAAATTTATACCTATTACCCGTTGAAATTTGTGAAAAACTATATGTACGAGATTTTAATGTTTTATATTACGGTGTGATGGGTATAAAATTAATAATATATTCGGGGGGTAAATTTACAGACACAACCGCCGATGTAGCATCATTAATTCTAATATCATTCATTAGAAACATCGCCATGCTCTTGATATACAACAGATGATCGCCCAAGGAATTAAGTTTCAATTGATTGCACCCATTGTATTTAACAAAGAAATAATATATAACATAAACACACTACACGTACAAGCATCGAGGGTTGTGTGTTATAGAGTATTTAATGCTCTTTTAAATTATAATCACATCTTGCGGCGGATTGGACATTTCCTAGTACGGTTGATACAAAGTGTACTTTTCTATGTTAGGAAATATCCTAAATCTAGTTTCATTGGTAACATAATTGGAGTTTTCAGGTGAGAATAGAGCAATTAAGCGAGATAAGATATAACGTGACTATATACTCCAGAGAAATTTTGTACAGAAATATATATGGTTACAATTATTTAAATCTAACATATAGCCTATTTGCATTACCTCGACTCACCAAAGGAAGTCTTTGGACTATCAGGGCTGCATTAGTATCTATTATACCAAGCCATGTACCATGGATTTATCACTATATTAATATTTGTATAAAATATAGTTTTTTAATATTATTAATGGTTTTCAATATAAAACAAATATTCAGATAACAAAAAAGAGGAAACTTATGCTTGAAAATCGTAGGATCGTAAAATGTATGTAGAAGTAAAAACTCGATGTGACTTTAGAAAATATACATTTCTACCATATAATTACAGGCATGATTTAATGGAATATACTATGGTAACCATATATAGATTTGGTTCTAAAATTATATTACCACGAATACCATCAAGCCCATACTCCATGGGTATTAGCATGACTGGTTATATGTATACTCTACATTATATATTCCGATTGTTTGTTAGATGTATAATGACAGACGCATATGAAAACTACATGTTTAAACCTAACGGAGGTTACCCATGGCACCAATAAATAAAATGAGAAATTATTATATGTATAATAATTATTTCCAATCCGTACAACGTCTAGAAGAAATAATATCACATCATATAAGTTGCTGGGTTCCCGGTGTATTTGATATTTATTCGTTACAATCACATTATATTATAATCGATGCCCCAAGATTTAAAATAAAGTTAAGTACAAAAGATTTTCATATACGAACAAAGTATTTAACTTGGCGTTATTTTGTTGAAAACCAAAATTTATCAAATATAGGAAAATTCTTTCGATTATACTTATGTGCTCTGTCAGATTTAAGAATCTTAATATTGCAGATACAATACGATTTCATATATAATGGTGATGTTTAAATGAGGATTACCTATGAGAGATTGCTATTTAATTTTAGTAAAAAACAAATGCTTATCAAATAATGATTTTTTCGTTATAAAATATATCCAATACAAATTGAATATTAAAAACGATTTAATGTTACGAACTGTTTTGAGTGGAATTGTACTTAGAAATTATTTTGAACTTAGATCTCATGTGAAGATATTTCTGGATGTGTGGACAAAGACCTCTTATTTATTTTATGATATTATACGGTATTTAAACCGAGATCCGAGCGCCTATGTCTAAGGAGTATTATGTTTACACTTCGAAATAAATCAGACGGTCGAGTCAAGTATTTAAATAAAGTTATGAATATATCATTATGGTCGAGTGAACAGATATCATACCCATATTTATTTCGAAATAGATTTATATACAGTACAATATTGTATGATTTCATTGAAGCTAATTATTGGTCTAAATATACTACAAAATCATATATCTCTGATAATAAAAGAATATTCTCTATCATATTTAATCGCGCCGTGGCATTTATATTATGTATTTTACACGGACCTAAGTATTTTATGATAGACGACCTTAACTACAAATATTACTACCTACAAGGAATTTAAAATGGATGTAGAAAAAAACCCAAATGTTAAAGATATTGTATTAGAACGATTGTCTATTTTTTTCGATATGCCGAATAAAACTTTAGAAAGCATTCAATCCGAACAGCTTGCTAAGATGGACTTGATCCCACTGGAGGAACATGTAAAGCAGGTATTCGTAGCCCCCAACACCATTCAGGATGTCTTTGACAAAGAGACTAACGATGACTTCAGCACTATGGATGAATCCGACAAGGAAACAAATGAGGAACTCAAAGAAGAACTCGTTGTACTACAAGCGGAGTTGCGAGAGTATTACTATGATGAAAATTTAAGGGATCAAATTATTGATACATTCGGTGAGCGATGTAAAGAATTCCGGATTCGACAATTAAAGCATGGTATAAAGTTGTTATACGATCTATTCAAGGCTCACGAAGTCAAGAATCCCGACGAAATTTATAACAAATAAAAAAATCTCCCACCATTTAGTTGGTGGGAGATTTCCATTATATATTGTATTTATTAATTATGCGTCACTAGGTCTGTAGGCGGTATTGATTTCACCAGCAGTAGAACTAAGCTGACCCATAGCCACAGGGAATGCATTGGCTTTACGTACTTGGGCAAGATCGCGACAACGGGTATAAACCCAATCTTCTTCCCATACCCAGTCACAACGGAAGTCCATATCAACTTCGACCTTATCAAGTGAAGCTAAGTCGTAGCCGTATAGATCTGCGGGGTCTTTGGTTGGGAAAACGCCGGTATAACACGCGGCATATTCGACGGTTACACCATCGGGCTTTGTGGTCCAGTAGTAAACGTTTGATGCGTAGTTGCTCTTAGAATAGTTATCACCAACTAAGAGAGACACACCAGCACGGTTATCTTGAATCATACGAACCCATGCATGGAAAATTGAAAGAATGGGAAGTCCACTGGTTTCAATGAATCTCATGTTGAGGGTGTTGTCGCTGGTTACACTTGTAGGTACGGACCATGTAATACCACCTAAACCAGTGAACTCGGCGGTGTTTACCTGCTTACCGGGAACGTTGGTTGAAATAACAGCGGATTCAAGAATATTCTTAATTTCATCATTGTTTGAAATAAGAACATCACCCTTGTGATAGTTTACAACTTGATATAAATTTGCGGGAATTGTTGAAAAGTGTACGAAGCCTCTACCTGAAATATAAGGCATGACCTCACCGGCTTCAGTGCCGAACTTTCTAGTGAATTTATTGCTACCATTTGCCATGGCGGCGAAAGAGTTTTTTGCCATAGTAATTCTATCTCCTATATTTGCATTTATAAAACGTATATGGTAAAATTGGATTGTTAGTGAGAGTAAAGAAGATCACACATCAAAGCGTGATTTAAATTTTCATTAGCACACAAGGATAAATATGAAATGTACTATTATTTGTCCGTTGATAAAATTATTTGAATTGGAATAGTAGTGTCTATTTCCAAATTACAAATAACACCATCTATTTGAAAGGAATATACGAATGCCCGCAACAAATCAAAACATTGAACAAATCTTAGCACTATATGAAAATAATTCCGACCTACTGATTGAAAAGGTAGATGAAATCCGAATTATTCTTGACACTCTAATGCCACTACAATATGTTATCGACATTGCAAAAACTATGGATGAATTTAAAGATAATGATGTTGTTAAGAGTATAAACGAACAAACTAATATTTTTGAACTATCTGATAAGCTATGTTCGGTATGTATCATCAAAGAAAAATATATTGAATATATGACCAAATTTATTCAGAATCTAGACCAAGACATTGAAGCTGATATTGCAGACTCCGAACCATACGATGAAAGCGATAATCTAGAAGAAAGTATTACATTGGGTGAGGAGTTCGGTTTAGACGAAGATTAGTATGATATTTAACATTTTATTTATGGGCTTCTATTATGTAAGCCTATTTTTATTTATCACGTATCTAATATCCGTAATTGGGTTATCAGGGGCTGTTGTGTATGTATCTCTACGCCCCGGAACCGGCTCACCTTATAATTACTATAGAAGATTAATAATTCAAACACCCGTACTAGAAATGGTACTTCGCATAAGTTTATTTCCTTTAGTCGTTGGTTATGACACTGCAATGCGTTATACCCACAACTTCCACAAAACCAACAAAAGACAAGGACCTCCAAATGCATATTAACAAGTGTGTAAAAGAACTTACTATAGAATCTTTTCCCATGTACAATTGCTATAAAATATCAAACAGCATGATTGAAGGTAAAAAGGTTTATTCCCTTTCAGGTCCGTATACGATTCGTAGCATGAGCTTTCGACACAATGAAAAAGAAAAAACATCATACGTTGAAATTATGGTTGATAGTACCGTTAAATTATCGTTGACCCACACTCAACTGGAAATACAAGTATTTACTGAGTTCGATGAAGCATTGGCTTATTATGAAGACCACATTAAAACTATGAAATAATATTTACATTGAAACATATAATAGTAACTTCGCCTCAGAAATACATGAGCTTGATACATACCTGCATAAAAACTCTTTCGAATCTAGCTCAGGTTTCCACATATAGTAAAAATTATGAACAAAAAGTTCTCACTATATCTTTTATAAAACAGTTATTATATGTAGATACAATTAATCACACGTTATTCACAAAGGTTGATTTAGATAATTCTTGGCTCTGGACTAAACCTATTGATTTTTTAAAAGAAAGATCTAGGAATATAATATCCATATCATATGGGTTTTTCGAAAATTATTTTATAAAAAACGATGAACATAATGGTATGTATGCTGTACTAAATCCATATATGGGAACTCGATGGACCACCCGAAATTTAACATTAGCAAGTATAACACCTATTGGGTACAGTCTAATTAATATAATATTGTATAGAAATTCAAATAAGGTTGAAATAAGTAAAAATTATATAAAAACCCACATGAAGTTATTTGTGTATGCTTATGGTAGTTCTTATAGCAAATTGTTAAAGTTTATAGAAAGTATATATACAGTAAAGTTTTTATTTACAGTTCGTAATAAACACAGTAATTATAACGATGGGTTGATTACATTATATATAAATTCAAATACACCCGGTATAAGAACTCAGTACGAGTTCCCGTCCGATGATTGTCTAAACCGACCAACTCTTAAAAAAATAAGACAAAAAAATGTAAATAAACAATTACTATTAAAGGAGTTTAAACAAGAACTTGAATCTCTCATCTAATTTACACTCAGCATACTTAACTCGATATAATAACATTTTAGATAATATTTATGATCACATAGACATACTTCCTATAACACGAAATTTAATACCAGCATATAAAGTCAGGTTAAAAGATCATCCGGACTTTACGGTTGAGATATCTAGTATAAAAAAGAAAGTATTAATAAATAGTCTCAGGGCTTGTAATGAATTTAACATGTGGTTATCTTATATGTGTATGGAAACTAATAATTGTAAAGATAATTAAATCCACTATATATATAAATTATTGAAAGCAAAACTTAGATTAAAGATTCTGGTCGCATAACCCATTTCCTTCCACTTGGGTTCAGAGTCATTGTCTGGGTTGAAGCTTTTTAATTATCCAGCCAAGGAGTCTCCCAAAGGGTTTGCCAAAGCCCTGCACATAACTCCTTGGCTGGACTTTCTTTTCCCCTCATCGGCTGTCCCCCAGCCGCACTACCAGCGTGACTGACTCCACGCGAATCCACACAACGGTATCGCGGAACAGTGTTCCGGAAATCACCATACCATCGAATCCTTCCGCAAAGGGGAATGCAGCCCTTTGGATTCGACGGTGCACGAGATGGTATACGATACTACGACTTCTCTAAGATTTCAAGAAGTCGTAAATTTCAACTCAAGACGAAAGTCTTTAAAATCTTGCTCAGTGACTAAGTCCACACAGACTAAGTCCAAGAGCACCACCCGGTGAGTAGCGTCTATCCCCGCCTACTCACCGGGCTATGATATTTCTACACTAGTAGGCTCTTTGGCGAGGGCTCCTACGAAAGACCTATGTGCGACTCCCAGTGCATAGGAATGTGTAGTCAGACCCCCTGAGTGCTAGCCTTCGCCGGATAGCACTCAGGGTTTTACAACCATTCGATGGACCGTTAATTCAGTGGTTAGAAGCCGCGTCTTATATACACGGAGTCGTAAGTTCAATTCTTACACGGTCTACCAATACTCGTAAACCATTATAACCTAACAAGTTATAATGGTTTATTTTTTGATCTATTTTTAGTTTATATTATATAGTATTTAATTATATATATTAATTAGTGCTATCATGAAGTTATTCGATATCCTCGGCTCATGTGAACTGAGATATTATAAACAAACGATGAAAGGGTATAAAAATGTCAGAGCGTGCAGATGAAGAAAAGGCGCGGAACGAACAGCGGCGGGACGAAGAAAAGGCGCAGCGCGACGCCTTTTGCAGGAATTTGAGGGAGGAAAAATGGGGGTCTAATCGCGAAAAAGAACTGGAGAAGGCGCTGGAGAAGGGTCGCCGGTTGTAGTTCGCCGGTTGTATAGTTAGGTTAGAAAGAATGGTTGGAAGAATGGCTCTAGCAAAGCCATTCTTTTTTGTAGTAAATAATAATGAAAATTATAGTAAAGTTATTTTAATCCACTTGCAAATCTACAAATCATGTGATACAATCCATATAAGCAACTAACAACAAAACACACAAGGAACAACACAATGAAGAAAGACCATACTCTAATTGGAATGATTGTTGATAAGTCCGGATCAATGCATTCTTTAACAGATGATGCGATTGGCGGGTATAATTCACTTATTGAAGATCAAAGAAAAATACCCGGAACCGCTCAAATTATTAAAACTATATTTGATACTCAAGTTGATATCGGTGAAGTAGAAAATCTAAATAGTTGTGAACTATTAAGTAAAGAAAATTATCAACCTAATGGGTATACAGCTTTATTCGATGCTATTGGAAAGACTGTAGATCACATTGGTGTATATTTGAATAAACTACCGGAACCAGAGAGACCTGAAAAAGTTATCATTTGTATTATTACAGATGGTGACGAAAATGCAAGTCGTCATTTCACATTGAATGATATTAAAAATAAAATCACACATCAAGAAGAAGTATACAACTGGCAATTTATTTTCTCCGGCGCAAATATCGACGCATTTGCCGTTGGTAGTGGTCTTGGGATCAAAACTCATAACACTGTACAGTACGATCCTACATCTGTTGGAACCCGCTCGGCATACGCTAGTATGAGTGCTAGTGTAGCTTCTTTACGAGCTTAGTATTATATATATTAAATATTGTATACAGTTTAAGTTTAAACTATCCCGGTCCTAAAGGAGTCTGATATAAGGAGTGACTTCCCGAACGTCAGACAAGAATCTTGAAGACACCCTTGCTAGTCACATGAGGTGTTGATAGAAGCTAGGGGTCACCTCGAACTATAGATAGAGGTGGATCGTCGGTTCAAATCCGATATCCGGGTACCTTTTTGATCCCATCATAAACATCATGGAGCGCATGTGGGCTTGGTGGGATTTTTCGTACCCTATCGGTGCGAAGCCATCGGGTATACTTTATGGTATACCCGATGTTTTATTTGACTTTACTGAGCTACGTGGCTTGGTTTGGAGTACCGGGGATGTAAATGCCTTGCGTTTACCGGTACTCTTATAAATTATGGCTGAGTGTGTGTAAACGGGTTTCGGATGCTTTTTCCCATTTATAACTCAGTTCGGATTCACCAGTGTAAGTGAAATTTTAGAAACCTCTTGACTTGGGCTTTTGAGGTATGCTACTATTTATACACACGAAGACGGTCGCGTAGACGGAGTCGCTAACATACCGACATCGTAGTTACCCGGTCATATGGTGAAGTCGGTCCAGAAGTCTTCAGGGACCGAAACAATTGAATCTACAATGCAGATCGTAGTTTAATAGTAAAACCATCCAGCACTCCAGTTGGATGATCCATTGTGCAAGTCAGTGGCGCTGCTCCAAATTTTAGATATGGTTAGTTTAAGGATAAAACACCGGACATCGGGTCCGTGTGACGGTATGTGTAATTCATACCACCATATCTTTTTAAGTTTTCTATGCCAGCATATCTCAATTGAATAGAGAAACGATCTTCTAAATCGTAAGTTACTGGTTTAAATCCAGTTGTTGGCACCATTATTTTTTATTGTAGCATTGGATCATATATGGAAGAAATTTGGAGAGATTGTCATTTAACCGATAAATATTCTATTAGTAATTTAGGTCGAGTTCGGAATAATGATAGTGGTAAATTTGTTAAAGCAAGTTTAGATAGTGGATATTATACAGTTCATTTAGCATTAAAACCAAAAAGAAGAAAATTACGGGTCCATCGGTTACTAATGTTCGCTTTTAATCCAGACTCTTGGTTCGAAGATGCCGTTGTAAATCATATGGATTGTAATAAATCAAATAATGATCTCAAAAATCTAGAATGGTGTACGGTCAAAGAAAATAATACACATGCGCATAAAAATAATTTAATTACCCACGCCGTAGGTATAGATAGCAAAAGCTCTAGATTAACCGATAACCAAGTATTAGAAATAAGAAAAATATACAATAACAATAACATATCACAGAAAAAATTAAGTAAATTATTTGGTGTCGGTCAACGCACTATATGTGAAGTTGTTAACAATAGAAGATGGAAACATTTACACTGGGAACCTATACCGCCGAAAGAAAAAATCTCTAGAAAAGGCAATCCAAATTATATATCAAACAAACTCACCAAACAACAAGTATTAGAAATACGTAAGTTATACCCAGAAATAAAGAATTATGTTAAATTAGGTGAAATGTTTAATGTTAGCGATAATAACATTAAAAAAATAATTCAAAGAAAAACGTGGTCTCATATTTGAATAAAACTTTTCTAGGGTAGCTCAATGGGAGAGCAGGAATCTGTTAAATTCCCCGTTATTCGTTCGACTCGAATCCCTAGAGCCATCAAAAACATAGAGTTAATTCTCTATTAAAACTATTGAGATTGTAGCTCAGTCTGGTAGAGCAGACGAAAGTCATCGTCGTGTCGCTGGTTCAAATCCAGTCATTCTCAAGAATAACCCGTGGTGAAAATATTAAACACACTCCTACTAAATGGTTACGAACTGCAGGTGAAAGTCCTGTCGGGTTATTTTAGAAAGTTTAATAATGGTCGCGTAGCCCAACTGGTCGAGGCAAAGATCTTAAAAATCTTACAGTGTGGATTCGAATTCCACCGCGATCACCATGGGGAGTCTGTCATAAAGGATAGCCTCCCCACCTATTTTTATGCGAACGTAATTCAGTGGTGAGAAGCGGAGTCTTATATACTCTGAGTCGTGTGTTCGATTCACACCGTTCGTACCAACAAATTCAATAACCAAATCCAAAAGATTAGGTTATTTTTTTATATATAAATATTACAACCAAAAGGACCACCGTAAATGTCAGATTTAAATATACCTCTTGTATGTATTGATTTCGAAACAACAGGATTAAAAGCTGGATATAACGAAATATTTCAAATTGCAGCTATAAGAGTAGATGAAAATTTCAACGCAACTGAAGATATATTTCAACATTACATTTCTATCCAGTATCCAGATAGATTCACCCAAGAAGCTCAAAACGTAACAAAAATTACACCTGAGATGTTAACTCAATATCCACCCCAAAGTGTAGTTCGAGATTTGTTTGTAGATTGGATTAAAAAGATTTCTCCGGTCTGTCAAATTATAGATCCATTCGGTCAAAACTACTATGGGTTTGATACAAAGTTTATGGAGCCATTTCTAGACTTTGATCGAACTCCGGAGAAGTCTTTGTTTAATCGACATTTATTGCGACAGACTATAGATTTACGTTGGAAAGCTATGGACTTTACAAACTGGATTCGACCGATAAATGAATTAAAATTCCAAACCGAACAGAGGCATTATAAAACTCTGGAAAATAATCAATTAGGAACAATAGCTCAATTTTGTGGTGTAGTGAATGAAAATGCACACAGTGCGTTGGATGATGTTAAGACTACAATCACTTGCTACAAACGTTTAAGTGATATTATGAGCCGTGGACTTTAACTTAATAACCCTTTCAAAATAACATTTTAAACTATATATATTAATTATTGAATCTGGACTATGTACTAACTCCGGTCCAACTGGATAATCCACCAGAGCATGAATTTGAGGTCCCGCTTGTATGACACATTCCACTTCGTGAGTCCTTCTAGGGCGGGTGGTAAGCTTGGGCTTCGGTGTGTACAAGTACACGAATTCATGGGAAAAGAAGAAACAGGTTTCGCAAGTACCTGAGTTTCTCACCGGGGACCAATTCAAACTCGTAGGAGATTGAAAATGCGGTACGTAAGTTATTGGTTGTATAATCTAATATATGGGCGGAAAATGGATCGTAACTATAACAAGTTCCGGTCTCGTGCTCGCGATGACGGCGAGAATGCCTTAATCTAACCACCAGCCGTAGCGCCCTCAATTCCGAGGGCGCTTTTTTTCGAGGAGAATCATAGATTGAACACAGTTGCTAAGTTGGATGTGTTATTTATCAAGTTTGCTGGGAATCCGAAATTCTTCATACTAAATCAACTCCTTCATAACGACCCGAAGCTAACGGTTAATCTCATTGTGAATAACCGGGATAAGACTTCGAATAAAAGTCTCGTCGAATATGTTGACAATCAACTAAAGATTATAAACAACATTATACCAAGAGGCGATTCCCTTGGGAATATAGTCGATTCGGTATCGAAGTCTAGCATCTTCTCGAACCACTACCGGATGATACAATCGGAAAGGCTACCCTGCTTGTATCTCTACAAATATATATTGAACACAGCAACCAAAATGAAGAAATTCATCAGCAAATCCAAACCCAAGAAAATATCCCTGTATCATGGTCAAATTTCTTCGAAGACCTTGAAGGACTTGATCATGAGTGTAGAGGACGAGCAGATTGGGTCTACGAAGACTTCGCGTGGGGTGGATGTCCCGCTGAAGAATATAAATAAGTTGAAAATACTGTACAAGGAACATTGACCCTGCACCCACATTATGTGGATTTACATTAACAAGGAGAATAAAAATGGCAGTAACCGCAAAGAAAGTAGCAATCAACTGTTCCCACCGAGATCCAAAGTCCAATAAGAAATGCGGACAAAAGTCGGGGAGGGCGGCGTCGGAACAGGCGGCGTTCCTGAAGGCGGCACCGGCTGGGTGGACGAATGAGGGTAAGTTGTACTACTGCCCCAAACACAGCGCCAAGAAGTAAGTTTTATGGGGGATTTCGGTCCCCCATTTTTTAGTAAAAAATTATCAACAACTTCAACATGAAAGGAATTCTATGTTAAATAAAATTTTTAAGTTTTTATTCGGACAATACCCGATACCATATGGGGCAAGGGTATATAGTAAATGTGGTGGCGACGGTACATACAGTTGTACAGTGAAATACATATACCCCGGTGTGAGCAAGATTTTATATGAGTACTTTGATGGTAGCATTGTATTGTATAAAGTTGTTGATAATGAAGACATTACTACTATATATTCGTACCAACATACAATCGAAAAAGTCTATTTACCATTATCTCCAATATTCCATTATAAACCCATCATAACACATACATATGTTGATGGCATTCTCACATTTGACGTAAAACAAAATCCAAAAACCACAGTAGGAGAACCCCCATGCGTAAGTTCTTGCAAAGTAGATCTGTCCGTGTAAATATTGTATTGGTTATACTTATAATTGGATTGGGTGTATTTTATTACGTATATCATTCAGACACTCCAACTCCAACTGATAAAGGTCATGTGTCTTTAGAATTAAATGGTATTATAAATACGTATACACAATCATGCTCCGAATTAAAAAGTCTTATGGAATCGTATAAGTCCGAAACTAATATAAAAATACAGCAACAATATATAGCACAGATTGGATTAAAACATAATGAATTGAGTCAAATTGCAAATGAATATAATTCGAAAAGTGAAACTAAGATTAAAATTCCAACACTGGATGACTTCTCGAAGTTAAGTTTGGATGAGATTTTGAAATTATCTTTTTAAAATATATATAGTATTTTTGATTCTATTATATATATAAATTATTGTAAAAGAATCTTATGGGATAGATTCTATGTGTCGGTAAAATCTTTACAGGAGATGTTAAGCATGCAATTCAACAATCTGATGGACGCAATCAACAACACGCCCGAAGCAGACATCGCCCACCACGGACTGACGTTCAGCCCGTTGTCGGATACGGTGCTCGCCTTCGACAACGTGGCGTTGGACCCGGTGTCCAGCCATGCCATTCGAAAGGTGGCGCACAACAGTGATGGTCAGTACAAGCTGACCAAGAAAGAGTTCAACGCTGTGGCGGAAGAGGTGGTTCTGAAGAACTACCCCATCATCCCGGCGGAGTTGCTGTCGTGTCAATACGACAGGAAGCTCCACGAGTTCGTGGAAGCGAACGGGTGGCAGCTTGATCCGCACCGGTCTCGCTTTCCCGAGTCCATCCCCGCCGGTGCGGGGCATCTGCAGCAGCAGATGCGTGTGGTCTACACGAAACCGGACAACGCCCAGCGGACGTTGTCTTCCCCCATCATGCGGGGAGAGTTCAGCGCGGATGGGCAGGTCATGTCCTTCCGAGTGCGCTGTGCAGCGCACTGCACGTACCAAGTCGCCATCAAGGCGAACTGGAAGGAACGCCTCAACATCATGAAGTCGTTCAATGACCACCGCAACATGGCTCACCATGTTGAGGAGATGTCTGTCATCTCCGGTCACGCGGGTTGGGTCTTGAAGGCATACGAGCAGCACGGCTCGGATGCGTTCATGAAGGCGGCAGGGTACGTGCCCGCCATGTACAGTAACTGCGGCTGGGATCTCGATCCCAACGCATGGCGTTCGCGTCCATGGCTGGAGGGCAATTACCACCACACCACCAGCATTGTGGTGGACACCGGGGTATTTGTCACCGCCCAGTCGCAGCAACTGGCTGCGATGTTCGCCGTGTGGCGTCGCATGATTGCGACCCGCATGGATGAGGGCGCGGTCGCGAAGGGTGCATCTCGCTACGAGGGACACTCCGCGATGGGTGCCCTCCTGACCGACTTGGGTTTCAACGTCCCCAAGATCGGGCAACATAAAAAGTTGAATGCCGAAGACTGACATCCCATACAGTCTTTGATACATATATCCCAAAAATAAAAACAAAATATAAACATCAGCAGCATCCCCTGTGATATAGAGGGAGTGATAGCATTTTGCTATTACTCCCTCCTTATTTTTTTAAGGAAAAAATGTATGACAAACCAAGAGTACTGCAGTCTTAAGAGTGAGTTGAACAAACACAGTTGTTTATACTATAACGATTCTAATCCAATTATATCAGATGAAGAATATGATAAAAAGTTCAATCAATTACTTGAATATGAGAGAAATAACCCCAGTGCTTATATATCAGATTCTCCATCCCAACGAATTGGCTCTGACCCTGTAAGTGAATTCGAAAAAATAAAACATTCTAAAAAGATGATGAGTATAGAAAAGGTATATTCGGTTAAAGAATTGGACTCATTTACTAAAAAATCAAAATTAGTATCAGATGAATATTCGGTTGAGTATAAAATCGATGGGTTGGCTATATCATTGATATATGAAAATTCAATTTTGACTAAAGCTCTCACTCGGGGTAATGGAACTATCGGTGAAAATGTTATTGAAAATGTAAAAGTTATTAATGGAGTTCCATTAAGTATTCCTAATAGTATGAATAATATCGTTGAAATTCGTGGTGAAGTATATATGTCATTTAAAGTATTTGAAGGATTAAATCGTAACAAAAAATTGAATGGTGAACAATTATTAGCAAATCCAAGAAATGCAGCCGCCGGAGCATTGAAAAGAAAAGATTCAAAAATATCGAAACAAAGTAAATTATCAATGATAGCATATGATATCGTTGATCCGTTACAACATGGCTTAACAAATCAATTTCAAGTATTAAGCACAATAAAAGATCTTGGGTTTAAGACTCCCGAGTATGAAATTGTAAATGGTGGTGATAACTTAAAATCTGTTATTGATAAATTTGGTGCAAATAAAACTACACTTCCGTACCCGGTTGATGGTGTTGTCGTTAAGATAAATGATATAGCAAGTCGCTCTAAATTCAAAGATACATCAAGTCACCCGAAATGGTTAGTCGCTTATAAATATGCAGAAGAAATTGAAGAAACTAAAGTATTGAACATAGATGTTCAGGTTGGTAAGTCCGGCGCACTGACTCCGGTAGCTATACTTGAACCTGTTGAGATATGTGGATCCGTTGTAGCTAAGGCTTCTCTCCACAATTTTGATCAAGTAGAGAAACTGGATATAAGAATCGGAGATATTGTCGGTATTAAAAAAGCCGGTGAAATTATCCCTCAGATATTATATGTTAACATGGAAAATCGTATTGGGAAAAATTTGGAAAAATTTGAACGACCAGAATTATGTCCGGTATGTTGTTTTGATGTTGCTAATGATAATGATAATGTAGCTCTTATATGTCAGAATCCAGATTGTCTTGGAAAAATCGTAGGTAAAGTGTTATACTGGGCATCCAAAGATGTGATGGACATTGATGGTCTTGGTGACGCTATAGTTGATAAAATGTATGATGCAAATATGATTCATAACATAATAGATCTATATGATATGACACCGGATGATATTTGCCAACTCGACGGTATGGCTGAAAAGTCTTCTAAAAATATATATAATAGCATTCAAAAATCAAAAAATATGCCATTTGAAAAAGTATTAGCTGGGTTACAAATTCCCAATACTGGTAAAACAACATCTTCTCTTCTTGCAAATACATTCAAGGATATTCAAACATTAAGATCTCAGAAAGTAGAAGATTTAAAGTCTATAGATGGAATTGGTGATGTTGTTGCAAATAGTATTTATAATTGGTTTAGAGAATATAAAAATGAAAAGCTTATATTAGATCTTGTATCTTATGGATTTAACATGAAAGTTGATGAAAATGAGACTATGAATACTGTAGCAAAATCGGACGCCTTCGCTGGTGAACTGGTTTGTGTGACAGGGGTCTTGTTCACTCCCCGCCCCCGTATCCACGAACTCATTTTGGAGAACGGTGGTAAAGTTGATAAATCGGTAACGTCAAAGACTACTCTTCTTGTAGTCGGTGAGAATGCCGGGGCAAAGTTAGCCAAAGCCGCATCTAAGGGTATTACAATTATATCTGAAGATGAATTTTTGGAACGAATAGGAAAGGGTTGATATGTATTTTTCAATAAAAAGTGATATACCACATTTATCTTATATATTAGTTAAGAATCCAAATTCTCCCCCATTTGAACAGGACCTGCGTGGACTTAAATTCACGGGTCAATTCGTCAACGGGGTAGATACGCAATATGAAATTAAAACCGAATTAGATGATATGCAATTCTTAAAAGTTGCACGACAATTGAATTTAGATTTCTATTTGAATTCAGAAGTTGCTGCAGCATGTCCGTATCATCTAAAAGCACTATGGGAAACCCTACGGTCTTGCATCGCGGGACGACCACCGAAAGGTGATATAACCGACGAACAATTTTTTCAAAAAACGCAAAATCAAGAAATAATAATTGGTCCGATTGTGAACGACTTAGAATTCTCGGTAAAGCTATTTGATGATTACAACATTAATGCATCAAGTGTTGAATCGACGATTGAAATGCGTTCGTGCTTTATGTTGAAATTAAATCCAAAAGAAGCTATGACGACATCGGAATTCATACAGAAGGCATATGTATTATCGTTATTTTTGACTATCCGGCGCGGTGGAATATATACAGCACATGAAGCATTTGTTGATAAATTAATTACAATCTCTAAAACTTGGCTCGACGAAGGAAATGAAGATGTCGGATAACGATTCAACTACGGTTAGAAGATATTCTAAAAACTTCTCTATGATTATGAACAAATTCTGTCAAGATAACAAAACATTAAAGCAAAAATTTAAGCAAGAATTTGGATATACCCCACCAGTATCTGTAGCTGAACTGGTTGATAAGAAGATATCGTTACATCAGAAAAGACATGAATTGATATGTAATAAACTCAATGATATGCCTGAAATTGAGTACATGGTGGACCTGTGTACTTCCGAAGGTAAACTGTTGGAGATGTTGGTAAAAGAACATCCGAAACTTAGAATCCTTGGAATTGAAAAGGATTTTTATAAAATAAAAAAGATAAAAACAACTGATAAAGTTCGTGTAATTGAAAGTAATATACTATACCCAAATATAACTATAAGCGATTGTCTCCCCGATCTATTGACTTGTGTGGAAGCTATTGAGCACTTTGAATATGGTGATCGTATTAAAATTTTAGATTTAATTAAAAACATATTTGTACCGAAGTATTTATATCTAACTACCCCTAATATTGAATTCAATAAATTCTATTCGATAGAGCCGGGTAGCCTCCGTCGGCGAGACCATTGCGTCGAATACACAAAAGACCAATTTAGCCGCGAAGTGGTTAGTTATCTATCCGACTTATACAATATTGAATATATTGATATAATAGAACCGACTGAAGAATTTGAGAATATGCAGCCCTCCTTCTGTATATTCGCTACACATAAATCTCTTATAGATAACAAGATAACAATATCAAAACCATATCCGCCAAAAGAAGGTGAAGTTGAAGATAGGATATTTTCAATACAAGTTGATCCAACCGAATGGAGTCCTGAGCGAATTCTCGAATGGACTCTTGACACAACCGATTATAGAAAACCTCGAAAAAATAAAATTGAACGACAGATCGACTTTAAATCTCTTAAAAATTTGAATAAAATGCAAGGTAACATATACCTCCCTGTGTCTGATTACTCTGTATCTCAGAAGGAAATTGGGCGTGGGTATACGTCACGTGCATTCATAAGTAACTCGAAGAATATATTTTACATGGCACCTACAGTGTCTCCGGTTGAGACTCTTAAGGAGCATCTACTTCCAGAAAATAAACTCGACTATTATAGAACTTTATACGGACAATTCGACTCTTATATTGAACATCCTCTGGGTGCGTTTAAATACTACAGAGAGCGTGGCGTAACTAAATTAATTCAACAGACTAAGTATATGGGTTCTCGAACTCAAATATTGTGGTTTAAGAATTTTGAAGCTGCTCAAGAAAAAGGGTACGATAAAACCCTTATAATAAATTCTCGTGGTGGATTTGAATTTTTCAAGAATGAAGATGAACAAAATATAAAGCTCGTCCTACATTCAGAAATATCAAAAAATATAAGCGCCCTTGAAGAAAAAATCGGGATGGAAGTGTCCTTTATTATTCTGGATGCTGAGCTTCTACCTTGGTCGTACGCTGCAAAAACAATGCTTAACGAGCAATTCTACGCAGCAATCGAATCCCAATATCTATCCAATATACATTCTGGTAAGGATACGGCGTATGTTGAGACCGTGTTGAATACACTCAACGAATTTACTAAAGAAACTGATATTGAAATTCGACCATTTCATGTACTTGCTATCGGTACCAAGCATAAAAGATCTCTTATACACGGTTATACAATGTCTAATTTGGATATGATGAAATACATAGATATCATATCAGATGATTGTAAAATACTAAAGCCATGCAAATATACCGTTATAACGGATGAACACGATATGGCAAACAATACACTGGACTGGCTCTCTCGTTGCGGTAGTTCTCCTTCTGAAACTCTTACCTTCAATACATATCCAGATCTACCTTTACTCGAAGGGTTTGTATATAAACCATTGAATAATTTTTCAAGTGTATTACCATCCGGATATTATATCCAACCCGCTCTTAAAGTCCGGGGACATAAGTATTTAAATTTGACTTACGGACTCCCTCTATATGAAAATGAAGAATATTTCAAAAATATAACACATCGCCAAGTCGCTAAAAAGCGTGGACTTGCTATTCAAGAATTTGAATGCTCTAAAATAATATTAGATGCATTCTTGAATAATCGGCATGAGACTAGACTCAAGTATGTGGCTGCATTTCTCGGAATGAGTTCTGTTGGTGTAGTCGATAAAACGTTGTAATATAAATAGATGGGCGCGGATCAATATTAGATCCGCGCCCATAGGAGAACTCATGAATAAATCCATTTTATCGCAGGTTGACAAAAACTTATGTTTGAGTTCAATTCGTAAATTAATATTTCTCATGTCTAAAGTTATAACAAAATCTAAAAATGATATGTGTATAACATCAAGATGTAATAGTCGCCGAAAATATAAAAATCGTATATTTACATTAAGTTTTTTAAAATTAAATTATTTCACTCGTAGTATAATACTCGGGGTTACATATAGTGCTAATATAGCAGGTCCGATTGCACAAGTGTTATATACTCGCCGGAAAAGTGTAGCTCAAATTTATACTCAAAATCATGGATATCGGTAAAGAAAGGAACTTCATGTCAACTTTTGCTGTAAAAGTAGAAACTATATCAGATGTACAAAAACACCCAAATGCGGATTTATTAGAGAAGATCCGAATCAATGGGTGGTGGGTAATTGTACCAAAAGGTAAGTATAAAGTAAATGATCCAATTATATATTTCCCACCGAACAGTCTAGTCCCAAGAGAATGGACGGATAAATGGGAGATAACCAAATATTGTGGGACACTCCCTTCGGGGCATGTTATGGCTGATACACACGTTAGAATAATGGCGGCGAATATAAGGGCGGAACCCAGTTTTGGATTTGCCATACACATTGAAGCCGGTGACAAGGTAGGTGATGATAAAACTAAATATTATAACGCATATAATTATGAAACTGCTGGGTACGACTCTAATGTGTATATCGTAAATCAATATGGTACGTTCACGAATTACACTGGTATTGAAAATTATAGAAATTATCCCGGAGCTTTTAGTGGAGGTGAAACGATTTATATAACTGAGAAAATACACGGTACAAACTTCCGGGCGGGGTATGTTAAGAACCCTAAAGGTAAATTTGAATTTGTTGCAGGAAGTCATACCACTCAGTTAAAGATTGTTAGAGAATTCAGTGTAAAATTTAAAAAGAAAACCTTATTCAAATACCATACCAATATATTTAATAACTGCTGGAAAAGTAAAATTATAAATTCTCTATATAATAATGTGCCCTATTTCAATACTATTTTTAACATAGCCGAAACACCATACGTCGATCTATATTTACTACCGATATTAGATTCACGAGTTAAAGATCTATTGTATAATCTTAGGAATAATAATAGGGGATTCGCAGAATCTATATCACAGGGACATGGCGGATCTGGGGGTGATGACATTGTTCTATATGGTGAAATATATGGTAACGGCGTTCAAGATATGAATTATGGTTGTACAGCTAAAGAATATAAATTCTTCGATATTACAATTAATGGTAAATATCAACACATCGATATATTAGAATCGTATACAAAAGCATTTAATTTACCATGTGTGAAGTGTCTATATAAAGGTCCGTACTACGAAGGTGTCCTTGAAGAATATGTAGATGGTCCGACCACCTTAGTGCACCATAGTATGTTGAACAAGAATCAATTCAAAGGTCGGGAAGGAATTGTGGTTCGCTCTTTGGAAAATGACTTATATGAACATATAGATCCAGTAACCAATAAGACACATTTGATGCGAAAAATATTTAAATTGATATCAGTATTTTACATAATTCGATCTGGTGAACAAACGGAATCTCATTAGCATTATATATATTGAATAGTGTATCCAACCTTTAAGGAGTTTTTCGTGGCAACATCAAACGCACAAAACATAAAATATATGAATAAAATAATTTCTTTTTATTGCAAAAAATATGAATCCGAAGTTCAAGAAATGAGAGTCACTTCACATCATTTATACGATGGTCAAACTATAGTGAACCACAACCCATGGCACGGTGAGGGTGATGTATGGGCACATGTCACCGCCATGCTAGGGGCGTATAAAGCATACCTTAGTTATAACACAATCAAGATTGAATCCGTTGAAGATTTGATGACAATGACTGTTGCAATTTTAACTCACGATTACGGAAAAGTATTTACCAGAAAAATAAAAGATGATAATAAAGTTACATTCTATAACCATGCATTTATGAGTACAAAACACGCCTCAAATGTTGTGTATGATGTGTTGGCTGAATTCTGTGTTGATACCGATAAACAATCTTCTATTATAGTTGACGTTTGTGATTTAGTGTCAAATCATATGGTGTTCTACGATCTAATTAATATACCCGATAAGTTGGCTAAGATGGTTAGGTATGAGAGTTCCCTATACAATAAATTCAAATTATTCAAAGAAATTGATGAGTTGGGAAGTGTAGCTTCCAAAGACTCCGATTCCCATAAATCTAAACATGTTGTTAATATAAATTTCACCGGACGTAAATATACTAAAAGTAATCTGACGTCGGACGATGTAGATATCATGTTCTACTGTGGTCTACCCGGATCTGGTAAGGATTTCCGAGCAACTCAGGCTGACCGTAAAATATTTTCATTCGATATAATTCGGGAGCGAGTATTCAAAGACAATTTATCATCAGATTTAAACTCAAGAGTTATACTCAACGACCCTAAAGAGGTCGCCAAACAAGCATTTGAGTACTGCCTGTCGAAAAATACACCATTAGAGCAATTACTAATTGAAGATATAAATAACGAAATAAGTATAAATGGGTTTAGGAATAAAATAGCAGTTTGTAATACTAACCTTAAAAAAGATAATAGAAGAGTCATTTTAAATTATTTGAAGAATAGATATCGAGATGTAACTATAGGATGTACATTTATAATTTTAAATGAAGATACGTGTAAACTCAACGACCGTAATCGAACCGATCACACGGTAGGTGAAGAAACATTCAAGATTATGAAAAGAATTGAAATACCTACTTATAACGAAAATTTTGATGGTATATGGTTTAAAACAAGTTATGACGCAGTGTAATTATAAACTCAGTGTTATTATATACGAACTATGTTGTAGTCTTGAACAATTAATTCTAAAATTTGCGAAGACTTTATTTTATTTATTTTATACAACGGACATTTCTGATGAACTTGGAAATAATGTTGGGCGTAAAATTGAATTTATAGTCGACCGACTTCGGTCATCAAAGTATACGGTAAAATGTATATGGTTTACAAAGGTGAACGATGGTTAGTTTCAAAAAATTAATATACGATACTATATACAATATTTTAAATTCAATTGAATATTTTATACAAAGGTTGGCACCTAATATTCTATATGTATTTTACTGGTCACATTGGCGTGGCAGCAACCCATCAGATCGACCCGAAGATCTAATAGATAAACTACGGCGGGTAGGTGTGTGTAGTGCGAGTAAGTGGTATATCGGTGAATACACTGAATTATATAGACTTAAACGGAAATCCGCATGAAATACCAACCAGAAAAATTTGTACATACAACATATTGTTTTAAAAAATTAATAACAAAAATATTAATGAAGTCCCGCGTTGTAGTAAATAATAGATATGGGCTTGATATCATAATATATAAATACCCCACTTCATTCAATATAAAAATATTTGCTACTATTTTATTTGATTCACCAAGTTTAGGTACATGTAGATTTTTCAAAAAGTCTCATACTCATATATTCTTTGTGGATTGGATGAATTCATTAAGTTTATACAGCGAATCGTTTCACGCACGTAATGATATTAGACTTTTCCGTAAATATATATTCTAAAAGGAGTTCATAGTGTTAAAGTTTTTCCTATTTTTACTGAAACATAAATGGTATGTGTTTCTTGCAGGTTTTATATATACAAAAACACCATTGTACCAATTAATAATTCATGACTGGAGTAAATTCACACCTGTTGAATTTAATTGTTACCGTAAAAAACATCAGATGTTATCATTTGATATACTTGATATGGAAACCGCGTGGTTAAATCATCAAAATCATAATCACCATCACTGGGAATATTGGCTATCAAGAACCGGGCACGGTAACGAAGGTGTATCCATACGAGAAACCCCAATCGAAATGCCCGAAAAATATATACGAGAAATGGTTGCAGATTGGATGGCGGCTAGTCGAACCTACGGTAAAGAGAAAGACTGGGCACAAGTTTATAATTGGTGTTGGTTGAAAACCCATGGTATAAAGAAAATGAAGGGGAGACTACATCCAAATACAATTAAAGGATTAGATAAAATATTTCAAGAAATTCATTATAAACAAACTCTAATGTCCGAGCCAGATTTATTCACAGAATACTTGAAACGATACTGACTATATATATTTTAACAAGAGTGTAAAGAAAGGCGCGACAATGAGTTTAGTTATAACCTTCAACCAGTTCGGTTATATTACCTACAATACAACAATATATTCAAAAAGCATAACATTGATATTTATAAGAATTGCGCTTGTATCTAACATAAAACTATATCGCGGCGAATAATACGACTGAAAAAGGAAATGTTAAATGAAAAAAGTACTAAGTGGGATTATACAGTTTATATTTGGAAATTGGATTGATAAAGATGGTGATTTTAAATATTGGAAGTTGACATGTTATTTAGTTATATTAATATCATTTGGATTAAATGTCCATTTCGACCAATATATCATTGAAGTAAAAGATCATAATATTAAAATGGAAGATTATCGGGTAGCAGCATATGATCTATACGATGGTGAAGTAAAGACATTCGAAATAAAAGATGCGTATCATTATGGTATATTTGATTCATCCGATATGTTTAATAGAATAAACAATGGGTCTCGATATTATATCAGGACCGCCGGATATAGAATTCCAATATTCTCAATG